CTACGCTTTTATTATCCAGTGGACTTTTCCGTGAGGATTAATAACACTGAACGATTGACCGCTGCCTGTGTTTTGTAAGGTAATTCCAGTACCAGAAGCGTTAATAGACAAGTTGCTTAAAGCGCCATTAATAGTTATGCCAGTCCACGCTCTATCTATATAAATACCTGTTAGTGCAGTTACGGCTGTGGCACTGCCATACGCTCCAGCACCTGGGTTGCTCCAAGCTTCCCACAATAAGTTGGGAGGGTTTAACCCAGTCGTGACAATAGGCGTGGTGACAACGTGCGAATGTCCAGGGTCAAATACACCGTGAACGTGTCCTGGGTCAGAAATGCCGTGAGCATGTCCTGGGTCTGTTGTCGAGTGAACGTGTCCTGGATCGATGACGTTATGTGTATGTGCTGGAAGATTAGGTGTAGTCAGTGTTACGCTTGCAGAACCACTTAGCTGTCCAACGTTTTCGTCGGCTGCAGCACCCATCAACCCTCTATCAGTTAATAAGGGTAATCTGAAATTACTTTCAGACGTAGAACCCCAGCGTGTACCTATTGCAGTAAACAATGTGGCGTAGGTAGTGCGGCTTACATATGCTCCATCACACAAGAGCCATCCTGAGGGAATTGCAGTAGTTGGACCAGCAAATGGTAAAATTGCACCTGTTGGCATTGAAGAGATACCAGCAGTGTAATTTCGCACCCAAGCTGTTGTTGCCAAATTTGTTGAATTGTCTGCACTGGAAGGAGTGGGTGCTTTTGGTTCTCCAGTAAAAGTCGGGCTGGCTAAATTTGCTTTTAAGCCAAGTAGCGTATCAACTGTGACTTTCCGATAAACGATCGGGTCAGCGTCAGCACCATCAATTTTGACTAAACCGAATAACGCGGGGGTTGCAATACCTACTGCTGCCAAAATTTTATCCTGGACAACTTGTTGAACAAACCCAGTAGTAGCTACTCGTCCACTGTTGTCGTCATTGGGAGGGGCAGAAGCAGTGGTAATACCCGTAAGTGAGACTGCACTTGTAAAATTGGTTGTGTTTGAAAAAGTAGCTTGACCACTAACAGTCATTGCTCCCTGGAAGCTAGATGTCCCCAGTACTGACAGACTTGCTGCCATCGTGGTGGGAGACAGAAAGGTGAGCGAACCGTTTAACGACTGTTGTTCATAGGTACCTACCTGAGCACTGTTGGGTAAAAGGTTTACACCTAATTGAACGGTAGAAAAAATGTCTGTGTTGAACTGTCTTCCTTGTAAGTTGCCCTGATACTGAATATTGTCTGCAGACAACTGGACATCAGAGCGTCCTCGAACCTGAATGAATTCACGAAATTCGACTGTGCCATCCAACGTACAAATTTTAGGGTCACCTGTTGATGGAGGACTCCAAACTTTTGAGCCATCTCCAACATAAATATGAGTTGTGCCCCCTCCCTTGATTGTGTACGCCTTTTGTAGCTGAAGCTCCGAGTCGTTGTACACATAAATGTGTACGGCATCATTAAGGGTAGTTGCTCCCATCAACGCAAATTCACAGGAACCAAGCCAAAGGCTAGAACTAGAAAGTACATCTATTAAATGTTTACCTGCATTGAGAGAACCTGGGACAGAGGTACGAAAATGAATACCATCTAGTAGCACCCTAGCTCCGCCACTGATTCTTAAAGCGTAATTGTGATTAGCAGGATTGAAAGACCAATAAACAGTTCCGGCTTGTCCAGCTGCTTTACGAATTCTAATAGGAGCATTTACTCCATAAGCCCCATCAGGTAAACCATTAATAAGAATAGATTCAACGTAGTCACCAGGCATTAAATTGATAGTTGCCTGCTGCCCACTAAGTTTCAGGTCTTTATAAATGGTGGATACGGCTTTACTAATTGTTCGAAAAGCGGTCCCTTCAGTTAATCCATTGTTGGTATCAACTCCACTAGTAGATACCCAATAATCTTTAGTGTTAGTAAGTGCTTCGCCAACCATGTTGGCTAAGATGTTTGTGTTGAAGTTAACCTTATCAAAAGCACTTCTTAAGTCTTCCCCCTGACCATCGTTTGGAGCAAGTCCTGTGTTAACTTGTTTCAGACCAAGCCGAAGGTCAGGTAAATTAATAGGCATAGTAGGGCAAAATGCAGAACAGCCCTACTTTAAGAAGCTCTTTCAACGCTTATGTGCTCAGATATTTGGAGCGCATAAACGCAAAAAAATCAGTCTTCAACCAGAATAGGAGCCTGACTGGTTATTCCATGCTTTTGTTCTACAACCAGAAACCCTTGTTGTGGTCTTTCATACGAGCAACCAATCTGCATTGCGTAAGGAGTCATGCCAATTAAAGACCCGTTTACAATAAACTGGTTATGAAAAGTAAGAGTGTGAAAATGTCCCACTACATCTAATGTCGCTTTAGTTTGTGTGTTACAACGATTAACAAATTTAATAAGTGGAACTGTTACCCCTCCGATACCTCCGTGATACTTAATCCCGTCACCATGATGAAAGCGGATTACTTGGTCGTAAAGTTGTAAATAAGAGAAGTATCCACTTCCCACATGCCAGTCCACCGATTTGATTCTGTGCGCTAATTGTTGATAAAGTAACCATTCATAGCTATTTTTAGCTCCTGTGCTAATCCGCTTTTTCTTCTCGGTACGACCGTGATTTCCGTAGGAGCAAATAACTGTTATTTTATCGACGTATTTTAATAAGTAAGAAATACCATCACTTACTAGATCTTGAACTAGTAAACTTTCTTCAACAGGAGATAAGTAGTTTGATTCTTGTAGCTCTTCGTGTATATACCCTGTGATCAGGTCACCACCAAGCCATAGAATAGCGTGGTTAATCGGAACGCTATGTCTTTCCTTTTCTATCAATTTGCAAGCGTTTGCAAAGAACTTGCCAGCTCGTTTAGTAGCTATATCAGGATTAAACTCATTTAACCCATTAGTGGTTTTACGGTCAACTCTTTCACCCACATGCCAATCTGAGGCGAGGATGATTGCAGTTGCTTCTTCTAAATCAGTAGCAGGAATTTTTAGAGTAGGACCTCCACTATTTGTATGAAGTGTGTCTAGTAGATGATTTCTACTTTCAGCGGCTTCTAACTCAAGGCTTATTAGTTTATTAAGTCTTGTTTGCTCTAAAAGCTCTTGCTTTAACTCTCTATTTTGTTTTTGAAGACCAAGGAGTAACGAGCTTTTATTAAAGCTCAGGGTACTGTCTGCCAACTTCGCTCCAAGGGAAAAGGCAATATCTAGAGCTGCCCCCGGTGAAATCTTAAATTCTGAAGCTACGTCTTCCAGTAAAGTAGGAGTTTGAAGCCGTGACTTGATTTTTTCAATTAACATTAAAACGGAGGGGAATGTAGTCCCCTCCATTCAAATCTTTAATAAGGTTTGCTGCGTACTCGATTATTTACTAGTTTCTACTTCATTTGCAGCAAGTGCCTTAGCTTGTTTTAGAATGTCTTTGATTAAAGGATGGCGGCAAATATTTTGGTCTGGTAGATGTACGACACCAACACCTTCAATGTTATTAAATAGACGACAGGCATAGGCTATCCCATTTCGTCCTCTGAAATCTCTCTGCATCGGGTCACCGCAGAAAACCATACGGCTTCCTTCTCCAATACGAGTAGCGATCGTCAAGATCATTTCGTCAGACATGTTCTGACATTCATCAACGATCACTCCGCATTGAAAAAAGGTACGTCCTCGGACGTGACTAACAGGGATAACTTCTATTTGATTCTTGTTTAGAAGGTATTCTAATGGTCCTGGCTTTAATAATTGAGTAAGGTTGTCCATTAATGGACCAAGAAAGGGAGTTAGTTTTTCGTCTTTATCTCCTGGTAAAGCGCCAAGATGCTCGTCAAAGGTGTCACTTATCAAACGCACACAAACAATTTTATTGATGTGATTGTGTGACATAAGATCCAAAAAAGTTTGCAGTGTGGTTGCGGTCTTACCCGTACCAGCACTTCCAAACGCCAGAGTAATGTCGTTTTGCCAGATACTTTGCGCCAGTTTTTTCTGATCACAGGTTAATTTGAATCTGTTTTTGTTGTCGTTATCTTTCATTCGTCTTCATGGAGAATCAGAATCAGTTAGATCATCTACTTGATAAGTTCCAAGAGATGAGTCGGTGGTCCGTTATGCGGCAATTCTTTGTAGATATTTGCCTTTCTCAAAGACAAGGCATCCTGTTTTTACGCCCTGAAGAAACCAGTTGGGCGAGAAATGATAAGGGTGGTTTGTATCATCTACCCAGTAATAAATTTGTTTTGCAAAAGTATTTTGAATGTTTTTATCTAATGCAGCTAGTAGTGTCAAAAGTCGCGACTGAAACTTCCGAAGAACGTCAAATGGCAGGTAATCCAGAAGGTTTGTTAATCTGTAGATTGATGGAAGCAGATGCAGACAGAGTAAATTTACCCACGGCATTATGTTGTTGGCTAACCACGGATGAGTTTCGGTGGCAACAAGTGGATGACGTGTTTGGGGATTATTTTCCAGATTTAAGTTATGGACTAGTCTTATCACACCCAAAAAGTGTGGTTGCAGCAGCAGCCTTTGTATGTGGTTTCCGATACCTACAAACAGACTCAAGAGTACCTTATGACTTAAATCACGTATTGTTATTGGAAGACTGTCGAGAATTCGCAAAGAATTTTTACGCTAGCTTGACAAAAAAAGAAATAAATGAATGTATCTCATTAGCAACAGAAACTACTCGAAAAACTATTAAACAGACGTTTAATGTTTCTAAGTGAATTTACCAGCTACGATTACCTCCACGGCAGTTACAGCAGTACTCCTAAGTTTAAGTTGAGTAACAACGACTGCATCTGATCTTACAAACATTTGAAATTGCGAAGGAAGTCCTGTCCAAGTATCAACTCCGGTGGTTTGGAACAGGCTTACTTCAACAGGTGTAACGGTCTTTGACTTGACTACAATGACTTGCACTTCCTGTAAGGAAGTCAGGGGAATAGTGAATGGAGTATTAGGTGCAAGTGTGACCGGAATGACTAGGCTGCTGTCTACCTCTAAGGCAGACAGGGAGTACTTTACTAAAGTCTGAAAATCTTGTGCGCCGGACAACGCTTGTACACTAGCAGTTCCCGTCAAAAGATAGCTCATAGCCCACCAAATTGTTTAGTTTAGGCTAACTCAAAGTAACAGAGTATATGTATGCAATTAGAACGCTGCCCAGTCGATTTTTACCAAAATTGTAAAAACCGTTTAAGGCTCTGTAATATATGTAGTGCAGGTAATGGAAAACTGACGGGTAAGCTTTTATATAACCCCGTCGTTGAGTCTGAGTTACTTAAACACCCGCATCAAGAGTTTTTAGAAGATCACCGCAAAACAGTTAAGTCTGAGAAAGTGGCTATAAAATCAAGACGTAAAGAATCCCCTAACAGTAGGTTCACAAAAAGGGGGCTGAAGAATGAAGATAAAATAAAAAACAAGATAATTCAAAAAACCTCGAAATCTGGAGCTATATTTGGAGACGGGGACTTTTCAATATTAGATAGTTACTTTCGTGCTGACGCAAAACTACGGATTACTGGTCGTAGTTTTGGCATCAGCAGCGCTGAGTTTGAAAAAGGTCGTGCGCAGGGAATCACCACCTGGGTGGTTACCGTGGAAAAACAGTCTGAAACAGTTGTAATTCTGACTTTAGACGCTTACTCTAACCTTCTTTCTTTAGCCGAAAGAGGGATTGCTGCTATGCAGGAGTAGGCGATATTACCATGCACGAACATGAAAACATCAACAAGAACCTCCGACAAAATTATTGACCAGTTAATAAACTTTGAGTACGAACAGCCTGAATTATTGCGTTTATTAGAAAGTTTAAGAGCCATTCTTCTTACAGGAAATCGAACCATTGGGGAAGTTATACTTTTAGCTAGTGATATAGCTACCCAGGAATACCGAACAATTGACCGAGCATTAATGTCAAATGTTCGGTATTGGTTATCTGAGGACTTACTTGAAAGCTTAGAGTTGTTGCTTTATGTCCTGAACATTTCTAAAAATTTAGCAATAATAGATACTTTTGCCTTACGTCTGCAAGAGACGTATGACCTGTCTTACGAAGAAAGCAGACAAGTTGTTTTGCTTAGAGTAAGACAAACGCTAGAAGCATTAATAAAAGTGGTCACACGCGAAGTACAAGAGAGCTTTACTGTCACAGCTGACTATCTTGCATTACTTCAAGTGAAATACGGCTGTTCGTAAGAATAGTATTTTTTAACATTCTCGTGAGAAAACATGGTAGAGCTATCTGAAATTAGTACAGTTCAAAATTTATTTGCTAAACAGAGTTACGTAAAGTTTGGAGACTACCCTAAACTCAAATTTTTACGTACAAATATTATTTCACTGGATAGAACATTGGGTGGTGGGTTACCTATCGGTAGAATCACAGAGATTTATGGTGGACCTGACGCAGGCAAAAGCAGTACTTGTTTTGCAATTCTAAGTGCCGCCCAAAAGCAAGGTTGGATCGGAATGTACTTAGATATGGAGAGGAAAGCTTTCTCAAATAACACTAGGGAAAGATTTCAACTATCCGATTTTTTCTATGCTAAGCCACCTACAGCCGAAGAAGCGATAGAAATTCTAATCGAATTTTTCAAATCAGGTGAGCATAGAATTGCTTTTCTAGACTCAATAGAAGCATTAGTTCCATCTGACATTTTGGCTAAAAGCATTGACGAGTCCAGAGGTGTTGCTTACCTCTCCCGATTTATTAACCACGCTAAAAGTTTGCTCGTGCCAGTAGTAGACGACAACCAGGGTATTCTAGTTTTTACAAACCAAATCCGGTCTAGTATTGGTGGTCCAGGGGGTGGATGTCTTCCAGCAAGTATGAAAATCTCGTTAAGTGATGGAACCCGAAAATCGATAGAAACCGTAGTTAGAGAAAAACTTTCAGTAAATGTACTGTCTAAAGACATAGATACGGGTAAAATTGTTTCAAAACCAGTCACCAACTGGTTTATCAACGGTAAGTCTAAAGATTGGATTGCTGTTCAGTTTTTAGAAATGCCTGGACGTTTAGTAACTACGCACGATCATATAGTCCCTACCATTAATCGGGGTGATCTACCATCTGCTCAGTTAAAACCGGATGATGTTGTCACATCTGCGTATACTTCTATTACTGCAAGCCCAGATGGGTATGGATTGTTACACGGTTTATTGCTCTCAGGCTTGTTCTATTTGGAACAAACTAAACTTGGCACAGCAAGACTTTGCTACACCGCAAGTAATCTTGACCCAAGGTTTAATGAGTGGATTAATTCACTTCTAGAAGAACTACTAGAGCTGAGAACAAATGAGCATAACAACCGAGTTATGCGACGTTCTCGGCAAGACGAGGAGATGGCAATATTCAAAAAGCAATATTACATTGCTGATCCATCTCATAAACTAGTTAGAACTATACCTCGACAGTTGGGTTTAACCCCACAGATGGCAACTGCCTGGTTTGTAGCAAACGTAGTAAAGCCAAAACTATCGACAGACCAAAATACCTTTTTCATCAGGCTCGACCATCTATTTAAGCAGTATCGAGCTAAGGCAGATACAGAACGTGCCCACAAAATGTGGGTAGATTTCATAGAGTGCGAGGCATCTGAAATTCTCATCGTGTCTAGCCAAGAAGGGATTCTTCTCACTCAAAATGCCTTTAAGAAGTTATCAGAACTTATTAAGGATTGGGTACCAACGTTTGCTCAGGATGCTTTGCATTTAGAAGTTGAGCGCTTAAACACTCCTAAAACTTGGTTGATAGACCAACAAGTTGTACCTCGCCACCTGACTATTACAGGGGTTTCAAAAGCCAATATTGGTGAGCAAACAATGTACGATCTGGAAGTGGCGGATACTCACAATTATTTTGCTGGCAACTTGTACGGAATCAATGTGCACAATTCCACTGGAACTCCAGGTGGGCATGGAGCAAGGCACATGCCATCTTTGCGGCTTCAACTTATGAAGAAGGAAGCTATCAAAACTAAAGATGGATTTATTAAAGGTCAAATTACTCAAGTAAAAATCCAAAAAAATCACACCAATGGTTCTGTACGGGAAAGTGTTGACGTAAACATCTATAAAGCAGATGGCATTGTTCCTGAAGACGTGTTAGCTGGAGAACTAGTCTATGCCGGACTGGTCAACAGATCTGGGTCCTGGTATAAATTCAGCGACGAAGTTGCAACTCAATATGGAGTAGAGTCCAAAATTGGACAAGGCATCGATAGCGTTACTGCTTTCCTAAAAGCCAACCCAGAGATTTTCAACAAATTATACGACCACCTAATCACGCTTCCTATATAGGATAGTGAGCTTGGTGGTAGTGGCTAGCCTCGATTAGAATTTTCTAATCGAGGCATTTCATTTACGGAGTTTACTGTGAGAGAGACTTTACTAATTGAAGAATACACTGAGCAGATTAATCAGTTAAAAGCTATTGAAGTTAGGTTACGTAGTCAGCAAGAGGAGTTAATAAAAAATCTTCAAGGTTGTGTATTTGCCCAGATATGGTTTGAAGCTAGACTTGCTGACTTGCAAATAGAACGTGATGAGAAGGTTCAGCAAGCCGCACAAGCCTCAGAAACAGATGATTTCCAAACTGTACGAGACAAAGTAAGGGCAGATAGTACAAGTCTTATTAGCTCTATACCAGAAGTTGTTGCACCTAATTCGTTTATCACCTCATATGAGTAAAGATGAGTTCGTTTATGTTACAGAACGTGATGAGTACTGTCTTTTCGTTGACCATCTAGAATCCTTTGAGGAATTAGCAGGGGATTCAGAGACGTATACTTTACCTCAATATCGTCACCTAAAAGGAGCGAGTGCATTAGACCCTCATACAGGAAGGATAAGTGTGCTAACTTTACAGGGCAGAGACGATGTGCCTATCGTGTTTGACATTCTTCTTCTAGAACGTAACGGGTATAATCCGCAGCTAATGCATGATTTACTCGTGTCCCGTAAAAAACTGATCTTTCATAACGCTCAGTTCGACGGAAAGTTCCTTAAGCGACACTACGGCATAGTACCTTCAAACCTCTGGTGTACTAGACTGATGGCGAAGTTAATAACAAATGCCACAGGTAGTAAATACGGTAAATTGTGTGGGCATACGTTAGCAGACCTATGCCGAGATTACTTAGGTATTAACCTGGTAGGAAAAGGTGCAGAACAGACGACAGACTGGTATGCACGTCCAGATTTTACTAATCGAGAGTCAGAGGGTTATAAATACTGGGTTTTTGATAAGTTGAAGTACGCAGCTAACGACGTTAAGTATCTGTTTGATTTACATGACTTGTTTTTGAAGGTCATCTGTGACCCGTTACCTTACAGTCCAATTCTTGCTGATGGGGTTGAAGGTTCACATGGATTAGGCATGAGTGCTATCTTGCCATTAGAAATGAAGATGGCAGTAGTAGCTGCTGAGATGGAATACAACGGGTTGCCAGCTTCGCGTGAAATCTTTGACCAAATTCAAAAATCTATCCAGGACCCAAGCACCGGAGAAGGAGCTTTAACTACAGTTGCTAGTAAGTTGTGCGTAAAGTTTGGGTTAGATACTGAGCCTTCTTTTTGGGGAGACACGAAGTTACCTACTCAGCGATCGTACAAAGCTCTTAACAACCCTCAAATTCTAAAAGAGTTAATTAATAAACAAGTGGGCTTAGAGCTAGATAACTCTCAAACGCAAGTCTTAGAGAGATTTATTGACTTAACAGAAGAGATAGCAAAAGAGGGAGCAACCGAGTTTGTTGACCAGGATGAAGAGGAATTGTACCGACAAATCCTTGATTATTCCGAATGCGAGGCAGTACAAGCTTCTGAACTTGCGAAGTTGGTCATTGAGTATAAGCAGTTACGCAAGCTTTACTCGATGGATTTGAGAAGTCACATCAATCCTCTCACTGGATGTATCCACTCCCGATTAGACGTTCTCGGTGCTGCCACTGGACGTAGTTCGTCTAGTGGACCCAATCTGCAGAACGTATCTGCTAGAACGTATGTCGAGATTGAACGAGAGCGGGAAAAACTTTTCCCTAGCTCCGCAAACTACGAATCTCTTATTCCTGATTGGGTGCCGCCATGCAAAGCGTAGAGACTTTTATTAACTTAGATGAGCTTGGTGACTTGACCTTAGAACAATGGTACGCAGTTAAAGCTGCGCTACTAGCGACTATCGATAAGGTAGACCTTCGAATAAAGGAAAAAGAAAATGCTAGGGTTTACACCAGTGAGTGAAGAAGAGCTAGTTGTTCTTCGTGCATTTGGTACCGACAACAAGCTAGTTTTGCCTTATAAGGCATTAGAAACCAGGTTTAATCGTAAGCAGATTCATCAGTTATTGAAGTTGTTAATTTCAAAACGTTTAATAACTGAGAAGCCTTATCGATTAACCAGGCTTGGTCGTGCGTTAACACAACGTTAATCACTGGAGGATGCATTGAATCAAACCACAGAAGCAATAAAAGCAGGTGGTACAACTGTCAGGCTTTCACTAACAGCAAGAGGAGGGTTTGTCGCTCCACCTGGATACGTTCTACTTTCAGTGGACTTCAGTTCACAAGAACTGTATATTGCTGCCGTCCTTTCTCAGGACCAGACAATGCTGAAAGCGTTTTTGTCAGAAGAAACCTTACCTTTGTTAGACCTGGATGGAAAACAGGTAGTCAAAGACGGCAAGCAAGTATTTTATCCAAACCCGGACGCAGACTTGCATACTCTAACTTGCATGGGTTGTTGCTTTCCACATTTATTTGTAGGAAAGCAACGGCACGAGTGGGTAGATATTGCTAAGAATGAGAGTTTAATTACTCAGAAGGGAAAACCTCGCGACTATGCAAAGCGAGTAAATTTCGGTTAAGTGATAGCCGAAGTAAAACCTGCTCAATTCGGTGAAACCGTACTCATACGAGCGGCAATACCGAGCCAGGGATCTTAGAAATATGATCGAATGGTGTAACGACTGAAGATAGCCTAAGTCCAGTGGATAAGGTGACTCTGAGACTCAAAAATGGGTAATACGGCAGGAGTTGTTGTTCTGTTTTTCACAAAACAACAACTAAGGTATAGTCTACTCCCTAAGTAATTAGGGGCTAAGTGATCATATACGGTCAGACATCAAAGGCAATGTCCGACCTTTACCACGTCAAAGAAGAACTTTGCGCTGATTGGATCAAACGTCACGAGCAAACGTATCCAGGATTTCACAAGTGGGCGAAGGAAATTGGACATCTTTGCACCGTTCGTGGATGGAGTAGAAATCGTGACGGAAGGTTGAGATGGGTGGCAGAAGATAACAGCAAACAAGCGGGTGCCAGCCCTGCTAGGTCTGGAGTCAACTTTCAAATTCAAGGATATGGTTCTACACAAATTAAGCTCTCAATGGATTACGTATATGATGAGTTCTTAGGGACAGACGCAAAAATTTGTATGCTGGTCCATGACGAACTAGTTTGCTGTGTTCCCGGTGATGTAGTTCTTGTTGAAGATAAATGCATTATTAAAAACGGTATTTTCAAACCGTATTATGAACCTAATGAAGAGGCAAAGCATTGGGGAAATATTTGTAAGAGTCTAATGGAAAAAGCCCAAGCAGAAACTTTTAACAACGAATGGAGTGGACGGGCTGAAGCTGCTATTTCTAAAATGTGGTCTAAATAGTCTTTGTGATATAAATCACTCGGATAACACAAGTAAATATCTCAGCACTCGAACAGTTAATAAATCTGTCAAACTGAGATAGTTTATTTTTCGGATTATGTCTCAAACCCATCAAACTCAAGAACCCACCTTAGAAAATATACCTACTAAAACCATTTCGTTTGATATAAGTTCTGAGGTGGTTATCATGGGTATTCTGCTGGCAGTTGCAATTTGGCGGCAGTTTATCTCCGTACAGTTAGTGAGATGGATGCATAGAATTGTAAGTAAACGTTCTTACAAACATGACTTGAATCTACAGCACATACTCGCTGAGTGTGTTGGTAAAACAAATGCTTGCAGGATATTACTGTATGAGTTTCACAATGGAACTAAATTGACTAGCGGTAGACACTTCCAGCGAGTTTCGGTTACAAACCAATATGCACATGCTGGGTTCGCTTTAGTAAAAGAGATAAAGGACAGTCCTATTTCTGTAATTGCCACTTTATTAGAAGAGCTGGACGAACTTCAAAAAGCCGATCCTAAAAATCAGATACCTTACATCTACCGTGCACTTAACAGTACCCCTGACCTGCATTCTCAGTTAATGCAAGCAATGGGTGTATCTCACAACATATGCTTCTTAATGTTGGACAGAGATAAAGAGCTAGGGATCGTAGAGGTTCAGTTTGATGATCAGATGAGTTTGGAAGAACTACAGAAAGAAGCGCGAGAAATTCTTCCTAGAATTCACCGGATTGCTTTCGAACTGAAACAAGCCGCAGCCTCCAAATCATTGTGGATAACCCTATCCTCGGAGGTTTTCAATCGTGGATAAAAACGAAACAAGGCAAAGAATCCGAATTGTTCGGAAACTAGCAAACGTCCGTAGGTGGCTAGACAGCCACCTTTTTGTAAAATCTTTGGTACGAACTGGATTAGAGGTAACGCCTACCGAAATTCGAGCAGCTATCATCGACGACCAGTGTCGTTTACCGTACTTGACAGTCCACTTTAGACAGTCCCTTATTTTTATTATTCAACCAAAGCTGTCTGCCAACAAATCAATAACTTATTGGTTGTTGATGAACATGGGAGCAGTTAATATTCGAGTGGGTGATAACGGAACGGTCAGTCAGGCTGTTTTAGAATTTGTAATTAGTTCAGTTGGGATATTGAATCTACTTGCTACGGAAGGGACTGTCAGTATCTATAGTGATCTTATTGACCCAGCAATACGATTAATCTATAACACACGATTAGAACCTTGGCATTTATCAAGTCAGAACCAGTTCCTAAATTTGGTGCGGAGATTAAACGCAGATATTGAAGGTCCACTGCAACAAGCCCAATCTACTGCAGCAGTTGCTTTTAACAACAGTAAACACCTTGATGAAGAGTGGCTAGATGAAGACTTTGGAGACGCTAATGATGAACAACTATGACTATACGCTTTGAAAAAGCTACTATGCTCAAGCTATTGTTTGAGCAAGTTTACTGCGCTGCTACAACCGAAGCTTTGTCTGCACACAGTTGTGTTCTACTCGAACAGGTAGAGCACAACTTAACTGTTGCTACGACTAAAGAACCAAATAAAGCGATCGTCCAGCGGTATCATGTACACCAAGATAGTGATGCTGGGGGAGAGCCTGGAATTGTTTATTTAATTGACCAAACAGAGTTAAAGTCTAAACTTGGTAAGTTACACAAGGCTGGAGTTGGTAGTCTTACGCTAAGAGTTAATAGAGGAACTTTAAACCTTTTAGTAGACTATGCTGTTACACAAACTGGAGAGAAAGAAAGGGGGAGGTTAGCTGTTCGTCAATATGGCGGAACCCTTTCTGACTTTGGAGAAGTCTTCGAAGCTTCGAATTTAATAGGAAAAGTTTTAGCAAAAGATTTTTCTAATTGGGTAAGTTTACTCCAAAAGTTCGCAGACTTTAATGAAAAACCCGGCAGTGATATTGTAGGTCGCACAGTCTTTCTAGACATCCAACCGGATAAGATTTTAGGAGTAGCTAACCATAAAGCATCCTATATGTGTTATTTGGGTGTGACTATCCCTGGTAGTGAGCTTGTAGAAAACAAGTTTGCTGTTGAAGGACGGCACATGAAGCGTTTAATCAAGCTTAGTTTGGAAGCTCCAGTTGAGATTTACTTAGACCAAATAGACGGTGAAGACTGGGTAACTTTTCAAGGCGATCGTGGGAGAGTGTCCCTTAAGTGTGTTGACCCAGAAGATAGGACACTCATGAATTATGCACTGTTTGGTAACGACCCCAGAGTAAAAGAAGAAAGTAATAGGCTGGTTGCCCTGCAAGACTTATTAACGTCTGTCACTTTGCAGTTGCCAGATGAAACGGAGCTACAACAGGAACTTGTACTTGTTGAGCAAAAACCACACTTGGTAATTCTCCAAGCTTCAGACGTGAAAGGTAAAGAACGAGCTTTCGTTCACATAGACCCATCCGTTATTAGCGAAGAATGGGCACCTGTTTTAATCAATGCTCAGGCATTTGTTTCCATCCTCCGCAGTTTTCAAAGTTATTTCAAATTTACAAACCTTGCGTCAAGTGCTTTGGTACTAACCCAAAAGTCAACGCAACGTGCTTCAGGGAATAAGAGCTGGTTACTAGCTATGCAATCTTTTGAAGAAGCAGACGCATTACAATTACAAAGCTTTGTAGTTGTCCGTCATGCTGAGAAAGTTAGTGACCAACTTGATGTGGCGGAATAGTAGTGGCTCGAAATAAGAACAAACGACATGAGTTAACTTATCCGATCGAGCTGCCCTGGTCTTCGAGAATCTGGACTCTTAAAGAAGGAGATGTCTTAGAAGACGAGAGTGGGCAGCAATTTGTTATTAAAAAAGTTCATCGGTCAGTTGTGCCCGGTGAGATTCCAACGCTAGATTTAGAACCACACCAATGATAAGTTTACCAACTGCGTATGAACTGGGTTCCGACAAGCACCCTCTCATTTCTTTTGACCGAAGTTGCAAAAAGTGTCCACTATCCTGCAAAGAAGCAGTTGCAGGTGGTGGACCCGATGAGCTAACTGACGTGAAGCTCATTGTAGTATCAGACCACCCTGGTGCCTACGAAATTCAAGTAAATCACCCGTTTTTCGATAACGATGGAAAACGTGCTTCCAAAATTAATAAAAAAACTGGACGCAAAACTCCAGAAGGGTTTCGTAACGCAGGGTCTATGCTTCGTCACACCTTAAAAACAATGTTTGGGTTAGACACTTACACAGACATATGGTGTACCAACATTATTAAATGTGACCCAAAGGCTACAAAACCGCAGGAGGCACATGCGAAAGCTTGTGCAAATGCCTGGTTTAAAAAAGAGTTGGCAACTCTTGATCAGTTTGTACCTGAAGTTCCTATTTTAATTGCCGGGACGCTAGCATTTAAGGGGATAGTTGCGTGTTTCCCAGAACTAAAAAGATCCCTCCCTAATTCACTTAATGATTGCCGTCGCACTAACCACTATAGATTAGGTGACCATCCTCTAATTTTTACGTTCAATCCTGCCCCAGTTGCTCGTTCTGAGTTTAGGATTGAAACATCAGTAACCTTGGATAGTGACGACACTTATTTAGTAGAAGCAGTTCGAGTGATCGAACCCCCCATTATTGGTAGCCCAGTGTGGCACTTCAGAAAAGATTTAGAACCTTTAAGAAACTTTTTAGATGTTTGAGTTAACTCAGTCAAAACCAATCTTTGCCGAACCAAAGCTGTCTTTAGAGACTTTGGAAGAGTCCGTATTTGGAGTTTGTCATTCACTCAAAGATTTATGGTTTCATAAAGATTATGCTTTTTCTTATTTGCTCATTCAAGTAATTAAATTTCCTAGAACCACGTTAATAGCAGAGGCTAACTCGAATTATGCTCATGTTCAATTTCAGCTAAAAAAATGGTGTGGAAAAAGAGCAAAACCAATTCAAAAACTTACAAACATTGACTAGTGTAGCGGTTAACCTTTTGGTATCGAAGTATAAACCTGTGATCGAAACCACAAAATTTGTAGTGCACTCTACTTCAATGGCTCAACATTTTGAAGCGAAGCTTAGATGGGACGATCTGTTAGCTGAAGCAGAAGAACTATACAGACTGCATTTTGGAAAGGGTTTTTAAAAAAGAAACAAACACCGTTAAACAGTGATGTGAATCATCGATTTTCACTCAAAAACCACCTTAAGTAGTTAGGTGGTTTTTTATGTTCTTTATTTTATAAAAAACAATGGCTTATTTACTTGTACAATCAAGCCGTAAAATGCTTGATGACAAAACTGAATGGACTATTGGTAGAACCACTGCCAATGACATTCAACTACCGGATCAATTAGTGTCTCGAACACACGCTAAACTGTTTTGGCAAGCGGACCATTTGTATTTAATTGATTTAGGAAGCAGAAATGGGACATTCGTAAATGGACGGAGAGTGTCAAAACAAGTATCTTTACGTCACCAGGATACAATCGAAATAGGTACCTCAAGGTTGCAGGTTTGTTTAGAAGAGGTGAGTGAAACACAAACAGTTTCACAAGAACCTCCAACGGAGGTTAACATTTTAGAAAGATTAACAACGATCCTAGTTGTTGACATTCGTGGTTATTGCGAGTTATCTCAAAAGATACCTGCCTATCAATTAGCAGGCTTTATTTCTGACTGGTCGATGCGTTGCGGATTGACAGCGGAAAGATACGGAGCTTTTTCCCACAAATCTATCGGAGACTCCGTGATGGCTACTTGGGTTCACAACAATAAAGCTGTCCCTGATCTATTAAATGTAATCCACTGCATGTTAGATTGTGCATCAATTACAAAAGACCTGGCTTTGCACCACGGAATGGAGCATAAAGTATTGATCGGCTCTGGTATCAATACTGGTAGAGCAATGGTTGGAAACAACGGGAGTGGTGGCATTCAAGATTTTAGTCCGCTAGGGGATGCAGTAAACGCTGCATTTCGATACGAAGGTGCCACTCGCCAGGTCGGGTGCGACTTGCTAATAGGTTCTAGCACCGCTGACCAAGTACCATTTATCAAACGACTGCAAAAACACCAGCTAGTTATTAAAGGATATAACGATCCACATATCCTATATGGGTCTTCTTACGAAGAATTGCGTGGGTTGATTAACTCCTTCATATAAATTGGTTTGAGTTAGAATTTGCCTACTTATTAAAGCCTTGATGTATTTGTTATACTTTCATGACAATTGTAAATACCGTATCGTTAAGTGTTGACCAAGCAATCCAAGCAGCAATTAAAGTAATGTCTGCTGGGTATGCGGTTTACTTTCACGGTAAGCCTGGAATTGGTAAAACAGAATCGTTCCGAGACTTAGCTGAATCACAAGGTTTTGGATTTGAAGCTGTATACCTTGGACAAAAACAGGCAGGTGACGCAGCTGGGTTACCAATGATTGATCGGGAAAAAGGTGTAACGCTGTGGACCCTACCCGATTTTATTGCTTCTATCCCAGATGACCGTATCCACATATTGCTGTTTGATGAGTTATCTGCTGCAACTCCTGATGTGCAGGTATGTGCATACCAAATTTTACAAGACCGAAAACTCCGAGACTACGAACTGCCGGATAACGTCTGGTTAGCTGGAGCAGGTAATCGACCAGAAGATGGAGCGATCGCTTACGAAATGGGAACAGCGCTGGCTGACCGTCTATGTCATTTTAATGTCAAGGCTGACATTGTTAGCACGTTAAATTATGCAGAACGTAAGGGGTGGCACCCAGATGTGATTGCATTTCTACGAGCTAAACCACGTTATCTAGACGAAGAATATGTGGATAGTGACTATGGCGGCAGCGGTTCTAGAAATGATGAGCATCTGATTACACCCAGCCCCCGGTCTTGGAATCGAGTTTCAAACGTACTTTACAAGTATGGAGATGATCCATCTGTGTTAGAGCATATTGTTCCAGGGTGGTTAGGTATTATGGCAGCACATTCGTTTCGAGTGTTTCGAAAACGATTAAATAACCTTAATCCGATTGAAGACTACTTCGAGTTTTCAAATGACTCAGAAAAATTGAGAACGATCGCACCTGACACAACAGATGCGCTGTATGGGTTACTTTACAACGTAGTTTACAGAGCAAACAATAGTGAAAGCATCTTAGCTGCAGCCAAAATTATTAACGCAGTTTGTTCAGTAGAAAGCATCCCTTACCGTAATGAAGTAAAAACCGTAGGGTATGAGCTACTCATGAAAAAGTTAGTAAATGATGAACAGGCGCAACAAGAATTGCTATTTGGAAAGTTCAAACAGGAGTATATGAAACACTTTGCTCCGTACATTTCGAAAGCAAGCGCGATGCGACGTAACTTACTAGGGGGTGCTTGATGGAGTTAGCGAAGAAAATTGAGTGTTTAGAGGAGGTACGACAATGTTGTATCTCCGAATTTTCCCCTATTACCGAGCTGGCACTTTGGGCAGCTAACAAAATAGTTGACGAACCTAAATATATTGCCTGCACAGATGGGAGAACCATTTATTTCCACAACAGATTTTTTGAGTACTCATTGCCACAGCAGTGTTTTATATACGTGCATGAACTAAACCACATAGCGCTAAGACATGCACAACGGTCTGTAGATTTTGTGAACAGCGTGAATGATAGACAGCTGTGGAACTATGCCGCAGACATCATTATCAACGAAGCCATAAAAACTCAAAAATGGTTACAACCTATTCTTGGAATGTTAACTTATGATTCATTACCAGGTGAAGTCAAACAAGAACTTCCCTTAGATAAAGCTGGGTTACGGACAGAAGATTTGTTTGAACTTTTGAAAAAGCACAGGACTTCTAACCTCAAAAATCCCTTAGAAGATTTGATAACCACTCATGAAGCGGAAGAATTAAGTGTTGAGTTTACTGAAGGTAAGGAAGTTCCTCCTCTACCAGAGGAGCTAGAGGTTGAAGAAATGCAAGAAATTCTTAGCCGAATGGCTAACTATGGATCTGCGCTCGGTGAATTCTTCAAACTACTAAGTGGAGACTTACCCAAAGTTCACACACCCTGGCAGAAGTATCTAAATGGTTTCTTGCAGAAAAAATTAGCCCCGAAATATAAAACATTTTGGGGACGCCCAAATAGGTTGTATACAGCAGGCATTGTTGATGTTTATCTACCTGCTCAACAAAAACAGCAACAATACGATCACCTTATCATCGCTGTAGATGTTTCTGGAAGTTGTTGGTCAGATAGACTTTTGTCAATGTTTGCCTCAAACATTGTTAAAATCCAAAGAATTTATAGATGCCCGATAACGTTAGTAACTTTCGACACTGAAATTCAAGACATTATGCAATTTAAGGCTGGTTCCAACACTTTTGCCAAAGCCTTAAAGGACGTTAAATTTCATGGAGGAGGTGGAACCGATTTTCTTTGCCTTTTTGAAGAGTTCTTACAAGACCATAACAAGAAGATTAAGGTTAAACCCGCTTGTATGATTATTGCAACGGACTTGTACGGACCTTTTCCAAAATCCTCTAAAATTCCCGTCTTGTGGGCATGTAATAGATTATTACGACCAGACGATGAATTTATTCCACCTTTTGGTCAAGTCGTTGAGTTAGCGTAAAAAACGGTTTTATCTAGAAGTTCATCCATAAGCTGTTTACAGAATCTAATATCCAACCCGGTTTCCATTGCAAAGTTAGCAGCCGCACAGAGCTTCCAGACTTCAGGGTGCTCTGTTTCGTAAGAGAGATAAGCAGACCTTAAAAATAGAACTGCCTTTTCTTGCAAGTCTGCATCCTGTTGCGATTCTGGCTCGATAGTCACGCGCCCTATAACCGCAGCATTTTTTACGTCAAGAGATATACCTAATTGTTTTACAACCGGGTCACATACATACTGTGATACCTGTAACAAGAGTGTTTTTAAGGAATCGGGTTTTCCGTCTAGTTCAATTATTATCTTCACATGCCACCTCATGCTTAATTATGTGGAACGATCTCCTCTCGTTACAGACACTCCCCTATTTCATGAAAATTTTAAGAAGATACAAGAAATTTATAGTGACCTCTTACTAGACAATCCTGGTTTAGACCAGAGACCGTACCAACCTCAGTTGGCGGCAATGTATGCCAGCAGACCAAACAACATCTGCGTTGGAGGTCAAGGATTAGGTAAGACGCTGATCACAGGATTAATCATCTCATTATTATTATCCACCTTTCAAAAAAAATCACCCAATCCAGGGACAGTACAAATAGCTGTCCCAAGTTTGTTATTCGGACGCTCCAGATGGCTCCCTGATCTACTGTTACTAAGAGACTTGCAAGACTGTGTAGAGGTTATAAACTCAGACAAACAACTTCTAGCATCGAAAAAACCATGCTGGGTTTACACGCATGATTTTCTGAAACGAAAGACCAAACAGTTATCTACAGCACGTCCCTATGTGAGTCGGTTAATCGTTAAAAACAAACTGTTTCCAAAATTATTAATTGTTGATGAAGCCCACCACTTACAGGCAAAGAGTCTTCGGATGCAGCACATGCAGATTTTACGCAAAAGAGCTGAGCGTGTTCTGCTCTTATCCGGTACATTGGCGGATGACTTAGAGCATCTTCACTGTTTATTAAAGTTTTGCTATAGAAGAGACTGGAAAACTAGTCGGTCTGCTTTTTTACAAGAGTTTCAAACTATTAAGCAATCAAAAACAAACTACTTGGCAGGAGAAGAGGATTTAGTAGACTTACCGAAAAGGTACTTACCACAGTTATCTGTGTTTAAGGTGCCAGATTACTACACACAGATGAAAACCAAAGTTCATCGTGTAACTCTAAATGATTCTTTCGTCCGTAGTGTAATCAAGTTACCAGAACCACGTAAACGTGTAGAGCTTGTGGAGTTAGACCTGGTGCATAATCAAGATTACAAAAATCTTGTGCATAGGCATCTAAACGACATACGTAGTTGCAGAGACTACAGAGCTGAGGCTAAAGCTTTACAAATAATTCATCCTCTTATTAAATGTGTAAATTTTCCAGATGGGCATGTTTCTACAAAAATTCAACGTTGTGTTGAGCTAGTTGGGGAGTTCAAAGCCCGTGGGCTTAAAACCGTTGTTTTTCATAACAACGTAGGGTCTGGTCGGTTAGTTTACTCCGAATTGCAAAAAAAATTCGGGGAGGAAAGCGTAGTTCGGTTGTATGCTGAAGATGCGGAAGCAACTCCAAAGCACATGAACACGGATAAGCGTGAGGAAGCACTCACGAAGTTTTTGTTTTCAGAAAAAGTTTGTGCCGGAGTCTTTTCAATCCGTCTAGCTGGGGAAAGTCTTGACCTACTACAAGCCAGCGCAATTATTTTTTACGATGTGCCTTGGGAAATTATTAAAGTTGCGCAAGCAACAAGTCGCTGTGTTCGTCCTGGTGCTGTTAACGACTTTGTTGAAATCGTGCATTTGGTAGCTCCAAAAACAATCGACGAGCACATGCACGAACTTGCTGCTGAAAAGCTAAAGCATATGCAGCTATTACTTGATTACTCCCCAGACCAAGGGTACGACCCAGGAAGAATTAAAGCGCTAGATATTCTCGACAAAATTCTAGAGGCAATTTAACCTGCAAACTTGAGCAGTTAAGTTGTACAAATTTGTGCAACTATCAAAATCCAAACTGAGCGTTTTAACATGAAACAGTTAACGATCGAGAAAGACCCACAAAACTGGGATGAGTTTTGGTATCACGAAAAAGAGGTCAAACGTCTTCGAGGGTTTTTAGAAAACGACAAAGATAAAATGCCCTATGCCATAGTCCTCAGCGGGTTTACTGGAACTGGCAAAACCACAGCGGCTAGGTTATTTATCAAAGCTCTGTTCTGCGAAAACCGTAAGGCTGGAGAGTCCCAACCTTGTGGTGAGTGCCGCACCTGTAAGTCTGACCCTCGAACATCGACAAGTCTTAATAATGTGACTTGGGTTCAACGTGGGCAAGATGAAACCTTAGCCAATCAGTTTAAGAAAGCTTTGCAAGAAGCAAACCAACCTCCATATGGGATGGATGAAGACCATAGACACTACAAGGTAATCGTTTTTGACGAACTCCAGTCTATTCCGAAGGATCGGCTGCAAGACTTATTGTTTTACCCTGAAGTACCAACGATCACAGAGCGTAGCCGGGTAATTTTTATTTTTCTGACAATGGCAGAGGAAAACATAAAAGAAGGTGTGTTTAAGCCGTTACGTGACCGTGCACGATACTTTCGTTTTCGAAAGTTATCCGAAACTGAAATTTTTCAGTACTTGAAGAAACAAGAGCCTTATGCACCTGATGAAAGTCTTGAAATCATCGCCCATTATGCAGATGGATCTATCCGTGGTGCCCTGAGCGCCCTAGACGATTGTTTAGAAGTAGACAGTCATTTGAGTGTAGAAAATGTGGCAGAGACTCTTTATTATGTTTCTGCTGCAACCAGACTAAGAATCTGGAAAATGATCCAGGAGTATGACTATAAAGGACTTCATACATTTTGGCAGCAAAACATCTACCACTTCGACGAGCAAAAACTTGTTATTCAAATGATGCGCGATCTTGACCTCGCAATGGTCAAAAGACCAACTGCTGACCAACTACGTGCTCATTCTCTGCTGTATCACCACGTCTGTACTTCTCGAAAAGTCCGTGTGTTAGATACGCTTAAGTTATTAATAGGCTTGGATCTTATAACGGATGAAACATTATTAACTAGAAGTCCACTTGAGCAATCTGGATATGAGCGAATCTCCACCCCTCAACCTACTTATGCATGAAATATTTGATAGGGGAAACGTTTACTTAGTTAAAGGTAGGGTGGATATTTTCTGGTTTCTACTGCGAGAAGTCTCCTTCAAGTTTTTGTACAAAGCAAGCTTGAACGAACTAGTAGAAACAATAGTTTCATCGAGGTTCGAACCCGCTGACTTTGTTATTGTTCCAAGCTCTATTAAAGAGCTACAACAGCTCAGTGCACTAAAATCCGTTCCAGACGAACAGACAAGAATTTTCTTACTGCTTTCAGAAGTAGATGGCTCTTTATCTAAGGAAGCAGAAAAAGTTTTTAAGTCTCTTTCAGGAGGTTGTTTTATCCAAGTTGATTTGAATAAATACGAATGGAAACAAAACGAATTAGTTCAATCAGCGTTAGCACACTTATCCCCAAGGGTTAAAAACCAACTTTTGAAGGATATTGAATCCCCTAATGTCCTTTTAAGCCTTGCAAAGTCTTCAAATCCACTGGACTATGACCTAGCCGATGAACCAGGTGTTCAAGTCAATGACTTACTGCATTGTCTGGGCACACCCTTATCCCTTAAATTGTGGGAGCTTAGCTCCTATGACATGTATAGATTGATCGCAGCAGAAGGAGAAGGTGTTGGATTTTATAAAATTCTTGCAGGAGGTGGTACTAAAATGGGGTTATGCCCTGAGCTTTGGGTATACCTAAGTCTATTTTTAGAAATGCCTTTAGACCCAGTTTATGCAGTTAGATTATTTGTACGCTGGGTGTTCATAGCTACCACTTGTTTACAAACAAGTAAGCATAAAGGATTTGTAGTTCGTGCTGCAAAAGGTAAAACCTTTTATAATTTCTCCCCGTCAAATAAAGCTTTTGAAATGTTGGAGCAATTACGCTCTAACTCTTTTTCCTTTTATTCACAAAACATCCAATGAGTAACGAAGAAATCCAAAATAGCGAAGTAACTTCTGAATTAGACAATGTAACTTCAGACCTTAATGACCTTTTTGCAAATCTGGATAATCTAAGCGAAGGGGATTTGCAAATAACAGAGCGAAAGGCTGGCAGTCTTGCGTCTTTGGCTGAAGAACTGGCAAAAGGTGGAACTTTCAACCCAGAATGGAAGTTTCGTCTGTGTAAGCCATCCAGTGAGTCTCTGCTAACCTGGTTTGTTCCTACAACCGATATTAAAGAGTGTCCTTACGAGGTTTTAGCTGTTCGCGGGGTACCTGTAGGTATCTTTCATGGGTTGAGTCTGTATGACTCAAATACTAGTAATACAGTCTGCCACACTGTTGCGATCGTACCCGATAAAGATACGGTGTACTATAACGAGCTTGGTCCTCTGACACAACCTCTGTACAACGGGGTTGCTTACCAAAAAGAGAATACGCCATCCCGCGATATTATAAGGATGTACCCTTACGGAAGTCGTAAGTTTAGTTGTGCTGAATGTATTAAAGCAGGACTACACCAACAGCAATACATCTCTAAGGATGGTACGGTACAAACAGATAAATGTAATGGCTCAAGCTCAATTCTGATAGTAGTAAGCCACCTGGCTATCAGCAAAACGGATCTTACTACTAAGACAAGAAAAGTCGAGTGGGTGCCAGTACAAGCTGTTAAAGATAGCGATGGTAACCAAGTCTATAAAGGTCCTTTTGTTCTACACGTATCCATTCGGGCTGGATCAGCTCGTTTCCCTAATGACGCTTTGACTAACTTAACTCCGCCAGATACAAAGTGCTGGTCTAAATTTTATGCAGAGCTAGCTCAAAATGACCTGGTGACTGACTATTTAGGTCATGAAAATGTTGGGCATCTACTAGCTCCAGTGCTGGTAGAAATGTGGGCAGGTAAACCAACTGATCCGAAAAAGTATTTGTCTGCAACCGTCAAAGCATTGCCTGGTTTTAGAATTGCTAACCCAGAACTTATTAACACGGTCGCAATGCAGAAGCTAGTAGCAGGTTGCTATGAGATTTACAAAAAAGAGTACGTAGCCTACGGCGGAAAACTTGTAGATGGTAAACTTCCAGCTAAAAGTTTTAATATTACAGAAGACGAAGAGCAAAGAGCTTTGCAGCAGCATATAGCAAAACGAGTTGTTTTAGCTATTTCTGAAGAGCAATCTACTCAGAAGGCAGCTAACCCAATGGCACTAAAGTCTGCTGCAGTCGAAGACAATGAAGATGCTGTAGATACTACTACAACTCCTGTTTCTGAGATGCCTGTAGTTTTCAGCCGGAACGGTAAGTAATTGCCAAATAAGGCACCTTGGCTAAATGCTTAGGTGCCTTTATTATTTTTTCTTAATTAACGGAAATATACCAAGTGGACATTCACTTTGATGCAGCAGTTGCTCAAATAACAACAAACTTTACTGCGCAGGAACTACAAGTTCCGATAATCTGTGCAAAACGACTAACATATACAGACAAAAAAATATCATTCTCTAACCGAAATAAACCTGCGTTTTTAAGAAGAAGCGATAAAGTTTGTCTGTACGACCATACAAATAAAACATTCCCGACTGGGTTACTACCAAAGGTTTGTCGCGCACTTATCAACTCTGGGTTTACTGTTAACTTAAAAAACCGTATTGAACCAGTATCTCCTACAGAGTGGGCACTACCGGATTGGGCATATGAGCACCAATGTGAAATTGTAAGAGTTGGTGTTGAACAGCAAAGAGGAATTATCAAGTCCCCAACGGGGAGTGGAAAAAGTAAGGCAATTGCATTTTTAATTATGCAATACCCTAATGCTCAAATTTTAGTAACAGTCCCTAGCAAACAGCTATTACATCAAACTGCAAAAGAGATTGAAGGAGTCATAGGTGAGAAAGTCGGGCGAATTGGGGATGACCTACAAGACTGGCAGAGAGTAACCGTTGGAATTATTAACTCTCTCAGTAATCTATCTAGTAACGCAGATTTGTTTAGTAACATCCAAGTCTTACTAGTTGACGAGTGCCACAAAGCTGCGTCTGAATACTATGTTCGAGTAGGCAATGCCTGTCGAAACACAGACGTGAGATTAGGGTTTAGTGCTACACCGTGGAGAGAAAACGGTGACGACCTGGTGATGGAGGGTGTACTAGGTCCAATAATCCTAGAAATCTCAGAAAAAGTCTTACAAGAAAATAAGCTGATTATGCCAGTAGAGTACTGGGTTATCGAAGTACCAGACCCAGAGTTTGTTTATGCTGGAGCAGTTCGTGAGATTAGCAGGACCGGAAAAGTTCAATATTCGTATGACCATCTTCCTGATGGCAAACCTGATCGAAATGAGGTTGTAGAAAGGGCTTTACTTTACTATGACAAACGAAACGAACTCATTGTGCAGGTAGCTGAAGCGTTTCTTAAAAGTGATTATCCGTACCCTGCTGTGGTACTGGTTGAGCGCATTTCTCATGGCAAGCATATACAAAGGTTGTTAAAAGATAAAGGTTACGAAATTGAGTTTATTAGTGGAGATACCAAAACTAAAGAACGTAAGCAAGCTCTCGATGACTTAGGTAAGAAAAGTCGTTTAATAATAGCGTCTAGCATTTTGAAAGAAGGTGTCGATGTACCTCAATTGGGTGTTGGAATTATTGCAGGTGGGGGCAGTGCTTCCTCCAAGATTATTCAACAAATAGGTAGAATTTGCCGACGTTTTGAAGAAAAGAAAAAAGCGATTATTATTGACTTAGAAGACTTGGAGAAGTTTTACCTTCGATTTGCTTCTACGGCAAGAATTGAAACAGTGGAAAAAATTTACCCTGGATCTGTAAAGTCTTTATCATCTATTAATGCTATCGACAAAATATTTGCCTGTGATGAAAATAAGCGCGAAGCTAGTTAGAGATGCAATTCGAGAATTTTGGTTGATCATGTTTAACCACACATGGCATCGGTGGTCTATTTTTATTCCAGCTGCACATTTTTCTGAACAGATTTACTACGAAATGTGGGCTTGGGTAAATATGAGACTTGAAGTTTCAGTGTCTTCTTGTGTTAATAAAAATGATTGCTTAAAAGAAGGGATTAACGAAGCAGAACGATTGTTTCTGCTTTCGAGACAGAATCAACGTCAAATAGTTAGACGGCAAGAGTTATTAAATAGACTGCATCAAATAGAGCATGGACTTTGTTCAGTCTACAGAGAAGTACCTGACAGCGTTCACAAGTTAAACATCGAACTAGTCTTAGGGACTGAGAAAGAGCCAGCGAAGCAGGCAATGGCTAGACTTGGTGTTCGTGATTAATAAAAACATGGACCTTTTAGATGCGAGTGCAGCTCTAGGCAAGACCTTGAAGCTAGGTTATAACGATTGCATTTTTTGTAATAGACAAAAAAAATTAAAAGTAACACAGAGCTACTACCGCTGTTACCACCCTGACTGCGCTAAGCATGGAACTGTTACGGATTTTATTAAAGAAATAAAAAACTGTAGTCTTCGTGATGCACAAAGTTTTTTGTCTCAGAGTGAAGGTGGGAGCAACACAGGTTGGAAAAAGCGGATTGACTTTTTAGAGAAAGTTTTTGTCTGTTACCGACAAGCAATTACAGACGAAGTGCTGGAATTTCTAAATGGGCGAGGGTACTACACTGCACTGGAAGAAATTCCATTTGGGTTTGCACCTTCAAGTAATTACCTACAATCTTGTGGATTTAAGCTTTCCGCATTAGTAGAGCAGGGACTAGCCTATCCAACTGGAAAAGAGTTTTTCCAGAATAGAGTAGTATTTGGAATTCGTGACCTTCGGGGAAACCTGGTTCATCTACAAGGAAGGTCTGTCGTGCAAGAGGAATCACTAAGGTGGTTATCTACTCCTACAGTCAAAGGCGTTTCTTCCATAAACAATTATTTGTTTGAAGGTCACTACTATCGCAGCAGAGAGAATATTGACTGGCTATTTTTAGCTGAAGGCATATCTGACGGACTCTCCTTAATCGAGTTGGATGTACCAGCGGTGTCCTGTTTTGGCGTACAAATAGACCTATGCCATTTTCTAAACCTTTTTAGTAAAGTCTCGAACTTATGCGTTGTTCTAGACAATGATAGGTATCCACTACTCTCTTCTCAAAATGCGGGACTCTACAAATCGTGGACTCCCATGATTTATTCTTTGGTAGAGCTACAAAAGATGCTCCCCCGCCTGCATATTTGGTGCTGTCCTCCACCAAATGTCAGTGGGGTTAAAGACGTAAATGACTGGTTACGCCAAGGAATATCTCCGACAAGTTTTGCTGAGTATGTCCAAAGTCATGCAACCAAGTTATTGCCGTTTGCATTAACCGCTTTAGGAGGCAGTTGGGAGCATCAGCCAATTTTAATAAAAAGTTTGGGGGACAATCCCAGACAGGAAGAACTCGAACTATTCAAGAACTGTCAACAGAGTTTAGAACCTGACCCGACTAAGTATTTATTAAAAGCCTTTCGCTATGTCTAAGATTTATATTGGAACTTCGGGGTCTAAGTCCATAGCTGGAGACGTTTTACTCTCAGCTGTCGTGTTAACGAGAGAATTAAGCAGCAGCATATTAAATGCTCAAGCGATAAAAAGATATGCTTACCAGCATACAGAAATTGCAGAAGAAATCGAACGTATTAGCAGTTCTTTCAAAGAACACAGCATTTTCGTAAAAAAAGAGCAGATAGACCTACTAGGTTTGAAAGAGGCGTTGAGGGAACGTATAGATAGTCTGATCGCACTGGTGTGCCTGCGTCAGCAGATATTTGACGATGTTGTGGTGTACTCTTCTGATGATGAACATCCAGCCCCTAAACAATACCCAATAATGCGTGTTGAAAAATGTGCAGAAACAGTTTTAGCCAACGCGATCGCTTTTAAGCATTTTGCAACCTATATGGTACAACAGTCAAAAATTTACCCATATTACGGTTGGCACATTAACTTTGCACGTCCCTGTAAAAAGCATATGATGGGTTTATTAAAGTATGGTCCATCACCCATTCATAGACGCAACGGGTTGCTTTCGATAGCTCCCTTCTTATATAAGAGGTTAGAGCTAAACGATAAAAGTGTTTCAATGTTTGTTATCTGGTTGAGAGATAATTACGAACCTTGGTGGTGGAGCAAGTTTGTAGATGTTCCGTTTAAGAGTTCTTTGTCTAGTTCGCAACGCGAAAAGGTCGAAGAATTACTTTGTTACTATCAGGGAGAGCGTTACAAAAAGAAGACGCCTATCCCTAAAGATTTTCAACAATGGTGTAAAGAAAATGCACCGGAACCCTTCTTCTAAAATGAAACTAGCAAATTTATTACAAAAACACCCGAATCACTATAGCCGAGCGGAAAAGTTAGTTTTAGCGGATAGATTTCTATCCTTAAGTTGTGCTAATGAAATACGTCGGTTAGGTCCTGTATTAGAGTTGGCAGACCATTTTCTAATCTGGGAGCAGATACAACAAGAATACGAAATACTCTCCCCGGAATTTCAGAGTTTACTAAAACAGCAAAGTTGTTCGACTCCAAATGGAGAAATTTCTAACTTAGATTACTTAAAGTCGTTAGCTCACCTGTGCATTTGGACGCATATGGACGAACCTGACGAGCAAAAGCGGATAACCTTGTGGTACGCAGAAGATATTAGACCAGCAATATATCAACTCTTTGCAGAGACGGTGGGACTAGATGTACTTTCTAAACAAATACCCTTTTAGGAGACTTAATGAGTTGCTTGTTAGTTGCAATTGATCCTGGTAAGTCAGGGGGTATAGCTTTCTTACAGTTAAACAGTGATAACACATACACTTATGAAGCTATGGTTATGCCTATAGCAGGCAAAGAGCTTGACTTACCAACAATTACTCAATTGTTAAAGGACCATCAACCACAGAAAGCAATTGTTGAACAAGTTCAAGCAATGTCAAAAAATGGAATACCGCAGGGAGTTGTATCTTCTTTTTCGTTTGGAGTAATTTACGGAAAACTTCTAGGAGTTTTAGCTGGGTTAGGGACTCCGACAGAACTCGTAAGACCTCAAATCTGGAAAGGAGAAGTCCTGAAAGGTACTAAGAAAGATAAAGATGCTGCTATTGACTATTGTAGAAGAGTATTTCCAAGTGTTTCTTTGATTCCACCACGATGTCGAACTCCACATGATGGGATAGCAGATGCCCTGTGTATCTTAGAGTATGGTCGGCGCATTTTAATTAATAATCCAAACTAACTATGAAGCCAAACTTTCCTATTACTTCTGTATCTAGACTAAACACTTACGTACAATGCGGTGAGTTATACCGCTTCAAGTACGTCGAGAAGATACGTACCCCTGAAGAATTTAATCCAAACTTTGTAATAGGAAGGTTGGCGCATCAAGTTTTAGAAGAAATTTTAGACCCGGAAACAGACTCTGCTGACTCATTAGAGGTATTTAGCCTTTTGCTTGAATCTTGGGTTAAGCAATATGGGTTAGACAACCTGCGATTAGAGGATATTCTTAAAACGGTTATCCCTCTTGGTAAGCTCTTTTATAGAGCTAGTGCTCGGTGTCACGGAGACGATGCTATACGAAATCAGAATGGTACCATTCCATCGAACGTAATTGAGTATCCTCCAAGCAGCTGGACAAAAGCTATGAAGGAATCAGGCTTGCACCAAGCACGTTATGCGCTTGACAATATTGCTGGAAATTGTAACCCGATTTTTATAAAGCATCCCCTTAGCTATTTACTAGCTGAAGCTTACAGCTATGTGTATAATTTTCAGCCACCACCCTGGTTAAAAACAATTGGTGTGGAAGTACCCCTGTCCACTACCGATACTAACAAAGTGTTATTTCCGGGAGAGGCTAACTTATTTGTTAACGCCTATATAGATTGGGTAGTTGAAATAGAAGGGGACGTTTTCATCCTGGACCACAAAACAGACGCATCAAAACCCTCTCCGGTGGACGTGCTCCACCATGTCCAGTTAGTTTTTTATGCTTATTTATACGAGATGGTATACGGCATCAGTCCCAAGGGTATTGGCATTCATCATTTACCTACGGGGTCTTCTGTACTTGCAGAAGTAGACAAGGAAGTACAAGTCAACACTGTTGAATATCTTCGTGAAATTCAAGATCAAATTTACGCCAAAAGATTTTTGAAAAGACATCCTGGCGAGTATAACTCCCCTTGTGTTAAAAAAGACTGGAAGACAAAAGACATTGTAAGTACTTGTCCGTATCTGGATAAATGCTGGAGTTCTTTTCACGAAGCGATAACCCCTGTTTGTTAAGAAAATATAAAGAAACTCGATTGTTAATAACTATCCCTGTAAGGCATAGGTCGTAAATGTTATTAACTAGATAAGAGCAGGTAATAAATTCTCTCCTGCAATTATCTATGTAAGCCTATGCTACCCAAATACAGAAAGCGTGACCTGGCTATAGGACTAGCTCATGCTGGTTCCGGTCAATCTCTTAGTGGCACACCTAGCATTGCTGCTGCAGAAGCAATTATCAGTAACTTCTGTGAGCAATTAGCGTTAGCCTTATGTTCTGGAAAAGTAGTGTATCTTCCAGGTGTGGGAAAATTCACACCAATTTTACGAAAAGGTAGATATGCTAAGCATCCAAGAACTTCCGATAGGATTGTCTTTCAGCCTAAGATGGCTGTGAAGTTTACTTCTAGCACTTTGCTTCGAAAGAGATTACAAGTTTCACTACTTGAAAAATTCATCTCTGAAGCAAACAATAGCGAAGACAGTGAACTTGAGTTTGCTGAAGATGAATAATTCCTAGTTAATAATTGATCGGTCGTGCAAGTACATTCATCATTTGCACGAAAATGCCTAAACCAAAGAAAAGCCTTCCTTCCTCACCAAACAGCCCTGGAATTGTGCGAACGTCCTTTCTCTCTTATTTAAGGGGAGTCTTTCCGTACAAACAGCCGTGGGTACATCCTTGCACAAAGTTAGTCATACCACACGAACTTATACACCGAAGGCTTGTGGAGTTGAGAAAAATTGATCCAAAAGGTTACGACGCCCTTTGGTTTCTCTGGACTTCACAAGGCACCCGTAGTTTTACTGCAGACCGACTTCATTGCTCAGCATCAACAATTAAACGATTGTGGGATGAAAGTGTAGATAAACTACTTCTAATGCTTTGGTTTCCTGAGCTGGTACCAGAAGTTTTCTTTCTCGAAAGTGTTTACGAAACCAATGAACAATGACGGAACTCGATAAGACTTATAGCTCACTGGCAGTTATCGAACAGTTCGAGAAGTTAATTGCTAACTTATCAGGACTGGCGCAAGTTTTACCTGACCAATATCAGAGTGAGCTAGAGGTGCATCTAACCACACTAAAATCGCTTGTCGAGTTGCTCGATGTTGATGGAGTAATGCTACCGGATGGTCTTAAACTGACGGGGGCACTACCCCGGTCTATTATCGAAAGATTGGGTGCCGGGGGTGAATTAATAAGACTGAGGGCAGAACGCAAACACACACTTGCTGAGCTATCAACGCAGTTCGGTATTAGTGAGCCTACTATTCGCAGATTCTTTAAGATTTACGAGAATGCCTCAAAGAAAGAGCAAATCCGGATGCGTCGAACAAGTATCTTTGATACGACTCAGCAATTAGAGGATCTAGCTGTTGTTATACAACGGGGGATAGCCCGACTGGAAGGAGGCAATGATGAAGTTGGCGTTAAATTCATTGGCGAAATGCGCCAACTAATCGAACTAGCTACTAAGTTCGCTGAAAAGATGGCAAACTATGAAAGGATGACTCGGCTACAAGAAGTCATAGCTGAAATATTAATAAATGAATTGCCTCACAAAAAGGTAGAAATTCTTAAGAAGATAAGAGCTGCGAGTATTAGTGCATCAAGTTCCTTACTGCCAGCTCAAACAGAAGACCTTTCAATCTCGTAATAATCGAGACTTAAATTGAACACCATTTAGATGAAGACTTAGCTTACTTTATTAAAGCTAAGTAACTTGCTGTTCACACATCCAGTACATGGACTTACCTTACGTTTGGTTTATCCAGAAAGATTCTTCAAAGAATGAAAATTCTGAAGAGTCCGAGCAATTTTACTATGGTTATTTACTTAGCAATAACCAGACGGAGACAATAATCATTACGGAAAATGGAAGTTTTATCAGACTGAATCCTTACCAACAAGGTGCCCTGTGGGGAATTCACCCAATTTACCAAGTTAGGGCAGAGTTATGACTGAAGCTTTGTGGAGTAACGGATTTACTTTTTCCAGTCCTGGAAAACTCTATACTTACAAGATCATAGGTCCTGTTTGTAGACTCTATGATCGCGAGGAATTACCATATCCCTGTTGTCGGTTGAGTTGGAAAGGTAAAGAACCCAGCTGGAATAGAGTTGGAAGAAGGTTTGTCCCAGATATGGGAACCAATAGATCGCCGTCCTACAACGTGCAGTTGTTAGGAGAGCGTAAATTTGAGGACGGAGAGTGGAAGATGATAGAACTGATTTACACAGTGCAGTACTCAAAGCTCTCTCCTGGCTTAAAAGAATGGTGGTACACACCTTCTTGTAAGTTACAGCATTACTTACACGAATTAAATTCTACAGATAAAATTTTAGGGGTTGCCGCATGATTCTAAATGACATAGAAATACGCCGTTTAGCAGTTGAAGAAGGAATGATCGAACCTTTCTCCGAAGGGTTAATCCGAAAGGTAGGAAACCAAAAAGTAATTTCCTATGGTCAGTCATCTTATGGATACGACCTTCGACTATCTGAAAAAGATTTTAGAATTTTTCGCCACGTTCCGGGTAGTATCATCAACCCTAAAAAATTTAACGAAAAAAATCTAGAAGAATCAGAGATTTACAAAGACGAAGACGGAAAATATTTTATTCTCCCAGGTCACAGCTATGCGTTAGGCGTAGCAGTTGAAAGATTAAAAATTCCAAAAGATGTGACTTGTGTATTTATAGGAAAGTCAACCTACGCAAGGTGTGGGCTGCATTGGAATGTTACACCTGGGGAAGCCGGGTGGCAAGGTTATTTAACGTTAGAAGTATCTAATTCTTCACCAGCTGATGCCCGAATTTATGCAAATGAAGGTGTTATCCAAGCTCTATTTTTGAGAGGAGAACCGTGTGCGATTTCATACGAAGATCGTAACGGCAAATACCAAAATCAACCGCAAGCAGTAACACTAGCTAAAGTCTAATAATTTTCAACTTAAATTAACTAAAAACATGACAGACATTTTTGAGCCAGTACAGAATCTAGAATATGACCCTGCCCCTATGTCTGAATTAATTCGCACCCGCTCCTACGCTCGAAGGGTAGAGGGGGAAGAGCGACTTGAAACCTGGGATGAAACTGTAGACCGTTGTCTTTACAGCTCTCATCTTGGGTTAAAGTTTCTAGGAAAATTTACAGAAGAGGAAACTCGATTAGTTGACCAAATGATGCGCGAACGAAAGGCATTTGGTTCAGCAAGATGGTTGTGGGTAGGGGGTAGTAAGTGGGTTGAAAAACCTGAAAACTATCCAGGTGGGTTTAACTGTAGTGCTTGGGAGATTGTCGATTGGGATTCTTTCGGAATCATGATGGATTTAGCCATGCAAGGGTGTGGCACTGGTGCAAATGTTGAGCTACGTTGTATTGAGCAGTTACCTGTTATTAACACTAAACTCGAAGTTAAGATAGTTGGTGAACCCGGTCAACGAGAAGCTCATAAACGTAGCGAAGAAACTTTAGTTTGGTTTCTAAAAGGATCTGCTTGGATTTTAGTCGGGGATAGCAGACAGGGCTGGGTAAACGCTTATCAAAAGCTTTTAGAGTTAAGTGCATCTGATAAAGATGAACTAAAAGTATTTGTTGATGTTTCTGGTGTACGTCCAGCAGGAGAACGGTTGTTAGGATTTGGCGGAATAGCTAACCCTATTGCATTACCTGGAATGTTCTTAAAATGCGCTGATGTTTTGAATCAAGCTGTCGGACGTAAGCTTAATAGTTTAGAAGTTTGTTTGTTGATTGGTGAAGCAGCTGCAGCAGTAGTAGCAGGAAATGTGCGTCGATGCTTGCCAGAAGATGCTCTAGTTCATACTGCTAATGGTTTAGTACCGATTAAAGCTGTCAACGTGGGAGACTTAGTTCAAACACCTGCTGGTTTCAAAAGAGTAACAAACAAGTTCTATCAGGGATTGCAGGATGTCTATGAGATTAGAACAAACTCAATGCCCTTTAGGTCCACTCTGTCACATAGACACGCTGTGTTAGCTTCAGCTAAAGGAGATTTTCGTTGGGTAAGTTGTAATGACTTAATTGAAGGTGATCGTCTTTTACATACAAAGGATGTGCTCCCTGGAACAAAAACAGACCTCCCTCCTGACTTTACACAGCTACGACCTAAAAACAGTACAACAGCTAAGAACTTAACTATTCCATCTCTGACACCTTTAATTGCTTGGTTGATCGGATTTACACACGGAAACGGTCACGTCGGGTTAGGACGTAACAAGTACGGAAAGCCATACGGGTATGTAAACTGGACAACAAATGCTACTTACTCTGAAGAGTTTTTAACAAGGTTAAAAGAAAAAATAAAAAACGGGATTGCAGAATTTGGGCTAGATATAGAAGTCACTCCAATAAAAGGTGAAAACACAATAAGGTTTAACTGCTGTTCCATTCGTTTGGCTGAATACTTTCACAAGTTTATTAAACAGGCTGGACGGTCATTAGAAGTTCCAGATTTCATTCTAAAAGGGGATGCCTCGATCAGATCAGCTTACTTAGCTGGTTTAGTAGATAGTGACGGCGCTATTTACAACAGACCTCCCGTTTTAGTGACAAACATTAGTAAAACATTCATTTATCAGGTTGGATCTGTACTATCTAGTTTGGGAATTGCAGGCAGATATGCAATGTCTCTACCAAGCAATCCCAACTGGAATATTAGACATAGCGTAAACATTCCAGCATTAAAGCCTTTGTATAACAGCTTGATAGCTCCATACTCTCTGAAGGGTCCAATTAAAATAGGACTCAAAATGTACGGGTATACAATACCAGCGACTTTAATGCGAGAAGAATATACCTACACACAAATGAGAGGTATGAAACTGAGCGCTAGCAGACAGCATGACTCAAACTATGAGAAATATTCTCAGGAGTCAGACGTAGAAATCGATATTCCGGTTACGGTTGAATCTGTAGAGTTTTTCGAGACTATGGAAACTTATGACATAGAAGTTGAAGAAGTTAATTGTTTCTATTGCAACGGTTACTTAACACATAACTCAGCAGGTCTACGTGTAGGGTCTTCAGACGATCCTGATTTTACTACGTCTAAAGACAACCTGTGGCAGCAAGATGAAAGTGGTAACTGGGTGATCGATCACAAACGCGATGCGCTCAGGAGTGCAAACCACACTCGTGCATTTCATAAAAAACCAACCTACGAAGAATGTCTTGAGGCTGTTACTAAACAGTATCACTCTGGTGAAGGTGCAATTCAATGGAGCGGCGAAGCAGTTGCCCGTGCCAATGCCGACTTATTAAACTCACCTGAAAAGAAAGCTTTATTTTTATCTCTATACCAGGAGAGCATTGAAGCAGCAAAAGCATACTTAAAGTCTCTGAGTAACGGGTCTGACTTAGACGAAAAAGTTCTTGAGAATAGGATTAGGAGGTATTCAGCAAATCCTTGTTTTACCGGAGACATGAAACTGTTAACCGTAACTGGTTATAAGTCTTTTGCTGAGTTGGAAAATACCGAACCAAAAATAATAAACAAGAATGGGAACATATCCAACTCTAAAGTTTGGTGCTCAGGAGAAAAAGAGGTTGTTCGGTTAAGGCTATCTAGTAAAAAAATTCTAAAGTGTACACCAGACCACGTATGGTACACAACTGAAGGAGACTGTGACGCTAAACATTTGAAAGGTAAGCGCTTGCTTCCTTACTTAAATGTACCGAATCACAAGCAAGAGTATGTAATCGATGGTTTTGTTCAAGGAGATGGAAATTTGTGTCGATTAAAATCAACGAACCATTTGGGTGTTGAAATAAACATAGGCACAAAAGACCAAGAGTTTCTTAGTCTTTTAGAGGACTGCGGATATATGTATGAGTGGAACAGCCAGTCTACTGTTTACGTTCAAGGTTTAAAAGACAAATTGATAAGTGACGGATTTTCTTCTGCACCACTCCCAGATAGAAGCTTACCAACAACTTATAAAGATTGGAGCGTAGATAAAAAAGCTGCGTTTTTAAATGGGCTGTTTACAGCAAACGGTTCAGTCTTGAAAAATGAAGGGAGGGTGACACTCAAAACAACATCAAGAGAATTAGTAACTCAAGTGATTAATTCACTGAAAAGGGAATTTGGAATCAACGCTTATTTCACGACAAATAAGCCTAAAAAAGTCAAGTTTAGAAACGGGGAGTACACCTGTAGAGAATCATATGACGTATGTATTCAGCAGTATGAATCACGTCTATTATTCTTCAACTTAATTAACTTCTCTCTGAGTTATAAAACAGAGAAACTACAAAGTCTTCTAATTAGGCAGGCACCGAGAATTACATCTGTCAAAAGTATTGGTTTCGAAAAAGTTTATGATTTCTCTGAACCAGCAACAAACTGGGGAGTTGTAGAAGGGTATATTGCGCACAATTGCCACGAAATAATAGGCTCTGATTTCATGTGCAACTTAGCTGAAGTTCACTTAAACCAATTAGACCCGTATAACTTTCAGGAGCAGAAGGATGCTTTCAGAGCAAGCTCTCTGCAAGCAAGTGCTCTACTACAAAGAGACTTCGCACACCCTCGAATAAACTATGCAAGAACGATCGACCCTATAGTAGGTGTATCTGCTACAGGGTTTTTCACGTTCTTTACCAAACTGTTTGGTGTTGATTATGTAAGGTGGTGGGAGGCTGGAAGAAATCCTAACTGGGATGACTTATCTCCTGATGGTGATTCCCTACTTGTTCGAGCCAGTAAACTAATCGGATTCGACTATGACTGTGCTGGAAAACTGTACAAACGAATCGAGGCAGAGTATTGCAAACGCTGGCGTGATGTTGTGGAGTGTACTGTATACGAGTATTGCGATCGTCACGGGCTACGCCGACCCAATCGCTGCACTACCGTAAAACCGTCTGGTTCTATGTCTATGCTGACGGGCACCGACTGTAACGGGTTACACCCACCGTTTGCTGCTTACTTTATACGCCGGATGACTTTTGGTAAAAACGATCCGGTCGCACTTGCTGCAATTGACTACGGGTACAATGTAGTTCCCTCTCAGTCAGACAAAGACGAGACTGGAAAACTGTTAAATGACCCCTTTGATGATAGATGCACAGAGTGGTTAGTTGAAGTTCCGGTCAAAAACCAAATTGTGAATGCCTTCCCTGAACTCGAAAATATCAAGTTTCGAGAATTCAGCGCATTAGCGCACTTTGATTTCTATATGGTTGTGCAGCAAAATTATATTGGACACACAGGTAGTGTTACGATTTCATTATCAGAGGATGAGATTAAGCCGCTAGCAAAACGCATTTACGAAGCAATCCGGGATGATGAAGGTTATGTCGGGATGGCTCTATTAGCTAAATTCGATGCTCCTTTTCCTAGACTGCCCTATGAAGCTATTTCTAGAGAGAAGTATAACGAGTTAATGAAAGGCGTTAGTCAACGGCGGAAGTCTTCAGACTTTAATAAGCTGTTGTCAAAACACTTAAAAAACAAAACTGAATCAGGACCACAGGATAGTGCTTGTGAAGGACTGATTTGTGAGTCGAGAAAATAATACCGGGGTGGGTTTTCCCACCCTTTCTAACATGAGTTTACCCATCTTGTTACTGCTAACTGTCCCTTACTTTATTGCAACCTTTATACCTGCAGCCGCCATTGTCTTCACTGTAGATACTTTAGTGGACAAAGCTACACGATCTAAAGTAGAACACGTTTTAATCGCTGTTTTAGTTTTTGTCTTCTCTGTTTTTCATGTAAACAAGCTTTCAATCCCAATAGTATTGCTTATCAAAAACATGAACTGGGTTCAAGCACTTATTGCAAGTTGTTTTATGCTAATCGGGTTATACTGCGGTCAAAAATTCGTAAAGCTAGTTAAAGGTTTCTGATTCGAAAAATAAAGCTAGTTCGATACCACTTTCTTGTAAAACTTCTCTAAACTTATCCATTTCAGGAGCCGTTAACTTCGGAAGTTTTGGATCTTGCTCTAAAATATCTAAAAGTTCTTTGAATCTAGATGCAATAAAATCTAAGGATAGATTCGAAGTTAGTCCAGTAAATAATAAAGTAAAAACAGCTTGAGCTTCCACTGAAATTTTTGCGGAATCGTAAAACTTTTGCCAAGGGAACTCAGGCTGTTCTTTTATCCTTTGAAATAGTTTTTGTGTTGGAGTTTGTACTGAAAACACATTTACATTAGTTGTCTGAGACACCTGAAACTCTTGCCACTCCTCTTCTGTAATAGGGTGTTCAGCTACGCCTTCCTGGAAGTTTGCAAATGCTCCGCTAATGATATTGCCGTTACTATCTTTCTGTACAAACATTTGTTTTACCTTTTGTGATCAGTCAATATTTACTTTTAGATAATTGAAGTTTACCCACCTTTGTAAAGGTTGAAATCTTCCCAACCAAGCGTTTGAATACTAGTAGTTGCTAGCGTCCAGTTATACGTACCAATACGTTGCATTTGAATTTGAGCAGACGTATTTGTGGGGATCTTATACTCGCTAGTCGAAGAGTTTACTGTAAGTGAGTTATTAAAAGATAAAGTGTGAACAACGGACACACCTCCTGCCATCCCCTGAAAACCTGTCGATAGCTGGATAGTACTTTGCGGGGGTAACATTGTGGACAAAGGAGATTGCATACTAATCGTTATGGCTTTTGCTCCTAAATCTATCAAAGGTACGCCAGCTGAGAGTATTATTTTTGCGATTACTGCTAAACCTGTTGGTAACGTAAGCACATACAACGTTGGAGTATCAGCAATTGCACCGTCAATAATATCTCGCTGAGGCACATCGTACTCAAACAAAAACCCGTTCTGGAAAAATTTTAAGATAACACCGTCTTTGTAGACAATTGAGCCGAGCCTTCTAGCAAACCATCCTGACGGTCTGTTTGCTGCCACTATACTATTATCAATTCCAACATCAACTAATCCGGTTGATAGATCGTAAATCAAAAATACATGATAGGTGCCAGCTTCCAGAGTTACCCCAGAGAATCTTCCGCCAGCTCCTCCATACGTCCAGGTGGACGAAATACTCTTTGTTACATCCGTAGGTAAATACGCTTGCCAGTAAGCTCCAATAGTTGTGACAGCTCTTCCAGATTTAACCGTTATCTCTGAGCTACTATGCCAGGATAAACTCAACCCCTCTGGTGCTGTGGCAATAAAATAAGGAGCAGTTTTAATCTCAGTGTTAAACCTACCAAGAATTTCCCCAACTGACGGAGTTTGCGTTGGTACAGGCACACTTTTAATTGAAGTAGCGTCAAAATTTCTATGCAGACAGATATTGTTAATAGACCCACTTCGTCTTGGAAAGAGTGTCATAAACCCTCCAGTAGGGATAAATCATACCACCCAAGAGTCTGAAAAGTTGACTGCTGGTTTACGTCAGCTGCATAGTTTCCCGTCCTACGAAAATGAGCTTGAGCATTACCGTTAGTTGGTACCCAAACTTCTGTGTTTGGTGAAACCAGAGCGTAGTCAACAACGGTATCGTAAAACAACCACGATCCAGATGTACCCTTAAAGTCTGCAGTAGCCGGACTGGAGTTAGGCACAAAACTAGTTTTATTAGGACTATGGACTACTAGTGCCATTGCTTCATTTATTGCGGTTGCACCAGGGGAAAAATTTCCATGCGCCAACATGGATTTTCCAACCGGAATACTCAACGTATAATCAGCTCCCGTAGTTGGTATAGCAATGGAGTTTAAGTCAACAGCAACAGTCTTTCGTTGAAAGTAAGCACCAATTTGATTAAACAGCTCAATTGCACCAGATACCCTTCTGATTGAGCCTAACCGTCTACCAACCCAACCTGTAGGAATGTTTGTGCCGCTAACTGCACTATCAAACCCGGCATCGATCGCTTTTGTTTGAGGGTTGAAAATTAGGAAAAAATGGTAAGTGCTGTCTGTCAAAGAAACAGAGTTGAAACGACCACCGTTATTGTTTCCTGGTGCCCACGTCGCTTCCAAGTTTTTAGTTAACGAGCTAACTGCTTGAACAGCGTACCGACCACCAACCGTTGTGACACAATAACCGGGTGTAACATCGATATGCGTGTTTGGGTTAGTTGAGTTGTTTACGATTGTTAAACCTTCGAGATGAGTTGCTTTCAAAGAAGGCAGCGGTTCAAATTGAGTTCCTGTCCAGAAGAGTGCATTTGTAGTTGCCTCCTGTGTTCTTCTAACATGCAGACCACGAAAAGAAGCAGCGTTCCATAACGGACGTTGAGAGTATACGTTTATTACGTAAGGGTTCAGGTTGCTGTACATCAGTATCCCCTTAGCAAAGCATGGTCATACCACCCAGTAGTTATTAAAGTGGTCTGCCAAGCACTCCCTAAGTATTCTCCGGTTCTAATCATCTTTATCTTTGCTTCTGCATTTGTGTGCCTGAGTAACGATAAAACCGTAGTTGTGTCAGTGAGGTCTACTGGAGTAAACACAAAAAAGCTGCCATAAGTTCCCCGAAAGGAACCTACGTGTGGACCCAAATTTGGAGTCTGCGTGTTTTGGTCCGGTGATTGCACAGAAATACTAACGTCCCCGCCTTCAATATCACCAGCTAAACCACCAGCAAAAATAAAGGAAGCCTCCACAGGTAATCCCGTTGGTACACTTAACGTATATAGAGTACTAGTTGTGGCTATTTCAACACCATTCAAATCAACTATGGGAGTTTTATGCTCAAAAAACCACCCAAACTGATTAAACGCAACAATGCTGGAACCTCTATATAAAATGGAACCAACTCGTCTAGCAGACCATCCGGCTGGGCGATTTTCTGCATTTAGATTATCATCAAAACCAGCATCCACTTCTCCTGTAGAGTTATTAACTAAAAGAAAGCAATGGTAAGTATTGGGTGCTTCTAGGTTTACATCATTAAATAAACCACCGCTGTTGTTGCCAGCTTCCCAAGAACTATCTAATTGTTTTACTAAAGTTGTATCGAGTCTTGCGACTCTTCTTTGTCCAATCGTAGTTAGGGCAGCACCCGCACTAAAATTCAAATCGTGGTCAGCGTCGATCGCATTATTAGATAGAGTAAGTCCTTCTATCCCTATACTGGGCAAAAACTTGTCTGGTAACCAGGTATTATTCCTCCACACAAAAACTTCATCATCGGTGTTCGGGACTGTTACTAAAACACCCTGAAGTCTTTGTGCATTCACTTTCAAGTTTTTAGGGAGATTAATAACCCCACTTGAACCTTTTGATAAGGATAAACGCATGGTTTAAGTCTGGATGCGACGATAGACATACCCTTGAAAAGTCACGACATTTGTGACTGACGCCCTTATTTTCAAATTTCGACTACCCGTTAAAGGTACTCCTGGTTCCAGAATGGCTTTTCCTGATTTAGGTGGAATAATGATGGTGGATGCAACAGGTGACGTACTATCTGAAGCAACTCCGTTGGCTGTGACGTAAGTGTTTACTTCTACGTCATCAGTGTGAAAGTTATTAACCCAAAGAGTAATGTAGTCGTGAGCAGTTGCGTGTGCTACATGCACAAGTTGCGCCGGGTGGGTTGTTGATGTAACAAGAACAGGTACACCTTCCGCTGAAGTTGAGAGAAAAAGTGATAGGTGGTCAGTTGCCATAATGGAGCAAGAATAAAACGAACTTTTATAACGCACTCAGCGTAGTGCACTTATCCGTTGAGTATGTGTTCAAAAAAATGACTGGTAACAACAATCAATACATCCAAGCGTATGTAAGCCCACGGTATCTGCAGAAGGCAGACCGCACAACCAAGCCGTTACAATTAAAATTGAAGCGGGTGGGTACGGAAGAAAAGTGCATGTAGAAGTAGAACAAGTTAGTTAACTTGCAAACTCTAAAGGTGATGTCATCCCCGTAACAGATACCCAATCTTTTAGGTATCCTGTTAAAGAGCTTAAGTCTATATGATTGCCTGCAACAACTGCTTGCAGGCAATCATGCTTTTGAGAATTACATGTTGTATCGAGTGAGGCTACTGATTGAGGTAACTGTGCAGTAGCAACCTGAATTTGTTTATTGCTTGGGGGCTTGATTGATTTTTTTGCCTGCTCCGATACGTTGTTAACAACTGCCAGCATCTTTTCAACAACGCCAAGATTCATAGGCTGAACAACTGCCGCTTGATTCAGTTTATTCACATCTGCAGCAGGCGTGTGCACAGATGAATGTAGGTTCTTCCTACGTCGCTTTTGGTTTGAAGGTGAAACAACATGAGCAGGTTTTATAGTTTCAGTTGGTGCTGAAGCTGGGACAGATTGTTCAGTAGGTGTAACTCTTTCAGACGGAGGTGTAAACGATTCTGCTACCTTTTCCATCTCCTCTGGACCAATAGGGTTACGGTAAGCTTTTACTCGTTTGTGAAAGAAAGGAATCGCTTTACTCCAACTACCCATTGAGGTTCCTTGTCCATACGGATTACCTTCAAACGATGCCCATTCGTAACCTAACTGACGGCGCACAAATGGATCGTTAATCTTACCAGCTGCAATACGCTCTAAAATACCTCGGTCTGCTAGTTTTGCGACAGCAAAAACATCTTGTGATGCAGGACTAAAATCTTTCAGTCCATAATTCCTTGCTGCTTCTGCCCATGTGTGTCCCATAGCTTGATAACGTCCACTGGCAGAGCTACCACCCCCTGGTGTTCTCTCGTTTCCGTGAAACGGATGCTTCGACATATTAGAAATCTTGCGGTAGTTAAAGCCTAAGTCATAGCCACCACCGGGTTTACCCCACAACCCTTCTGCATAAGCGATCGTGTCTAAAACCGCTCGAACATTTGGATTTGCTAAGTATTGCGCCATTTTTTTTCCTCTAGCATTCAAACCAGAGGGAATACGAATTGGCGTACTAGATGCAATCTTATCAACGGACTTTGTAGTAGCTGATTGTCTTGTAGTATTCAGCTTTGAGGTTGTTACAATTTGACCATTTTGTTCAGTTGAAACAGTAGGTGCAGACTTAGAAATAGTAGAAGCCGTTGTAGGTACAGTAGCAGGTGCCTGAGTTGCGGCTGCTTGCTGTGTTTGTTTCACTTGTTTATTAAGATTTGGGGCACCTCTAGATAATTCACGCGCTAAACGGTCGCGCATCGCTATGGATGCTCTTGAAGCGTGATTTGCATCTTTTGCATAAAAGTCAACTGAAACGTGAGCACCTGTTGTCGAACCAGTTCTACCTTGAGTACCTAGAACGCTACCTACCACAACACTCTGACCTTTCTTCACGTTCACACGGTCTAAGTGGGCGTAAAGGATGTCTACGAATTCTCCAGTTTTTGAATCTTTACTACGAACAATTACCCGATTACCATAACCTCTACGGGTATCTCCTCGCTCTAAATGTGACTCCCAGTTTTGATTAGCTACTACTTCAATAACTTGTCCAGAAGTTAGGGAACCAAACTGAGCACCACGCTTACCTGACTCAACAACATAGTCAAGACCTGGTTCACCTGAAGCATCTACTGCAGAAGTAACGATGATGCCCTTAAACGGAACTACCTTGCCAGATAATCTTCCTGATAAATTTTGTGGAGGAGAGGAACCTGCAACCGATTTAGGCAACTCTTGTCCTTCTTTAACAATTACAGAAGGTCCGAGCTGTTCCAATTTTGCAAGCTGTTTATAGCTTTGACCCGAACCAATGTGGAAGAAATTCTCTCCATAAGTTCGTAGCTTGTCCTCACCTTTAACCATGTTGCTATACATGGTTGTACCTTTAAAGTCGGTACGTCCTCCAACATGTTTTCTGGCTTGAGCCATCTTTGCGGGGTCAGCCACATCTGCAAAAAACTGGTTTAATAACTGGTTCGCTTGGGCACTGCTCATCCCTCGTTTTCTTTTAAGAATAGAGACGGCATCAGACCTATTCTTAATTTCAGAAGCACTTACACCAAAATACGGTTCGAACTGTCCAGACGCAAACACTACTGCTGTAACACTAGAACCATAAGAAGCGGCTCCTACTTTAGGTGCGTTTATTCTATTGAAAACCGCTTGGGCAACATCCAAACGACCCATCCGAGTTGGAGCTTCCATGATTGCAAGTGCTGCAAGTCGGTAAGCATCTGCCTCGTTAAGTTTCACACCTCCCTTAACCGTTACTGGTGTACCAGTAACCGTAGACGTATCAGTAGGGTCGCTTACTTCAACTTGTGTAGTTGGTAAAGATTCTTTAGCAGACGTTTTTTGGGATTTATTAAACAGTGAAGCCTTAAACTCTGACACTTTAGAGAGAATCGTTTGAAAATCAGAGTAGGTACGTTTGATGTACGATCGCACTCCTTCAACCAACTCCATACTTTTTCGTCCGACTGCAACAACTCCTTCATAAACACCAGACCACCATTGACGTTGCTGGTCTCTCTGTGTCTGGTTAGATGTTTTAGCTTGAGTCATTACGTTAGTAGCTGACTCAGGTTGCTGAGTAGGACTCAAATAAGACTGTGCAATTGCTAAGCGCTCTTTAGAACGTTTGGTTACATCGAGTATTTCATTATCAGTTTGTTTAATAATGCTTTGCTTTTTAATGGGTTGATTTAGAGCATCAGGTGTATTCCATCTTGCGCGGCGACGTTGAGCTACTTGAACCAGGCGAGTTTTTGATTCGTCTTTTTTCTTACCAGTGAGCATAGCGTATCCGCCTGCTACAGCACCTACCAAAAGACCAATACCTGCTGCTGCTAAAAGAATAGGAGCTGTCGCCACTGCTGCCACTAATCCAGCACCGACTAATAACCCCCCAGCTAATAACCCTACTCCAGCACCAATTACACCCCCTGCAATTTGCCCTGTAGTGATTGTTCCAGCGCTCACATTACGCATGTATGCTTCTTGTGCCAGATTCTCACCAACTTTATCAAGAACGAAATCACCTAAGAGACTACCTGCGACTGCACCGATCGGTCCTCCTAAAGCACCCCCTATTAAACCTCCTGCGATAGAACCTAATCCACCAGATGTTCTTCGAACAGAAACTTGGTACTCAGCCTCAGTTCGTGCCGATTGAGATTGCACATATCCAGCTCCTATCCGAGTAACGTCTATTGCAGGTCCGAGAATTTGAAGAATCTTTCCAGCAGTTTTTGTGACAACTTTAGACGTTCCACCAACTAGTTTTCCAATAGAGGCTGCACCTGGCGCATGACCCAGCACTCTACTAAATCGACCAGTTGCTTGTGCTACTTGGGAGCGGAATCCTTGTCGGTAAGCAGCTGACGCTGCTGTAACCATGCGATCGAGCTTATTAGCTTTTCCACTGGCTATCTTTGCTAAGGAATTTTGTAGGTAAGACTGCACAGCAGCACTGCCCATCTTACCTACTTGTTTCCCTACATATCCAGCCAGCACGGTATCTCTCGTTAAAGGTTCGACGAAATCTTCCAGAATAGGGACGATACCGTAATCTCTAGCTTCGTAACGAAGTCGAGCACGTTCTTTAGCAGCCTCAGACCCAATAAACTGTCCTAACAAAGACCCAGCCACATCGCCTAACGGACCCATTGCAAAGAGTCCAAAAACAGAGCCTACTAAACTGCCACGCCCTGCACCTGCTTGGATGTAAGCTTCTTCTACTTCTGAAAGAGAGCTGTAAGCATTAAGTTGTCCTGCCTTAAAGACTCCTCCACCAACTGTGGCAAGATCAAGAGCAGGGCTGAGAACGTTTAAGAAAGTCTCTTTATATCCGTGAGCTAATATGGTTTTGGCAAGACCTGGTGTGTATCTAACAAGTTGTCTTATACCTCGGTCAACCAGTTGGTTAGTAACACTACCTGCAAACGCTAATAACTTTCCGGCACTTTTAACAGTTGACTTAGCAAACCGGGCGGCGGCAAGTGTTGATCTAAGAGCGTAAGACGTTACTTGACCCGTACCGTTAATTATGTGCTTTCCAAACGTTGCTACAGCTTTGGTTGTTGCTACAGAAGAGTCAAATAAGAATTTAGCTGTCTGTCCTGTAAGAGTACCCAGATTGCTTAAAAGTTTAGATGATTCCCGAAGATAGGCACCTGTAGTTTTAATAAAAGACCGAGCGGCACTCATCGTGGTTATAGAAGCATACTCTCCAATATCTCTAAGTGCAGAAATAGTCTTGGAGACAAACCCTTTCGGCAAATGAGTAGTTTTTAATAAGTGGAATGCAGCTTTTGCTGAAGTGGTAATTACTCTACCACCTAGTTTTAAGGCAAGGGATGTCGCAGCGATCGCTGGTTTTCCTAACGTCTTGTAGAGCAGGTTTGTTGCACCTATTGCCAAATTTGTTAAAAATGGAAAAACTGACCTTAAACCTGTAAGTCGTTGCGTGGTTTGCCATAGTGCTTGTGCAGAAGAACCTATTACCGATGCTGCAAACCTAGAGCCTCTTACTAAAGCTTTACCCGCAGATAGAGCTATAGCTGAACCTATATTGACTGTAGCTTTAACTAGAGATGACGCAGACCGCCCAAGCTGACGAAGCAAACTACCTTTTGTTTTTAGATAACCAGGTATATACTTTGCGAACGTAGCTAACTCTGAATAGATACCACCCCCGATTCGTAGCAGTTCAGATCCAGCTGACTGTGCCAGTGCTTGTGTTACTTTACTTAAAACGTTAAAACCTGTTCGAGCAAGAAGCGAGACAGTATGAACGCCAGCTTTAAGAACACTAGAACCTAAGTAAAAAGAAGAGCGTAAAAGATTATTAGTTAAGCTAGCTATCGGACGAGCAATTTCGAAAGCTGCTGATACTCCTAGCTGTAATCCTTGGATTGATGCATTAATAATAGGTTTGGCTAGCTTGTAAGAATTCTCGGAAGCAAACCTAACAGTCTGTGTAAAAGCTTTGACTGTTGATTTAACCAGGCTAAATGAAGAACTTAATACAGCCCGACCAGCAGCCATCGAGAGTTGTGCAGTTTTCAGTGCAGTACTACCTGCAAATTTTAAGGCTGGAAGAAACAGGTCATCCGACCAGTAAGAAAATTGAGGAATATATTGATATAACTTAGCGGCAGCTTCTCCTAAGTAGCTCTCAGCTTTTGAAGCCATACGCAAAGCTTGACTTGCAACATACACTCCAGACGACCAAACATTTGAAAGAATTTGCTGACTGAATCTGCCTAGTTTAGCTACCTGATTGGTAGTAAATTCTGTCACTTTGTTAACAACCGTCGCGCTTAAAGCTATACCTTTTCTAGTGAGTTTACCCAGTTGCCGAATAGGGTATGCAACCACTGGAAATAACGGTTTTCCAAGAGAGTAGGCAAATCGTCCAAATCCTTTTGCGCCAAACTCTAGTAAGTTGTAAGCCTTTCCTAAGACTGGAATTGCAAGTGCCAGAGAAGAGCCTAAAAATGCAGCCGTTGTTGTGGTAGCCGCAACCCCCAGTGCAGTCAGATGCGACAAAGCATTATAGCCAAGCTTAGCTGCCTGAAACACAGCTCGTCCAACTAACCGCATTGTTTGAGAAACAAACTTTTTAATACTAGACCTTAAAGGACGCAGCACTCTTGTGGTTGCTTCCTTCTCTGCTAGCAATTGTTTATTAACTCGTAAGTAAATTGAAGGTGACTGCATTGGGTCATATAGAGCATGACCGTTAGCTGCATACTCTAAATCCTGTTGACCTAAATAAGCTGAGAGTCCAAAGAATCCAACCAAAGGTGCAACAAGTCCGGCAGCTCCTCCCAGGATAAATCCATAGAGAGGATTTTTCGAAATCAAACCAGCAGCAGCGCCTAGTGTTGCTCCCAGAAATCCTCCTAATTGACTATTTCGTAGCTTAATAATCTCTCGCTTAAATGCCTGCACTTGTGCCGGGTTCTGTCTTAGCTTTTTATTAAGAGCAGCATAGTCAGCGTTGGACTGAATACCTTGAAATAAATCAACTCCTATAAATACAGAATCAACCAATCCAATAGCACTAACCCCGCCAGCAGACATTTTAGAGTTTAGATTGTAGGTTGCAGCGTAGGCAGGGTTAATAACTTTCTCAAGTGAACCAAGCGTAGTTAATGCTACATTTCTCAGAGAAGCTGCAAGAATGCTTGAACCGGAACGAAGCATTCTGTAAGAACCAATTCCTTTTGCTACCCCTCCAAGAATTTTTCCAACAGGTTTTGGAAGGTCAGAAAAATCAGCGTTAAAAGTTTGGACTGCTAAGTTCCACCCAGACATATCTGGCGCTTGTCCAGCAAACCGTAAATTAATAAGTGGGGCAGTAGACTTATGAGAAACGAAACCTTTAACAAACCTTTTAGGTGCATTTAGTACGTCACCTAAAACTGCTCGTTCTACACGAAAAGCTTTACTAGCTGCACGTCTGTATCGAACACCTGGATCAACAAAACTCGTTCGATCTTTTATTAACTCTAGAATTGATTCATATTTGTCTGTGATGCCTGCATTACTAGTCCTACGCAGGACTTTTAGCAAGTCATCTACCTGACCGGGATAACGCTTGATATATTCATCTAACGCTCGAACATTGGCAGATAACTCATCACTGTAAACCTGCTGCAAAAAGCTAGCGTTTACATCACCGGAAAACCTCTGATACAAAGCGACAGTGGATGATTGACTAGATCTAGTTAGCAAGTCCTTAAGTTCTTGAACATTTGACCGAGTTGTGGCGTGTGAATAAATAAACTGGTCTAAATCATCCAAAGTTAAACGCTGTTTTTGACCCAAGTCATCTAAAGCATGAGAAGCTTCGTGCAGCAGTGTGAACCGAGCTTCAGCTAAATCAGTGGGGCGTACCCTACGTCCAACAGCTTCTCTTCCTAAAACTCTTGCCGTTGCCTTACTCAGTTGAATAGAGCGGTATTTACTTTGATAGCTGCCTTCAATCGAGAAACGACTACCAGAAGAACGGGTACGAACACTGGTCAACGGAATGTCAGCTTCCGTACCAAGGCCCAAAAGAATATTTCGACTTAACGATCTCGTAGCTTTAACGTATTGACCTGAAACCTCGCCACTACTCCAAAACTTAAACGCTTCAGCAGTATCTTGAATCAACTCTTTTGTTCTGGCTATCCAGGTAGATAACTTACCTGGCTGTTCCTGAAATGACTTAATAAAGTTGGAAAAACTATGTACAGCTGAAAGTTGAGTCACCGGACCAAGCCCACCTGTCGCAAAGCTCAAACCGATATTAAGAAGAGCAGTCCGAGCTACTGAGCGACTTTTAATAAGATTTGGTAATTGGATTAATGTAACTGCGCTAGCTGTTGTTAACGACTGTTGAATATAAGTAAGTACTGGATTTTCTTCCTGATTTTTGTAGGCAGACCTTGCAAGTGAATCTCCAATATTTAATCCTAATATTCCACCTAGAATAGAAGCCCCGAAACTCAGTAAGGGATTTCGAGTTAAACTTGCAACAAAACCCCCAACAGTGAATCCAACAAATGATGCTCCAGCTTCTTGATAAGCTCTCTGAAACTCCTTAAAAGGGTCTGCTTCATCCAAAGATTTCAAACGCGCATCAGCTAAAAATGCTGAGAGAAAGTCTAACCCACCAAAAAATAGTCCAGGGGACAAACCTTTTGGAACAGACGCTAAAGCATCTGATAATGCAAATCCAATTCTTGGTATAGCCTTCTGAACATTTCGAGTAGCAGTTTTAACTACTTTCTCAAGAGGGTCTGCTATGCCAGATACGTTAACATCGGGAGTTGTAAAATTAGGTAGATTAGCTGCACTAATATTAGAAAAAGCAACCTTCAAGCGATTAATAACTGGGTCAAGTTTTTCTGATACTAAAGAAAAAGTACTAGATAACTTTGTGGTAACTCGACTAAACGATGGCAAAGAACCGTTAGGGAAAAAGTTTCCAATATCGTAAGACGGGACTTTACTTCCAAGATTAAAATCTGAGATTTTGTCTAAAGCCCAGTCTAAAGAATCAAATATTTTATCAGTAAGTCGTGAAAAATCTACACTAGGTAGTCTGATTGACTTAAGAGCGTTAGGTACACCTACTTTGGGTACATTAAACCTGAAATCAGGTTTATTAATTTTTAGAAACGAGAAGTCTAACTTGAACTTTGTGATTGGTTCAACTAAATAAGATAAGCGAGACTTCACTCTGTTTGCTACAGTTAGTAACCAGTTTGCTGGTTTCCATAAAGCTTCAGAGACTTTACTGTAAAGTCCCTTAAGTGTGATGAATGAGTCAGAAAGCTGCTGACTTAATTTAATAGTGATAGGTTGGCTAAGATCTTCAAGTTGTAATTTTAATAAAGTGCTAGAGGCAGCGTGTAAAAAGCTGTAACTTGAGAGGTTAGCAGGTTCAGGTGGTCTAGCTATAGCAGCAACCGTTACCATTGCATGGTACATAGCTTGTCGCCGCTGCAAGGCTAACCGGAGTGAATTACTAATCCGATAGTTACCTGGACCAAAAGCTTGAAGCACTCGACCACCCGCTGATGAGTCAAAATACTTTTGCTCAGTTAACCTATCTCCAGAACTGCTTAATCTACCGATAGCCAAAGGATAAACAGTAGTCTCATCTATAAATGTGTTTGCAGATATGGCGTTTTGAATGTTTGCAGTCTGTTGCCGTTTTAAATGAAGGGCAATGTTCCCACCAACGAAAGGTTCCCGCCCAGCAAGGGTTGAAGAGCGTGGTTCATACGAGTCGAACTGAGTGTAAACACTTCTAGGTAAAAGCAAAGTTTTTACAACTTGTACTGGAAGTGAATCCGAGAAAAGACTTAAATTCTGTTCCTGTAAAAAAGGTGCTGCGAAGTTCTCTAGTAAAAACCGAAATGGAGCAGACACGGTTGAAGCGATGAAACTTATTGGAGTTGCGATCGCATTACCAGCGGTTCTGACGAATGAACCTAAACCAAATGAATCAGCTAGTTTAGCTGCTGACTCAACAGGCTGTGCTAAGAATCTACCAACTGATTTAACTAACCCCTGCTCTAGTTGACGAAGTGGCGTACTGGTTGCTTTAAGATGATCTAGTCCAATTAAAGAACCGATGCCTAAAGCGATTGCTCCCAGAGGTCCTAAACCGATCATCGCTGCCACACCAGCAATCCCGGCTGAAATCCCCCAGTACAAAGCACCCGATGTCATCTGTTCACCAGCCGCTAACCTCGTTGAGATTGGTTGTGAAGAACCCCCCAATAAAATTGCCCCCGACTCAAATATTTCGTAAAGGGAACGCCCGGTTGCAACCCAAGCACCTGTCAGCATGGAGGCTCCTTTCAAACCTTTTATAGTTGTAGTAAGAAACCCTTCAGTCCAAGGACGGGTAAACGCTGGTTGATTAAATGCAAAGTTTCCAAGAGAGCGTTGAACCTTTCCTTGCGGTACTGATGACTTGGCATCTTCTCCTGAAAGTTGCTGGTCTACCCACTTCATCCAGGAGCGGCGGTCTGTATCCAAGTCATAAGAGCCGCGAATCGGTTCAGACAATCTGCCTAAAAATCGCTGCAACCCCTCACTTTGCTCAAACCGGGCGTTTAATTTTAAGATCTGCAAGTATCTAGATTCTGCTGTAAGGTCACCTAGTTTATTAACTTCGTCTAATACTTCATCTAAAGCTTGTCCTAATAACAACTTGGTTTCATCAACGTAGGCACGGATATTAGACGGCGCATTTCGACTACTACCCCCGTAAAACGCTCTGTACAAGTTTAGGTCTGTTCCTTTGAGTACGACCCGTTGCATCTGTTGACGAACAATTTTAGTAACCTCGTTTTGCACCGTGGACTTAAACGTTCGCGTAAGTTGTGCTTTCTGAGTATCTGTTGCTCCTTCAACCTGCGTTAAAAGGTTTTTAACTTGGGTTAGATAAGAACCTGTAAAGTACTTGCCAACTCTGTTGTGCAAATTCTGGTAAGACTTATTGATACCAGATACTAACTCAAAGGGTGACCCATCGATAATTTCACTCACGTCTATCGGTAAGCGATGTACATTGCTATACCGATTGAGTTTGTCTATCTGAAAAATGGTAGATTTGCCAGAACCAGGAAGGTTCCCAGAAGTGAAGACGTATCGATAGGGGGCTGTTAGCTGCTTACCCTGACTTAACTTAGAAGCTTCTGTAAGTTTACTAATTTCTGTTTGTGCTACATATGCAGACAATTTTGCAGTGATTTCTGTGCCAGCACTTATTGCACCAAATGTTAGTAACACCCCAAGAGGGGCTGTTAACCAGGCTGCGTTAGAAAACGAACCCAGCCCATTTGTTAAATCAAAAGGGTTATAGCTTTCAGCTAACTTTCGACTCTTCCACTGTGACTTTTGAAACCAGTTTAGAAAGGCTTCGTAGGGGTCTTGTTGTCGTGGTTCACCTCCTTCTATAGTTGACTTTTGATAAATAAAGTCACTATGCGCCAGAAAATCAAAGGGTTTATACCCTCTGTATTGCATCTGATAACCAGGCATAATGTCATGCCCTAGTTCGCCAAATGCATAGCCTTCTTTCAAGAAATCTAACAGTAATTCCGACGCTCTCTGATTCGAAGCATGTTGGAGTCTAAATTGTCTTAGTCCCAATGCGCGTGAAATACCAGCACTTTGAACCGCATCCATTTCATATGGTGTGATCGTTTCGTAAGTCGCAAGCTTTTGACGTGGGGCTGCACCTCTTATTTGTGCTAATGCTTCACTTAACGACTTAGCTTGACCTAAATGCATCAAACCGTAGGTTCTAGCTAGTAAATCTGTTGATAGTCCACCTCGGACAAAATCATAGGCAGTAGCAGAAATATCACTAAATGAAGAAGCATACTGAATATAGTAGTTAGTCTTATGAGACTTAAAAGTAGCTCCGAGAGGTCCAATCAGGTTTAAGAATGGGTCTGTAGTATCACTGTACAACCCTGACGCTTTTGGTAATTCAAACAAACCAAAAGACAAAGTTTTAGCCAGTTTATTAAGAACACCATACGCGCCCCTCGGACGTTCTCCGGCTAAAACCCCTTGTCTAGACTTTGGCTCTGGCTCAACTCCTGAAAGTAATCGTAAAGTTGCACCTAACACAGGAGTATTATACAGATTACTTAATAACCCTTCTGGCATCATCGAAGCTAACGCATATGCTGTACCTCTTAAGGCAAATAGCCCCATTGCAGCAGCAGCAATTCTTCCCCCAATAGATTTTAGATTCTTGTAAGGAAGGTCTATTTTATTTGGAGTTTTTAAACTTCCGTCACTCACTTCGTGTAGAAATTTCAGTTCTGAAATTCGATGCGCCTGCTCCCAAAGTGATGGAGCACTTATAGTAGATAAAAGTTGACGTGAGACTGCTCTTTTTGAAGTAATCGACGAAGCTGGAGCTGTACGTAAGTTTTCAACCAATTCGTCAATATAGTCTGCAGCAGATGTTCCAGCCTTTGCCTTTGGTAACCAGTCTTGAACTAATTGCCTATACTCTTTTGCAGAAAGATTTCGAGTACTAGCCTGAAATTGAGCAGCTAAACTCTCTGTATCTGCAAACACTCCCATCCGATCTAAAACTGCACCTGTTAATAAACCTGCTCCAAGAACTCCCCCAACTTTTGTCAAAGGATCTTTGAAAGACTCACCCACATAACCACCATCAGGGTCAGCCATAAGATTCGCCATCACCAAACTAAGATAGTAAGGTGCTGCTTTACGTAACCCTTTTGGTACTTTGAAATTAGCAAGCTGTGGATTGATAATGGGTGCAACAGCTTGGAGAGTACTACTTGCAAACGCGACGGGCAAAGAGTAGATAAACCTTAGTGTTTTATTCGAAAACTCTAAGGCTCCTCTACTTATTTGTCTAAGAGCACGAGTGTGTTTATCAACATCATCAAGTTGTTTTAATAACGAGTGGTTAGACCCAATTCTATTGGCAAGCTTTGACCGAATATCTGCTTGAGACAGTTTGTTAGCTCCTAAAAGAAGAGCGGTACTGAGTCCTACAAACTCCATCCCTTTTTCATATACAGACTCTTTTTCGTAAATAAGACTGTTTCCAAATGTCAGAGCAGAGAGCATTCCTCTAGCCATGACACTAGCAATTTGAAAAGAGCTAAACAATCCTGGTACTTGAGCGCCAATGTCGAATGAGTCCAGCTCATCTTTATTAAGCCGGATTGAAAATGGTAAAGCAGGAGTCACACCAGAACCTAACAGAGGCATTAACTGTAGACCAACTGAAAGGCTAGCTTTTCCTGTTACGGAATCTGCTTTTAATAAAAAAGGAACTTGTATGAATGGTGAAGTTAGCTGAGTTGCAACCGTATAAACTTTCTGCTTTTGTTTTCCACTGTTCAAAAATGATTGGGCTAAAGTATGACCGATCGCTAAGTTTACATAGTCCTCGCGAGTTACCGCTTTTGCAATGCCTTCTTGAGTTAAACGCTCAAACGTGGATGAAAAGTAAGCATCCATGCCTGAAGGCGATATGCCAGATGTGTTGTTATTTATTAAATTAAGAACATAGGCAGCACCCATTGACAGTGTTTTGAGTCCAAATCCAGCAACAAGTCCTGCAGCAATTGCTGCTGAAGTATTGAATCTTAAACCTACTCGTCGATACTTCAGACCTTGAATTTCTGCTTGTAGAGTTTTGTACCGTTTATTTGTGGATGCCAAAGCTTGACGAGACACCTGAATGTCAGCAGATTCAAGAATTTCTTCGCTAGCTGACTTATATATGGACCTCTCAGTTAACTTAAGACTTTTCTGAAATTCTCTTAGTGGGTCTAGAACTGTACTTATGGATTGTGGACGATTACCTTTATCCAAAGCATCGGGTAGTAAAAATCCAACTGCAGCACCCGCGCCTAATTGACTAGCAATAACAAACTCTTTAGATAAGTCTCCTGTAAATTGAAATCGTGCAACTTGACCTTCTTGAGTAGATAGTTCTTGGTGTGCCTTAATTTGAGTTAATAAATTAGCTCCTAGAGGTTGAAATATAAACTGGTCAGCAATTCGATCCGCAAGTAGTGCTATGCCAACTCGCGCCAAAATACGTCGCATGTTTGACACTTTGTGTCGAGCATCCGACTCAAAAGGTTTGTACTTACTTTCAGATACGACAACATTCTCGTTTAATAAACGAAAGGGTGATTGCTCCAGTAATTTGCGTTGAGCTTCCAGCTGCTTACTGTATTTGACAACACGTTGGTCATTCAAAATAGTTTGAACTTGCTGGTTTGTTCTGTCTAAAACGTTTTCACCATATCTATGAAGAGCACTAAGATTAGCAGCAACATCATCAGCGTGTTGTGCCTGAAAGCTAAACTGAGTTGGTGCAAACTCTTTTGACAGTTCCTTGATCAGTTTTCGTTCAGTTCTTAAAAGTTCCACCTCTCCCGACCAAGCTTTTAGAATTTGACGCACATTCTGAGCCGGGTTTTGTAAAACAGCAACAGTGTGCTTATAGAAACGGTCTGTCCAAAGTACTGCATCTTCGAACGAAATAACGTCACGCACAGTCATGTGCTGCATTGGGTCAAACTCGTCCAGGTTTAATAGCCTGCGAAGGGGAGGTACCCAGTACGTTAGGTTTGCTGGCAGCAAAGATGCGAGGTCGTCATAGCGTTTAGCAATTTCTCGAACACGCTCAACACCCAAGTTCTTAAATACAGGACGATAAACATTAGGGTCTTCAGCCCGTTGTTGAAATAAAATCTCAGTGGGTTTTCCAACAGTTTCAGTTAACTGAGTTAAGGATTGTTTGTATGTCTGATAATGGATAGAATCAACAGTGTATGGGTTAATCGCTTCTAAAATTGGAGCAGTTAATTGCTCAAACCGCACTTGGTCAAAACGCCTCAACATTTGAGAAGCTGCGTATAACCCTTCATCACCTAACTGAATGCTAGTAAGCTTTCCCTCTTGAGTTACTGCTACACGGGTTGGGTCTTTTAGAACATTCCCAGGTTTATAAAGCCTGTCATACAGTCGAGTAGTAAAATTTTGGGGAGTTGTGGTTGTATCTTGAATTACTTCATTTAAGGCACCACCAATTGCAGGACCAAACATCGTTGTTCGAAGCATTGGCGCTACTTGCAATACGCCTTTAGCCATCCAGTTTTTTGGAGAATCACCTGGTAACTGAAGTAACATTTCTGCATAATCAGTCTCAAGCATTGCCTTAAAATACTTGAGAGGTAAGTCCACTCCTACATAGAAAGATAGAGTCGCAGCAGCTCCAGCTCCAAGTTGGTAAAAGTTTGAAAAAATACTTTCAAAAGGTCCTTGAGACTCTTTTCCATAACTACTCTGATAGGCAGAACTGAAGTATTTGCGAATGCCGCCTATACTCTTGTTATCTCTTTCGTCTTCTCGTTCTTTGTGAGCTTCAAACCCTAATGCCCAATCAATTAATTTCCCTACAGATTTTAGACCAGAGCCGATAATACCAAATCCAGACTCATAAATAGGTTGACCTACAAGTTTATTAAACGAATATCCTAATCCTGGGTCACTGATTTCTCTATCTAATTGCTTAATAACATCGGGCGTCTCAGTTCTACCAGTACGCGATACGTATAAGTTTGAATAGATATTAAGATTAGGAAACGGTGTATTTTTATCATTAAAAAATTTGAAGAATGCCCCATCCATGCGAGTTGGATAAAACGGCATTGATAAGTTTGGTCCACGTTCTCCTAAACTGGACACGCGGTAGAGTCCACCTCTTCCTTGAAGCGTCATTTTTAGCTCAAGTAAAGATGGTACCTCTACCGCTTCCCTCTTCTGTTGTTGAACACCCTGCGTATTGCTTAAGTTGTGATAAAGTTCTTTTGCAAGACGCGGGTCATTCAACATTAATAAAAGGTCAACTGATCGATTAGACTTAGCCGCATTAGTGAAGTTATGAGAGCCGAGCGCAAATAGTGCCTCTGATTCTCCAACAATCGCCAGTGCTTTCGTATGGATTAATAATGGGTCATCCTCTGTTGGTGTAAGAACCTTAACTCCGGCTGCTGACAGTTGGTTTACTGCTTCGCGATGTTCACCTGTACCACTAGTTGCTGTTTCAAACCGAGTGTTTGGATTAGCACTTAAAACAGTTACCTCTGCCCCTTGTGCTTTTGCAGTCAGCAGAGAAGCAACAACTAGTGGGTCATCTAAATAAGGTCCACTAAGAATAACGCGATCGCCACGCTTTGCTCTAGATATTCTATGTGCAGTAGCTTGCGAGGCAGTTCCACCTACAGCAACATTCTGAGTAGAGCTAGGAACTCGGTTCTGAGAGACTGCAGATTGAAAATGAGAAATCTGTGCAACTAAAGACCTGTCAGTTGTTTGAAATGCTAAGTTTTCTTGAAAAACTTTTCCTGAATACTGTCTTATACGCTCTTGCCTAGAACCAGGAGTTTGTTGTAGAGCTGTCTCAGAAAGGTTAGCTGTTGAAACGTGAGCGGTAGCAACCTGATTTAGTATGGCTGTGTAAGTTTTTGCGTGAAGTCTCTGCTCAGCAGAAGGGGATGAAAAAGTGCGAACATCATATCCTTTTAAGTAAGAACTCTCAATAAACCTGTCTAATTTATCAGTACTACCTGACTGCTTGCCACGGTTGATGACAACTCTTCCAGCATTTTCTAATAAACTCTGGTCATGCGGCGTCGAGTATATAGTTGCTGTTAATGTGCCCGATTCCGCTGAACGCAAAAAATCTTCTGTTCGTGTTGGAACAGACGAAGCAGGTATTAACTCGCTGATCGGACTAAAACCTAACACATTAAATAGTACTAACAGACAATTTAATGTGCATTAAAACAAGAACTCTCATGTGTCTAAGTTCTACTTAAGGATTAGAAACTATCAGGTCACCTAAAGTTACAGCAGGCTGATACTTAACTCTATAGGAAGACCCAATTACGGGACGGTCTTGAACCCAAACAATATGTTGGTCTTCTACTTCCCAGACTCCTTCATGAGAAATAGAAATTATTTCTGAAAAGGCTAAATTGAGATAATCTCTTCCTGTCTCCGAGTGTGTAACATCTACAAACTTCTGCTCAGGAATTTGTGGAACAACCCAATCCATCTCATAGAGCGGTACATTATTTTTCCCCTGATATACCTTCACTTTATATCGACCGTGTGGGTTATACACAGCAGAAGGTAAAAGCTTCATACGAAGCTCTTTTTCAAATGGGACCGTAACAACTGTTGGCAGTGGCAAAGCTTGTTCGGCACTCAACAACTTCGTCTGTGGACTATAGATGGCTAACTTAAGCGGTTCTAGATATTGTTGAGGAAGCTCTTGTCCTTCAACAACAACAGGTGAAATAAATTTAATAATTATCGGTGTGTACTTAGTCATACGGCTTATTTTATCTTCCTTTTAATGAAAACCATCTGTCCCGTGCAGATTGATAGTTTTGCAGAGAAGAGTTTCCAGATTGATAATTTACATGTTTAATAACACCTTTTTTTGCTACTGTGTCGCGTGTAACTCTAGACGCAAGTTGCCAGCACACAGCTGCTATACAATCAGAAAGATCTTTGCTTCCCGAAGCAGGGTGATCGATTTTTCTCCCTTTAATTAATTGTACCTTACATAACTCTGATAACGCTAAAGGTGTCCATATTGAATCGTAGGGTAGTATCAACCGTTGTTCATGGAGCAACATACGAACTAGGTCATACATGGCAACTTGTGTATTGTTGCTAAAGTATTGTATGTCGCACATAATGCCATGCTGTCGCATTCGTTGCACAGTTTCTACCGAGTTGTAGTGATCGGCAGAAAGTTTAGAGATTGGGCGGCGGCGATTGACTGCAAGTATTGCTTCTTGCACGTTAGTGATAGAAACTTGAGCTTTATGATTTGGCTCCCAGCAAAGAAAACCGTCGATTACAACAATCTGACGGTGAGCTTCATCAAACTCATTGTGTCCAAAAGCAGCTGCATACGTGTCCGTACCAATAGCTGGGTCTACGTGGAAAACGGTACTTCCATTAAACGGTTCTATATGCTCAACTCGGAGTTTTACAAGGTTAAACCCTGCCTCCTCTTCTTCGTATCTAGATGCTTTAATAACGCTACGACCTTTGAATGCTGCCTTTACTTCATTTGCATTTAGGAAAGCATCTACAGCTGCAGGACGAATACCTTCAAATTCAAGAGCTGCATGAACAGGATCACGGATATACTCTGACGCAACTACCGGATTATCCCTGGCAGCATGGATTGGATTCATATCCCAGGATTTAGCTCTGATTCCTAAAGCTACTGGGTCAGTTTTTGATGCATCAAATAACTTTTCGATTGCATCACCTTCGTACCAAGCAGAAGAGATAGCAACTCTTCTCGCTTCTCGACCAAAGGTAGTTGTTGAAATACCAAGGTTAGACCATAACTCTAATGCATTGGATTCTCCGTCCAGGTCTTTGAATCGGGCAACTTCATCCATAACAAGCACCTTAACAGTGCCTCCTACCTGTGCCCCCGATTGGGAGTTACCTGAGTAAATGTAAAGAAGCTTCTCTTCAAAGCTGATCTCTTCTTTACCAACGAAGAGTCTTCCTTGCTGTTCAAGCTGGTTGAAATAACGGGTATTGCGTATAACTCCAACAACAGCCTTAAAAATAGTCTTTTTACCTTGGGATGCTGTCGTTGCTAAAACGATGATTGAAATAGGCGTGTTTTTTGAAATTCCATAATGTTCCTGAGGACAAGCCAAGCGGCAAAGTTTATAGAACTCATACGCAGTGATGATACTCGCCAAAGAACTTTTTCCAGAACGCCGACCAGCCTCTAAAACAAGTACTTGGTAAATATCATCAGGGTGCCAAGTACATGTATCTCTGGCGTTCCAGTACTCTAATACAGAGGTTTCTTCCTCTGTTAGCGGTAAGTTATAGAAAGCTTTGAGGACAGTACGCTGCTGTAAAGTCAGCTCGATGCCCAGGTCTACTTCCTCTTCTAAAAACTCAAGAATATTTAGGGTGTCTGGAACCGCCTTAGCTAATCGCTCCTCAACCCCAAGTACTAAATTGTCTAGAAGATTATTAAATTCTAGTTGTTCTATTCGATTATCTTTTGCCACGTTAAAGAGTCAGCAAATACAAGCTGTAATGAAGATTTGGACTACCAGTGGCGTTAGTGACTCTTAAAAACAAATCATCCCCGGAAGCAAACACTGTTCGGTTTGTTCCGGTATCTAAGAAATCTATCTGAGTGTAATTGGTCGTAACGTTTGCGATCGCTACTTGACGAGTGTTTATTAAAAGTTCAACAGTACTCGAACCGTTCAAGTTTCTAAGAACAAGTCTGTCTAGAATTCCTTTCCAGGGAACTTTACACAAAAGAGGGTATGTTAAGTTTGCTGTGTTTATTAACCCGCTTAAAGGTTTCGAATGAAGTCCTGATAAATACTCGCCGGGTACAAAACCACTGAAATGATTAAACGTTATAGCGTTTGAATCTAGCGCGATATTGGCATGTTCTAAAACTTTGGTGCCAACTTGAAGCTTGCAACCCTGAGCAGATCTAGTCGCGTTTTGACTTACCGTAATTGTTGTACGAGAAATACTGGAGACAGTTGTTCCAGCGGGAAATGCGTTGGGCAAACAATCTGAGACTGTTTGTACTGCATCTCCTGGAGAAACATCTTGAAGCAATGCCACTACACTTGCACTGTTTCTGTGTGTGTGGACATTAAACTTACCAAAACACTGGTAAAGGTTATCCCCGCTTTGTCCAGTTAAGGGATCTCCTAAAACAATAGATGGGACAACACTAGACATTTTATGTCTCCCGGATAGCAAGTTGTCCCGCAGCAATAAACAGAATGTCGCCTTCCTGTAAAGTTTTTGCTATACGAAAAGGGCTGTGGTATAGAGGCTTACCCCCTGTTATTGCGTTGAAGATCGCAAAGTGTGTGACAGTCCATGTTTGTCCGGTGGGTACTGGAGGAAACTGTAAGTTATTTGTGTTTACGGCTTCATTCGCATTTCTAGTCCAGCCATCAATTTCAAGACGTGTGGTAATAGCCGTCGGTACTGTTGCAGTAATCGCATCCGTCGGATCACTACTATAGATGGCTAACCACCATTGAGTTGGCTGCGGTGCTCCACTTCCACCGAAGTAATGGTTAATAATTTCTGTTTCAAGAATATCAGACTTAGCACTCATACACTGGTCTTATAGTTTCAGCTTTAGCGTAGAGACTTACTTGACCGTGTATGTGCTCATTTATATCTGTTAGATTATGGTTATTTCTGCATTGCTAAAAGCAACACCTGTAGCTATTGGTTCATCCACAACATCATCTGCATTCACGAAAGTATAAGGCTTGTACTCAACACTGAACCATACCCGTTCTAGAGGGTCCATCGTTGCAGGTAAGTCATACGTCAAAGGGATTAACTCTAGAGGGTCAATTTGATAAGTAGGAGTTTGTAGAGTATTTATGCTTTTAATAATGCCAATATCAGCAGTAGCCTCAGCTTCTCCTATTGCTTCTTCATCATCGGAGGCTGACCCGTTAACGGATGCTAAAGCAATGCCAGTAGCTCTCCCATCTGCAGAACAATAACGAACATTATCGGTTGGGTTAATAACTGCAGCACCTATTACAACTAAACGCTCCGATTCTAAAGGTAAAGGTAAACGTGTTGATGGGGTCGCTACTCCAGTAGCTATGCCATCCATTGAAACGGCAAGCGAAGCTTGGACCGTAGCCTTACCTGTAGAAGTCGCTGGCAGCATTCGACGCATAACGTTTGCAGTTGCTACAACCGTTGTCTTACCTAAGCAAAGTTCAGGTTCTCGGAACTTAAGAACTCCCTCCAACCTAATAAAAGGTTCCACACCTTGTATCCCATAGGTTTTAGATGGTAACTGTACGATAGAAGAACTTGCAGCTGTTGTCTGCTCTCTTCCTGTTAAGGCAACAAAGTATGCCCCAGTATGTGCACTTCTAACTTTATTAACTCCAACACCCTGTAACTCATCTAGGATAAGTGTTGACCTAGTTGAACCACGAATCACTTCAAATAAATACCAACCAGAGTTCTGGAAATATATGCTGATAATTTCATCTGACCCTTTGTGTTCCGAAACATCTTTATTTGGATGATTTCGCAACTCCTGGATAGTGTATCGTTCGGACCATGTAGCCGGGACGTGTGTTATTTGAATAACGTCAGTGGATAGAAGAAAGTTTGTCTGCAAAAACAACTCATATGTTGAAAGTACTTCATTAAACAAACTAGCTTGTTTTTGCCACTGGTTAATCTGCTGTTTTAACTGGGTCTGAGATAGACGATTACAGACCCAAAGCAGTACTAACTGATCCAAAAACTGCAAATACAAAAACGAAGCATGTTGAGCATTTAATAAAATTTGTTGGTCTTCTTCTTTTCCACCAAAATAACCATCTTCAGAATAATCTGTTTTAATAAGTTTAAGTTGATTATCTAGAAGAGAGTATGGTGTACCCTCAACATAGCCAAGCTCTCTTAGATCGATAGCTGCCGACCAAGGTTTTGTAATAAAAACTTTGCCAGGAAAAGTTAAAAGCTTTTCAAGGTCTACATCTGGTAGTAAAGAAAGAACTTCAGATGCTCCACCAAATTGTGCTGCGAATTGGTCTAAATACTTAAGAGCTTGTTCGGATAAACGAGTCATGGTTTAGCAGGATTTGATTGTGGGCTAGTGGATGGTCTTTGAGTTATAGAAGAAACTGCACTACCAATTGAATTAATGGTTGGATTAATAGGAGAAATTCTATTTGTCTTAAATGTAGTAACTTCTGCATCTAGTGCGTAATAAACTCGGTCATGTCTTGCGACAAACAATCTCATACTTCTGAGAATGCACCTATAGTTAATACTAATAGGCGTTAGTCCTTGTGGCGATTCAGAATTAATAAAAAGGTCAACTTCTCGTGCAGACTGTACAACTTCCTCGTCAAAACGTCGTGCAGTTTGGTATGCCGAGTTGAGCTTCAATGTATCAGCAAATTTTCCATAAAGTACTTGCCCTGGTGCTACATAGAAGTTCCCTTCTACTCCGATAAACAATCCAACCAATTGGATCATTGTTTGTTCAACCCCTAATGACTGGTACGCGGGGGAACCACCAGGCAGTAAAAACCGTTTGTAGTTCATACTGGTTCTTATCAAAATTCCTGGTTTTACTTCTGGTACAGACGCACCTGCTGTATTTGAACGTAAGTTTGTTTCAATGGCTGGTGGAAGACTAAAGAGGTAAAGTTGACTAGATCCGTTAACGTTTGTGTAGCGAATTTCAAAACGTGTCGCTCGAACTGTGGAGATAGTACCTTCTTCTCCTAAGTTGACCGTGTTCGTGTTTGGAGTTGTTATAGACTGTGGTATACCAAATAAGGTTCTACCAGCTTCATCTGAAAAGCTAGTAAAAGAAAACTGAGGTAACGGCTGTGCACCGTAAATTTGGTAAGTATTTGGATTAGGCAAAACTTGAGCTTGTCCATCACCTGGGGGAATTACAGAAGCACTTAACCCAGCCGTAGCTTGGTCAGAAGTACGCAAATCTGTAATCTTCTGAGTTGTACTAATAGAGGCTTGTCCTTGTAGGTATCCGCTAGTTGTCATCTAAAACTCCCGGATAATCTGAACAACTTGGTTTGTCTGCCCATCATTCTCTACAGCCTTGTGGTGGACAATCCAATCTACAAAATAGTCCAGGACTTCGCTGCCTGAGATAAACAGTTCAGGACCGACAATGTTTGGAGTATTTGCAAATACAACGTTTGTGCATAGAGCTTTAATCCTATAAGTTGAGCTAAGAGGAGTAGCCTCATGTGGAAGTATTGCTTCGAAATAAAGCTTGTTTGCTTTGGCGCTAGCCAACAGATTTGGGTTAGTACTATTTACAGGTTCGTAGTTTTTATCGAGAGTTTTAATAATCCCTATATCCGTCTCATACACGGATTTACACGTATGCACATAAACAAACCCAATTAGTTCTGGCACTCTATTTACAGTGATCGCTGGATAGGGTGGATTGTTCTCGTCCAACCAGGGTGACGCTTTACCGATTGCAACCCAATAAGATTTGGGGTCAGCGAGATAACGATCGACATAAGATGCTGCCAAACGACAACGCGCTTGAAAAGTTGTTGCGCTATACTCTGTCATCCAGTTATCCTCCTCGTACTTGCACTAGCACTTGTTTGAACAACATTCTCATGATGCAACCGTGCGTATATTCGAATAGGCACGGAGGCCGGAACGCTGTCTATAACTTCGGTTGTAAATTCTGGAGAAACTTCCTGACTATAAATAACAATAGATGGAACTACAGCTTCCCAAACAACAAGGTAATTGTTACCTTGTTCCAACCGCACACTTGATGGATATAAATCTCTTGGAACAACAAATTCATTTGTTTCATCAAGTTGGTCTATCTGCTCAGGTGTTAAACTCTCCCAACTTAACTCTTGTGAATTAATCAGAGCTTTGATTGGAACAGGTTCAATATAGGTAGCTCTAACACCGTATTTATCTGCAAGACTTATTAAATTAGAAATTGTTGTCCGGTTGTTTCTTAACAACGGAAGTAATTGCTCTTTTAAGTAGCTATCCGGCTGAAGAGGGGGTCTGTCGTAGTTTAATAATTGTGCCCACTGGTCAAGTGGGTCACCTTGAGCTTGAGTAAGGTACTGACCGAGCAAAAGTTCTCGGTATTGCAAATACCAACCAAAGGCAAGTTCAGCGCTTGCCTTTAACAAAGCACCAATACGCCCGGTGGTACTTGCTTCTTCGGATGCCCAGCGATACCCAAACGGCATCATTCTCTGAGCTTCTGCTAAAACCAAAGACTCAAATCCTAAAGCATCTAAAGCACCTAAGGAAAATGTTCTTGAAGGTAAAAGGCTTGCACTTGTTTGATTTGTTAGTAAAATCTCTCCTTCAGCATTAACCTGTACTTCACCTTCTTCGTTAAGAACAATCTCCCCTTCTGCTCTTAAAAGCAAAGACCAACTTGAAGCAACTAACGCAGGTATCTTATCTTGAATACCTCCAACTTTGCGCCGTTCATAAAGTCCTGTTCCTATCTGAACAAAAGGTGTATTAATACTTTCGTAATTTAGTTGCTCATAAATAACAGGCAACCTGGATACAACAAATTTCCACAATCCTGCCTGGAAATCATTTAGTTTAGTTGTCTGAGTATACGTGTGAATCTGACTAACCAGAACGTCACTATCCGAATGGCGGTTATGGATGACATTCCAAAACAGTTTATAGAGCGGTGCTAAGTGTTCAGACGTACCATCTTCAAGATGAACTGTGTTGTTTTTTAATAAATGCACATGAGCACGAGCTGTAACTCTATGCACTTTAGCGTCATACTTTATCGACAGATATTCTTGCAAAAACATCTCTGCTACAACTGCAGCAGATAGATCAGCCTGGTCTATTAAGTATCCAAACTCATCAAAACCTTGAAAGGTTATGCCTGTTGCTGGGTCAATCGCGCTAGAAACAACGGCTGCGAGTTGGTTAAGTAATTCCGGTAACCACGTTGGTAGTTTAATAATTGATGCGATTGGTCTAGACCGTAGATAGGCGACTGCTTTTGTAATTGCATAACCTATCCAAGCTTGTTGTAATGTAGACCTTTCTAATTGAATAGGTTTAACACTCGGTATCATTCTTGGAAGAAAAGAAGGTAATCCAGGTGTAACCTCAGAGTTAGCTTGACCGTCTTTTATATTATTTAGGACAGAAGACCAGATATAAGAAAGTTCTGTCAAGGCAGAGAGTAGTAATACTTCATCTCTTTGAGAGATTAAACTGAGAATAGAAAGTGCAATTTCGTGAAGCGTTGCTCCTTTCATATCTAAATCGAGATTTGACGCAGGTAAAAATCCTCGTCCTAGTGCTGGATAATAAATTTGGCTGGTTAATAAATCTCCTACCTTCCACGAAACGATAACGTTACCGTCAGCAACTCCTGAGACAAGTACTCGACTCACTTCTGAGTCGTTTGGAGATGCATCCAAAACTGCCTGTCCAGGAGCAGCTTGTACATAAAACCCAGTTCTGTCAGTAGTTAATAACCCATTTGCTAAATCGTTTGGAATATGAGTTGCATCGATCGTAATCAATGAGTTATCCACTGTAAGAGATTCATAAAGCATTTCATCACCGCTGGTTAAGTCCTTGCGATACTCCAGTGGTTCGACGAGTACAGGGTTGATAGTATATTTCTGAGTTGAAACTTTTTGAAAAGGGTAAACCCCCTCCAGTACCTGGGCAAAAAAAGTTTCCGGGTAACTTCTCGTAATGTGCTGATTTAGCCAGTCCAGTTTATACTCCCTAGTTAGACTTGAAGAAGTAATCGGAGTTTTAAGCTCAGAGCTAAACCCAGAGATGTCTTGAACTGTACAATCAACTGTTAAAGCTGTGTCAATTGTAAGACTTGAGGATGTATCTAAAAGGTACTGCCCATTATCAACCTCTATGGCGATCGTACCTTGAGGTTGAAACCCAGAAATTAGGAAGTATACGTTATTCTGTTCAGCTGACTCAGGGCGAAAAAAACTGACTGGACGCATTGGGTCGATCCAAGTCTGCACACCTTGTTGATAATTAACAAACTGCGTTAGATGCGTAAAGAAGAATGGGTAAAAGGACTCGACCATTTTATTTATTGCGTTTCATAAGTCACCAAAATTTTGGAAGCTCTTACAACTTCTAATGCTTGCGGTACTACGTCAAACGTCGGTTTTGTTAGCACAAGACTAAGAATCCCTAGTGTTCTAGTTAATTCATCTAATAAAACCTGTTTTCTAAAGGTCTGCCCAAGTGATAGCTTTAACAAATAATTACTAACTATCCCTTGAAGTTTTCCAGTCAATTCCTGTAAATTTGTAGTCTTTTCTGGGTAAACCTGAATACTTATATCTGTTAGTAATCTAGTTGCCTGATGAGCGGTTACAACTGGGATTCCTGCAGGACGTAATGGCAATACTATCTGTCTTAAACGTTCCAACTCAGAAGCAGGTAAGGAAGATGGATTATCAACCCAAATTTGAATAATGCCTGGTTTTGGATAACGCAATGAAACCCAAGGGACAGTTATTTCAGCTAAAAGAGCATTGCGAATTGCCTGTTCCGTCGTAGAACGAGAATGTAAAAGATTTACTTGAACACGACGACGAAGTTCTTCATCAGTTTCCTCATTTGTACCATTTTGTAAGTCGCCACAAGGAGAGCCAGCACTTGTTCTGTGCGACCCGATCGTAAATAGTCCTTGCGGGTACACAGGTGAAATTAGTCTTGTACCTGCCTCTACGTTTCCAGAAACTCCCGCAAGTGTTGCCTTTATGGGTACTTTAACTTCGGTAAAAGCACTAACTGGAATAGCTGTAGCAGCAGTTACTTCAAATTGTAAGCTGGTAATTGGATCAGTCAGGATTGTGTTTGGTTGTAAGGTAAAACCTTCAGTTCTACTAATAACTAAGACAAACCCTGTCGCTGCAACACCTGATTTTCTAGTGATGCCAAAGTCAGAAGCTCTAAGATCTAAAGTAGAACCTCTTGCCGTGTTTAGAAAGTAGTCGTTTGCCAGCTCAGATAGTTGTAGGTCTGACTGCACCTGAATAGCTGAAAGCGCTCTACTCAAACTAAAAAGTATAGAACCTTGACGCACATCATTGAGTGCAGTGCTTTGAGACAACAAAGCCTGAAAAAATTCTTGCTGGATTTCAGTTAGTGTTCTGGGTTGAACCATACTAAGCGGGATTTAACGTAATAGATAAAGCTCTGAGTTCTTGCTCAGATAAAATACGGTAATTAATAACTACATCAATATCTGTGAAATTAGCAGCTTGTTTGACTTTTATGCTCACCAGCTCAACTTGAGGTTCTGCTTCTACTGTTTCCTTAAAAGCGCGTTCTATCTCTGCAATCGTTGCAGGTGTAGTAGGAGAAGAAAGATAGTCAAAAGCTCTATTACCATAAGAGCTGTCAACTACCTCCATTCCATCTGGTGTGCGAACCCATCGTCTGTAACCATTTGTTGGTGTATTTAACCGCCGAAGTAGAGACTCAACAATTAGGTCTACCCCTGAGATTGTCGCAGCATCACCTTGTTGAGTAACAAGGTCTTCCTTAGCCTTAATAGCTAAGTCTGTACCTGTTAACTCCACAGAACGTTCAAAATTCGGGTGGCGACGGTAAATTAAGTCGTTCACAGAAGGTTAATAGAAGATAGTGGATCGTCGTACTCTCCGCACGATATACGATTAGTTGGCTGTTTAAGTGTCCAAGTCTTGCTATCTTCTGACAATATATTTCCTCTGTTGGAATATCGCTGTGCAATTACTGTATAAACACCAGCTTTCCAAAGATAATTCTGCTTTTGAAATCTGACGTAATTGACAGAAAAATAATCATGACTCTTTATTGCTTCTACATACTCTGTAGAAGCATCAAGTGGAGCACGAAATAGCGACCAACTAATCTGACCACCTGTATGGTCTGGTGGTGTTAAGCAGCGACATCTCAGTAATGCAGTTTGTCCAGTTGTTGCTACAAACAGCTGATTATCGTCTATAAGTTGAGTTGGTTGGGGAATAGCAACATTCCAGACACGCGCCAGCTCACAAAATTTGATGCTTGTTAACGCAGATTGAGAAAGTTCTTCGAAGGCTTCTGAGAACGCTACGTTATTCTGAGCTTTATAAACAAATCCTGTTGAAATCAACTCTAGAGCTGCATTCAAAAATCGAACTTGAACACCTGGACGAACTTCATCCTGCCCATAAATAAAAGAAACAACATAACCTTCAATACTATTCACGAGATAACGTTGCGATGAAGGGTTGTTAATAATATACGCTGGTAAAAAACTCATTATGCTAGTTGTCAGTAATATACATTGGAGAAAAAGTCAGCAGCTAATCGGAGTTGGTTAAATATTTACCAAGATCAGCGGGTCCGGCTGGAGTGCTATTTGGTTCTGGGGTGTTCGGAGTGTTTTGTCCAAGCGGTCCAGGAGAGACTGGAGTTTCCTTACTATAAGGTGCTGGATCGGTCATCGGCAAAAACACTTTTGGTTGATCAGTTATTAATTTGGGTTGTGATTGTGCTGGAATACTCAGACTACCACCAGAGTTGATTAAAACCAACTTGCCTCTAACCATAACGTTTTTACTGGCAGTTACAAGCACAGCACCACCCCCTATTAAGGTTTTCTGTGTACTACTTAGCTGAATATTTTGAGTAGCCTTTTGAGTAATAGAAGTTGCTGCATCAATACGAACATCAGCTGTAGCAGAAGAAAGTTTAAGAGAACCCTGCTTTGCATGGATATGAGTATGAGTACCGCTGTTGAAAACTATCTCACCAGTTGATGTTGCTACTTTGTAGTCCTTGTTGACTAACTTAGTGGAACTACCATATTGGTTTGCTTTAGTCGGATCAGCATTCTGAGGGTGAATAGGAGTTTGAGAAGTTTGACCAACTTGACTCCATTCTGAGTCCTGATATTTAACACTGGAGCCTGCAACTTGTTGGGAGTTGGAACTGTACTGTGCAAAGTCTCCTGATGTATATTGAACGGCGTTCGCACTCATCTGAGTAAGCTGATCTTCTGCACGAACAAAGACGTGAATATGACTTCCCTGATAAATATCACCAACATGATGCTCAAATCTGTTTTGAAATACTGCCTGCTGCGAAGCAAGATTGAAGGAAGGCGAGTTAATGTCAAACAAACTCGAAGTTTGAACTCTAAACTGCCCTGCATTATGTTGTTCAACCGCGTTAGTCTTCGAAATTGAGTTGCCTTGTGCATAATCAGGTGTGTAAGTTTGAGCAACACTACTGGCTAACTTGCCTGCCTCTTCAACAAATTCTGCATACCGCTCAATAGAAGACTTAAGCTCATCAGGCAACAGATTTAATAAAAGATTTAGTTCTGAGTTAGGCAGAATGCTCTTATCTGAGTGAACATGGTGAAGTACTTTTCTTGCCCACCCTTCCAGCCGTTTAAGTTGATCTAGTGCCATACCTAATATTTTTTGTAGATTATCAGACGGCACTTTCTTGTGCATGTTGGCACTTAGAGGTGACGGAATACCAACGTCTTTGTAGATACCAACTCCATGTGAGCCATGAGGTTGAGGATTTGTTGGAGCTAAATCTAGAGTTTGGTCTACGATAATCGTTCTTAAGATGTTCTCACTCAACTGTGGAACTAAATCATATAGAGGATTTGAGTTAATAACTTCGGCTGCAACAACAATTTGCTGTGCGTCGTCGGAAGCTGGCTGAACAAAAAGAGTAACCAGATTGCTTCTGTTTCTAAGGCTTTGATAGTCAGAGGACGCAATTACTAACGGAAGATTTACATTTGATTCAACCGGGTGGGCTACTAATTGAATAAGTCCAGTATCTTTGACCACAAATTGGAAACTACTTAAAACATTATTTTGCCACTGCACAACAGGTGCCGAACTGTTTTCATAAACAGCTGGTGCTGGAGAAAGAATCCGTAAGGCTAACAAACCAGATGTTGTTCCGCTAACTCTAGCTTTAACGCTGACCGTAGAGTTTACTTTCGGATAATTTGTATCTGGTTGAATGTTAATAACTGCCAAATTGTCTGGAGTTGAAGAAATTGGTATAACCTCTTGCAGCTCTACGTAAGTTTGGCTCAGCAAACTAGTTAAGTTTGTGTCCTCTGACAATCCAGTAATTGGAGGTGGAGGATTGAGCGCTATATATTCATCGGAGATTTCCGTAAATCCTAGTGGTAAAAAAGTCATAGGAACCCATTTAGACGAGTAAACTCTGTTTTAGATATTGGCGTTTGACCAGCTATTAATTGCAATGCTGTTAGGTACATCCTGTATGCTAGTCCTCTCGCTTCGTACAAAGTGTTAAACACCCCTAAAGCACCTAAAGCATCGTAAGTAGTTGAAAGGTTCATTGCTACCGACCTACGAAATTCAGCGTAATCAGAACGTCCTAAAAAATCTTGATATGCAATGGAGTGAAGCTCGTCTGTCTCCGTTATTGAAACAATAGCTTTTAACAATCCTTCAACTGCAAACCCTACAAACATTAAAACGGTGCCAGCAGGAGGAAGTAACGATAACAAGGTGTCATCAAACTCTTCTAAATTTAAGGAAGAGATGGGTAATCCGAATCGTTGTCTAACCTGTTCTTCTTGGTTAGCTATAAGTTGTAAGGCAATAATTGCGGAAACAACTTCAGGGGTGACTTCTTTTAGTAACCAGCGCAGTTTCAAACGGCTCCAGTCATTTGGCGTTAATAATTTACGGCGAATATTTTGAACTACAAATGTTTGTAGTTCAGAGCTTAGTCCGTTTAAGTTTGAAGATGCGATGGATGTTAAAGCAGACTCATATTTGTCAAATGGAATGTGGTCAGCCCCAATTTTTTCAAGAAATGTGTTGACTTTTTCAGATGGATTTAACGAACTCAAAATGTCAAGTTCTTCCCAGAGATAGTCCAACATTTTCTGCAATAACTGATGCGGATACAACCCAGCACCCGTATCTTGATTTTGGTGAAGTAAAAAAGCTAAGCTACCTGCTACTCCACAAAATGCAGTATCCGGTACGTACTCAGGATCGGAAGAGTAGTCTGGAATCTCAACCCAAAATGTGTTGCCGTATTTTGCCCAATATGTAGAAGCATGGTTTGTCATCTCCATGTACAAAACATCTTTAGTTTGAGCACACCGGAGAGAAAGACTTAATGCAATAGAGAGTAGACTATCCCGAAAGGCAAGTACTGTGTATGAAGGTGTTTCCACAAGTGACCTGGCATAAGCAGCTTGTAGTTGATAAAGTCTCAAAGCTCCTTGCAAGATTACTTGATTGCGGCGGCGTTCAAAAAAATACTCTAGGTTATTAACATGCCCAAACTTGAGATCGTTAGGGTTATAGCTTAGTCCAACTGATTTATAAGTTTTAACCATCACTCTGCTCCCAACCTTGGTTGAGGAAACGCCAACAAGCTATAAGCACGTAGCTCATCATATGCTCTTGGGAAAGCTCTGACATCTATTCCAGTTTTTAGGTACAGAAGCAAGACAAAAAAGTTTAATAAGTTACCATCGTGTAGCTGATATAACGCAGGATAAAACGGATGCTGGTTTGCATTAGCCCAGTCCATAAAGTTTTCAAGGTCTTCCACCCAAGAAATATAGTCTGGAGTCAAAACATTAAAATACTCCTGAGTAAACTCTTTTGCGCCTTGCACATCTCCTCTTTGAGCTAAGAAAAGAATACGATAGGCTTCATCGGGTAAAGTAGGGCACTGTACAATACCTGGTTTAATAATTGTGCTCACTACTTCTTCTAACTCTGGATTAAGTTGAGTCAACGTATCTGCATTTGTGGTTGAGGGTGTAGTCGTAGAGAAGGCATCATTACCAGCAAGACCCACTGTGATGATTATCGTTAGAAGTGGGTCAGCCAACACTGCTGCAATTTTGAGAAAGTCAAAGGCAGACCCGTACTTCACCAAGGGCACAAGATAACGAATTATCAGATACGAATCTCTGACTCCATACTGGGTTAATAAACTAGTTAAAGCGTCCTCTTGGTTTGTTCCGAAGTTTAGGTTATTAAAATCTCTACTGACATACTCATACGGAACATGATTGTGGTTTAGGTTTTGAGGAGTATACCCTTCTAGTTCAGGAAAATCTTGGTAAATAGTTGAGGTAACGTACTCTGAAACAGTTGTCCTTACAACAATTTGAGGATTCTCTTGACGTTGGTAACCCCCAGCAATAATAGTACCTTCACTTCGAAGGGGTAACGGTTGTGAACCTACAATAGGTGTACCACTGCCAAAACCTATTGATGCCTTTATTGATAGCTTTCCGGTCTTGACATCGAATCTAATAGACACTGAAAGCTTCAAATTAAAAGGTAAATCAACAGAAAAACTGAGTTGTTGCAATCCAAATCCACTGGCACTACCCCAGAGAGTTTTAAGCTTTCGAATAAGAGGTAACAACACTTTTTGTAAAAAATTTAGCTGCTTATTACCAGATTGAATAGCTAAATCAAGTAAGCTACTAATTTGGTCCATTTTATTGAAAGCATCTTTGAGAAATTCAGTGCCTCCAATTTGGGTTTGGAATTGACCGGAGATCCCAGAAGAAGAAATAGATAGACTACCAGATGTATCGTTATTAAAGTTTCTTTTTCTCTTAGCTTCTGGGTGTGGAGTTTGAATTGTAAATTCACCAGCTAGAGCTACGCGCCAATGTGCCATTGACTCAAGCATCTGTGCTTGAAGACGAATTGCTTTTTTGAGCGATTCCTGCTTCGGCATGTCTGCCATAGATTGTCGAGCACCAGCCTGCGCTTTCTGCTCGTTTTTACCGACGACTATACGTTCGCCTGCGAAGTAGGTAAAAACATTACCATAGGCGTCAGTAATGTAAGTCGTACCAGGAACTTCTAAGGCGGTGGCAGAATTTTGTGGTTGAGTAGGAGAAGAAAGTCTAAGAACTAGCGGGTGAACTTTAACTTCTGCATCTCCTTTAATAGCGAGAGCTTCTGGTGGAAGTGGAGTTGGAAATAACGCAAGGTTAGTAGTATCTTTCGTATCCAGCTGTGGAATTTTATCTCCTTCCCACAACTCCAACTGACCGTTCATCATAAACGAACCGTCAATATAAGGTAAGGATGTACTGTTATTTGTGAAACTAATAAGAACTGGCTGACCTGGACGTAAGGGAGCTGGTAAGTGTCCAACGCCATTGGCATTAATAAATCCATCTGGAATTTTACGAGGCACCTGGCGAAGCATGATGTTATTAAGAGAAGGCACGATAATGTTGTACGTGTTTCTCAAACGGGACATATCATCTACGTCTGCGACGTATCCCACAATGGAATTAAACACAGGAGACTGTGCTCGGCTGTTGTACTGGTCAAACTGCCGAAACTTATTCCGTTGATACTCCTCAAATAACTTATCTACTTCAAAAGACATATATTAAAAAGGTGAAACTAAAGCTACTTCAGTTGTCCAGCCTTTGCCAGATATATTGAATTTTTCAATTACCGCTTCTACCCTCCACATCGTAGGAGGCTCTGAAGCAGCGTTTGTCTGACTTGATGCTTCACAAATTAATCTATCTTGATTTTCCTGTGATTTTCCATCGATTTTAATTCTTGCGCTAGACCCATCGTGGATAGGTAAAGTAACTTCTGCTCCTTGAATAGCAGGAGCACTTGCGCCAGCATTTTTGATCGCTTGCTCTGCATAAACTTTCAAGTTATCGTTATAGGCTTTATCAAACTGCTCAAATTGTTGTCGGTCTTGCAGTGCATTTGTAAACCCACGACCTGGCTGAATTGGAGATCCTAAGATTTGGATAACTTCACCTGGTGTAATAGATGGGTCACCAAGCATCACTGCTGTTGCTGCTCTTACTTCTTTACCCATAATCCGAGCTGCGTTAAGAGCAACCACAGCTGCTTCTTCAGCAGTGGTTATTGTATCGTCAAAAATACGAGTAAACTTACAGGCATAGTCCACCCCTTCAAGAATTTTAGGTTTTACTCTAAGATGAATGCTCCACTCATCACCAGATGCACCTTGGGCAGTAGGTGCATTTTTATGAACCCAAAAATTTGTCTTTAACCCCAGTGAAGATTGCTCTTCGCTAAATGCAATAAGTAGTTGATTTGGGTCAGGTGGTGCTGCATTCCCACCGCCAATATCGTAGGTTTGTGGGTAATCTCTAAAGTAGTACGTTCTGTAAAACCTCTTGGGGTCTTTCAACCCACTCGTGTCGTTTGCTCTTGGCGCATAATACAAGTTCCCATCTCGACTATCCTGGAAAACCTCCGTAGGGTAAACTTCTTGCATTGCCAGAAATTTTAGAATGTCAACCGGAATCTGTTGAGAGATAAGAAAGTTAGTCCCTTGTTGTAAATTAATAGGGGCGCGAGTTGTGTAAATACGGAAATAAGGGTTTTTATTAACTTTTAGAGATTGAGTTCGAGTAGAAGCAGCAAGTGGACCTCCTGGTTGATACCACAAGTTAGCAGGTGGGACTGAAGATATGTTTGGAGAGCTACCTTTTCCTTTATCACCTAAATCGTAGAGATAGTTTTGGTCCCAAAGAATCTTTTTACCACAGACGGCACATCCAGAACCTTGCTGCTCTCCTTCAACCTGCCCAATTCCACGCTGAGCTACTTCCAAAATGATATTGGAACGTAACGGGTTGGAACCAACGCCTTTGTCAGTTGTTGGGTTATAGGTGACTACTGTATCCATTAACCACTTCATGCGATCGCGCATTTGAATGTTAATCGTGTAACCGCCTGTTGCCGAGCCAACGGCTTTAACAACATCAACAACTCCTACAAACCGTCTTATTAATCTAGACCCTAAATCTTGGGGAACTATTGGGCGGAGAGCTGGTAGGTATCCTTGCCATAAACAAAGTTCTCGTTCAATCCCAGCAGCATTCGTCGGGTACTCTGGTAATCCTTGACTTAAAGCTTCCGTAGTGAGAATTGCATACGCAGATGCAGCACTCCAAAATCGGGTGGTCATTATTCGTATGCCTGACACGGACCATTTAGCGTTACCGTTTAAGTCTTTTTGTTCATTGCTAAAAATAATATTCCCGTTAAGGTCAGTAATCGCCGCAACAGGAACATACGTGGAACGAAAGTGGCAAAGGTCACCGAGGTCAGGTCGCATACTTGTAGGTTAACGTTTTAATAACTGTTCATGTGCCCGAAATTATTTCAAACATGGGAGAACAATATGAGTAATCAAAGAAAATACGGCGCAATTGTTGCGGGTACTACCAGAGTTTTAACCAAAGAAGAAAGCACACTGTACGACCAGATATGTAAGAAACTTCACGAGATTGGTAAGGAAGTTCCAGACGTAAAACAGTTTATGTTTGCAATTCAAGGAGTTAGAGATATGAAAAAAATTCCTGGCGGAACCTTAGAGAGTGGCTTGAATTGGTGGTACCAAATTAAATAAAAAGAAACCGGGGTTAAAACCCCGGCTTGTTATCGACTTTCCAATGTTGATTAAACTATTCTACAACAGTAGTGCCTTCTGCTGCTGTTTCTTCCAAACCAGGAGATTCTTCTACCGGAAGTTCTGCTACAGGTTCTTCAATCGGAGTTTCTACAGCGGGTTCCTCTACAGGAAGTTCTTCTACTACAGGGGGATTTAGTGCTTGCGTTAGCGATGTTGCTAGAGAAGAAAGACCACTATATAAAGCGCTTTCTGTCGCAGCTTGAGCCTCGTCTTCTGCAAGCTCTTCCTCAACAAATTGTTTGAGCTGTAGTTCAAATGCAGCTGCACGTTCTTCTGCTAATATTTTAGCTTCTTCGGCTAACTTTTGTTTAGCTTCAGCTTCAGCTTGGGCTACTTTTGCAGCTTCAACTTCTTGTTCAGCATTTGGTACTCGTGTCAGTGCATCTGCTAATTCCTTTGACAACTTCGAAACTTCAGATCGAAGTTGAGCGTTAAGGGCGAGTGCGGAGGCAACAAGATTAGCGACAAATTTCAGCATTTCGAGAGAGTTGGAATTCATGTGAGTAACCAGTGTTGGGACAATTTTATTTTAAGGGGATGAGGGTAGTGTAAGACGATCAATAATGGAAATTTCTAAAGCCTTTATTAAATACTTTGTTTTTTTTTATTAGTGTTGAGAAATGCCAAAACTAGATAACTTAAGTGGTCAACGGTTCGGAAGGTTAGTAGCTGTTAGTCGAGAAGGTACAAACAAAAGCGGTCGTCCGTTGTGGAGATGTATCTGTGATTGTGGTAATGAGAAACTGACTGCCGCAAAAGAGTTAAAGAACGGAAAGACCAAAAGTTGTGGGTGTTATAGAGCTGAAATCTTAGCTACTCACAATATTAGTCACGGTCAGACAAGAGGAAAGAAGAGTCGAATGTATAAATGTTGGTTAGACATGAAAGCTAGGTGCACAAATCCAAACAACAAGTTTTATAAAGATTACGGTGGAAGAGGGATAAAAGTTTGTGAACGATGGTTAAACAGCTTTGAAAATTTCAAAGAAGACATGGGAGAAATGCCAGATAATTTAACCATTGAACGAATTGACTTTAACAAAGACTACGAACCCGGTAACTGTAAGTGGGCAACTTATACTGAACAAGCTCGTAATACCAGCAGAAACAGATTGATCACCTATAAAGGTGAGACAAAATGCTTAGCTGAGTGGGCTGAAACATTAGGTATGACATACCAAACTCTAAACACACGTATCAACAAGCATAAATGGGACATTGAACGTGCGTTTACACAACCAGCTAGAAAGTCTCCAACAACAAAAGAATCATAACTAAGATATTCTCTACTTTCCGAACAGTTTGGAAAGTAGAGAGTATACCTAGAGTATTACCCCAGATGGTCTGCCTAAGTTTACTCCGTCTGCTGGGTTGGCATTGTTGGCAACAGGTAAGTTGTTAGCTGCAGAAGATGCGTTAAGCGCGATACCAGCCCAGATAGAAGTACGATTTACTTCTTCTATTCCTTCCGCTAAGCCTTCCCACCTATTTGCAATAACTGACCTCCCCGCCATTGCTCCTAGTGTAAAGCTATCCACTTTACAGTAGGTCAACATTAGCTGCCCCTTTGCACTTCGTCTGGGGTTCCATTCACTCGGACCTCTGTTAATAAACAGCTCTCCGTTCCCGATAATCCCAGCCGACTCATTATAATCTGGTGGCAAGCTGTTGCGGTTGCCATCCGTTGATTGGTTCACATTATGAAGCTCTTCAGCGTTTAACTCAAACGTGATCTGAAATCGCGCCATACGGTTTAGTCTAAGCTCACGAGTAAGAGCACTAATACCGAAAGTCTGTTGCAAAATTCTGGTGTCGAGCATTCCTCGTTCTAGTACCCAACCAATTTGAATTTCACCATCCAGATACCGAGGCACCCGTTGGTTAAATTCCATATACGGTTCTGTTGCGTTCCGAACAGTAATTTGAATACTGGTAAACCGACCAACTAACAGATAACGCCCCGTGGCTTGGTCAAGCACCCAAACATCTGCATCATACCCCTGAAGGGGGTCCAGAATGGCGTTATTGACTGCTGCACCGTAGACAGCGTTTACTGGATTTCCAGTCGAGCTAGTGACTGTTCTTACATTATTAAAAGTCATTGATAAGTCCTTAAATTAACGGCTTATTAAGCGCCAGCAGAAGTATTGATGCTGAATTCCGTAGTAAGATCACGAACAACGTTCACCCGGATAAAATCTGCCGGGTAGATAGGTGTAAACGTGAGTCGAATATTTAATCGACCATTACTAATGTCTTGAATCGGGTTATTTGACTCATCGCAAATGGTGGGTGACCAAGCGTAGATCTTTTCTTCTCGCTGAAGTGAACGGAGATAAGCATCACAAGCTGAAGCAACTCTGGCACGTAAACTCCGGTTATTAGGAGCGCTTCTTACCCACTGCAGATTACGATACATGTCCATAATAATTTGGTCAGTCATACGTCTGACGGACACATACTTGCGCTGTGGGTCATTACTTGTGGTTATCCCATTGAGGAATTTGTATAGGCGTAACCCAGAGTCATAATGCAACACTTCTAACCGTGCTCGTGTCAGAGCATCTAGAAATTCTGGAGTACTTTTAGAATCAACTGAGAGCACTCCCGCAGCAGCTTGACCGTTACTAATTGAAGCTGGTGAAACATGAGGGGGAATGTTTGCGAGTAACCCAGTGTAAATACCAATAGGCGGGATGCTATTAACCCCCAAGTATCTGGCACCAACCAAGGTCGAGTAACCAGACACAATTACTACGCGATCTGACGAAAGTCCAGAAGCGACACTGGATGCTCTTGCTTCTGAGACACGAGCAGGTGCAGAAATCACAGCAATTCGTAATCCGTTAAGTGTTGTAGACCTTTCAGCTTGAGCTGTGAGTTCGGTTACTGCTAGCTCATATCGAGCGTCTGACGCAGATACACCAGCTAAAGCAACAATTGCACAATCCGCGTCCTCTAACCGACGAACAGCGTCAACGTAATCTTTTTCGCCAGGGTCGTTTATTTGATAATCAACAGGTTCGGTGCCACCCTTTAAGTAAATATTAGACAGGTATGCAACACCTTTGTGAGAAGGATGTAAGGGATTAGTTGTGGCAGACGTATTTGCTAATGATTGAACAGGGGGTGCAAGTCTTTGTGGAGTTAACGCATAGATAGAGCTGTTGATAGCTTGGCCATTTGAGTTGACAACAGGTAAGAAATACGCTCGAATCAGTTTAGAATCAAGCGTTTCTGGGTATAAACCTGTCTGAGGATCAACAGAGTAATTGTTGAGAAGGAAAGATTCAGGATTAATTGGGACACTGTAGTTAATCCCAGTTTCATCTACAATCTCTACTCGAAACTGTCCTGCTGGAATCGGTCGAACTGTAACTCGAATGCTATTTCCAGTTTTACCTGGTGAGATAGCGTCAATTCGAACTAAGGCGTTACCATTAACGTCATACAGGAACAGTTGAGCGTTTGTCATCGCATTACGCCCACCTGTCATCGCAATACTAGTGTTGTATTTATCCCCAGTATCTTGAAACTGTAAATCTGTTGGTGTGCCAGATCCGACAGTTCGAGTCAGCTTGTAGGAGACTCGATTAGCTTCTTCTCCTAAAAAGTTTGAAGTAAACGTGAGGGAGTAAGGCAAGTTGAAGTCGTTTACGCTGATGTCATCAAGCATCGAAACCAAAATGGTGTTAGTTGCGATCGCTCTTTGTAACAGTTTTAGAACTTCAACAGCTGCTAACCCACTTGCAAATGCTGATGCAGTATTTGGGAATCCAGATGCCGCTGTGTTATTCTCACCAACACTAGCGACACCTCTCATAAATGGAATAGAGAACGAGCTGGTTGGTACAAGTTCTGTTGCCCCGGAATCTCCAGGATTTCCGATGGCTATATCAATACCAGTGTCTACTTCCGCAAATGTCCCAGACGTATCTGTGTAAACTATCAAATTTTGATAGTTTTTATTGTTGACTGAAACTTTTAGAAATCCGTCAGCTGTACCAACGTTGCCTTCATAGGTTCTTGCAGATGCTAAGTTTGACAGAAGAGCACTGCCATCTCCTGAGCGATAAGAATAGGCAACAGTAAAATAAGTTGGGTCTGAGACAGAACTCGCTTCGATCGTAATAGGACCTTCATCATTAGCGATGCCTGTGACTTGTCCTTTTACTAAAACACCGTAGGTGCCAGCAGAAATTTGAAAGGGATAACTTACAACTTGTAAGTATGCTTGACCAGCACCAGAGCTGAACGTAATTCCTGTTCCACCTGTACCAACCCTAAGAACTCTACCGGGTTTGGCATTATTTAAGATGGCTGTACCAGCCGTACTAGAAGCACTTACAACCTGTAAAGTTGATGTCGTTGCAGCATTTGAAATATTTACGGTAACTGTAGGAGAAGGAGTGACATCGTTTGTCACTTTTTCAATCACTCGAAAATCAAAGTAGCCAATGCCCTGATAAGTTGGAATTAACAGGGGTTGTGCAGCATCGACTCGAACAGCAGCACCTACGTAAACCCCAGGACGAATAAGGGGGCTACCTACGTAAGATGCTTCAAATTTCATCCCAACGGTACGGGCGTTACCTGTAGCAACAAATGCTTCAGAAGTAGTTGGGTTAGTACCAGATTGAAGGTGAATAGACCCGGCAGACCGTGCAGGGTTTGGCATCACTCGACTAACAACGAAGTTTGTTGCACCTTGCAACATTGCCTGTCGGATAAAAAGCGACCCGGCTGAGTCATCTTCACCAAAGTTGTAGGCAAATTCGCTTCGTCCCGTTATCCGAGATGGTCCTATCGGTCCTCTTGAGAATACACCCGCAACTCCAATGGTGTTTCTCCACTGAGCGTCAAAGGGAATTGGACCAACAATTGATTCTGTAAAACTTACATTGGGGAACGCATACTCGTTCCTGGGAATACTAATACCTTGTGTCATAGTGCCAAATAATAGTGCGGGGATTCTTAGAGCACTTTAATCAGCACTGTAACTGTAGGTTTGAACGCAAGGGTGTTCAATCTGGGATTAACTTTTAAGGGGATTTATAACCTTTATACAAAACACCCATAAATGGTTTGTACACAGTAAGGTTGTCTCCAGCCGAGCCACCACCAGCATTAAACTTATAGTAAGGTCTTAGTATTGAAGGAATAGTATAGTTACTAACACTACTAAAATAAGTCCACGAGTATGTCGTATTTGTTGGGTCTAAATCGACTTCGTAAATTTTATCTATTAAAGAACCACTTGTTGGGTTTCCTTGTAAATTTAGTAAAGTAACCATTGCAGCATCATTAATCGTTCCTATCGTTGTAAAAGTTAATCCAAAAATAGGAAAATAAGAGGCGTTAGACGCATACGTTCTGGATAAATTTAAGTTCCAGAAAGCTTTTAAACACACTATTCCATCGCCAATCTGTGAAATTAAAGGCACCGCATAAGTAGATGGCGCTTGGTCTACACCACTAAAATTTGTCCAAGTAGTCCCGACACTTGCATTAACTGAAGTCTGACTTGTTCTCTGACTAACTTGATATGTTTGTTCAGTAACCCAAGCATGAGTTGTACCGTGTAACAAAACATAGCGCCAAAGAGTGACAGGTAATCCAAAACTTGTCCGTTCTAGCCAATACTGTCCGACTGTTGGGCTAGAAGGCTTTGAAGATTGATCATAGCTAATAACGATCAAATTATCTGGATTAACAGCAATGACACCTGTGGAAGAGTTATAACTAATTGCGGTTCCGCCCGACAGGGCTGTTCTTGCGAGAGTGTTGGAAAAGTATTTATTAGTTCCTTCTGTTACCTGGTCAGTTGTATAATCTCCTGTTTGAGCAATAATATTGCCTGTTCTACCGTGGACGGTAAATACTTGGTCAGTAGCGTCTAGCTTATCCCAAGTAGACCCGTTACAAATAATCCAGTCGCCTGCAGCAAAACTGATTGTAGGAACATTAGGGTACCCGTGATTACTAGCTACGTTATTAGAAACGACATAGTACCAACCCTTTTGTGTTGTAGTAGCTGATGGAATAGCAGGTGTGTTTGTACTACTATCCCAAACTCCTTTATAACTAACGGAACCGATGACGGATTCAGGTAATTGCTCAGTGGGCAATTTAGCATTGCTATCTAAGGATGCAACTCCATTAACAGCTCCTTTCTCTACCGTAGAAATCTTAAGGTCAAGTGCATTCTGCAAACCATTAATATCAGAAATAGCACTACCTGTTTTGTCTAATTTAGTCCAAGAAATAGCAGCGTTTGTTGCAACTTTAACGTTAGTAATAGAACCGTCAATAGGTGTTCTATTATCAGACAATCGAGAGTCATTACCTTGACAAACTTGACCAGCTTGATTACCAAATACAACTGCAACACTGAGTTGTCCTAAACCTGAGTTGTAAGTGAAGTCAATGCTGGAAGTATCCTGCCAAGCTGAGCCAACTGCTGCAATTGCATCTTGGTTCGTATAACCAGTTGAGATACTTTTCCAAGTACCATCACCTGATAGAAACTTAGAATTATCTCCAATTGCTGGTGGAGGTACTAATCCAGATGAACCTGCTACCGTAGAGGTTGCCCCGACAAGTTGTGGTAGTTGACTGGCAGTATGAGTGTGGACTAAGTTTGCGGCACCAATAATATTCGGAGTCAAAACTACTGTGCCACTTAAGTTATTAACTGAAGTAACTCCACTGTTGTTAAGTATGTTTACTAAAGACCTGGGAACAATTGCTTTAGTTTTATTAACAGACGCAGATGCATCCCAAAGTATCAACCTGTCATAGTCTAGGTCGATTGACTCTGAACCTATTAATTCAATATCTCCGATAGACCGGAATGAACTCATTTTAGACCTCAAAGAATTCTTAGATTAGTCCCATCCCCTAATTGAACGTAATAGTAAGGAGATAATATTTGCTGCTGCTCCGATTGAGCTGTTGCAGAAATCGAAGTCACAGGCATAAAGTAAACATCCTTCCAGCTTCCGGGAGGATACAAAGTTAGTTCCCAATGAATATACGCTGTGTGGAACAAAAGATCTTCAGATTCTCTTGTCCAAGCAGATGTAGGAAAATCAATAGTTACGACTCTCGAAGAGCGAATTGTGTAAGGGCGAATATGTGGTATATCGTTTAACACCAAACGTAATAATTCTGTGTACTCTCTTAGCAACTCTTCTGCCGGACTGACTTTAATTTCTACAGTTTGAAACTGACGTTGCAACCCTTGCGGTTCTGCTTGAAAAGCAGTTAAATCTTCTGAAGCTAAATTAAGTGAAGTTCCTTCGTGCGGCATCACATTAGTGCCGTGAGGTGTATTTAGTGGAGGAATTCCATCCGTAGATTGAATAAAATCGTAGCCTAATTTAACGATTTCTCCTAAGTTAGCATCTCGGTATGAAAGCTCCACAATTAAGTTGTAAGTGCCTTGTTCTAGCGAAGAAGCATCCATTCTAGAACCTAAATTGTATGGTTCTATTTGGATAGATTTTTGTTTTCCTAATGGGGGTGCAGAACCAGCCGTCGTTCTCGATGAGTATGCTGGATAAACTGAACAAACCAGCCCTTCTTCCTCTAGTTCGTAGCCACCATAAGACCTCCACGAAACTATCTTTTCTTCCGTGTTGCTACCAATGTAATATATACCCGGATTTTGTATTCGTGGGTGACTTGCTAGGGCAACGATCGTGCCCAAAACAAGTTGTCGTGGCGTGGGAAAAATACGTGTCATAGTCTGCGTAAGACTCTATAAGTGGAGTCATCTCTAACTGCTTGCAACCTGTCAGAAATAGGAGACTTAACCACTTTAGGAACTGCAGTTACTTGTTGATTCGTAGTCCGAATATTTTGAGCAAGCGCAGCGTAAAATTTGGACTCCACGCGAACAGAACGAGGTTTAGAACTAAAGGGTGTTAACGGTGCTTGTAGATTTCCTACAGCAACCAAAATATCCTGTGGAATATCAATTAAATCTAAAATTAACCAGGCTTCTGGATTGGTCACTGAGAAAGGTATTAATTCTAAGGCAACTAGCGCGTTGATATTGTCTGGATAGTCATTTCTTATCAACGCCCCTAACGCCAACGTGTCCCCTTTAATCTGAAATAACTGATTTAATAACAGCTCTGCCACCTGATTTGGACGCATAGCATCTAACTTTGTTTGTTGAATAGCATCAACATTTGTCAGGTAAGGCACAGGCAGAGTTACATTCTCATCCATCATGGGTGAGACTCGGAATGTAAGATTACCTTGAGCACCCCAAATAGAGGAAGAAATTACGTCCCCTTCATAGTCCAGAATATCTCCGTTAGAGTTTTTAGGTGCTCGTTTGAAGTACAAAACAGTTGGTTCGCCACGCTCTCTATCTGCTGCAGTGACACCAACAACCGATGCTTTTCCTTGTTGAACAGCTAAAAGTAACGAGTTGATAAACTGGTCGTTTAATCCGGCTGGACTAACTCCCCATTTGAATGGGAGAGGTTCATTGGGATTGTCGGTAAATGTAAACCTTGCCGTAATGACTTCACAGGCGATAGAGGCATCTCGGTGTCTCGCCTTAAATTCAATTTTGTAGAGTGTACTTTCGTCACCAAGGATAGGAGCTGCGATGATATTGCTCGTTTGTTGGGTGAGAGTGTAAGAGTTAATCGCATCAGCTAGATCTGCAACGATTCTTGCAGTAGTAAATTTACCCGTATAGTTGTTAACTATCTGCCAAGTCGATGTAGTTGTCGATGGCATGAAGAATTCTGCTCGAAGAATTCTAGAACCTAACTCCAAAGAAAATGGCTGAAAGAAAAAAGACTTGACTTCTCCTTCACCTTCTAGTTTTTGTGCTGTAGCAACAGCAATGTCCGGGACTTCTAGAAGTCGTTGAAGGTCAGCTAAGGCTGATTTTTCTAAAAACTCAGAATGTTTTGCTTGCTCTTCGATTTGAGCAAGTTGTCCAATTAATAAAGCAGCCGTTAGAGCAGCCGCAATACGCCGAACCCCTTGTGTAAACATGTTACGTTCAGCATTGACAAATGCCGATTCAGAAGGGTCCGTTTTCCCAAACATTACTTGTTTAACAGAGTTTAAGTCTGGAAACAATCTGACACCTACTTTATCTCTTGCACCAGCTAAAACCAGAGCAATTCGTGGGTCTACCTGCTCTGTGCATATTAAATAGATACTTTTAGAACCTTTTCTAGAAAGCAGTGCAGAGTACTCCCGCACCATCCTAGAAAAATCTTTGACAGGCGGAGAAAGTGTTTCCAGCTGTTCATCTGTTAGTGTTTCTAAGTCCACGCCAGAAAGAGCAGGTGTTGCAATAATAAATCTGTCAGTAAAATCCATTTAAAAAACCGACCAAATTTAAGCTTAGTCGGTCGCTGAAGTACGAGTATGTTAAATACGACCAGCTTTCTTCAAGATACGATCGCACTCTTCTTTAACCTTTGGATAGTCATATGCGGCTTTAACTGCTGCAATCATCTCATACTGTTCCTCTTGTTCCATGTCTAAAACGAAGGAACGAACAGTACTCCAATGAGCATTGGCATCTAAAGGAATTATGATAGTCTGATCATCTGATCCAGATGATTTATCTTCGTCAGCATCTAGACTTTGCTCCTCTTCTTCAATGTTTTTCTCTTCCTCCTCTTCCTCGTTGACATTTAATTCATCAGTAGTAGGAGTAGTTGGAGCCGATAGAGGAATAACTGAATCATCTGGTGGGTGAAACCCAATAAAATCAAGGTGTTCACTACCAGAGACTTGTCGTTGTTGAATTAAACGCCCAATGTCTTCAGGAAACTCTGCAACTTCTCCGACTGAGTTAAACGTTCGACGCTGACCGTTTACAATAACAGACGTTTGTGTTTTAACTAAAAATCTATATGTGGTCATAGTGGTTACTTATTAACTTACTAAATTGGAATGCGAACTTCATCACCATAAATGGTAGACGTGATAGTACCGCCGTTAGCGATATTAATTGTCGCAATTTTTATGGCTGCTGGCTGTCTTAAGTAAGCGGCTCCAGGTGATGATAAACCCACAGGATAATTTGTCTTGTGGTAAACAGGCTTTTCTGCTGTGAGTGCAAAAGATTGGTTACTGGATGTTGCGTTGTGGATGGTCGCATTGACCTCGTTAAGAGGAAGGTTGTTATGTCCTTGCAATGCAGGGGGTCCTGATATAGCGTTATATTTAGCCCACACACTTCCAGTGTAGTAGAGAATATCATCTACCTCTAGATATGACCCTTTATCTACTACCTTGATGTATTTATCATTTGTAGCAGGCGCACCTGGCGCAGAAGCTTGTGCAGGAACCAGGCGTCTTGCGTTCAGCCAAACATTAAATGTGTAGTCGCCTACGTTTAAGTCTAATCCTACTGGAAGAACCAAAGTCGTAATTCCAGCAGCTAGTGAACAGTATTGTCCATCAAGTCTTGCAGCACCCGCTGACACGTTCATTGTCAAGTTCACGTTGCCTGTACCTGCGATAGCAACGGTACTGACTTGTAAACCGTTAATAATTCCGCAGTACGGATAAAGACTCAGACCACCACGCTGACCCTCAGTGTATGCCTGATAATCAAACCGTTGTCCTGATGTGGCACTCATTAATAATCTCCTAAATTTCCAAATGCTTATTAAAACTAGAACGTGCCGTATTCAAGGTCAGAACGCAAGATGAGAGTTTCATCGATCATTCCGGTATCGGCAACGGTCAGTAACATAATCCACTGAGGATAAGTTACGTATGGGAGGAAGCAGTTGCCAAGCTGCATTGCTCTACCAGGTACAGCAGGTGGCATTTGGTCAGGACCAGTACGCATCCACAGACCTGCAGTTCCATCTGGAGATTCTCCAACTGGTTCCATTGTCTGACCAAGAGATGCACTACGGTCTTGATGATGTGATCTAGCAATCACAGCCACCAAGTTAGATGGCCACATCTTTTTAATGACATTATCGACAGGATCTCGATACATTGAGTCGATCAGACGAATGTTCAACCCTGCAATCGACTGAACATCTCCAGCACTGTCAAAGCGGATACTTGGAGGTGTTACACGAGACGAAGCTGCTGCAATTTCATTAACTGCCCCGTTTGTTCCACCTGGAACCGTTATGACTCCGACGCTACCCATCTGAGCTTGAATGATTTCGTTCTCTTGAATGACAGTGTACAAATCACGGGACATAACCATGTCCGTGAGCAACACTTTGTTGCTGTTGTAGCAATACTGTCGTAGAAAACGTAAGCACCGGACTAGATCTGCTTGTGGGTGGGACCAGGGAACACCCGCCCGACCAGATTTATCTGTAAACAGTAATGCTTCCTTACGTCCTTTGTTGTTCGTCAAGTTTTTAGCTGCAACGTAGCCAGTAGTGCCAATCGCAGCACCAGAAGCTAGAGTTGCATCCCACCCGTCGTATCGGAAGTAGTTGTGCGTGGGAATTTGAGTACTAACGTTAATTGTGGCTTTTGTGCGAGGGTCCGTGTAGTTAATACCTCCCTGTAAGCACATTGCTTGCAGCAAATTTCGAGTCCGGTTGTGGCGATTAACTAGTCGCTGAACACGACGCTGAATAATCTGTAAAGGAGGATCTTTTTCATTGAGAGTTCCAACCTTACGAAGTTGGTTAATCAACGCCTGGTCAACGAAATCGTCTTCCCGCAAAAATACGGGTTGAACGTAACGTCTTTCTACACGCTCAGGTTCTAGGAAGTTTCCGGCAGGAACACCCATCTGAACGATAGGCATAATTCCTAAACCTTCACGCATCGTCTCAATAACGACAGTACGCTCTTCAGACTGAACGGTTGGAAAAAGATCTTCTAATCCTTGGGAGTCTATTTCTTCAAATGATTTAGCTAAACGAGTTAGCTGCAAAGACCCTAGTGCAGGCACATCACCCACATATTCATAGGGAGTTGTCGTCGGCTGAATAGTTGTTACCATAATTTATCAGTCAGGAATTAGTACGCTGGGAACGGTTACGGAATTAAAAAAATTAGCTAAGCAAAGACATCAACGCTTTTTCTTTGGCTTTTGCAAGCTGTTGGTTACGCTCAATTACTGAGGCATAAGGGTCTTGAACGTTTGGATCATTGAGTGCTTGTGTTGCAGTGACAGTCCCGTGTTGAGTAGTCGCTTCTTGCACACGAGTAAGGCTCATCTGTTTGAGCGTTTCCATCACAACAGACTCTTGCTCACCAAGGGTTCCGTTCTTGATGAGTTCGCTATACTTCTCTTTCACTTCAACAGGTAAGGTCAAAGCTTCAAGCTCAGCAAGTTTGGCGTTTACTTCTGTTGCTTTTAACTTTTCTTCAGCTGCAGCAAGACGTGTAGCTAAATCTTGCTTTTCGGCTTCTGCAGTTGTAAGACGAGCAATAGCTGCCGCCAATTCCTGCTTTTGAGCTTCAAACTGTTGTGTGTAAGACTGTTTAAGATCTGTAAACTGTTGGTTTACTAAGTTCTTGAACTGTTCAAGTTCTGTTGTCATTGACAAGTCCTGTGTTTGTGTTGGTGAAGGCGATTGAACGGGTTGTGAAGCAGCAACAGATGTCTGCTCCTGTTGCTTTTCAGGAGAAGTTTGGGTAGTCATATGTTGGACTAAATCTGGGTTTGTAAGTTGAAAAGTTAGAGACACCCTAGACTCCAAAGGAGCAGACAGGGCACTCACGCGAGGCAAATTTGGCAAGAATGGTCTATTTGTTAGTGCTACTCCAATCAGCACAGTACCAACAGATTTACCGTTACTCTTTGACTGCCAATTTCTTATGAACTCACCACTGCTATAGCGGTAGCGCCCTAACGCTACCGCTGCATATGTTTCGTCAGAAACCGTCTCGAAGATGCCGCTAAGTACGTTCCCTTCCTGAACAATTTCTTGTAAGAAGGCTTCTGCAGCATGACCCTCCATAGTATCCGTATCAATCGGATGACCTAGAAATAAGGGGGGTTCAAACCCAACTTCACCATTGGCAAAGTTTTGCTTCATGTTGTCAAAGTCATTCTGTGTGAAACTAACCGTTTCATAAACCGGATGGCTCCAAGAGCCGAGAACACAGAATGGAACCTTAATAAGTCGTTTGGAAGAGTCTACGCCCAAAGGTTGTCCGGCTAATTTCTGAACCCAGGTGAAACTCTCATCTTCAGTTTTTTGAGTCAGTTTAATAGCATCGGATCGAAGAGATTCAGCTAACTTATTAAGTTCATCTTGATTCTGAGAAGTAGGATTTGCGTAGTACTCGTCGTAGTAACTAGGCAAAGCTCCGATTCTTAAATGAATATAGCTAGCATAGTGAGCTAACAAAAGCTCTGTATCTGAAACTTCCGACTCATACTTGAAATTAGCTGTTACAACCCAGTCTGAGTCTGAACTATCATCGCTGGAATTTAGAGCAAGAGAAAGACGGTGGTACTTAGAATCAGACGCTTCTGACAAGACACATGAGATAAATCTTGCAGCTCTCCACATTTTAGAAAACGGAAAGTTGCCTGCTAACTGGCTGTTACTATCCGACCAATGACCACCAATCGAAATAGATAATTTTTCCGAATCAGATTCGTGACTTAGATGTGTTTGAGCGTCAACATTTATAGTACTATTTAGCTTATCTGTAGATGCTACAGTAAGTACTTCATCCGGCAGAGACAAAGATTGTGGTTGTGGTGTTTGATTAACAACTTGGTTTACAGGTTGTCCAGCCTGTATTTCCATAAGGTCAGGCTTGACATTAACACTATTCATCACCAAGTCAGCAATCAGCTGGCTGTCAGAAATCATAAGTTAGGGAGATTTATTTCTCTCTAACACTTTAGGGAAATCAAGAGCGCAAGGCTGCTCAATTTTAATGGCGTTATAGCAATACTTCGGAGTTAAAGGTTACGTGGATTACTCGTTAGCTACCCTTTTAGTCTTAGAACATTTACAGGATTCTTTATCCATTACAAAAACCGAAGTAACACAAGACACGATGCAAGTGATCTTGCAAGACGGTAAAAAACTAAGCTTGCCACTACCAGACAATTGGAAAGAATATGCAAGACGCTATCAAATATCTGCGTCTTTAAAAGGAAAGAGCTTAGAAGATTTTGAAGAATGCTTTGTAAGACTTGTTTTAGCGGAAAGCTTCTTAACCGCTATGGAGTCAGCATCTTTAATTGAAACTGGGGATGATTGGTTACTCCTCTACTGGTTTAGAGGTAAAAAGAAGCAGAAAAAATTAAGGGCGATTGCAAATGTTCAAGAGCACTACGATTTACTTTTAGTAGCACGAGCAGTTTATGAAGGCTACACTATAACGGAATTAATTGGGTCGCATATCATAATTAACACTCCGTCTGGGGCACGAAGACGATGTACTCCAAATCATTGTGATTGTCAGCAATTTATTGAAGTAGGGAAGTATGTTCCAGGGTTTAAGTGCATACACTTAAAAATAGTGGACTACTATTTAAGTGATCGGCTTGCCTTCCAAGATACTGCAAAGATGGTTTAACTCTTATTGGATTTAGGAGCTGAAGTTCCCGTTGGTCTTCCGGCTCCTACACCTTTACCTCTAACTGAACCTTTAGAGGAACCGCCCGGTGCAGGTTGCTTAGGCACAATAATCATGTCATTAATAAATTTGCGGTCAACATCATTTGGCGCACGAGATATTGCATCTACCATCTCACGCACCATTAGCCAATCTTGGTCGTTAAGAGGATTAAAGTAACCACGGTCAGTTAAACCTGAAATCATTTGCATCAATGCCACACGGTCTTCTGGTCGGGTGGTTTGCCGTATTGGAAACCAAGGGGCAATGTTTGCGGATTCTCTACTAAAATTCTGCTTTACACATTGATGAAAACTTTGTGAGACTAATGGGTGGATAAACTGCCTGTGAAGATTAACTATTATGCGGTTAAAGAGTTCCATTGCCCGATAAGTATCAGACATTCCTTCAACCCTATTGCCAAAGGGAAATAACACAAAAGGTACCCACAATCCTTTTGCAAGTTCTCTGTCACATCGATCAATCCCAATTTCGAAAGATTCACCGACGTTTGAGCCTGATGTTAGTACTTGGGCTTTAGGAGGTAACTTTTCATCAAACTGAGGCAAAAGTAATAGGTTTCCACCTCCACCGAAGTTTTGAGTTTGAGTCTGCCGCTCTAAAATCTCTTGAGTTGTAAGTTGACGTTCTTCTCCTGTAACTGGGTCAACTTCTGTCTGATTGGTGTTGTACACTGGAATCGTTATGGCAACAATTGGAGTTCCGCTACGATCTAATGCGATCGCTTGCATGTCTATGAAAGCTTCTTTTAATAGATGCCACTTATAAATAGGTTCAATTGCGGAAGTGCCGTAGTAGTTTCCATAAAAAGAAAGTCTGGGAAGATGAACAGTTTTCCATAACGGTAACTGCGTCTCACCGGGGGAAGCGTAATTTAACAGTCCAGTCTGCTGGTATATTCCAGACGGACGGTGTTCATGAGTAGGTTCTCCCTCTGTTAACCTACCTTTTTTATTCGGTCTCACTATGATTGTTGCCGGGTGGTAGGTTAGAAAATCTTCAATAAAAAGTCGCCCTTTATTAACTGTGTAAAGAACTTCTGAGGTTGAAAACCCAGCCCACAATGAACAGTGTATTGCTCGGTAAAGCGCTTGATAAATCTGACTCGACTTAAAATCGCTGTTAGACTTTTCCTCATCTTCATTTTTTGCACCAGGCAATCCACCTAGCACATCAATATTTTCTCTAAGGAAATCCCTAATTTCTTTATCAGGATGCTCAATTGGACCCAGTAGAGAAATTAACGTGTCAATCAGGATAAAGAGAACATACGAAACTGTTGTGTCAAACAGAGCAATTTGCTCAAATTCCAACAGACGTTGAGCCATCGGTCGTCTGTAGTGTCCAGCAATGGACTTGTAGTCGCCTAGCTGTTTTAACTTGTTGCGGGGGCGACTATTAGGATTAAATGGAACATCAACAAGTTCCAGAACTTTACTCTGACCTTGATACATTATTAACTCATGAACCTACCGATAGAGCTGTTGGTTTGATTTGGAAACTTAAGTGCTAAAGAATCTTTAGTTATTAAGTTTTCCAATTTGCTTTCTTGCTCTCGCACAGCTTTCTGTTTGTCCTGTGCTAATGCTTCAATTTCAAGACCGATTGCACGTTTTGTTAAATCGTCCAGGTCATGCCAGGTTTCCCATGAGATCGTCACGTATTGGTTAACAGAAACCCAAACGTCTATACCCAATTTTTGAGAAAGTTTTTTGGCGGCATCATCCCTTTGCCAAACAAGATTTGCAATATCTTGGTCTGTTAAAACATTGTCAAGATAGGAACTGGATTTTTCCCAGATTGAGTGTTTCTCAAGCTGTTGCGTCAAAAAGTACGTTAATGGTATTAAGTCGCTGTTACAGACTCTTGAGAGGACGCTTTGCCGCGCTTGCCAGAGGTTTGAGCACCAACGGCAATAAGCTCCTCTTGGGTACCCTGAAGTAGTAACTTTCCCAAGTCTTTAGCATCTTGAGCTTCTTGCTTATCAATAGTTACAGCATTCAAAAATACATTTGACACAAACTGTGCGTCAAGATGACTCCAGCCATCAAGACGACCAATAATGTCACGAGCATTGCTAACAGGTTCAACCGGATGTCCGTCTACATGAGTTATTGATGCTGCTAACAACATCTCATCGAACGAGTAACCACAGTTTGAGTCAAGTCCAGGATAATGCCGCTCCAGTGCCATCCGTTGTCCAGAAACTAGTTTGCGAAAAGTAACACTGAACTTTTGACGAGGCATCTGATCCTTTTTGATCGTATGCTGCACGTCTAATAAGGTCTTAAATGCAGTTCCTAGTTGACGAGAGCTTTTTTCCAACTCTTCATCTAAAGTGAACATTGATAAAAAGACCATAAGCGCATACTGTTCATCGGCTTGTGGCATTTCTTTCAACAGCTCGATAGGATCACGAGGTGCAGACTGAGTAAGTTCTATACCATTTACAGCAGTAATGGACGTAGCAAACAACAACTCATCTAAAGAATAACCAGGTCGTGTTTCTTTAGTAGGATATGCAGCGCTGACTTCTCTTCTATCTCTAAACGTTGGCTCCTTAAAACTCAACGAAAAGGCTTTTGATGGTAGCCGATCGGCTGGCAGTGTAAACGTATTCATTAGGACAAAGTGACATAAATTTCACGTCTTTACTCTTCCACAAATGCAGTGCTGTTGAGTGCTCACATATAACTGGGCATTTACGGAAAAACCGGGGAACAGACCCCGGTTCTAATTCAACCTTTGCTATGTGTAGAGTTCAACTTGACTTTTTTAAGAGCTAAATAACTCTTTTGCAGAGTTCTTATATCTGTCTATTGCTTCATCAATTTGTGTTGAGATTGGTTTGTCTGTCTGAGTTACAACGTTAGAGTTAGCAGCTAAGTCAACCTTGAAAGTTTTTAGAACGGTAGAAACCAACTCTGAGATTTCTTTGGGAGACAAAGTTTCGTCTGCAACTGCAATCGCAGCCTTTTCTACTAAACTGTACACGTCATTAGAAGACATATGAGGAAGATTCGATTTGATAATCGGATCAATTAGTACAAAAATTTTGTGCAGGTAAGGCAAGAATTTTTTGTACTTAAAGTGAGATAAAGACAGGTTAACAAGCTCTGCTGCCCAACCCACTACAATCGAACCAACAAATAATTTCTCTGGAATACTCATTAAACTAAGTAGCGCTACATAGCCAAGTTATAGGTAGAAGTAGCTGATTGAGTGCTCAACTTAAACCGGGTTATAGCTTAAGTTCACTGAATGTTAAAAACTTTCTTTGCTTCGTTTAACTTTTTCCGTCTTTCTCCATAACCCCCATCTAAGTGATTAAGGGTTTTTACAATACCGTCAAAGTCATTGGAATCAGCTGAATAATTTAGCTCTTCTCTTTGCCAAAACCACCCGGCACTTCTAGAAGCAACATCTTCATCAGCTAACCGTTGCGGGTGAACTAATAAATTTTCATCCAGAACTTCAGATAATTCTTCATAGGCGGTGCGTCCAGAAAATTTTATTAAACCCCTTGGAGCAAATATTTCTTCATCTCCTGGGTAAACATTACCTAGATCTTCTTCTGAGTAAAAATCACCCCCTTCGGTTTTTGCAAAGTCTTCACTTTCGTAAGCTATCTGTGCCAAAAAGTGAGATTGTCTTAACCGCGTGTTAATACCAAACTCGTTCATAGCCTCATTAAGATGGGGCAAAAATCGCTCTAAATCGAAAGGATCACCATACGGTGAAATTGCACATAAGTGGTGCAGCAAAACTTTTGGATATAATTTGTCAGTAGAAGATTTCGACATATGTGAAGCTAAAATCTACTAACATACTTACTGAAAACTAGAGCATTACGGTGTCCAACTATTAATAAGAAAACCTTAGAAACTTCCAGCTAGTTGAACTTGTTCAGAAGAGCTAGACTCAAACTCAGTAGCAATTTGGTTACCTTCTTCATCTAAAACAATTAAACCGGATTGAATGTCTTGTTCAAACTGGGAAGGAACAGCACTAACTTCAAAGTTCATACTTTGGTTTTCTGTAGTATCTAACACTTCATAATTTGGATCTGACATTGCTAACTGTGCCTGTTCTACCATTTGCCAGATCTGCTCCGTAACATTTTTCAGAATATCTCCAATACGATCTGGGACAAATTCTTCTCCACGAGTTTGCTGTTTTGTTACGGCGCGAGAGATTCCTAAAGATAAAACTGTTGACAAAGCTTCAGCCGCTACAGTCGCTATAGCATTACCTGCTTTTGTTTTACCCCCAGGTAATTTGTTTGCAAAATGGTCAATTGTTGAATAGGCAGCTCGACTAATACCTTGAAAAACACCCTCTTGTATTAGCCCTTGCACAGCACCTACGGCTAACCCTTCAGTCTCTAAAGATTGTCGAACTCGTCCTGCAGAAAAATTAAATGCAGCCTTTGACGATGCAGAACCACCTGCTAACTGTGCTGTTAAAGTATCAGACCTACTAGTTAGAGTTGCTGTTGCTTGCAAAACGTCTAGGGTGAACATTCCAACCCGATCATCTAATTTGACATCGGAACCTGCTAAGGCTAATAAAGCTGGAGCGACAAATAACCCTAATGCTTCTAACCTTGAGTCCGGTTGCAAGATTGAATGAGCTATGGGACGTTCTCCCAGCTCCTCGACTGGAGAGATTAGTTTATTAAGTTGTTCACTAGCAGATTGAGCTAGTCTTTGTGTCTGTTCTACAGAGTGGGGAGTTTTAATAACCCCAACTTCTTGTAACTTGTCAACATTAACTCCATACTCATAAAGTCCGGCTAGTTGCTGTCGTAAAACATCAGCTCGGTCTTGTGTAGGTGATTCGAATTCTTTTTCTAACTCATCAATTAATGGAAAAACTCCTTGGGTCATTGCAGCTGTACTAGACTGGAGCGACTGTAAGCCACTCACTCCACCTTTTGAAGTTCTGGTAAGAGCTTGTGCGAGATATGCTTGCTCTCTGTCTGATATAAACCCGCTGCCAGCCCGAAGCCCCATCAACCTTGCCACTCTCATCTGATCAGCAGGCGCTAAATTAGCTTCGTCATCATAGATGTTTGACAAAGCATTAATTTTATACTCTGCAAGATAAAGGGCATCTTGAGCAGTAGGTTGTTGTCCTCTTTGAAGCATTCTCAAAAAGGAATTGTAGGTATCAACGTTTGCACCAAGCATTCTAGAGTAAACGTCTCCGTCATCAAATCTGACTTTCTGAGACTCTAGATAAAATTCTCGGAGGTTCTGTAACTGATTCGTAGAAAGTACTTGCTGCTCTTTATTACGATGTTGGATTTGAATTAGGGTTGTATCTTGCAATAGACGGTTATTAAGTCTAGTGAGTTCAGAATTGTCACTAAGCTGTTGTCGTTGCTGCTCGTACTCATCGATTACTTGATAAATCTGATGGTTCACCGGAGAAAGTTTTGACTGGTCAGCATCGTTATGAAACTGTCTAAATTGATTTATTAATGTCTCTTGTGTAGACGAAGAAAAGGTCCCTGAAATAAACGAAGCCTGTGCTCTTTCTACTAAAGATAAAACTTGGGAGGCAGCAAATTCACTAACGCTACTTACTTTGCCTTCTTTAATTTGCTGACGATATGTATCTTCAAGACCGGGTTCTGTTACAAATTTTTCATACAGCTGCTCATCTGAATCTGTCATAGCAAATTCAGAAAGCTTTAATAAAGCTCCAAATCCAGTAATACCATAGTCCTGAGAATCAGAACCAATTCCCAAGTTTGGACCAATACGAGTCATTACTGCCTGTTTAAGAATCTGACTTCTTCTTTTATCCGCCTCTAATGGGGAGTCAGCTTCAACAGTTTCTAATGCTTCTGCTAGAGGTTTACCCTCGTAGGATGCCTCTCGCAAAACATTAATAATTCCTTTATCTGATTTTTCTTTCAGAGCATCTCGAATTATTTGTTGGAGAGAAGCAAGAGTACCTGTTACGGCACTAAATCTAGCTGAAAGTTGCTGCTGCAAACCTTGATGGTCTTCTGTCAGTAGCTTGCGTCGTAGTTTATTGATTTCTGTTGCTTCTTCAATTGTTGATTCTTGAGCCATCGCCTGTAAGTTTTGGTCAATAACAGACCTAAACGAAGACTGTCCTGTAGTTTGCAAACTAGTTACAAGCGCCTGGTCCAACATTGTTTGGTCAAGCAACGGAACTAAAACGTTGTACGTCTTTCCGATTAGTTCAGTCCCCGCCTGACCTATAACACCTTGCAATCCTTCAAAATCGAATGGGTTGAGAATAAGACCAGAAGCTTTCTTCATCGATTTATTAACTTGCTCAAAAGTCATAGACAAATTTGATTGGAGAGCAAGATAAGTACGAGCTGATGACTCAAATGCTTCTGAAGTGAAAGACTCTTGTTGGTTAGCGTAACGAAGAACTCCCTCGACCATTGATGCTGAAAGAGAGTTATTCTGTTGGAGAAGTTGGTTTATTTTACTTCGAGTTTGAGGATTAGACGGGTCCGACTGGTCAGACGTAAGAGAGTCTGACGAACCAAAAGCACTAGTTAATAAACTGAGATGTTCTTCCGCATATTTAATATGATGTGCAGCATCTTCAATTTGTGGCATAGTTCCACTCATTTGCTGAACCATGCTCATCAGAGTTCCAGTTGAGAGAGAACTCTGTTCATCAGTGATAAAGTCAGGTAAAGCTAGATAAGATCCAACCCATTTACGGACATCTTTTAACGCTCTGTTTTGAGTGCGGTCTATATTGCTAGAAAACTGAGATACCTTCTGTACTTGTTCAGAAAGTTGTTGACTAACTTCGTTAAACTGCTGTTGAACCGCTTGACGCTCTTGCTGCAACTCTTGAGTATTGGTCTGATTAATTTGTCTATCGAGAAATCCCAACTTTTGACCTAATTGCAGAGTTGCTCTCTGTAAATGAGAAAGTTGAGATGCATGGTCACCTACTCCAGTTAATAAAAACTGATAAGCATCTCCATCAAAGTCACCTAACATGGCTAGCAACCTACCAACTGCTGGTACCTGCATTCCTGTCTTGAAACGTTCAGACTCAGGTATTAAACCACTGCCTTCATTAGTGAGTCTCGCTTGTAGTGACTGAACATCAAGTACATCATAAAAGTTAGAATCTGCAGTTAAAGCGGCAGAGCCAGCGGGGGCACCACCTCGACGGATAGACCCGGACGACAAGTTTAATAACTTGTCGAGGTCATTTGGAGATGTTTGCTGTACTCTTTCAGCCGGAATGTTTGCTAAAGCACTTAACGTTTGGACCCTCAGATCTGCAAGTTGTTGACGAGTTAATGTTTTACGCTCTGCAGCTTCAAGAGCTGTCTGGAATTGCTGGTTTACCTGATCTTCATTTGTTCTATAACCTAATGCACGAGTCAACTCATAGGTGTTAGTTAACGTTTGCTGTAGTTCAGCTGGAACTGCACTTGTTTTAGAAGACCTGTTAAGTGCCATCTCTACTAAACGAAATTGGTTTTCAACGACAGCTAAAGTATTTCGGGTTGAACCTAATGCGTTGTACCTTTGTCCCAATACCGCTTCTGTCGCATCAAGTGCAAAAGAACCTATTGCGATACCTACTGTCCCTTCAAATTGCTGGCGATCGCCCAACGCTTTGCGGGTGAAGTCTGTGTCTAGCAAACGTAAAGTTGAAGCTCTACTCCCTTCTAAAGTCTCTTGTAAATCTTGCAGTTGCCGGAGTTGCTTTTCAGAAACAGTAGCTCCTGGGTTCAACAACTGCTCTCGGACTTTACTGGTTTCAAGCAGTTTTTGTCGAAGCTCAACCTGATAACGCAACGCCTCATCTGTATATTGTGGGAATAAAAGAGGAGCACGACGAAGGATGTCAGTACCCATCATGACTCCTACCGTTGGATCGTATTCACCAGGGTCAAGCATCTTAAGTCGGTAGCGTCCTACATTTTCCCCTTCGGTTATTGCTTCAGCCGTAAATTGAGGTAAGATAACCTGCTTAGTGTTTTGTATTTCTTGAAGAACACGACTTACTTGATTTGAGCGATCGTTTGCTGCTTGAACTTGAAGTTTACTTTCAAGATTGAGAGCACCTTGAACAAATTCCTTATATATAGATGTGTCGTAAGCGTTCTGAATCGAATTTAATGACCGTTCATTAATTCGTTGGATTCGTTGTGCAATCCTAGTGTCAAGAATTGCAGTATCATCCGTGAGCGGAACACCAGGGATACGAAATGAATCCTGTGCTAGTTCCGTTATTAAACCGTATTTTTCTTCCAATGCCTGAGCAACTCGTCCACCTGAACCTTCAGATACAAAGCTTTGGAAGCTTGTTTGTATTTGACCATTCTGTTTACGGAAGAATCGGTCTTCTTGATAAGACTGGTACGCTCTTCTAACAACCTGGGTTGTAATTGATAGTGCAGATTCACCAGGCGCAAAGGTATTTTGGATACTTAGGGTCTTTCTTAAATGGGAGACTTGCAGCTTTGCCGCTTTCGAGTCTTCCGGTTTTTGATCTGAAAAGTAAGATAAGTTGAAAAGTTTATTAGCAGCTATAGCTCTTGCTTCCAATTGAGAAGTTCCGTCAGCGGTCATACCTGTTGCAAGTCGCTGAAAGCGTTGCAAACGGCGCAAGGCTGTACTGCCTTTAGCTGTCGTAACCTCCTCAATAGAAGACTGAACCAGATTTAACTTCTCTCCTAACTCTGTGTAAGAAAGTAGTAACGATTGTGTGTCTTGAGCAAGTGTTGAGAAAAATGCTTGGCTATCTTCTCCCGGTAAGGCTAATCGATAGCCTAACTGTGCGTTAGCAGAGGGCAAATCAACTCTGAATGAACCTAACAATCGCGCAAATGCAGATTGCAATTCTTGACTTGCCTGAGATCCACCTCCTACTTTTGTAAATGCTTTTAGATATGAACTGCTCATACCTAAAAGGTATTGATACTCCATAGCCGCTTCGTCTTTCATGCCTGTTGGCACAAGCGATCGGCTAACAGTAATATCTTTGATGTCTTCGATCACGACATCATTCTGAATCATTGCTTGTAAAAGCGATAGCTTTCTCTGGATGTCTTGTCTATTTTTAGGAGAGGGAGCAGGTAAACTCATCCCCGCAGTCGCAGCTACCGTATCTACTACATTTCGGTAGGCAACATCTGTAATATACTTTTGAGCATCTGATAAATCTCGCTCGTAAAGTTTATTAACTGAGCGACCAGGCGTAATAGCTGGATTAAATAACTGCTGTCCTACGAAAGACAAGTGGGCGAGTAATCCAGCGCCTCTAGCAACCAAATTACTTTCGTTTAGAACTACTTCTCCTGAAGAGAACTGAATTGCAGACTCAGGGGAATTAATAACGGTATTGATTAATTTTCTAGTCTGAGTTTCTAAGACTTGAATAGCTTGGGAATCGTTCTGTAATGCCCGAAGTACCGTTTGTTTGACCGAGGCTAGACTTCCTATTGATGCATCTTGTGCAGCCGTTGGTAAATCTGAGAGAGAAGTTAGACCTAATGCAACTCTACCTAATGCAGTAGAAGGTTTACCGTTTTTTAGTTGTGCAAAATCTGTCGCTTTTACGTGACTTATTGCGTCAGCGGCTAGGTCAAGCCCTGACGATTTAAGTTGAGTTTGAAGCGCTGCCCTAATCTGTTCGTCACCTAAAAATAGCAGAGACAAACTTTGGGCTACTTGTTGACCGCTTAACTGAGCAACGGCTTCGCGAGTATCTTGCTGAGAAAGTAAATATAATCCAGTCTCGTAGTTAAACCCTTTGAAATGTCCGTGTCCAAATAACCCATATAAACTTTCATTGGCAAGTGCTTGAGGTTTTAAGGACGTTCTCTGAGAAACCAGTTTATCAATATCTTTGAAGATCTCTGGTTTAATAACTGAGAATGGTCCTTTTACCAAACCAGCTCCGGTTGGTCTGGACCCTGTTCCAGGTTCCCATACTGTTAAAACATCTGTTGAAACAATCATTGTGCCCGAATCCGAGACTTGAATGGATGGGGCACTAGTGATAACGGATATACCAGCTTGGTGCCGTTTATTAAACGCCTGAAACTTTAAGGTTATAGGTTGGTGACGACTACCCCACAAAGTATCTTGTTGCGTACCAACGCCTCTAACTGTTATTAATCCATCTTTGTCAAATGACCCTATCCGTTCGTACCCATCTTTTGTTGGGGAGTAAAGACCTTCTTGATAGTAAAGTCGATACCTGGAACCATCCCTTTTGACAAGAACGTTTTTGAACTTACCGTTTTCATAAGTTTCTAAAGCTCGTTGTAGCGTGGTAACCGTGACTGCCTGCCCAGTACTTTCGAGAGATTGTTGTAATGCGGCTAGTAAACTAGACGACTCATTATCAGCAAGAGTAACAGGAGCACTGAATATAGTGGTTCCGGGCGCAAGGTACTTGGAAAGTAATGCTTGAGTCTGAAGTTGGTTTGTGACCTGGCGACTAGAAACTTTTACAGTCATGCGCTGCATATCACCAGCGTACAGTTCATACCCAGAGTTCAAATAAGATGAATCCCCAATTAAAGACACACCACCCACGATCGCCACACGTTTCATCGAACGTGGTCCGATAAACCCACGTTGTGTGTTAAGTGGGTCTAACTCCGACGAGCGAAAATATTCTTGAACAGAAGCGAAGTCCTGCGTTGCTTTAGCTGCTAACTCCTCAAATTGGGTTTGCGGCAATACCTCACGCAACCTACCTGCTAACAGAGAAGAAGCACCAAGCTTAACTTGTTGAAGAGACCTTAACTTTCGCACTAACTCTGGGTTTACATCTAAAGCAGGGCGTGAGCCAACAACATTTTTCAAACGTTGAGGTATCTGTTCAGCTTTTGTGAAAGGCAACAGATATTGTACTTCATCTGTTTCTATGACTGGAGCTTCAATTCCCAGGTTATTAAACACCTGGTGCATTTGCTGAATGTATTGCTCTTTTTCTATCCTGGCTAAACCAGACGTTGATGAGAAAAGTCTCTTAATGTCATAGGTAACTGCCGCACCCGTGGATATATCAGCGTCGATAATATTAAGTTGGCGGATATTACCAAATCCAGGTAGTGACAACTTTTTAGCATGGGAAGTTGCACCAACTGGACGAAAGTACTGTCCAGGTTGTCCAACTTTAGTACCTGGTTTTACTAAAGCTGGGTTTAGAAACCCTGAGTTTAATACCTTTCCGTAAGCAGTACTTGTGTCATAAATCTCAGATTCAGCATAAATAGGCAAACGTGCTTGCCCTTGCATAGCTGAGTAACCTAACTCATGCGCTGCTAGAAATGGAGCAGTAAGATCCTGGACTAAACGACGTGCTTGCGTATTCTGAATAGCTTGATACTGTCTTCTACCCTCTTCAGTAGAAAGAACCAAAGCTAGTTTAAGGTCTGTTAATAAACCTTTAGTGTCTGTTGATAGTGTTTGGAGTAAGCGTCTTGCAGCTACATCATCTACGTTATCTGAGTACCAGTTACTAGGTTCTGAAAACTCTGAGAATACAGATTGAAGCGCCTTAAAACGTTGCTGTTTTTCCTTGTCAGTTAGCTGTAAAGATGAGTCACCTGTAGCTAAAAACTGTTGAGCATTTAATAATGTAGGTCCAAATTGAGCATCAAGTTCATCAGTATTTAAGGCAGAAAGGAGACTCACTAAATTAAGTTGTGGGTTTCCTTTGAAAACCTCATTTGATGCCTGAATACTTTTTGCCAGAAGTGTTCGACTCGCAGATTTAAGCGTTTGGAACTGAGTCGTTCCCATCCTCTCAAAAAGAGTGTCCACAATTCCAAACTTTGCCTGATAACTCAGTTCTCGACTGATAGTACCGATCAGACCAACAGCAGTTTCTACCCCCGTTAATTGAGCAGACGCGCCAGGTGCTACATCTCTTCCGACTACTCGTCTTACTTGTGAAGTTTTGTTGACAAATACAGACCCAGGAATAACTTTATTTGTCTCAGGTAAAATAACGTTGCCATACCTGTCAACGCTTAATTTAAGGGTTGTTTGTACAGAAGAAGAGCCAAGTGCTTTAACTCTAACTGTTAACCCGACTTGGGTAGCTTTACCCTGGTCAGTCGAGTAACGTCCAGTTACTTCTAGTAACCCACCTAATTCTTGAGACAGTACTTCAAGACCTTGCCTAAGTTGTTCTACTTTAGTTGGATCAGCACGCCGTTCAGCTAAATAACCTGTGTGATAAATAGTTCTAGATTGCAACCAACCTGCAGACAAGTTTGAGTAATGGTTATACAGTTGTGGAGCTAAATGCTTAAGATATGCTTCAGCAGCCGGGGCTGCTCTGAGATTGTCTGCATACGGTCCACTACCTAGCATTAAGTTTACATCTAGGTTTAGTGGAGCGTTGTTGTCAAATGAATTCGGTTGCTGTTTGAGAATAGCCAGAGCACTATCAAAGTATTCGCGATTGGCTCCAAGGTCTTTAACTGCCGTCATAGAATCGGCAGAAAAGTTTGCAGAACCAACGTTAAAGAAGCGAAGCTGATTACTCTCTCCAAAAATGGCAACAGTTTTGTCATGCTGGTAACCAGTAGTTGCAACTTTAAGTGAACCTGTCTGAAGCAACAAGTCTACTAGAGCACGGTTATGTGATAGTACCGGGTTTGACCGTAACTCATCGAAGAAGTTATTAACCCGTTTACTGTCCGTAATAATGTTTAGCCTGTTCTCTCTAGCGAGTTGAGCGATCGCCTGAAGCAGAGACGTGGAGTTTTTAGACTGTTTTAATAAGAGTGAAATCTCACCCATGCTGATTACAACTTTGTCTTTTTTCGAAGCAGCGTTAAATGCAGCAGCAGTCAGAGCTTGGGTAATACGTTGATGAATCTCTTGCTCCACATACAAAAAATTTCTTTGCACTTGGTTTTGTGTGAGATAACGTCTAAGTTGTCCTGGACGGTAAACTCCTTCCTGGTTAGCCAAGTCGGAGATTGAGTTTGTCAGCTGATAAATTTCTTGAGCAATACTCTGTTCTACAAAAGATGTAGGGCTAGTAGTAACTGCTCTGGTTCCTGGTGTCGTGAAAGTCATCAACGTTTCAAGAGAGTTGTTACCCTGTAACGCCGGAGTAATATTTTGAGTTCCCAGGAATGCAGTGAATCCTTTTTGGGAGTCCCCGACATAGCCTACTTTAGGGTGAAAAGATGCATAAGATTGAACACCTAACACGTTGTGCGTAGGCAATCTTAATGCAGCCCCAGCAGCATAGGTGAGTTCGTTGCCGAGTAAAATTTCAGCAGTAGTTTGATCTGCGCGAGGACTGGTAAAGGCTGCTCTCTGTGTTATTAAAGTTGTTGGGTCTGTTCTTTTTAATAATGAGCTAACAACGGACTCTTGTTGAAACTGGAAAAAAGTAGCCTTAAACTCACCTGGACGTTCCAATAAAGATTGGTAATCAGATGCAAGTGCTCTAGATGTAAAACCTTGCAGACGAGAAGTTTGTGTACCTGAAATCCGAAGTCTTGATGGTTGCTCTGTGGAAAGAGCAGATTGAACAACACGCTCTCCCATCGACTGCATTGCTTGGTTAGCAGACTGAGAAAGGGGGAACAACCCAGAGCGCGAGTCTGGTTTAGCATCTGCTAAAACTTCTGTGCTTGTCCGAGCTACACGTTGAACAAGTCTAAAGGGATCTCCGGTTTTAAGAGTATCCTCAAAGTCATTTACAAAACGACTGGCAGGCGATTCCGTTTCAATAGCACTTTCATCTGTCGGTCGTACAGAACTTTCCTCCTCCTTCTCTAGTTCAATATCTAAATCTTCGTTCATACGACTTTGTTAGTGAAGTTGCTTAAGAATAGTGGACACCTGTGTAGCAAGCACACTTAACTGAGTGATCTGCTTAGGTGTGAAAAACCCATCGTTTCGAACATGCCGTATCCTGCTCACTAAAAACGAGAGGTCTTCAAGCTCATAGCAATCTAATAACCTGGCTGTGATTTCGGCGGCAGTCATGTTCGTTTGCTGACGTATTTCAGCTAAACGTTTCCGATTAGACTTTACTAAAGAAGACATTTAATAGTTACGGTAGTACGAAGTGAGCAATGTGAGTGATACTGAAATTGTCCTAAACAACTACCGCTCATGTGTAACCGTTTATTTAGCCGTCTCAAGATGGCTTGGCAGTTTTTAGTAGCCGTAGAGCCTACGTTAAAGCTGAATGAAAGCAGCGTTACTTTTAAAAAAACCGGAGATATTGAAATCATGGCTGGGAGACACTGGCTTCAACACAGTGACCTAGTTTTGGTTAACTCCCCTAGAGATTTTGAGAGTAGCGCAATCAAATACTACGCTATGGGTCCTGACGTTTTTAATCGCTTCAACGCATTTCAAACCGTTCTCAACTTACTGGCAGAAGCCGAACAAAGAGTGCTGACTATCATCGATCCTCAAATAAAGTCAGTGACAGAAGAAAAATTGCGTAAGCTTAGACTCGAAGTCGCACTGTTACATCAGACGTTAGACCGGACTTCTCAGCTAAGGGAAGATGAGAATACCTATATTGAAGGAAAGCTTAATCAAATTGCATCCAACCTGATTCACTTTAGACACAACATTCGAGCATTTGTTGGGTCTACGTCCGAAGAAATTCTAACGGAATACCTGCACAAGATTCCTGGAATTCAGGTAACCAAAGTTGAGAAAGTTGATAAACCTGTTCAGGTTCTATCTGAAGATGAAAAAGATACAATTGAGTTGGAGTCTGATGACCCAGAAGTAACTGAAGCAATTACAGCAGTTTTAGAGAGTTAATAATGGGTATTAATGCGCTACGTGTAGGAGATCCAGTTATTTGTATTTGTAACTGCAAGAAAAAACGATGCCCTAATGGGCAGGTAATAACTGGAGCACGTAGTGTATTTGTTAATGGGCGGCAAGCTACTCTCAATGGAGGTGTTTGCACTAATTGTTGTGGTAGTTGCTGCCCTTGCCCGAATCGGATTTTGAGAGGGTCTTCTAAAGTGTTTATCGAAGGGCGTCAGATGGCTCGTGTGGGTGACCCAGTTCGTTGTGGTATTACCCGTGTGGGTTCTAAAGATACATTTATTGGTTAGTCTTATTAAACATGGTTGATAGAAGTGAACCTTTACTCGACCTAAGAATTAGAGAGCGAGTAATCTATGACCCAACTCTACAAATGGACTGGGTTGTTGCCCAAGAGTGGATTAATTATCAAGATGAGATATTACAGAGAGAATTTTCAGAACTAGAGCATGGTACTGACTTGGAATTACAAGTGATGCCAGGAGCACCGACCGGGCACCCAGATACGTTTTCACATCATTACGCTCTAAAGAGAGAATTTATTGAGAAAGTCTATAGTGCTCAAAAACTTCGAGCAGATGCAGGAGAGCTTGCAGAGTTTAATGACTTCTATGGTTGGGAATATACAGCCAATATTAACCACAGAACTGAGTTGTGGACAGACACACTAGTAACTCGTGTTGTTTGGCAATTAATGTCAAAACCAACTTCTGAAGGTACAGCCAGCGATCGTGTTTACCTCTTTAACTCCGAAGGGGTAATCACTAGTCAGCAAACTTTGGGTGAGTTAATAAGTTTAGACGTAAACGCCGGAAGATTGTGGGGACTTCGTGCTACTTCTTCTGTCAGTGGATTCAATTTTGAAATACGTTCGTCGGGTGGTTCAATTCAAGCTACCCACGAGAGAACTGACGATTGTGCTCGACAGTCACCATCGGAAGCAGGTGCAGTTTTAGGAAATCCTACAGCTCCTTCTACTACCGAAGTTTCAGGGTCAGCTCCTTACGCTTTGACGCATCCAATTATCCGAGTAGTTGCTCCAAGTATTACTCGTCCTTACTTAGAAGAAGAAGTTATTAATGAAATAACCATGCTACCTGAACTTGTTCCGGTTATCAGAGTCGTAGAAGAAGTTCATCTATTCCTGTATGGCGAATACTGGATTCAAGAATTCGGGTTTATTAATGCTTTTGACCAAGGCTGGTTGGTTCACCCACCCAATACAAGTTACAACACACGACTAAAGCCACCAGGAAAAAGTTATTTGTCGGATGACTATAATCAAGAACAAGGAGTATTCAACCCAAATGCAGAGTGGAGATAAAAAGTACCTCGCAGCATTTACCTGTTACGAGAAGGGAGTCTCAGTGAAAGAAATTGCTAAACAAGCTGGTGTTAGTGAAAACACTGTTTACTACTGGTTTCGAAAGCATGTTCCAGCAGATTGGATGACTAAGGCACAGAAGAAAAGGAATGAGATTGCAAATGCAAAGCAAAGATAACCTAAAGAAATTCCTAAAAAGATTTACAGAGTGCAAAAACGCTCATAGTGGTTATATGCATTTAGGCTAATAACCCTCGATAAATACGTTGCCATAAAACTTGCAGTAGTCATGGTTATCTGTGCTGTGAACGGCTCAAACAATGTTACTGACCTGACAGTTGCAAGTGGTTACCTAGAACAAAACGGATGGAAAAAACTCTCCATCGAACTTAATAAAATTAATATGGAGAACAGTGATGTCACAAAAACTTGAACGGTTCAAGTTGTCTGAATTAATAACTCTACAAAATAATAAAACTTACAAAGTTCATGACGGTAAGCATTGCTTTACTGGAGAGTATCGCAAGACGCAGATTCATACTGGGATGATTGTCTTAGAGTTTTGTCGTAATGATACTGAAAGCCCCACGTATGTATACATTCCTGGTACCCAGTCTATTAGTGTGAAAGAAGTACTATGACACAACCAATAACTTTACGTGATTTGGAGTTACATGCGAGTATGCAAACTCCTATAAAAGCTAAGGTACCTTCTCAATGGATGGAGCAGGCATTTGAAGAGAAAGAAATTTGGGTAGAGATACCCTTTATTAAGCTTGATCAAGAAACTCAAACGTGTCGGTTTAGTACTGTAAGTCACGGTCGATCCGTTATTTTGCCGTGGGATTGTAAAGTACTGGTGCTTGATGCATTCATTTTAGCAAGACCAACATTTAGTTACGGAATCCCCACGCGCTGCCGTGGAATTAGTATTGATTAGGAATTTTATGAACGGAAAGTTAGTAACCTTTGAAGGAATAGATGGTTCTGGAAAAACCACACAACTTATCATGCTAGTGCAGTGGTTAGAAACCAGTGGTTGGAAAGAGAAAATAGAAAAGGGTTTGAAGAAGATTATCGTAACAAGAGAGCCAGGTGGTACTGAGTTAGGTAAAGAGTTGCATTCACTACTACTGAACAATAAGCTATCCACCCACGCAGAGTTGTTGCTTTACCAAGCTGACCGTGCTGAGCATGTTTCAAGAGTTATTAAACCTGAACTAATAAAGGGAAATCTGGTACTGTGCGATCGGTTTATCGACTCCACTCTTGCATATCAGGGGGGGCGGTCGTGGGTTTAATATGGGTATTTTGAATTGGTTAAACAACTTTAGTGTGCAAGGAGTATTACCGAGTACTACTATATGGTTAGACGTGTCTCCACAAATAGCGCTAGAGCGTCTTAAAGTCAGAGTCCAAAACAATCATTTCGACGAAGAATCATTACTCTTTCACGAAAAAGTTCGAGCTGTCTATAAGCAGTTGCACGAACAGTATCCCAGGGCAATCATCCGAATTAATGCAGATGCAGACGTGAAATCAGTACACAAAATGGTTACTGCAAGTTTAGACGAACTACTCCAAACTTGGTTTGGCTACCTTTATCACTGCTAGGTTCTAATAGTAAAAACTGGAACAAACGATAATTTAGCAGAAGAGTTAGCGTTGAGCTTTTATAGATGTTAAAGATTGCTCTATTAATGGTGTAGCACATAGACAGTGAGTAGAAAGATTCAGCTTAATAAGCTGGATTCTTTGTTTGAGTGCTCTAAGGAATGAAGTAAGTTTCCTGTGAATGTGAGGGTGGTTAGAGAAATAGTGGGTTGAGTATAATTTTCTGGACGGAGGAAATTTCCGTGTAGAAAATTGGGGCGCTAAAAAATTGGGTAATTTATACGGATAGGGGATAGGGGGTCTTTTAGTTTTCAGATTAATTCTCTCTTCGGTGAGACGAGGTGAACAGCAGGGCGATTAAGCCATTGCCAATCATCTTGTTTCTTCACTGCTTTTGGAGAGACAACATGCATATCATCGGTAGAGAGTACAGCCTAACAGAAGAGCTGTTCTTAGACGTGATGTACAACAACAGTGCGTCAGGTAACTGGCGTAAGCGTATGAAGATGAGTAACAGATACAACACCCCTGAGTACAACAAGGGTAGAGCAACAGAGCAACTGGTACGTGACCTACTACTAGGATGCTTTGATGGTGTCAAGGATGTGTACCTTGCACCTACTGGTAGCAAGGCAGATGATGACCTGAAGATCGACCTAGTGGTAGAGACTGATGGTGGTCATCTGTTTGGGTACCAAGTGAAGTCTAGTCTCAATGGTGCACACATGCACCTACAGAAGGACACAGACGTACCTGTAATGTGGTTGGACATCACAGAGCGTAAGCATAGACTGTCCTTTGTTAAGGATGTAGAAGCCTACATGATGAAGTACATCCGGTGGAAGCCTAGTGTACTAGCAGTGTGGCAGACACGCCGTAGTCTAGTAGAACGTGGTGTGTGGAACCTACCTACCAAGGTAGCTACTACTACGTTCGGGGTAGAAGGTATGCGTATGCTACTACTACTGGGACTAGCGGTAGAGAAGAAGGATACGTTTGTGTTTGGTAACCCACCTACTAAGTAAGGTACGTATATAGGAGGCTGTATATACAGCCCCCTATATATAAGATTCTGGCGAGGGGCAACTCTCGCCCAGCCACCCATAAGTTGAACCGTTCAAGAAGTTCAACTTATGGGTGGCTGTTTTTACAGCCGTAAATCTTGTTTTAAGGAGAAATCCAATGTTGAACATCAATCACGAAATGATCGCTCTTGCGAAGAAAACACAGCTAGTCTTCTATTCATAAGCCTTCTGGCGTTTTGAAGAAGACGAAGCAATTGCTGCTGACGAAAAGATTTCTAACTCAAACACGGAGAGTAAAACGATGACTGTTTTAAGCGAGACAATTGTTGAGTTAATTGAACAGGGTCTAGGAGATAGCGGAGCTGGTAGCCCTTCTATCGGAGAAGACTTAGGATTACGTCCGGTTGGTGTTGACATCGAAGATGTTGACCTCAACATGGTTCCCTCCCGCCTACGGGAGTTGTTTGTATTCCGCTCTGACCTTGCCGTTGCACCTGCAAAGCAGTTTAGAGCGAAAAGTGTATGTGTAGGTGTCTTTGCAGTTCGTCTAGATAAAGACGGTAACTTGACCTACGCATCACCAAGCATTCGTAATGCTGCTTTTGCTAAAGAGTCTAAGTATCTACCCTGTGGTGAATGGGGTAAGAACGCGGTTGTCAAACCAGACCTGTTTGTAGAAGCAGAGTTTTATGGTGATGACGACTTAGTTGTGCCTGTACCTGTAATGTATCGAGAACCCTTTAATCGCAAGGGGGAAGACCGTCCAGCAGTTTCTATGCAGTTATCTACTGCAAATAGAACAGTTGATAACTGGTCTGACTATCACGATGCTGCCCGTCAGCAGTTTACGGAGTTAATGAACGACCTGGCAGACGAATTAGGTGTTGCTGCTGGAGAGCAGTTTCTAGTTTGCATGGTTGGATTTCCTCAGTACACAAAATCCTTTGATGGTGTTGACGGTCAACCGTTCTGGGGTGCTGCATTTAACGGAGCTTACCTAGTTGGTGGTCGGAAAGTTGGTAGCTCTACCGCTCTAGCTACTGGGTTGAACAAACTCCGTGTTAGAGCAGACTTGATGGTTGGTGGTAAGAGCCTAAAAGAAAAGCTTGCTGAAGAGGTGATGCAAGCACGGTCCCGTCGTGAAGTTGGTATTCCTACTCCAAAAGTAGAACGCAGAATGCCAACTGTTGCAACCAAAGTTGCTGAAACTCCTCTTCCTCAAAAGAGCAAAGTTGAAGTAACTGCTAACACTCAAACTCCTGTTACCCAGCCTACTGCTACTCAAATGACCTCTGCTGCAATTCTCGAAAAGCTTCAGCACCTTTCCGTTGAAGAAGACGATGAATTTCAACTTATGGACATAGAGACAGCTAGTTCTGGTGTAGCAGATGATGACTACTGCGAAGAGTCTGAAGAAGATGTTGAAGAACCTATCGAAAGTATGCCCATCGGCAACATCTCTAAAAGACCAAATCCGTTTGCTTAGTTTCTTTCACTCACATTTTACTTCTTGGAGGACATCATGGATTTACAATTGAACAACAACTGGAACGTACTTGCTGATCCTTTCTACGCTATGAAAGGTCGCACACAATTCAATATCGCAGCTGTAAGTAAGCTCACACCTGGTGAAGCTATTACCGCTGTTATGGGTGAGAAGCTTGCTGGTCGTATTCTGAGCAACAACGTTATTAACGCTGTAAGCTCTGTGCAAGCTTCTTTGTTTGCTGCATGGTGTTATTTGCGTTTAAGACAAACAGCTCAACTTACTTTTCCTATTGAGCTGGATGAAGTGTTCTACTTTGCAGATCACACCCGTAACAACAGTCTGCACATTGCAGGACTTGACGTGCTGAAACAATACGGTCGGTTTGTACAACAACCCTCTGTATTGGGTACTGCAATGTCTCAATACCGTTCTTTGATTAAGGACGGTGAAATTGTTAAGAGGTTAGCTCACACACACGCGCTAGAAGAATGGTGTGTACGTCAAGCTCTCTTGACAGGTGTTTACGCCAACTTAGGAGTAGAGTTCAAGTTATTAACTTATGCACTTGCTCGTCCAGTGATTGAGCAAGTGTTTGGGGTGCAAGACCGCATCGTATACGTCGATCACAACTGGACCCGTTGTTTTGATTTCAATGCAACACAAGCTGACGTTGCAGTTGTAATTGATTGGTTAGCAGGAGCACTCTGTAAAGGTGGTGTCTCACCTATTCAAGTGTCTGCCACCGGAGAAGATGGTTTCAGCGTGTGGATCGACGAGTACGAATTCCGAGTCACTGCTAAGGATGGCGTGTTTGAAGTTAGCCGTAACCTACGGTTTAATAACATGCTGTTGGTTAGCAGCCTGACTGGTCGTGGTCGTGGAGTACGCATTCCTGCAGAAGACATGTCCTTAGTTAATAGCTATGGCACATTCCTGTACGGATTGGTCATGTTGGGTGCAAAATATCTAACTGCTCCTGTTCCTGAATTGGGTCAGTTGGTATCTAAGAAAATGTTCGTTGAGCTGCCAGTGCAGTCAGATGATGAAGCGCAAGCCTATGATGGCGATCGCACTTACTACGACCGTTATGTTACGGTCACCAGATTATCTGCAACCGATATGCCCTTTGGGTTTGCTCGGTATCAAGTAGACGGTGAATGGAACACCAAAGTTATTTACAACCGTGAGATTGGAGTAACCAGTCTTGGTGATGTAGAGAAGAACGGTGTCCAAATAAAGGGTGCAAAGTTACCTGCAAAGCATGTTGTGGACCGTAGTGCTTTGTTAGGGTTCAACTTAGTTCGTATGCCACGGGGTCAGTTTATCGATGGTCGTCGCAGTTGCATCCAAGCAAAGCACGTACCAAGCGAGCTGCGTGAGCAGTTTGTGCGGGAAGTGCTAAGTCAGCTAACTGACAACACTGAAGCTGCAATTGCAGAATATGCCCGTCAACAGTTTGGTTTGAGTGGTTCTGACGAGGAGGTTATTAAGACTGCTTCTCAGCATCTAATTATCGGGTTGTCTTCTAAATTAGCCAAGCTGATTAAGCGTACAGCAATGGACGCAGCTTGTGTTGGTTTGCTGGAAGGAGGAAGTACCAGAGGCTTGAAACGCTTTGGTCAATCTGTTGAATCAAGTAATAACTGGGTTGTGGAAGCAGTAGTTTCACCTCATGCCACTTTTCCTGCTGGTATGGCAGTTTACTGGGGTGAAGGACCAACACTGTTAGTCAAACATACGCAAACGGTACAACCTAATGTACCAGGAGTAATTAAGGAGGAGGAATTAGCGGGTGCTGTAGTGTCATTGGTTGGTGGTCAGCAATTTGAACGTAGAGGCTGGCAAGTGATTCGCATGGAACAACCATTGCGGATTGCTGATAAGGAACCTATCTGTGATGTACCTTACATTACAGAAGAGGGTTGTTTTAGACACACCATCACAAATAACACTCCTGATGCTTACTTGCTAGAGATCCGCTGGCGGTTGGCTAAAGTTGCAGGGAACCGCACCACTCTGCAAGTTGTGTTAGTGACACAAACTAGAGAACATCAAATCAAAGGTCGGAACAATATCAAGTGTATGCTTTCCCGCTACACACCTGACGTTGTTCACAACAACCTCAACGCAGAGTTGAATGCACGGTCTGTATTCTTTGCAGACACAAATAAGTGGCTAGACCTGGTGCAATCTATCGCAGATGTTGCAGTATGCACTGCAATTAATAATGCCGATGCAGAAGGTTTGAAACTGATTGAAGAGTGTAACTCTTTAGTCGGGGTTGAGGGTGCGAATTATCTGGAGTGGTCACCAGTTCTGGCTGTAATGGGTAAATACCAGCAGCTAATCAACTGGTTTGAAGCCAAGTTCGGACGCGCAATTTGGTTCAGACATGCAGACGCTTCTGCAGAGTGGACTACTGTGCTGAAGAAAATGTACAAGGGTGCAAAAGGTTGGGAAACGGTTGAACCTACTTCTGTAGGGTATGCCATCCCAAGTAATGCAGAAAGCATTGAAGTTTATGCTGACGGGTGCATTGAAAACCATAAGACCAACGTACTTGTGTTTTACACTGTTGAAGGTGTGGAGTATTTTGTACAACGTGCTTGGTCTTATGCAGGGACAAATAAGACGGGTGCAGTGTGGCAACCAGTGAAAGCTGAGTTGTCAAGTGTTCGTGCAAGTGTAGGACAAACACCTTTGATGGCTGGAGTAGCCCGTGCTGTTGAGACAGAAGATCCTGCGTTTGCGCAACGACTAGTAAAGGATGGGTTCAAGCAGGTCCACAAATCTGCTGTATTCTTTGCGATGGCAAAGAATCAAACCATCAAAGCCAAAGGTGGAAACGATTTACCAATGTATATGCTAGGCGACTCAAATGCAGCTAGTCTGCTGCAAACCGAGGAGCTTCGTGACCTGGTTAATAACCCGGTTAATGCAGGTAACCTGTTGAAACTTCTGGCTCCAATGTTTAGAAATTGTGTATTCAGTGTTTGCTGTGGCATTAAGGGGCACTTCAGTGTGTACCTACCCGCTGTGGCAGCACAGGATGCAAATACAGATTTTGCAAGTGTAGATGGAATGAGTGACCTGATCACTCAACTGGTTGTTCAATACATCAACGGTGCTGCAACGAATAGTCCTGAATATCTACAGCTTGCGGGTCGCGCAAAGGGTGCTCTTACGAAGTTGACTGAGAGTGGTGCTTTGGTAAAATCTGCTGCGTTCTGCCGCATGTCCATGCAGGCAAAGACGATGGCGTTACCAGGTATCCCTGTAAATGAAGTGTGGGTGCGGGATTCTGCTCGTAAGAACTCGGTTCATTCTTTGATGGAACGAGTTTTCAGTTAAGTAACAGTTCAATGACCAATATCACGTCGTACACCGAGCGGAGTCAGTTTGGCTCCGCTTACTCATTTTCTTGGAGGACATATGAGTTTAGACGGAAAGAAAGTAATGATGAGTCGTGCTCCCATGACAACACCTTCTATTATGAAGGTTCGTGTCATTTACGATGATCATCCTCTTGCAGATTGGTTTGAAGAAGATACTGCGTACATTAGCCCGATCGGTAATGTACGTGATGCGGGTGACTGTGATGGTGATAACAGAGTATTCTGCGATGCAGGAGACTCCAACTTAGAGTTAACGACATTTGATGATGTTGTTAGTAACGTAGTTAAAAGGACAGGTTCAGATCAACTAGTACCAGGTGGTGCCTATTGGGGTGACCACTACAACGTACCTTCTGAAAAGGCAGTAGCCAAGAAACGTGGTTTGGGTGCAAAGAATCTCAGCATTGACTTATGCTCGACTGATTTACGAGACAAGCAAACTCGAAAGAGCTTGCCTGGGATGCTGGAAGGAAGCACCTTGATGTTTCAAGAGGCTGTTGGTTGGGTGCATAGATTGTTCTTAACAGCTGATCTGTACTTGAGCCTTGTCTGGTCTTTGCAAGACGACCTAAAGAAACTGTTCCCAGATTGGACTCCTCCAGAGTTCACAAAGAACAAATCTTTAGTCCTGATCCTTGCTGAGATTTACGAAGTACCTCTAGGAGGTCTAAGCTGGGAAGCATACGATGTCATTTTTGGTACGTTGATTCCAGTAATCCAGGGTATGGATCTGGGTACAACGAACCCAGAAGTGATAGCAAAGTTTGAGAAAGAACTGAACGCTGCTGATATGAACGGTGCTTGTGCACTGGATATTTATTCAGCAGCTAAGGAAGTTGCAGCCTGTAGGAACATCTCAAAGTCTGGAGAAGTGACTGACTTCTATGAAAGCCCGGAAGATTTTATTAAGTTGACTGCAGAGATGGCAGCACTAATATCCAAAGGGCAGTTTGATGTTGCTGGAGAAGACACACACAAGTCGATGGTTGACAACTTCGTAAGTTGGCTAACAACCATAAACCCATCTTTGAGCTTGGTTGAGAAATCAATCACAGTTGCTCAATGCTGGGAGTTCTGCAAAACGATTGCAGTAGCGATACAAGGAGAGGTTGTAGAGATTGACCTTGATTTGTTTTAGCTCGGTAGGGGAGGGTAACTCCTCCCCTGTTTGTTTACTTTTGAACGATTCAAGTCTTAAGGGGGACATATGAAAGAGATGGATTTGCTAGCTGCAAAAGCCTGGTTATCTAATCAAAACGAGGCAATTCAAGATTTGCCTTACTGGGAAACGATGAGTGACGACCAATTAGTAGCTATGTCAACAATTGGGTCAGGTGTATATGATTGCATTGCGTTGTTAGGAAGAGGTGGAAGTGGAAAGACTTTCATCATTAATGCAGCTAGAACTTTGCTCAAAATGCAGGGACATGAAGTACGTGTGTGTGCATCCACAGGTGTTGCTGCCAGAAACGCTCAAGGTGAAGGCACACTTAATAAGTTTGCAGGATTACGTGCAGGTGGGTCTACACTTCCTGCTGGAATGCGCGATTTCTGCAGTGACCATTGGATTCGTGTCAGCACGATCGCTAGAGCCGAAGATGTTGCAGCTAACTTTGATCCTCGTGAGAAATGCGACTTAGTTGTGTTCATTGATGAAATGTCAATGGTTTCATCTGAGGACTTGGTACTTACTTACCAAGTTATTAAACGATGCTGTCCAAACCGTCGGGTTCGATTTGTCCTGACTGGTGACTTCCGTCAGTTGTTAATCATTGACAAACAAGAAAATCTTCCCTGGCAGGTTTTTAACAGTTTGGCATTTGAGCAGGCTAAGTTTCACCAAGCTGGCTCTCACAAAGATGATGTTCGACTATACGGCTCTATGCTAGTAGACGGTGAAGGACCATTTGAATTAGAGCGTAGAAAGTATGAGCAACCTTGGAGAGCAACTGCAATTTCGCTCGTTACTAATCATCGTCAGAAAAGTAGTGATGGTTGGTTTGTGGAAGCTCTAAACGAGATGGGTGACGGTAACAACTTTAATCACCCAAAAGTATCTCGGTTACTAAGTCGAGTCTGGACCCAAAGAGGTGACGACTTTATTAACTTTAGAAGTAACGAACGTTTGGACTTGGCATCATTAGATGATGCGATCCACTTGTTCAATACTAATAAAGAAGTAGCAGACCACAACAAAGTTGTTCTTCAAGCTGCGAAGCAGCGGGGTGAGACGATCAGAACTTACACTGCTGATATGGGGATGGCGACTTCAGATAATGAGTCTCTTAAATCTTTGAGAGCACGAATTCTCAAAGAAGTGGCTCCTTTAAGTGAAGAGATGACTCTGGCAACTGGGTTAAAGTTCATGGTTCGAGTGAACATCAGCGAGAAGCTGGTTAACGGAACAGTTGGAATAATCAAGAAGCTTGAACCGACACGTATTCAGATTGAGTTACCAGATGGTGAACTTCACTGGATTAGCCCTGTTGATGTTCCTCTTCCTGTTGGGAAAAAGGGTAAACCCATTGGTAAATTCAGGGCTTTACCCGGCGTACTGTGTCATTCAATGACTCCTTGGAAGTGCCAAGGGTTAACAATCAACGAACCGCTGGTGTATCACCTGAATAGTGGGAGAAAAACTCACGGGTTGTTGTATGTTGTGTGCAGTCGGGTGACAAACCCGGAATATTTGCATATCCTGTGCAACAAACCAAACATCCTTAATAAAGTGGTGCATTGCGAACATCGAGTGAAGCAATTTATTACCAAAGCTGAAATAGGGATGTTTAGAGCCTTGGGGCAAAAGGTTTACCCAGCCGTTTGGTCTGACGCTGGCGACAGCAAAGTTTGGGTGCGTGACCATTTACTTATGGAAGTTGAATACGTAGCGAATCCTAAAGCCAGCGTTTTATCTGAATCCGAAACGTGTGTTATCTATCAGATGGATAACATCATTGGGATGTGTGTAAAGGACAGGGCTGCAATGGGTGAGTTACTACTCAACGATGATGAAGCCTTCACTTGGATCAAAGACAACGTTCAGTTTGTTTGGTTTACACCAGATGACTTAAAAGTTGCCGCGTAGTTCTGACAGTTATTAAAATTCTTATTCTCAGTCCCATACTCTACCCCGGTATAAGCCGGGGGTGGAGGCTTCGCCTGTGTGCGTGAATCTCTTGGAATACCTGAATACATGGAATGCGGGTATTAACCGGGGGTGGAGCGCTTCGCGGTATGAAGCCACCATATTAAACTTTTAGGAGAAATTGACCATGACGACTATTGCTATTTACAACGCTGAACTGAATGCTGCTCCTTCCTTTAAGGATGGTATTACGCCTATTTCTTTGCAGTCTTTGATGTATAAAGAGACTGGTAAGGATGGAGTTGTTCGGGAGCGTTGTGCTTTGGCTGTTCGTGGTGCTGTTCATCAAGATGATGGCAGTATCCAAGTGTCTGTTCGTATCGACTTATTCCATGCTCTTGGTATGGCGTATGAGAACGGCAATCACAAACATGCTAAAGCTGCAATCAATATCCGCGAGTCTGATTTTGAAGCTGGCATTTGGAAGTCTTTGTCTAACTATGCTACCCGCATGATTGGTCAAGAGTTCAAAAGCGGGGAAGTTGTACTAACCACTGGTTCTGGTGCATACTTCTTGTCTCCTGCGCTGCCTCAAGCTGACTCGTTCATCGTGTTTGACCTGATGCAGGAAGAAGATGTTGAGATTAATGGTTCTCTTTGGGAGAGCTATGCAATCGACAACTTCTGGATGGGTAACGGTGCTAGCTTTGTTGCTCCAGTTGGTGAACTCAAGAAGGGTAATGTTACCCGTCGCGAGACACCTTTCTCTGGAAGTACTGAAGTTCAAGCTGTTGCTTCTGCTCCTGTGACTCGCCGCCCGGTTGCAATCCCTGCTTCTTTGGGTGGTCGTAAGTAAGCTAATAGTGCGTCGGACTCATTTATATCTATATATATATATATATATATATATAGATGTAGTTCCGGCGCATTTTAGTTTAGATGCACAACAAACCTTCTTATTAACTTTCGGGTTAATTGGAGGGTTTTTTGTTTATCTAAACGACTTGGAGGATTAGGTTATGCGTCAGAATCACACTGTTGATGGTTACGTGTTAAAGTTTGCTGTTTGGAATATTTTAGCTGCGCTGAGCATTTCTTTTGTTGTTGGTTTAGTAGGGTTTATTACTCCTGCTGAAGCGAACGGTCAATTATCTTGCTTGGGTTCCGCGTCCACGGGTGCTGGCCAAAGGCGCTGTTTGGCAAAAGCTGTCGAAACTCTAGATTCTAGTGAAAATTCTCATGGCGAACCTATTTATACTCCTGGTCGCAGGAAGTAAGCTGTAGGTGGTCGGTCGTGTGTTTCCTAGTTGATTAGTCGAAACTACCTGGTTAATTAATTTATTAACTTAGCCAGGTAGTCTTTGCGGGTTAGCCTACGCAAACTGAATGAGACAGGCTTGAAAAGTTAAGTTTGGGTTCCTTGTGATAAGTGCAGCAGCGGTGTAGTTTCCTTTAGGAGATTGCACCGCTTGTTTTCTTATGGTTTACAGCTATATTTAATTTGGTCTGACAGTCGAGAGAAAAATATTTATTAAAGCTGTGACAGTATAGTTTAATTTTGGAAAGCAATGAACAGAATTAAAGTCAACAGAAACATCTACGGCGGCGACACAGTTCTAGTGCTAGAAAGACCAGAAGCCGAGAAGAAAGAAGACCGTAGTGTAGTTATTAACTTACCAAGTGGTCTTAACAAGACTTCTCTTATTTATGCAATCATAGCGATCGCAAAGTATGAGAACGCCTGGATCAGTGGGATTAACCCGGTTGAGTTTGTTGGAATTCACATGCATTGGCTGCTGGAAGACCGGACCGAATATGGCTACTTCATAAAAGGTGAGTGGTACAGTAACAAAAGTGAAATTCTAGGTACTCCAGATGTTTGGAAGCCGATACACTAAGTCGAAACTACCGGGCAGAGTTGTTCAAGAAAGTGCAACGGGTGCAAGGTTTGTTAAAGCAATACAGTCAAACTGTAGGAGTTTAACCCATGACCGTGTTAGAACGATACAGAACTCGAATCATTCGAGAACCAGAAATGTGTGATGGAGAACCAACTGGAAAGCTGGTCTGCCAACGGCAAATATTACTGGACAACGAATGGTTGGATATTGGAGTAATTTGGTTGGAGGAAAGCTAATTTGACATACGTCAAAACCCCAAGAGGTTATACCATTGATCCACTCCCACGGCTGAAGCCAGTGGGCTTTATCCGGTTCCCCAGCCCTCCTTATCTGTAAACTATTTGGCGCAGATCTGGAGCGAGGCTGACACTGGTGAGGACGCAGTTGACGAGAATAAAGCCACGGGTACATATTTTCATTTAACCCGTGGCTACTTTACTGTTGTTTATTAAAAATTTGGTGTATGGATGCTGTAAGTGGATTTCAAGAAATTATTAACCTTTGCGATGAAGCTGTAGACTGTGTGATGGGTCTGCGGGTAACTGTGGATGAAGAACACATCCTGCTACATGGGTTAACCTACGCAGAGTTGGAACAATGCATTAATACTCTGAAAAAGGTACAGTCCGTAGCTGCAGAAGCTAAACAGGTACACGCGGCAGAGTTGAATTGAGTGGCGATCGCGCCTAAGTACAGGTGATGCTTTATAGAAAGCTTCTTTAAAACACAAACGCAATATCCATTTTGGAAACACACGCACTGCTTGTACGTGTGTTTTTTAAATTTTTATAAAAACTAAATGAGAAGACTAATAAACCCATCCAAATCGGTATGTCGCATATGCGGCTGTCCTCTAAAAGATAACGAGTTTATTGTTGGTATGTGTGCAGAATGCGAAGAGTTTAGACTAGGAAACAGGAAGGGAAGGATGCACTAGAAAGGCTGAAACCCAATAAACTCGTTGACTTAATAGAACACCTGTACAATCCCAATACAACTTTTAAGGAATAGGCGGCTGAAACCCAATAAACTCGTTGGGTAATACAAGCATATTAGTTTTATACCCAAAAAGTAGAACCTGCCTACAGCCGGGAAAGCATTTGGCAGGTTCATATGCAAACCTCATCCGATGGAGAATGGCTGAGGTTTGCATTTTAGAGGGGGTGTGAAAATTCGGGAGTGAGTATTGTAAAGAGTTTGGGGGTGGGCGCGCTATATGGGAAGAGTGCGATCGGCAATTTTTTTACTAGCACATTCTACGTTGATTATGTGCTCACTTTTAACCCTGTAATAGCCGTCTATTTAATCCTCTCATCAGAATGTAAACTTAACCCTTCCCACGCTTCATTTCAAGGGTGTTTACGCCGTGCACTCTTCCCAATCCAATCTGCTCTTCCCGCTCTTCCCACTCTTCCCACTCTTACCTACGCCGTGCACTCTTCCCTACTCTCTTCCTCTTCAGCATTAATAAACGCCTCAGCAGTTTCCAACGTAGGTATGCTGCGATCAATATCCGTAGGATTGAGATGCTTGAACATTACATGCAGTCTAAAGTACAAGTTAGCGGTGCATTCTCCTAAAAGCAGATTTATCAAGATAGGGGTAGCAGCAGACTTGCTAGGGGTTTCAATAGAGACTCTCCGCAAGTGGGAGCAGACCGGGGAATTAGTTCCAGACCGTAAGAGCTTGCCAAAACAGTATGGTTGCTTGGGAGTGGATATTAACCCAGGTGTCATCGGTTGGACATACGTGGATCGAGACGGCAACCTGAAGCATCACGGCCAGTTCAAAATCAACTTGCATAGCCGTCGATCTGGTCAGATTGCCGCCACGTTGCATGATGTGACGAAGCAACTGGTAACACTGGCTCAAACCTTTCGGTGCCCAATTGTGATTGAAAATCTGGACTTCCAGAGTAAGAAGTCACAGATGAGAGAGCAAGGTAGGCGGTATGCGAGGATGCTCTCAGGTTTTATTTATGGCAAGTTCACCACGTTGCTGGAGCAGAAATGTGAACTGGCAGGAATTGAATTGATTAAAGTCAATCCTGCCTATAGTTCAACGATTGGATTAGTGAAATTTATGAGACAGTACGGCCTATCTTTGGATACCGCTGCTGCAATGGTTCTAGCGCGTAGAGCCATGAGATTGTCAGAGCGTGTACCTAACCGCAACGCCTATGCTGATGTGAAGTCGGCAAAGCACGTATGGTCAGCATGGTACACGCTACATAACAAGCTGAAGCCTATCAGACGGCATCAGTATTTTACACTGGCTAACAGCCAATTAGAGGCCATGCTTTGTGCCGAACCTTCTGGCAGAGTGCAGAGCAAGCGTAAAAGCACTTCTAAGCGTGGTGCGAACCCACGGTGCAGTAATCGTACCGCTACGATTGCGAAAGCCTAGATTTCTGTAGAAATTACAGATTTCATCAGGTTTTAATTAGCGGTAAACACTGATGCAGCGTTGTCCTTAGTAAAACCGCATGTGTCCTACAGCGATTACGTTAAACTGAGTAATGTTATTAGTAAACTGATCGAAAAGATGCAACGCAGGCGGTTCTAGCAAAAGTAGTGATTAAAGAATGAAGTTAACCAAAACGTATAACCTATCAGACATCTCAGAAGAAGAAGTGTGGAGCCGCGACTTCCAACCTTTATTCCAAGACCTGGCAAGAACGGTCTTAGAGTTCTGGAGCTACGGGTTTGCAGAGATGGTTAATAACTGCATTGACCATTCAGAGGGGCGTGTTTTAACAATCAGTCTTTCCAGAGATGCCGGAGTGACAGAGATAGAGATTAAAGATGATGGTGTAGGGATTTTCAAGAAAGTTCAAGAAGCGGCGGGGCTATGGAATGAAATGCTAGCTGTACTTGAGCTAGTAAAAGGAAAGTTTACAACCAGCCCGGAAGAGCATACTGGTCAAGGGATATTCTTCACTTCACGAATGTTCGACGAGTTCACAATTAGATCTGGGAACTTGTTGTTCTCTCACAGGTTTGACCAACCAAACGATTGGGTTGTGGAAGAACAAGAACTCACTGAAGGCACGTGTGTTGTTATGAAACTTTCAGACAACACGACGCGACGGACGCATGAAGTGTTTGACTGCTACACACTTGACATTGAGTATTATTTCGATCGAACGTTAATTCCTGTATACCTGGTTCGATATGGCAGCGACGAGAACCTAGTGAGTCGCTCTCAAGCAAAAAGATTATTAAACAGGTTGTCAGCATTCAAAGAGATTGTTCTAGATTTCCACGCAGTAGATTCTATCGGACATTCATTTGCTGATGAAATCTTCAGGGTATATCGTGTGAAGAATCCTGATGTTGTTATTAAAACCATTAACGTCGGGGAACAGGTTCAGAAAATGATCAGTAGAACTGGATTCAATTCTTAAAGTTCTTGAGACTCTCAAACGCAAGCAGGCTAAACTTCAAACAACATTAATGATGCTTGTAAACCTTGTTATTCTAGTTAGTTAAAATTTAGAGATTAAAACGGTAAAAACAAAAAAATTAAAAAAAGGCGTAGAAATAAGATGACAAAAATAACAAACAACAAAGCGTTAGAGTGCTTCTACAGAGACAAGTTGGTTGAATCAATAATGGGTGCTGAAAAAGAGGTACAAACTAAGTTTGGAAGGATAGACATCCTAACAGCAACGCAAGTAATTGAAGTTAAATTCTTAAAAGGCTGGAAAGAAGCAATAGGACAAGTACTCCTATATGGAGTATGCTTTCCAAAAAAAGAGAAAAGAATCCATTTAATTGTGCCAGAATATGGCAGAAATAATTTAGTAGAAGACGTGATAAAGCCAGAATGCAGTAAATTAGACATTGTTGTAACTTATGAACCAGAAATAGACAAAGAATTTTATGTGTATGAAATTAATGGCTACGATTTTAGAAGTATGGAAGAAATAAAAACGCATTACAGATGGATATTTAGTAAGTGTGTTGGTAAAAAACCAGGTAGTAAAATAAGACTAGAAGAAAAAGACAAAGTTTTAACTTGTATGTTAGTAAACGCAGCTTCTTGGTCTAACAAAAAATTTGGAGGTGTTATAACAAACGCCAGAATCTTAGTTGGAACAGGAGAAAATAAAACAACTCCACACATACAAATAGAAACAGAAAACCAAGGCTGGAGGTCAATATCCATTTATAACTACATAAAAGAAGTGCCGAGGACGTTTAAGCCTACTAGAACGTTATACAAGCGAAACGAAGGTAGTGCAGTTATAAAACCCCTTACGACAAAAGAACTTCGTGAAAGTAAATTAAACAAGCTCAACGAAGAACTAACAAAACTAGAATCAAAAATAAATCCAAATTATGAACGTGTAAAAGAACTAAAAAAAGAAATAAAATACCTGAACAGTGTAACAATAGAAGAATACGAAGGAAAATTGTAAGAATCGCATTTCACTCAAAAGCAGACAAATCAAAACTGTTGTGTAAAGTTATCTGCTTTTGAGCAGCAAACGCTGTTGCAATGAAGTCTGCACGTTCATTTCCCTGCACACCAATGTGCCCCTTCACCCATCTCCAATCGACTAACACTTCTTTATTAAGTGTGTCCAGTTCAACCCATAAACTAACATTCTTCACCTCACCTGATGAACCCTGCCAACCATTGCGCTTCCAGTTATTAATCCAGATTGTGATACCTTTCTGGACGTATTGGCTGTCAGTGTAAACAGGAACTTTATAATCAAGCTCTAAGTTAAGTTGCTGTAACAACCGGACAGCTTCAATAGCTGCCTGCAATTCCATGCGATTGCAAGTTGTATCTGCAACGTAACCGCCCCGCTCCAAAGTAACGCCTTCATCCAAATAAACGACTACTCCCCAACCACCCTCGGTTGATTGGCAAGCACCATCTATATATATAGATGGGTAAGTGAGTAAATGGTTAGATTTTCCAGTGTCACCTTTCTTGCTACCCTTTTTGCTGCCCTTAATATCAACGCTTCCGTTACTATTCTGGACAGAAGGGGCATTGCCTAGATAATTTTGCAAGAGCTGCCCTAGTTTGTTGTAAGCCTCGATAATCTCTTGAATTTCCTGCAGTTCTTCAGTTGGCATAACAGACCGATGGGTAAATTAAAAAACTTTAATAATTAAACAGAAGCCTATTGTGCTAATACCATTGTGCTTTAACATCAAAGTAAAAAGACAAAAGTAAAAATCCGTTAGGTTTAATAAACCTCTAAAGTTCTTCCACCATGAATATTATTAAAGAACAGGAGAAGTGATTCCATTAGGACTGTGGGAATCAGAAAACGTTGACTAAAAATCTTGAGTTAACAAAAGTGGGGGCGATCAGTAATCTGATCGCCCCCACTTTTGTTTGCTTAAACCAAATGGGAGAAAAACCAATGTCTATTAATAAGTTCCAAGAAACGTTCGTTCCTGGTCTGATGCTTTTCATCAACGACAGCGTTCTCGAAGTACTTGCCAACCTTGGCGATGCTATTGAATGCGTCATCCTTAGCTCATCGTTAGGGGTGGATGTTGAAGGTGATGTTGTTTTAATTCCTGCTTACACCTTCGAGCAGTGGTAAGTTAGAAACAGGAATTAGTACTCTGGGACGGCGCAAGTCGTCCTTTTTTATTGAAATATTAAAGTCAAATCAAGTTTCCCACTACAGATAACACCTATAGGTAAAAAGATGAAATCAGTAAGAATATTGAACGGTTATAGAGTGATATATAAGCCAGAACACGCAAGAGCTATGAAAAGTGAAAACTGGTTAGGATATGTGTACGAGCACATTTTAGTGGCAGAAAACAGTATTAACAGAAAAATCAGAGAAAACGAGGTAGTTCATCACCTTAATGGCATAAGAGATGACAACCGAAGCGTAAACCTAATTGTTATAGAAAATAGTCAACATACAAAACTGCATTATTGGATTAGTATTGGAGCACCATACGAAGGAAACTTCAAAATTAGCAGCCAAGAAAGAAAAGCGGTAGACGGTGCCAGATTTTGTATGACCTGCAATGAGATAATTCAATCAACCTTAAATGAAAAATATTGCTCAAATGAATGCAGCGCAATAGCAAAGAGAAAAGTTAACAGACCTTCTAAAGAAGAGCTTGAAAAAGATATATCAGAGATGTCCTGGGTTGCAATAGGATTAAAATATGGAGTAAGCGACAATGCTGCACGTAAATGGGCAAGAAAATACGGATTAAACACAAAGCAGGTAAATTCAAGTTTAGGAATGTAACCTTGCAATGTACTAAGAAAAGTTAAGTATTGGTTAAAACCAACTCGACGGGGTTTGTTATTAACCAACGACAGTGGAGTTTCCTCGTACTGCCACTGCTCCGGGACCTACAGGACGTAGTGCATTCAAATGAGATACGTGAAGTCTCTATAGAAGGGTCGCTCCCTCCTATTAACCAGAGTTGGCTGAGCGGATTAAGCAGCATCCTTCTAAGATGCCCCACGCAGGTTCGAATCCTGCACTCTGGGTTCACCAGATAAACTCGACGGTATGTTCTATGTCAACGCGAAAAGTTTATTAACAACGAATGGGTGCGCATAGGTCTGCCCTGGAGAGAACGTAAAGTAAACAGTTCGAGGTAATGCGTCAACAACCCCCCTTCTCTGTACTTTGATAAAAATGGGCTAGTGTGGTTTGGTGAAAAACAAGGTTACTTTAATAACCTTGCTGAAGCAGACCCTAGCTGGTTAGAAAGTTTCCTTCTTGAACCTGCATTACCGTTAGGTGGTGCAATCGTAGGATTCTTTCTGACATTAGTGGGTAAAGCTGCACAGTTTATCGGTGAAAGGTTAGCTGGCATTAATTAAAACAGAATAGATAGGTTTATTAAGTTTGAGCAGAAGTCTGCCCAAACTTTTTTGTAAAATAACACGTAGTGGATATACTTTGTATATCCAAAATTGTGTTGATTATGAAACACGTCGTCTCAAAGTGGGGAAATAGCTTGGCTATTAGAATACCGAATCAATTCGCACAAGAATTAAATTTAACAGAAGGCGCAACAGTAAATATTGAGCTTAGAGGTAATGAGCTAGTGGTCAAACCGATTAAAAAAAGAAGGACCTACGTACTGGAAGACCTTGTTAATAAAATCACGGATGAAAACAGACACGAAGCTGTAGATTTCGGTGACCAAGCTGGCAAGGAGGTCTGGTGTTTTATTGTCCTGAACAAGGAGAGATAATACTGTTAAGTTTAGACCCTACGATGGGTAGAGAGCAGAAAGGCAAACGACCAGCCCTTGTAATAAGTAAAAAAACCTATAACCAAAAAAGTTTACTGATGATAGCCGTGCCAATCACTAGCAAAGAAAAAGGCTATCCATTCGAAGTAAGACTACCAGACGTGTGTAAAACTCAAGGCGTAATTCTAACTGACCAAGTAAGAAGTTTAGATTGGAAAGCCAGACAAATTAAGTTTCTAGAAGTAGTACCTGAAGAAGTGTTCGATGAAGTTTTAGCTTAAACAAAAAGAAGCCTCTCACTCACTGCGAAGCAGGAGTGATGAGATGAATTTTTGGGCGATGACGAATTGACTCACAACCAATTCAATCCGCAGGATTGATAGGGCAGGGAGTCGATGAGGAATCGCCAATTTCAGGTTTTTCTTGCGCTTGAATGTACTGTTTCAAAGTTGAGATGGTCACTCCTCCGCAACTAGCAATAAAATATGAACCATTCCAAAAAACATCTTTGGTGTAGAAGCGACTTAAATGATCTGAAAACTCTTGCCTGAGTCTGCGGGAAGTTGTGGATTTAATGTTGCCCACCAACGTACTTAATTGTAAGTCGGGGTGGTATTGAAACAGCAGATGTACGTGGTCTGATTCACCACTAAACTCTACAAGCTTACATTCCCATCTAATCAGCAAATCTTCAAGGATAATATGCAATCGCTGTAGCATCTCGCTTGTGATGGCTTTGCGACGATATTTTGTTGTCAGGACGAGATGAGCTTTAAGGTCACTGATAGACCTTCCCTTTGAGACAAAATCATTTTTCACAAACTTTATATTGATTGCGTCATATTCAGTGTATATTAAAATAATAGCGTTGCCCAGCTAATAAGATGCGTAAAGAGCTTAAAACCCTTAATGAGAAAAGAATGAGGTTCAGAGCTACCGTTGAACGGTTCGGCAAAAAGACCAACTATCACGGATACCCAGAACCGACAATATTGTTTAAAGATGTGTGCCTTGTGGATACAGGTAAGCAAGTTACAGACCACATCTGGTTCACCGTTGGAAAAACAATTCAATCCCTAGACTTAAAACCTGGAGACACTGTAGAGTTTGATGCCCGTGTTGGTGACTACGTTAAAGGATATGTAAATCATCGTGAATATATTGATGAGCGCACAGTAGACTACAAGCTTAACCGTCCCACTCGTTTTATGAAGGTGGTTGTAGCTTAATTATGTTGCTTAATTATCAGTATCGAACTTATCCAAATACCAATCAAAAACTAGAACTCAATTATTGGTTGCGAGTCTGTCGATACTGGTACAACAAGCAACTAGGAGATAGATTTGATTGGTGGGAAAATAACCGCAATAGTATTAACGCTTGCCCGTTAATCTGCTCATTACCTCAACTGCGAGACAATCCTGATTTTTACTCCCAGAAAAAACAGTTACCAATTATCAAAGAAGATTTGATAAAAGTCGCTCATTCTGGCGAGTTACTAGATTTTTCTCGCGTACCCTCCCAAACATTACAAGATGTTTGCAAACGGGTTGACTTGGCTTTTGGGCGTTTTATTAAGGGTGATGGTAACGGCAATCGTAGTGGTAAACCACGATTTAAGAATGCTGCTCGTTACCGCACTATGAAGATAGAAGGGCAAGCTATAACGATAGAGCGTGTAGAGAAAGACTGGTTATTTTTATCTTTTTCTAAACTCAAAGGTTGGGTAAAGGTAAGACTGCACCGACCATTACCTGAAGGGTTTACGCTCAAAAATGCACTGCTTACCTTAAAAGCTGATGGGTGGTATTTAACTATCTGTCTAGAAGATCCAAGCGTACCGGAGTTCACCCATGACGAAATAGTACCAACATGGGAAAACACGATTGGGATTGATGCGGTACTCCATGAAGATGATTATCTAGCTACTAGCGAAAATACCAAACTCCCTGCACTGAAATCATTCAGAAAGTCGGAACAACGTCTAGCCAAAGTGTCGCATCGCAAGTCTACTAAAAAGAAAGGTAGTAGAGCAAGACGCAAACTAGCAAAACGAGAAGCAAGAGAACATCAGCGCATAGCCAGAGCAAGGAAAGACCACGCTTTTAAAACTGCTCATAGACTTGTCAGAACTGGTAAAAAAGTTTTTGTCCACGAAGACTTAAATCTAAAAGCTTTATCAAAAAGGAATAAAGCAAAACAAGACCAAGATGGTAATTATCTCCCTAATGGGCAATCAGCCAAATCAGGATTGAACAAATCTTGGAATGATGCTGCATTTGGTAACTTTTTCAAAGTCCTAGAATACATAGCTGGAAAAGCTGGAGCTAGGACAATGGCAGTAAAACCTGCATATACATCTCAATTACTGGCGTATCGTGATGAATTTGTGTTCACGGATTGCAGTATTCGAGGGTACTGGGATGAATCTGAAATGCTGTGGGTTGACCGGGATATTAACGCCGGAATCAACCTAAAGCGTGTGGGGCTGGGACTGTTCCCCACGATAAAACGCCGTAGAGGGAATCTGGTGGTAACTGAATCTACCACTAATAGTACCTCGAAGGAAGTTCTGGAAACATTAAAAATGTGCCAGAAGCCTACACCGACACGAAGTGCGGTGTAGGTAGTTCACAAAGTCTTCTGAGTTAATAAAATGCTCCCTAACCTCGAACCACTTATATGTCCTTGCTGCACTCCTGCACTCCTGCACACACTTGTGCAGTACGGGTGGTTTAATGTTGGAGCAGATAAGTTCACTGAAAAAATCCTTGGGAGAAAAGAAAAAATAAAGTCATCGGGTGAAAGGTAAAGACTATGAGGTTTTCCCGTTCCTTCGGGAAAACCCAAAAGGAGGAAGACCAGCACAATTTTAAGTTTTTCTGCCTCTGAAAGCTTTATTGAACGGTTTAAGCAACTTATATCTAAAGAACAGCGCTCCAGCTAGATACGTGCGCTTGTACAACAAGACTTGAATTATAGGCTCACAGAAAGTAATTAACTAACTACTCCGACCAGCGGCGGTTTTACCAGGTATCGATACCTGGCGGAGTCTAGGGCTACCCTTCAATGCCCTTTCAATCACAAAATTAGGAAATCAAAACCATGAACGTACAAAATACGATCGCGCAACTTGATGCGCTCCAATCTGATGCATCAGTTCGTCTGCACACTCAAGTCAAAGAAAACTTATTAACTGAACAAACCAAGCAAGAGCTGATCGCTACCTTCAATCTTCTGAGTAAGGTGTTGTTTATTATCAGCCTCATCTTTATTAAAAGTTTGAGCGCTGTCTCTGCACTTGGTCTTCAACAGGTTATTAAAATACAGGCGTACTTGAGTAATCGAGCACATGCCAAAAACGAGGAGTTTAATAACTTCACGGAAGAATCGGACATTGAGACAGTTAATAACTTAGTTATCACCAACTCAAGCACTGAAGCAGCAGAAAGTGATGTGACTGAAGATACACAAGCTCAAGCAAACACTGAGTTATTAACTTCAGATGATTTTAGTAGCACTACTACTAATAACAGCATTGCTGCTGATCTGGAAACCGTTTTATTAACTGAAGATCAAGCAAGCTCAGAGACTACTGAACAACCTGATAGCGCTACAGAGTCAGGTGAAATTAATAATACGGATTCACTGAAAAGTCCAGTAGAAAACGATTTCAGCAGTATCTCAGGTAGCGATGCACCTGGCGTTGAACAAACTTCAAAGTCTCCTCGTCGGCGTAGCGTGAAGAAATAACGCTCGACGTGAAATTTCAAAGCATGTCCTCCAAGACAGTAGAAGGGCGCAAAAATCGATTTTTGCGCCCTTTTCTTATAAATCAACGACTTTATTGAGCTTGAGAGCGTTATGCGACCCTAAAACCTATCTTTAGGGTGAACATAAATAAGTATAGCTGCGACCCTAAAGCATTCTGTCAGCGACCCTAAACAATTGTGTATGCGACCCTAACCCTCAGTGTTATGACGACAACACAAAAGTGTTACGCGCCCAATCTTAGTTTTATTCAGCGTACCTAGTCATAAGCTATTGTATAGAAGTTGAATTAGATGTGAGATATGAAAACCTCAAAGCAACGGCAACGCTTCATAGAAGAGTTGATGAAGATGGGTGTCCCCAAAGGAGTAATAACAGAAGCTCAAAAACAGGCAAATAAGCTGAGAAGAACACCGGACATACTAACTAGGGAAATACTTAGTCCCTTAGACCAAGTTGCACTGACGGTATATGGTCGAAGTCGATATTTCACCTTAGTACCTGAAAATGCAGACCCAAACGATGCCTGTTGGTTGTGGAAAGGTAAATTTCACACAGTTAAGAAGACAAACAAGAATGGGAAAACAACAACGAGGCGATACCCAACGATGTATATAAACTCGCAGCCAATCCAAGCTGCGAGACTAGTGTGGGTATGCTCTACCAGTGAAGAACTACCAAAAAGCGTAAGTCTCCTAGCAATGCACAATTGTACAAATAAAGATCAATGCGTTAACCCAGCGCATAAATACAAGAGTGCAGCACGTAGGCAAAGAGAGTATGTCTCTTACAAAACTGTAGATGTAGATGGATTAACCGTTTAGCTATGTCAACAACCCAACCCACAAGGGGATTGGGTTTCTCGGAGAAAGAGATGAATCCGTCTACTCCACATGACATTAATGCCCGTGTCAAGGAATGTGCGTGAACAAACAGCACAAAAGGTTAAAAAAGTGAACAAGAATGTCCGTAAAGACATGAGCGTAGTAGACGCTAGAGAGATAATAATCCGTAACCTGAGAGGATTAAGTATCGAATAGCCACAATCTATCGGACATGAACAAAGCGGTGCATTTTCTAGGCTCTTTATGCACCGCTTTGTTTGTGCCCAATTGCACTTAAAAATCTCATTATTCTTCATGAAGAAACAATAAAGTGACAGTTTAGGGTCAGTTTTAGGCTCTAAACTGTTCCATTTTGAATTCTATTGAAGTAAAGTGAGATTACTTTGAAAAAGCCTTTGTAAACCTAACTAATGATTGACATGACACTGACATCTGAAGACCTCTTGTGGTACAACCCAGTTAAAATCGGAAAAGCTGAAAATAAGATTAGTGAAGAATCGAGCGATAATAACGCAAATCTAAGTCAGGAAAACGTTCTGATCGGCATTACTGGCAAAGTAAAACCCAGATATAGCTTGGCGCTAAAGATTTGTAGAGCGATTATCTCAAAGAACCAGCCTGAAGAGATTTCCCAATATGGGGATGATGCAGTAATGCTGAGCATACATGCAGTGTTCAACAAGGTTGACTTCCGGGATGTATTTAATAAGTACGCTCGTGCCCGTCGAAATCGGTTCTGTTTTTACCTGCAGTTCAATGTTGTTGCAACCGACATCGTTGAAGAATTCACTACTGTGTTCGACAATGGGCAGGAGTTTACGAGATACAGCGTAACTCGCGCAAACATCGTATCTCCGACGTACACAACCCCGGTCACATTGGTTTGCAAAGACCTGAAAAAGTCAGTGTTCAAGGCAAGTGTAGGCAGTGTTTCACAGTTGTACAACCCAGCTGGAGTTCCACGCTACTTGAAGGGCGGACGTGGTGAACCTTTGTTCACTCCCGGAGACTTACTGTTGCATAGCAGTAAAATCTGGACAAACAAGGTTGAGCCAGAAACCCACACGAAGGTTAAGCCAATGTTGGTTAGAGAAGAGATTATCGATCAAACTGCGGCTGAAAATCTGGTTATCGTGGGATAATTAACCCAGTCAGTGTAGAAAAGATACCACAAACGCAAGAACCCCCAGGAGCTTTCCTGGGGGTTTTCTTATGGTTTCTGGCGTGTTTGTACCTGTTGAGGGCTAGAGACGTTCTGCTGGCAATTATGGATGATGTAGAAAGAGTAAGTGACTAAGAGCAAAAATGCTAAGAAGAGCGTTGCTTGAAACGCTTTTTTTCAGCACTAACTCGCTTCTCAACTTGCTTCTCTGCCTGAGCAACCGTTTCCTGCTGGGTCTTAGCTCTATCATTCGAAAGTTCAACCGATCCGGCAGCTATTTCCAGTTCAAACCCAGCAATACGAGCCTCTCGAACCCGTTTACCTAACTGACGACCCTGCTCAAACCCCTGCATAATCAACTGTTGGTCAGTATTACTGCTAAAGGTACGAAGAGCAGCCGTAAACCCTTCCACAGAAGAAGGTATAGAAGAGTCATTGATAGCTTGAGAAACTGAAACAACTGGCAACCAGTCCTCTTCATCTTCTACCTCAACAGGTTCGACATACGTACCTATACGTCGCTCAACCTGCTCCTTGTATTGCTCAAAAGAAATCCGATTGGTATTAGTAACCAACGTCCCGTCTACAAAAACAGTAGGTGCACAAGACTTTTGGTAAATTCGCAATTCATCTAAAACCCAAGGTTGATAACCATTGGCATCGCGAAAGATACGTCCACCCCAGTTAACTTCACTCATCTTACGAAGGTAGTTATCTACGGAATTGACGTGAATACCACCCAACAACTCAGATAAATTCTTGCGAGTATAAAAATCAGGGTTATCCCTCACAAGGGGTTCACAACCCCTCACAAGGGGTTCACAACCCCTCACAAGGGGTTCACATGTGACACCACATTGTGACCCCTTAGGCGAAGAGTCGGAGTCTGAAACAGAAAAGTCAGCAGTAGCGGGAGTTTCACGGATTTTAGAGTTCATATTTTGTGTTGTGACATTACTTGTGACCACAAGACTTTAAGTTGTGAGGCTTGTGACCTCACAAATATAAACTAGCATAGTCAAAACGACAAAAACTTAAAAATATGGATATTTACTGCATAAATGAAGTCAACATAACTGAACTACCTAAGGTAGCAGTAAGTAATAGAAGTAACCTACCAGAAGTAGCAGGAGTGTACTTCGTACTAGGTAGAACAGAAATACTTTATATAGGAATGAGCACCAACATAAAAGACAGGTGGAGAAGACATCATAAGTTGGAATTCTTAGTTGACAAAAGAGATGTGCACATAGCGTGGTTAGAAGCAAGCACTAATGGACTAAGAGAACTTGAAAACAAGTTGATCAATAAGTACGACCCAATCCTAAACGGGTCGTTAAACTGCGGTCCAGATGAAGAATTAGAAACGCTGAAAGACAAGTTAAGAGAACTGAAATTAGAGAAAATAAACTATTTGATAAACGAAATAACAATAAGACTTAAAGACCCGGTTCGCAAAGGCATAAGGGTACTAGCGGAGTTTGCAGCAGACAGCAATTATAAAAAAGAAGTGAAAGAACCTACGACAGATGACTTTGGGTTGTTACTAACGTTTGCACAGCTGAATAGAAATATAAGAGAACTGTCAGACGCTATAGAAGGTCAAAAATCAGTGTTAAAAGAGATTAGCAAAATTGCAAAAGAACTGACTGAAATAGTGAATTGGAAAGAGGCAGCATATAACCTAAACAACCTTGTGGAAAGTAACAGAAACGACCTAACAACGATGAAAAAATTATCAATCTTAATTGCTGATCACCCAGAACTTAGGAACTTCCTAACTGAAGAAAACAAAAAAGAATTCAATGAATAGACAAAGGTAATCTATCTGGAGGACAAAGATCATGAAATTATTAATTTTCGGTGCGGTTACTGCGATCGCAGTTGGACTCGTCATGCGAATCACACCAACCAAGCAGGTAACTATCGCACAAGCTCAGATCTCGAACAGTTCGAGTTTTGTTATTAACAATGCTCAGGTAATCCATCAAGACGGACGCAGCGTAACCATCACTGACCAAACAGGTCACCAGCTGAACGCATATGGGTCTATAGACAATGGCAAGCTCGGTCGTGGCAAAGCAACCCTTACTAAACAAGGGGGCACCTTCAGCCTCGTGAAATGGCAACCTGACAAAGATGCAGCAGTTGAAGGAAGGCTGCTAGAAGTCAGAGAACACGGCGACGGTGTGTATGGAAAGGTGGAAGGACACGGGTGGGTTCAGTTTAATAAAGAGGGGATTCATTCAGTACGGGGGAACTAACTCCCGATTCCACAATTCTGTGGAGTCCGAGGAAACAGTGGGTTTCAGCCGTTTTTACTATGCTGTGAGAGTGGCTCAATATTTCAGCCACGCTGAATCTGATGAACCAGGATTAATAATCCCAGAAGACTCTGTAACTTGCCTCGGTAGAGCAGAAGACGGGGAGTGGATGTCCCTGGAGCAAGTACACCAGCACAAACATATGGTGGGAAATATAGCCGCTGTGCTACGAGAACACTTGGTTCACTAAGGTTGGAAGACGCAGAAGAGGCGAAAAGAGGCACGAAAGGAGCGAGAGGGGGCTGAAACGCAATCGCGCCCCGATCTCAAGCATAAGTACGCTAGTACTTATGCTTGAGATCGGCAAGGGTTAGGTAAGGGTTAGGTTTTCGCAGGAGGAGGAGGAGGACCACGTTCGGCACTTAATAAGAAATAGTCAAAGTAGTGCAGTGTGACGACACAACAAGCGAAAGCAGACATCGGGCAAAAAAGACACAAGAAAAGAGCAATCTTGTAAATAAAGTTCGTAGATGGTAAAACAGACGCTTGCTTAACTTCTTCCGACTCCAACAACAATTCAGCAATACCTTCATCTGTCAACTGGACAGAAGCTCCAATAGACCCACAATGCTGATGTGGTTTCACAAAATGAGCGTGGCGGATATACCTACGATCTCTAGTTTGAACCCACTCCTGTAAACGCTCCTGTTGCTGATCCGTTAAAACGACTGTCTGGTCTTCTAGCACCTTCCGAAGACGGTTAGAGCAGTAATACCAACGCCCAGCTAGAGAAGTAACGTCAATACCCGAATCCTTCAAGTTCTCAATATCATTGCTACCTTTACTCTCCCATTTAGCAAGATACCGTGCTGTGGCTTTTACGTTACGAACAGGCTGAGAAGACGAACACGCCGCCCAGTTGTAATAATTCCATTTATTAGTAAATCGCTTTAATAAGGCTTTCTTCCACAAGTTAGTGATAATCTCACGCCACACGTCGCGCTCGTGTTTATTCATCCCACCACTGTCAGCACTCCCAGCAACCCTACAAACAATGTGCAAATGTGGTACGGGAACATGATTAAAAAGAGAACGGCTAACCTGTAATTCCTTAACCAGAAAAACTTCTGACGTGACTGAAACGGTCGGCACACCAGCCTTACCTGCAGATTTATTAACATTCTCTAACCCCTTACGTATCTCTGTGGCTATAGAGGCAAAGTTATTGTTGAGTGCGCTGAAATCCATAGATGACAAATCCCCACCAGCTCGCCTGGTAGGTACTGTCAAAGTAATAAACTCCATTAACCCACCAGCTGACTGACTTCGTGAGGCTAACTCTAAAATCCCACGCCGGATAGTTTTTGAACCACTGCGGGATAACCCACGAACAGAACGCTCTCTACGTGAACTAGACGATACCTTATTAGAGGCGTAACTGCCAGCCGCCCCAGTCTTGCTACTGATAACACCTAACCCAATGCTGTTATCAACCAAAGACAAACGTTTGCCAACTAACTGCCGCCCAGCTGACTCGCAACTGCTACCAATAACCTTATTAGAACTATTAAACTGATCTCTATTCCCACTCGCCCCGGCATCGCTGTCTGATAAATACCCTAATAACTTGCCTAACCACCTAGATACTCTCTGACCACTCCTACTTGATACAAACGAAAGATCATCAGAGCCACTAGAACTAACCTGACTAGGGTTAGAAACGTAAGATGGATTAAACCCATTAGAATCTCTTACACAAGTAGACCAGCTTGAAGCTTTAGAAACATGTAAAAGCTGAAATGAGTGGCTAGAACAACTAAATCGGTTAGAACAGCTAGAACAGGCTGAGTGATTTGAGTGGTTAGAAAAATGTAAGAGTTGGGATGTATAGCTAGAGCAGTTAGGATCGTTGGAATAACTTAAGTGGAATGAGTGGTCTAAAGAACGTAAAAGTTGGAATGCGTTGTAAGAGTGGGAAGAGTGGTCAGAAGAACGTAAGAGTTGGAATGCGTTGTAAGAGTGGGAAGAGTGGGAAGAGTGGGAAGAGTGGGAAGAGTGGGAAGAGTGGGAAGAGTGGTCAGAAGAACGTAAGAGTTGGAATGCTTGGCTGGCGCAGGTTTGAGTGGGTTTTTGAAGAATTCTAAGAGTATCAGATGAACCACTACAGGCATTTAGTGAAGCGATCGCCCTTGATACTTTTTCAGGTTTATCTGCAAAGAGTGGGTGTTTTAACTGAACAACTGCTACCATAAGAATGTCGAGACTCCTTGATAGCTACAAACTTCTACCAATCTAGAAGCCCCTTGATAGCTACAAACTTCTACCAATCTAGAAGCCCCTTGATAGCTAAAAGCTCCAAGCAGTCTTTGACACTCTTTTAACAGGTAAGCTTTCATTAGCACTTGTAAAAGGGGGAATGCTTCAGCGGTTGGCACCCAGCAGAAGCGTTGTGTTAGTTACCACCTTTACTTTAACTCGGAACTCTAGCTTATGCTGGAGTTCTTTTGATATTAATAGAGCAAACGCATGTTGCTAGAACACCAAAAACAAAAGCGAAAACCACCAAAACACGCTAAACCTGTAGACCTTGGCATAGTCAAGTATGAAACAAAGGCTGAGGCGACTAGAAATATAAAGTTCCTGCTAAAGAAGAACATTAATAAACAACTGAGAGGTCGGGAGTTCGAGATCATCAGAGCATTGCTTGATCGCCACCCTCAAGCAAATGAAAAGATCGGAAATGGTGTGAAAGCTATATTTGTGAAACGGACACAAAATCAACAAGGGGTTAATAAGTCTAACTGTTATTGTTTTTACGTGCAGCGTCTAGATGGGTCTTCTGTAGACTTCAGTTATGAAGTGTGCATATCTCCTGAAAAAGACACGCCAGATAACAGTAGGTTAGAAGCGTACAGAAATTCAGTTGATGACCAAATCCTTAAGTTCAAAAGCGATAACCCACTTGTATGTGAGCTGTGTGGAAGCTTAGATCGTCCTGAAGTTGACCATATAGAACCATTAATAACCTTAGTGGAAAAATTCGAGGAGACTGTAACTAGCGTCCCAATGGAGTTTGATGACGACCCTGTATACCACTTCCGAATATTTAAGAAGGAGGATAATAAGTTCAAAGCAACATGGAGAAGATTCCACAAAAAGAACGCAACGCTGAGAATTCTATGCAAAAGATGCAACTGCAGTAGAACTCCTCCAAAGAAATACGTATCACGATTCAACACGGATGTCTCTATAAGCCAATTGTGCTAAAAACCTATTAATCTCCCATGTAAACCGTAATGTATCAGTTGTACAAAGTATTCAAGACCATCCAGTTAGGGTGGTGGATAGTCAAAGAAAACGCCATCTGGTGGTCCTGTTACTTAAAACTAAACGGGTATCCAGTCAGCACTCGCACCCATGTATGTCCTCACTGCGGCTCTGTTCGATGCAGAGATAAAAATGCAGCGTGGAACATCCTGGAGAAGGGATTGAGGCTGGCTGGTTTGAGTACGGTAGGGCATACCGGAATGAACGCCTCTGGACAGAACGACCTCTATCTGAATCAAGCAATTGGTTTGGACAAGTCGGCTGGATGAAGGAGGAACCCCGCGCTGTATGCGAAGCATCAGCGTCGGGAGGATGTCAGTTCCTAAGAAGGTACAAAAAAGAAATCCAAAACGACCCTGAAGTACAACAAGTAGAACAATGCCACTGAGCAAAAAGAAAGGCTATCGAATTGAAACTAAAACGCTGCAAACCAAGTTGCTGCGTGATGGATTTGATTTAACCGAAACCAATCAACTGTTCAGTGATATTGCTTTATTCTGGTTGCTGATTATTGCAGAGGACCCAGGTGGCGTAGATGTGGCTGACTTCAAGCGTTACTATGAACCGCGATTCTTCAGCCCAGAGGCAGCCCAAACATTCCCGTTTGACTGCCCACAGCTATTCCGACGTGCAGCCTTAGCGAAGGCGATTGGCATCTATAAATCCTGGCGCTCTAGTTATCAGAACTGGCAGGCGCGAGAAGCGAAGCGGTTAGCCAGGAGGGGTAAGTCGTCCAAGAAGCATCGTCCTCCCACCTTGCCCACTGAATTACGCCTCAATGCCACGCTATACGCAGGGATGTTCAAAGAGGATGACGGGCGGTCCATAGTCTTGAAGATTGTCGTTAAAGGAGTCTGGAAATGGGTTAAATTCACCTATCAATCTCCCCAGCACCCAGAGGGATGGACGCTTTCTACCCCCACCCTGGTCACCAGGGCAAATGGCTCAGCATGGCTAAGTTGGGTCGTGGAACGTTACCAGCTTGCCACTGGTGGATTAAACAAGGTGATGCAGGATGGAAGCCGGATCTGCTCGGTTGATCTTGACCTGGATGGGGAACTCACCAAATGTGCAGTCTACGACGTGGAAGTGAATGGCAAATTACGTGAAGTCGCCCGGATGATAACATCCGGTCACAAATGCCATACAACACTTAGGAAGTCACGAATCGGCAAGATTGCCCAATCGATGAATCGGACTGGGATCATTGGCGAAGGGTTTGCCTCAACCCGTTGGCAGAAAGTTCGTAATACCGAGCAAGACCAAGCCAGAAAGCAGGCTCGGCAAATTACTGAGTTTGCCGCTCGTCATGGATGCGCTGTCATTGTGTTTGAACACCTGACTAGGTTGCGACCCCAGAAAGGGAAGTACTCCAGACGTTCAAACCAAAAACGAGCTTACTGGCTGAAGTCGGCAGTGTGGCAGCAAGTAGCCCGGATTGCGCGACAGGACCACAACATTCTAACTGCCAGGGTCAACCCTCGAAACACATCGAACACCGAGGCGATAAGCGGTGAACCTGTAATGCGGGTCAGTGCGATGTGGCAAGCTCAATGGCTGGTTTTTGACGAGGAGAACTGGGATTACTTCCGGCAAGCGGAAGGTTATCATCCTGGCTCCTTGGCAGTTTCCCGATCTGGAAAAATCATTAACGCTGGCTTGAATGCGTGTCGCAATATTGCGCTCAAATTCTGCCAGCGTTACTATTCAAAGCCACTCCTAGTAACAGGGTGGTGTGATGAAGGTTCTATACGACCAGTAGCGCGACCTACTTGAACCTTATCACAAGGGCAGTGTAACTCCCTAGTTCTTTCCTACCCTTTACCTCAAATCAGTGTGAGCAAGTCTCTAGGTGCTGGTTTGATGGCTTACAGAGGAGAGAGTATAAAAGTGGAATTCCGGTTTACTCCGATTTCCCGTTACACTTAGACCAAACTTCTTCTATTACGCAGGAAAAAAACCATGACCATTCTTTATCCAGACGACCATGATCAACCCAACCAACCTGACCTTAACGAAATGAGAGGAGACTCTTGCGGCGGATACACTGATAGAGAACTAGCTGAAAAGGCTAAAGATCTATCAATGGAGCAACAATTCCATTATCTAAACATGTGCCGTCAGTTTCGCAATGCCAGCAAAGAGCAGCTGGTCGGTTTACTGCAAGACACATTAATTCTGTGCATGGCACGACAGAACATTATTAGCAGCATGTTGCTCTCTGGAAGCCCATTTCTAAAAGAACAAGTAAGTGATAAGCTGTAGACACGTTTCATCACGTCCGAACTGCTAAATCCCGCCATCACCCGGCGGGATTTTTTGTTTTAAGTTCTCGAACTGTTCAAGTTTTCAACTACAACCATAAAGACTTACCCAAGGAGGGTAACGACATGATCGGACTAATTGCAGGAGCGATCGGTGGTACCCTCATTGGAGTAGGGACTGCCTTAATTCCCGGACTCGGACCTCAACATGCAGTTGCAGGTGCCTCAGTCCTTGGTCTACTTGGACCAGATGCAGCAATCGCTGCTACTATCACTGCCTATACAGTTTCAAATATTTTAGGTAGTGCCAAAGAAGCACTTACACCTAATGCCAGCGGTAACGTAAACGTTGCTAGCGGCGCTCAAGAAGAGCAACACCAAATTGACCCCAAACAGATGACCGAATCATCCTACTGGGCAAAAGTAATCGGTAGTGCTCTAGGCATCTTTGCAGCAACCTGGCTCGGCGGAATTGTTATCCCATTCACAACCCTACCTATCACTCCAGTTGTTGCAGTGTTAATAACTGCATTGCTGTGGGGTAGTTTCAAACAACATTGGTGGGTAATTCTGGGTTATCTGTTCTTCTCTCAAGCATTCTTTGCCCTGGCACCAATGCTAAATATCTCTAACCCAATTTACGTGTTAGGAGCAGCAGTCTTTTTAATTCCAGGTTGCATTGATGCAATGCGTCCTAAGAAAACAGAACCCGGTCAGCCTGACCCCCGCCTTCAGTTTGAAGGCGTAATCAAAACCATCTGGCTTCCCGACTTTATTAAGTTATCAATTGGTACCATCCTTGCAATGGCAACGCCTGGTATCTCACCTAACTTAATAACCCAAGCAACCAGTCGTAAGACTAATGCCGGAACCCAATTAACAAGCGCTGCTGCCGAACAAGCAATCGAAGCATTCGGTTTGATTGCAACTATTCAGGGCATCGCAACGGGTAAATCTGTGTTGGCGATGGAGTTGCCGCTAGGTGTTGGGTTTGAAGCGATCGCACTACTTCTCGTGGGAGCAATCGTTTCAAGAATCCTCCTACCTTACGTTTACAACAACTACAAAGTGATAGGGCTGCAATCTGGTGCTCACTTTATTGCACTGGCAATTGCCACACTAACGGTTATCCTCGGTGCTGGAGTAATCCCTGGTGCCGTGCTAATTCTTACCGGACTGGTGACTCACTTTGTTATTAAATCAGTGGGTGCGCCTGGTACTGTACGCAGCCTGTTGTTCTTAGGTGGCGTGTTGTAAGCTGAAATTGAATGGTTTCGGTAAATTACAGAAAGGGGAGGTAAACCTCCCTTTTTATTAACCACAGCAGCAAGTTAAGTCAATTACCCCGCCCACAAGGGGACGGGGCTTGTAGCTAGGCACAGGGGTTTTACGAGCGATCGATAAAAATACTTATCTCCAATCATTTTTATGAGTACATAATAAGAGCAATAAAAGCTTAAAAGAGAAAAGAAGAGTTTACTAAAAAAATGAATAAAGTCCTTAAAGTGCTGCTGTGCGTGGTGTTAACAGGATTGATTGTAATTACTAATCCTGTCAATGCTTTAGCTAATAACGTTATAGCCGTAAGAACTCAGGATAATCAACTGTATGGTGCATTCGGATGCTTCGTAATCCCAAAGTCTAATTGGGCGTTTGCAATATCTGGATTAGTCCCAGTAAAGTCAAGTGAAGTAAAAGCTTTAGAGAGATACACAGGGTTGTACAGAATAATTGTAAGAGCACAAACTTTTAACAGTAAGGCTGGAGGAAATCGTGAAGGAGTAACAACAAGAAATCCATACGCAGCAACAATTAAACAAGGAAAAATCGCAGTAGCAACTTTCTTCACACAAGTGTCTGGATTGCAAGAGATACCAGCAGTTCTAAGTGCTAGGCTAGACTACTTCAACAACAACAATGCTCTTAATCGGTCAAAAATTGTCGAGAGTTTCAGTGGTGACCTTAGCCCAAGTGTAACGTGTGCTAGCTACATCGACTTTCTAGATGGTTTGAATGCCCTGTCGATAGATGCAACGCTTAAAGGTTTCATTAGACAGATGGCAATCGGAATGGCAGATTTAGCAATTAAAGTTGGTGGAGCTGGAACCCTTGTTGGTGCAGGATTAAGTGCACTTACTGGGATTATTAAAGTGCTGATAGACTTTGTTATCTCATCAATTCAACAACGTCAGCTAAGTTTCTGATGGTCTAAAGACAAGTGTGAAGTCCCAAACTCAGAATCATCTTAACCATTAAGTCTAAAACTTATTAAACGAATTAAAGGTTGAGCTATACTATGCTCAACCTTTATACTATGAGAAAAAATATGGAAATACCTTACTTCTGGAGCTATGAGCTTGAGAAAGCTTTTTGGGTTCGTGATTTTCTACAGTTTAGAGGTGACGAACCTGACGAGTGGAAAGTCTGGGTTAAAGATATAGTAAAAAAAGTGTGTTGGTCATGCCACAACGATTTAATAGATGCAAAAGAGCAGGAAGTGTTTAGGTTCAAAAATCATCCAAATGAACTTACCGGAAAAACACTATACGAATATTTGTATGAAAAATCGAAAGTAACACTAGAAGAACTTGTAGTAAAACCAGACCCTACGGACCTAAAACTTGCAGAATTCGTCAAAAGTCTTAGTCCTATAGTTAATATAGATATACCAGAAAATTACAAAAATCTATTAAACACAGAGTTTGTAAAGAGTAGACTAAGTTTAAGTAATAACCTGCCGGGTTTTGTACAAAGTGCTATTAATAACACGGACAACTCCTGGGAGGTAGATGACAATTATTACTTCATCCTCAACGAAGAGTCTACCTTTCAACAGGTCTTGAAGAAGTTTGTAGGATTGATGACCAACAAAGTCACATTTGTCGTAAGGTCAGATAGACAGTTAAAAAGTGAAGAAAAATTAGTTCTAGGTAGTCAAGAAGTAATTTTTCTTTTTGTTGATGTGTAAAACCAATAAAGATACATTCAGCCTGTCCGTGGGTCCGGTTTTACAAACCTACCTGAATCATGCTGAGAGCCTTCGATTTCTAATCGAGGGGTGAAAGCTAACAACGGGCTTTAGCCCTCTGTGTGTCCGGGTTATTTATTCCGTTGGTTCTCAATGTATTTCATCACCGTGTCTGTGCTGACTTGCCCAGTGGTTGCAACAAAGTAACTGGGACTCCACAGACATGGTAGTTTTTTAAGTTGCGGAAATTCTAACCTCAATATCCTAGCCGCTCTGCCTTTAACCCATCTAGCTATCTGTGCTGCTGATTCATCGGTCGGAGCGTTATTGAGCATATGAACGTGATCCGGCATAATTTCGAGCGCAATCAGTCTCCAGTTATGCTCAGTGACTAACTCAAAGATAATTTCTTGCAATCGTTTCGCCACATCTTGAACAAGAACCGCTTTACGCCGTTTAGGGACAGAGATGAAGTGATAGTTGATTGAGGACACAGATCCTTCAGTGCGACGGTATTCGTAATCTTTGGGTGATAACTTCATATGGATTTTATTGTTAGACCGCGTTGTTAATATTGTACTAGAATACAGGAGGTGATTCAGAATGTACGGCACGATTCAAGTTAAACTCAATGTTTCGGACGAAGTAATGGCGTATTTGGTGCATCAGTGCCAACATTCAAACAGCTTGATTAACTCCACTTTGTTTGAAGTGCGTCAATCTCATTTTGAGGATTGCCCACGGGTTGAATTCTTTGATGCAAATGGCTTTTACCGCTCTGAGTTCAAAACGAAAACGGTAAAAGCACCATACGCTCATCTGTGCAGCGTCATGAAAGACAATCCGCATTACAAGGTGCTAGGCGGTCAATGCGCTCAACAGACGTTAAAGAGCGTTTCTGAGTCTTTCACCAGTTTCAACAAGTTGCTGCAACTGTTCTTTAAGGGTGAAGTTGATAAGCCCAGAATGCCGAATTATCGGACAAAAGGCGGTTTAGCTCCGATTACGTTTCCTGCACAGGCGTTGCAGTTCGATATCGAAACGGGTGAATGCAGAATCCCGATTAGCCAAGAAAATGCCGCGTCTGTCAAAGAACATTTCGGATTGTCAGAGCTTAGAATCAATGGTGCTTTTGGCATCAAAGCAGATCAAATTGTAGAGTTGCGAATTCTGCCCAGAAACAACGAATTCTATGCTGAGTACGTTTATAAGCATGGTAACGATGGCGCAACCTGTCACTTAGGATTAGATTCAACTCAAGCGCTAGGGATTGATCCAGGTCTATCAAACTGGTTAACCTGTGTCTCAACACGCGGTAAAAGTTTCATCGTTGACGGACGCAAGCTCAAATCGATTAACCAGAATTACAATCGCCGCGTTGCCTCTCTCAAGACTGGCAAGCCTGCTAAATACTGGGATTTCGAGTTAGCTAGAATCACCGAAAAACGTAACCGTCAAATTAGAGATGCGATTAACAAAGCAGCAAGATTAGTAATCAATCACTGCCTCGAAAACCGTATCGGTCATGTCGTTTTCGGTTGGAATGAAGGCAACAAAGACGGAATCAATATCGGTGCGAAGAACAATCAAGAATTTGTGCAGATTCCCACATCGCGATTGAAGAATCGCATTAAGCAACTGTGCGAAGAAAGCGGCATTCAGTTTACTGAAACTGAAGAATCGTACACATCGAAAGCGTCATTCATTGATGAGGATTTCTTGCCAACATACGGTGAAAAACCCGCAAGCTGGAAACCATCGGGAAAGCGCATCAAACGGGGGCAATACAAAACCGCTCAAAGCATTCTGATTAATGCAGATTGCAATGGAGCGGCTAATATCCTCAGAAAGGTATCGGCACAGTTAGGCATCGTTCTAACCGAGTCCGTTAGGGCAGTTTTGACTCTGCCAAAACGATACGATCTATTCAAGGGATTGAAGAAATCATATCGTAAGCGTTGCGAAGCGTCTCTTCAGAGCGCGTAGCAACATCCGCTTAGAATCCGCCTTTTTCAAATGGCGGAGAAGTCAACATTAACTTTTACACCTCGGTGCAACACCGGAAAGAGTACACAGAACAGTATATAGCTTGTGAAAAATGGGGAACGCCAGGGTTAAAAGTTCAAAAGCATTCCCAAGCGTTTGAAGTCTAACAAGCCAGCATTTGCTAGAATTTGAGTGAGAAGGACTGAACTTCTTGCTTAACCTACAAATCCCCGATGGAGTAATCCTGAGGGGATTTCTTTTAGAAAAAATTTTCAGGTTTACAGCCAAAATTAATAATTCAAACTCAAAAGAAAATATTCCTCTTTGTAGACTTGGCTTATTAACAGAGAGATTTTTCAATGAAAAGGATAAAAAAGATATTAGTGGCATTACTCTTAATGCTTGTTCTGGGTACTGGGTTTGCGGAAACTGCCCTTGCTATAGAAGAAGGAGTAGCAACAAAACTGAAACAACTTGAAAAGTCTGAAGAGTTCATCCAGTATTGGATGGACTGGTTTATATCAGTCTGACCAACCTCCAAAAACTCTTAAGATGTGATACAGTAAAGACAAGAAAATTATGAATGCTTGACTGCCGATGGTGTTTGACTAAGGTGGTCAAGTATTTTTTTGCATTTGTTGAGCAAAACTCGTGGAAACGTTAAAAGATCTATTCCGTTTTGCAGAAAATAACCAGCATCTAGTCTCGCCAACTGAGGCTAGTTTAGTTAACTTACCAAAGTTGTTAAGCTTAATAAATGAGGAGCTAACGACGGACGAGCTTAATCGTCGTGCGTTAGGGCTAAACAAAGAAATAAATGAGCTAATAATCTGCCCTGACTCATTAGAGCCTAATCTCGAAGACCCACTTATTAGTGATTTAGTTGATGCAGTGGGTGGACTAAAAACGCCACCTGAGTTTGAAATAGTAATCTATACACTATTTGGCTCAGATGGCGTAGAACTAACAGACTTGTGCGGGGTGCATCCTTGTTTGTTAAAGAACAAACCTTTAATTGTAAGAGATGCAAATAGCAAGGTTGGTAGTCTGACGAGTGGTTTAGTTAGTAATGAAGATTTAATTCAGGTGTGGCTCTCTTACGCTACTAGCGTAAATTCAAGGTGAAAACTGAAATCCGCCAGGTCTTTCAATACTACATCCACCGAAAAGACAGCGGAGTACTTCACCAACTCCAAGAACAAATCCGAAAAATCCATCTCTTAAGTTATCGTTAGATAGCGAGTATTGAGAGATTCGAGCCTTTATAGATTGCCAGCCCCAGTTAAAGATTTTAAGGTTGTCCTGGTCATCAAATTTGGATTCATCGACGCAAATGCCGCTAGGTAACAAACGAGTTGGAGTTTTTCCGTCTATATCCACTGTAACCAGTTGTGAATTTCTCGGACGAATCGGGTTCACTGCTCGGTCAACCCAAAAGAGTTTTGCATCTAACTTATAGGAAGTTAAAGCAGTTACGGGTCTACCCACAGCAACCAAAGCCAAGCCTCCATCAGGGATACGCACGGAAAACCCAAAAGATTGACCGTATTTGATCGTCTGGGACAGAGGTCTAAGCTGTACTCTCTCAGTTATATTGTTAGTAGTAAATAAAACGCTACCTTTGATAGCGCTTAAAAGGTTTTTACCACTACCTCCAACACTGCTGGGTGTTGGAGAAGCATGAAGAATAGTTCCAAAAACCGGGCGTTTAGTTTTACTCTCGATCACACAACCAAAGTACCCGCTTGCTTCGTTACCACTGGTAGTGGCAAATTGTACAGGTACCGAGCCTGCCAGAGAAGGTAAAGTTCCAAGGTTCGAGAGAGTAACGAGAAGAGCTAAGAAACAGAAAAACCTTTTTAATATTGGTTTCATAAAAAAGTGTTGAACAGAGCTGCAACAACCATAGATTGTTTATCTGCGCGCAAGGTGTTCAATATTTTGTTCAGTACTAATGCAGAAAGATGCAAACTCCCTACGAAACTGTTAAGTAGTTGAGAAATTTTTTAGTATTTTGTCACCGGAAATGGGAGGGCTGGGGAGGGAACGCGGATGCCCCTGGCTTTAGACACGGGTGAGGAAGCGGAACCCTCCCGCGCCGACCGATGGGGTTCGATGCCCCGGAGGTCGGCAGAGTATTCGCTTATCGACGTTTCCCGTCTGGTTCAGGCAAGACGTTAATCCAGGCTCTAATCACTTCTGACATTGAGATGTCTTGTCGTTCTGCCTCAGCCTTTAGCTTTGCTAACTCCAAGTCTGTTAATCGAATTGGTAGTGTATTTGTTCTTGCCATATCGCTATACAATGCGCTATACATATAGATACCTAATGATCTTATAGTGGAATCGCGGTATGGGCAAAAAGAAACAGAAATTTTCAGATGCCTGGGTCAATCAAACCACGCTCGGAAAGCAGTTTGGACTGTCGGCTGTGGCAATTGGAAAGAAGCTGAAAGAGTTGGGATTACGCTCTGAGGATGGCAAGCCCACTGAGCAAGCTTTATCTGAGGAGTTCTGCAAGTCAACTCCGCTCAAAGATGGGACTCCGTTTTTCAGGTGGAACAAGCAAAAGGTTACTGGTTTGATGCAGGCATCTGGACATCAAAAACTTGATCCGCAAGAAGTCAAAACGCGAGAACTAGCAGATGACTGGATACGCATCAACAAGCAGTTTCAAGAAGCGGTCTATGGGATTGAAGAGGAAATGTGCATCGAAGAGTCTAAAGAGGTTAAGAAAGAAGCAAAACGTAGAGGCTTAATTGACCGGGTAAACGTGATGTTGCGTGAGCGCAAGTTTGAAGGGGAGATGATCAGCGAATGAATGTGATTCGGCGCAACAAACGAGGTGATTTAATTGCCGTATTCCCCAGCCCGATGACACAGGATAGGTGGCAACAACTTGTATTTTTAGGCAAGCTTTCTCGGCGGTTTGAGATTCAACTGCCAAACGGGTACAGGCTGAAGTACGGTCAGCATCTCAACGTCCTGAAACAGAATCCCAAAAACTTTGGGCAGTATGATCGCATCGCTTATAACCGCTACTTTTCAGATTCTTTCCCTGGATAGAGATGGCAAAAAGAGCAAAAACACCCAGCTTTGTAACCGACATTCCTCTAGTGGTTAGTCCATCAGAGGCGCGAGTCTTGTTGGCTCGGTTAGAAGCTGGTCGTCAACTCTATAACGCCTGCCTGGGAGAATCGGTGAAGCGATTGGGACTCTACAAGCAATCGAAGCTGTACCAGTTTGCTAAGACCTTATCGAAAGGGAAAGAGCGAACCAAAGCCTTTCAGACCGCACGGGAATTTGTAGGTTATACCGAATATGCGCTCCATGCCTATGCAACCGAAATCCGCAATGGTGGAGGTGGATGGATTGCCAAACATATTGATGCCAACACCGCTCAGAAACTTGCAACTCGCGCATTTCAGGCAACAGAGCGAGTCAATTTCGGCAAAGCCAGGAAGGTTCGCTTCAAGAGCAAAAATCAGCTTGATAGCCTAGAAGGGAAGACCAACACAACCGGAATTCGTTGGAGGAATGAGCAAGTCCATTGGTCGGGACTGGTTCTGAATCCACTGATTGATCAGAATGATCCGGTCATCCTGCACGGGCTAAATAGTCCAGTTAAATACGTTCGTCTGGTGCGTCGTAAGGTCAGAGGACAAAACCTGTTTTACGTACAACTCATCAACGAAGGGAAGCCTTTTCAGAAGCCCAAGCATCAAATGGGAGAAGGCGTTGTCGGACTGGACATCGGCACATCCACCATTGCGATTGTTGGCAATGAGCAAGCCGAATTAAAACCGTTCTGCGATGAACTGGCGAACAAGGATAGAGAGGTTCGACGATTGCAGCGCAAAATGGAGCGGCAACGCAGAGCCAACAACCCAGACAACTTTGAACCTAATTTTGTCGATGCTAAGGGGCGTAAGAAGAAAGGGAAAGTCAAGAAAGGTTCAAAGCGTTGGCAGCACTCCAAGACCTATCTCAAAACCCGCTCCTCGAAGGCAGAGATTGAGCGTCAACTGACGGCACATCGAAAAAGTTTGCAAAATCAACTCGCCCATGAAGTGTTCAGTTTGGGCAATGTGGTGAAGCTAGAAAAGCTTTCGTACAGAGCCTTCCAAAGGATGTACGGAAAGTCGGTGGGCAGACGTGCCCCCGGTATGTTTGTTGAGCGGTTGCGACGGATAGCTGAAACTGCTGCGTCAGCCACTGTATTTGAGTTTCCAACCAGGGAAACCAAGCTATCTCAACGTTGTCTCTGTGGTCGAATCCACAAAAAGCCGCTCTCAATGCGAGTGCATCGCTGTGAGTGCGGCATTATTGCCCAACGGGATCTGTTTAGCGGATTCTTGGGTCAATTTGTGGATCTTGAAACCGCCTGTTTCAATGCGACTCTAGCCAATCAAGTCTGGGGTCAAGGTTGGGACACCATCCTGATGAAGGCTTGGCAACAGGCGACCACGCGCTATAACCAATCTTCAATCGGCAAACCGATGGTTTGTCAACGTAGTGACAACGCTGCGTCGGAGAGGGTCGTCTCGAAAGCTTTAGGGGAAGATTTTAAGACCCAGGATGCTGTAGCTTCGTGCGAGAGCCTGAGGGAGAAACCGATAACCTAAAGAACCCCCTGGCTTCTAGCCGTGGGAAGTTGTCAGTTTAAGGTTGAAAACAATCGCATAACAGTCAGCACCACTACTGACCTTGAAGGAGTTAAACGCCTTCATAAGTTATTTTCATATGAACATAACGCTACTTAGTTATTTGCAACTTGACTTAAACCCTATATGCACATTGAAAAAATTGGAGAAGTTCAGATTAGTGTAAAAGCCATCGAAGAAGATACACCTGTTCGCGGAAATGCAATGGCTTCCGGGGACAAAATTTACGACAAAAAAGTTGAAGACAAAATTCTAAAAGAGCTAAGAGGTGGAAACCAGCACCCGAATGCTGTTTTGAAGGCGACTAAGAAAGCAGGTTTCACCTTGCTGTTTAACTTCTAGCAGAAGTAACAATGATAACTCTAAACGAACAAGACTTTCAGTACATCAAGAAGGATGTTGTAAAAATACACGAGCTATCTGCACAACTGTGCAATGGTATCAATGGTAAAAATAGTCAATCTGGTGAAGAACTGGTCTATCAGATTAGATTACTCCATGAGTACAGCCTTGGACTGTGTGGCTACATAGAGCATCTAGAACAAGAAGCTGGCAAGTCAACTAACTACGAGCTTCGAGTCACAATAATTGATGGAGAGCACGAGTATGACGATGCAATTACATTTAACTGTCCAAACTCAGCTCTAGCTGAAGATTACGCCAAGTCGATCGCCTGCACTTATTTAGATGGCGAAGACGATGACGGAAATCCAATTTGGACTGGAACACCTTTTTCAAATGACAATGCTAATACCTTTTGTTTTGAAGAAGGTGAAGACCGTCTGATTAAATATAGAGGATTTAGCTTGGTTAGTGTAAAAGAAGCAGACATTGCGTTCGATGAAAAGAGACTGGAGTATTACCAGTCTGTTGCCTATACTCCTAAACAGGAGGTGATAACAAGTTGTACAGAACAATACCGCTAAAAGCTAAATTCCCCGATGAAGAAAAAGCTTTTTGGGTTGACCAATGTGAACACGCTAACAGCTTGATTAATTGCGCCATATACGTGACAAAGCAAGCCCATTATGCAAGTTTGCAAGAATCCGAAAATGCTTTTACGACATACTGGAAAGGTGATGAATTGCGTTATGGGTGGAAAACCTACCATTGCAAAACTACTTACCCAGAGCTAGATAAAATTCTTAAAGACAACCCACATTACAAGGCAATGGCTGCACAGTCAGCACAACAAACGCTCAAGACTGTGGGAGAATCAATAACCAGTTACAACGGGTTGGTCAAAAAATATTATCAAGGTGATGTTGATAGACCATCTTTGCCTAAGTATCGTAAAAAGGGAGGTTTAGCAGCAGTAACATTTCCACGTCAAGCTTTGACCTACAAAAACGGTTGTTTTTACCCTTCAATAAGCAAGGAAACTAAACCACAGTTACTAACTGAAATCACTTTACACTTACCAGATTTCATTGACTCTGATTGGGTTAAAGAGGTGACAGTCAGACCTTATTTGGGTGAATTATGGATTGATTGGGTTATTGATGATGGCAAAGAACCAATCGATGTTAATCCTAATCTTGATTACTCCCAAGCTTGGAGTTTTGACCACGGCGGTACTAACTGGCTAACAGGTGTTTCAACTCGCGGTAAAAGCTTGATTATTGATGGCAGGAAACTTAAGTCAATGAATCAAGGATACTGCCGTCTGGTCGCTAAATACAAACAAGGGAAGTCAGATTTTTATTGGGATAGCAACTTAGACCGAGTACAGCGTAAACGTAATAATCAGATGCGGGATGCTACTAACAAAGCAGCAAGATTTATTGTTAATCAATGTCTTAATGATAAAGTTGGTAATCTGATTATTGGATGGAACGACGGTCAAAAGAATAGCTCCAATATGGGCAAGCGTGGAAATCAAAACTTTGTGGTCATACCTACAGGCAGATTGATTGAGCGCTTAAAACAACTTTGCCCAGAATACGGAATACAGTTAACAATTACTGAAGAAGCTTACACATCGAAAGTGTCTTACCTAGATGGCGACAGCCTCCATAAACACGGTGAAAAACCCAACGGATGGAAACCGTCAGGACAACGGGTAAAACGTGGATTGTATAAAAGTCGTGATGGTCACTTAATTAACGCTGATTGTAATGGAAGTGCCAACATCATGAGAAAAGTAGCCACACAGCTAGGATTAAACCTAGTCGAGGTGGGTAGGGCATCTTTGACAGTGCCACAGCGATATGACTTGTTTAAGAGGTTAAATAAATCATATCGTAAACGTTGCGAAGTGCGGCTTATAGCCGCCGTAGCAACATCAGTTTAGAATCCCCATGCTTCTAGCAGGGGGAGATGTCAATTAGAACCTAAAACTAAGAAACCAATAATGTACCTCTTATTTCAGGAGAGAACTCCTGATGGTGTCGCTCAAGATGACGACGACACTCTTGCAACAGCTATTGCTCCTACAGTTGCTAGAGGCTCTGTAGCTCTGTATGCGTTAAGCGGTACTCCAACTAATTATGAATCAGCTGGATTTGCAATCTACGCGATAGCACCTAGAAATGTATTTGAATTAGGAACAACAAAAGGTAGCATCTTTGCTGGTAGAGGGTGGGCTGGTGCTGTCAGAACTACAGGCAGCATCGACATGATAATTCCTTTTAGGTATGGTTTTTATGGTCTAGGAGCAGTTTTGTTAGGAAGTAAGCCAATTCTAAGTCCTGTTGGGATGAGGTTTCAAGGAACAGCCTTATGGCAAAACTATAAGACGGGGACTAAAGGTGGAAGTCGAGTTGTGCGTCGTGGCACAGATATATCACCTACCACAACTTGTTCTACAGCACGCTGGTGGGAAGATGACCTATTAGGGCGGTCTAGTCAGTTGAGAAACAAGATTGATACTTTCTTAGATGGAGAGACACCTCCGATCATTATCAAGCAACGCTTTCCAGAAGCAGCTCCACGAGGGACTATGCCAAAAGTACCTGCTACTTGTCCATTAGTGCCCCGATAATAAGTTCGCAATTAGGAAAAAACTCATCTAAGTTCAATAGCTGATATTCTTGACCAACAATACTGACAAAAAGAAAATCGGGCAATGCATATGTTCCGATTTTCTTTTTATATTGGTCTAACCACATAAACCCTTCACCATAACCTGGTTGGTAAATAGTACAGACTAGACCTCCTTCATTTATAATTTCAGGTTCGCCTAAATCTCTTCCCAGAACTCTACGAAAGGTCTGAAAATCACCCCAAGCTTGGTTAATAACAGAAACATCTACTGATAAGTAAAAAGCAGCTTGCTGCTGAAAATCTCCAGAAATATCAGGGTATTTTTCTTCAACCTGTTTAAGATTTGTGTATGTATCCGCAACACAGCAATAACGCTCCTCAAAGTAAGTCCTAATATCCTCGTGCTTGACATGTGACCAATTCACCACCGGATGTAAAGACTCTAAATGATCACGATCGAAACATCTGAAGTTGGTTATTTTATTTCGATTGCAGTAATAGTTGTGAGTTACATTCAAAACATCTAGCTGTTGCCAGAAAACTGTTCTACAGCAGCCAATCACAATAGACCCTAACCAACGATGCCAATCTGGAGGGTAAAGATTGGGTTGAGTTTCTGAATACCAGAGACAAAAATCAACTAGTTCAGTGGATATAACAGTGTCTTCCCGTTTATACAGCCCTTTGTCTACCTGCTTGAGAAGAGTTGTTAAGTTCATGACAGTTTTATAAAGTGAGTTATTTAATTTCTAACACAAGTCACATTCTGCCTCATAGAACGGTCAATCTAAATAACCGCGTGATCTAAATGTCTGGGCTATATAAATGACAAAGAGTTCACACTATTCGAAACAGATGCGCAATCTTTCTTCAGAAGAGTGTTTAATAACAAAGAAGTTAAAATATGTGTAATGCTTGATTACATTACTGTGACTAGCCTGCAAAAGTCTTGCTCATTCTTAGCCAGAGAATATTATGCATGGCTTTAATGTCTAACTTAAACTAAACAATTTATGAAAGCACACTATTCGCCGTCACTTGAACAAGTACTTTGGTTAGCAAAACAGCATGGGTTTTTAGAGTCTGTACTAACTAAACAGCAGACCATTTCAGACGTTTACTTTAAGTGGGAAAAATTAGCCAAATACACTTTGTTTACGGAGTTGTACACGTTTCTAGATTTCAATAAACAAAGATACGAGGAACTCACCGAGATTATTAATCGAGATTCGATACCAATTTTGGAAAATCTCAATGACGAAGTGTTTACAGATAAAGAGTTTAAAGTCGTATCAGAGATACGTCGGTTGCGGCACTTTGTTGACAGGCTACCTCCTGACGAAGATGAATATCTATATGATGAGGCTAGAAGTCTAGTCCAAGTCAAACACTACATGAGTAGGCAAGAGCCTAATTCAGGCTACAACCATAGTTTTTTGTTAAGAGAAGTAGAAAGTCTAAACCCCTTTCCTATTTCGATTGGATTGCCAGCTGGGTTGAAGATGAATGACGAAGAATTGGAGAGTGACGAACTAACTTTGGTAGTTAGTTCGTTGGGTCTTGAGCCGTACCATATTAATAATTTCTTAGGCAGCATCGTCAGTGTTAGGCTAATCAACAAAACAAAACACAAGTTTGAAAAACCTCCGTGGGTGCAAGAGAATAATTAAGCACACAAGCATAAGAATTCAACAGCATAATTATGCTGTTGAATTACGTCTCAAACTGTGACTTTTCAAAAAGCATTTTTGTCTGTTCTTTTAGCTGTTACGTTTTTTCTAACGTCTATAACACCAGTATTTGCATCAGGTACAAGTATTCTAAAGACAAGAGATAGCCAATTTTTCGGACTAATGTACTGTGCAGCAATACCGAAAACAAACATTTATATTGTTTGGGCTGGACTAGAAAGAGTTAATAACAAAGTTTCTCTTTTACCACTTAGTGGTGAACCGTCAGGCATAGACGAAACTACGCAGTTTCAAACGTCAGGTAATCCTGCTAACATACCGTATGAAAGAATAGCAAAGGCTACTCCAAGTAGAATTGCAGCAATAATGACCACCCGTTTTGTTGGTGTCGGTACCACACAGGTGGAGCTTGTAAACGGTGCTTTGAACTACATAACAAGTGAGGGTAGTGTTAATAGATCAGCAATAGTAGGAGGAGATTTAGGTGAAGACCCTTTAGTAATTTGTTCAGACCTAAAAGATGTTCAGCAGTCTGTTGCCGAAATTACACTGCCATCCCGTTTAAGGCAAGTAGTTAGCGAGAGTCTAATTTCTATCTTTGGTTTAGAAGCAGCACTAAAACTAACAAGTGGTCAAATCTTACTGCCTTTCAACACACCAAAAGTTCCAGCAGTCCAAATTCTTAAACGGTATGAAAACTTCATTTTAAGACGTGCTTCAGACATATATAAAAGATAAAATGCTTCGATCTCGTGCATCATAAGCTACTATATAGAAGTAGCTAACCGTACACATTACTAAATACGGCGGGAGAAGGCATACTCTAGCTACACTAAGAACTTGAACCATTCGAGTTCTTATAACAAAACCGGGAAGAACACTCTCCCCGGTTTTATTATTTAGTTAGCACTTAATCCCAACCACCTAAAGGAATGTAGTTAGCACCAGGGGATGTTAGCAAAGGAGCAGCAGTAATCTGCAGATACTCATTTAGTACCCAAACTGCAGTTAGTCCATCTGGAGCTGCAGAAGGTGACCACCACAATAAATCAGGCTTACCATCACCGTTGTAATCTCCTGCCCCACGAATATACCAACCAGAAGGTACATCTGTCAGAAACTTCACATCAACGATGGTTCCGTTGTCTAACACCCAAATAGCGTTCTGTCCTGATGTGGTGTTCCGCCAAACAAGATCATCCTTTCCGTCAGCGTTAAAGTCTGATGATGCGGATAGAATCCATTCAGGAGGAATAGTATCTGCACCCGAAACTCCAGCATATCCAGCAACAGCCGTACCGTTCATCTCCCAAAGTCCAAAAGCACCACTAGATTTGTTATGCCAAGCAATGTCTACATGTCCATCACCCACTAATTTAGCGGGGACAGCATACCAATCAAGAGGTACGTTTTGCAAAAGTACACAAGAAGAGTAGGTGTTCCAAGCACCGGTACCTAAAGCAATGTAAACATCGCCGTCAGATAGGTGATAGAGAACGTCCTTATTGCCATCTTGGTTAAAATCTGCAAAACCATAAACTCTCGCAACACTCGAAGAAGACTCAGAAGGACAACCAACAGACCAAGGTACATTCAACTGTGTTTCAGTTAGCCCGTCTAGTTGTGTACCAATAAACGGTTCAGCATTTTCGTAAGGAACTGGGCTGTTAGCCTGACCCCAAATGACATCGGCTTTAGCCTCTACTGCCCCAATTGCGACAGTAGCAACTGCTGTAAGTGCAGCAAAGAGTTGCTTTTTCATAAAGTTATTAATTTCAAGAAACATTCAAATCCAAGCTAACACCCTCTATATATAAGAGGTAACTCCTATTATTAAGTTTCAGTCTCAATTGACGCCCTGTACTAACCAGCCGTGGTCTGCGAGAATAGCCCAATCCAAAGTGGTTGGAAAACTTGATGGTGCATTATCTAAATTGTCAACCATAATCGAATTCACACTGTTCCGAACGTGAATTCGATCGTCTTCGTTGGACGTATCTTGTGAATACAACGGAACGGCTTGGTTACCATTGGCTGCACGAGCATAGGGACCATTAAAAGCAGTGTGTACAGGGGAACCCTGCAAATGCTGGAAACCTAAACCGTTATCTTCTAATGCAACCATACCAAGTGCATGAGTCATTTCATGGGAAACCAGCTCTCTAAATTGCAGCTCAGTATCTTGATATACGTCTGAGTTAAAACGCATCGTAATTAGTCGAGGATAAGTGTCCTCACCAGCTAAATTTCCGTACATAGCACCTGTTCTGGCTAATGCCCCAGGCGTGTTGTCTTCACTTATAAAAATGATCATGTCATCCACATGGGCATACGTACTAAATGGAGCCTGGTCGATAAAAACATTAAAACGGTCGTCGTAAGGTTGCAGCTCATTTCTAATTCGAGCCACCCATTTATTAATTTCCTGCTCTAGCCAGCTACGACGAGCTTGCGTCCAGGCGGGGTTGTTCTCAACCATACGGTAATCGACCAGGACATTAAACTTAGTTGGGTCAGGCGCGTAAGTGTTTGTCACTGTGCCGATCGCTTTTTCAAAGGCTTTCTTACGGTTACCGTCTTGTATCTCGTAACCAAGCTCCCGTTCTGCATTGCTAGAAGTGTTATCCCACTCCGCAACAAATGCGATCGTTTTGGGTTTGTTCCAATCTTTCGGCGTGAACTTTAGTTCCTTCTTAGTAACGTTAGTTATATCCCCGTCTGTATCCGCTGTAGTGTACTGAATACGATCCGGGTTAAATACTGCGGTGATAGGTTTTAACGGTTTCTGCTTCAGACTTACTTTTACTGTGCCAACAGCCCCTTCATGACCAATGAACTGCATATCTTCAAATTTCAAAGGTGGTAGGTCTGGATTTCTAGAATGCTTAACTTGAATAGCATATTTACCAGAAGGGGTTTCAGCTTTAATAAAGTAAAGTCCAGGAATGATTTTGCGAACCAGGTCCGAGTCCGACTGCTCAATAACTCTACCGCTTGACGACAATAAAGATAGGGTGGCATCCACGGCATCTGTACTTGCTGTGACGTACCCCTCCTTCTCCAAGTAAAACTGAAAGGTATCATTAGATTGAGAAGTGTTGACTAGAGAAATTCTTTGGTTAGATTGGAGATAGCCAAAGTCTTCAAACTGAGTAGATGGAGTAGGAACACCGAGCATAAGTCTTTCATCAATTCACTATCTCTAACTTACAGTTCGAACCGTCGAATACAGCTATGCAAATGTGTAGATTTCAACATGTACCGTTTTCATTAACCTGGTTAGTCTTATTAACAATACCTGCACAGGCAGGACCAGGTGCTCTTAGTCCGTGCCAAAGGTATACACATAACCAGCAAGTACACCTAGAACTTACCGAACCATCCCAGGAAGAAGATCAATTCACTAAGCACCTTATCAACGAAGAATTCAAAGCTTTGAATTCCCGCAGCTATCGTTGTCTGACCACAAAAAACAAAAGGGCAGTAGTATTTATTAACTTCTCGAATCAATCTGAAGCTCTCGCAATCCAGGAAAGATTAAAGTCTGAGATGCCTTCCCTTGTAGGGAGGATACAAGTAAAATAAGTCTGGAAACAAAGTCTTGTTCTTTTCACATTTGTCAAAATACAAAAACTTCATTGGTTGCTGGTAGCATCTATTGCACTCCAAACTCAAGCTCTACCAGTAAAAGCTCAACCATCGACTTGTTCAACCGTAAAGCCAACAACTTTTGTCTATAAAGTTTCACCTTATATAACTTACAGAAATAAAGATGGCTCTGCAATGGTTATTCCTAAAGGTGGAACCATTCAAGTCTTAAAAGAGAGTGGTTCCTATTATCACGTTAAATATAAGGGTAAGGTTGGTTTTATTGCGTCTAATACTTTTGCGTGTAGTTAAATTTAGAGAAAAATAAATGAAAACTTTCGTAACTTCCGACCTGCATTTCTTCCACAAAAACATAATCCAGTATGCAAAACGACCATTTAACTCCGTTGAAGAAATGAACTCAACTATTGTTAATAACTGGAACTCTACCATCAGTGATGAAGACCATGTTTATTTACTAGGTGATGTCTCTTTTGGAAATTCTCATCAAACCAATTTGATATTAGAAGAGCTAAACGGCAAAATACATCTCATATTGGGAAACCATGACCTTAAAAAAAAGCAATTCTTTCGAAATCACGGGCGTATCACAAGCGTTGAAGATTATGCAGAAATTGAAGTCGGTGGGGTGTTTGTAATACTATTCCACTATCCAATACAAGAGTGGAACGGATCTCATTATGGGAGTGTTCACTTGCATGGACATCGACATTCGAAAACTCCGTGTGAATACAGCAACAATCTTCGTCGAGCTGACGTAGGTGTTGACGCTTGGAATTTCTACCCAGTAGAAATTGAAAAGGTATTAGAAACGGCAATCAAAAACGCACAATAAGTGCAGTTTGTCATCACTTAACCAAGGAGATCAGTTTGTACCAAAAAGATTCTGAGCTTAGAAGGAGTGATGATTGCAAAAGGTTGGAGCACTCTTGATATAGAACGGTAAAGAATTCGTAATTTGAAGCTATGAAATCGTGTAGCAATTGTATTTATTTTCAAACCTGCTCAGTTGCTACCTCCATTAAAACTGAGTATGCACCTAAACTAGATTTAATAGAAAGAGAGTTTAAGTGCGAAGCTCAATCTTGTTTGTATTATCAAAGTGTGTCAAGAATGGAATTTTACGAATTACTAGAAAAAATTGAGCAACGCCCACAAATGTATCTAGGAGGTGCTTGTATTCATCGGTTGTATGCATTCATTTGTGGTTACAACGTTGCCACCTGGGATGTTCCTTCTAAGGAGAAAGAGCACTTTGCAGATTTTGGTGATTGGGTACTTCAAACGTTAAATGTTGCACCAGGAAACTCTTGGGATAGAGCAATTGCAGTAGTAACTGAGGAACCTCTAAAGTACTTCTTTCAATTGTTAGACCAATATAAAAACAAATTTCCGATTGTTTAATAGCTATTGCAGGTAATGCCTCATAACATGGAAATCACAATCGTAGGTCATGACTATACCTTTTCTATTCAGAGCTACCCAATTCCTGAATATGTTTTTGCAGAGCGTTTAGAGGTAGAAGCCTTCCATCTTAAAACAGAACGTTCTTCTACCGTAACTAACGTAAACGGAGTTTCCGACGCTCTCTTCTCGATGGTAGATAAAAATTCTGAAATCAGTTACGACACAGATAATCCCAGATTTGAAGACAAAATTTGGGATTGTGCAAACTATGAAGAAGCATCAACTCTTGCGAAAGGATTAATTTTTAGTCTACTAGAACCGCAAAGTCTTGCTGAAATTGAAGCAGCATTGGATAAAGATCGGGAGGAAGGTGAGTGGAGACAAACTATTCCCGTCACTTTGACGAAGCGCTATGCGCATTCAGATGGTTGGGATCATATTTACGGAGATAGTGACAGAACCTATACAACTCGTTGGGTTTTTGACGTTCACCACGATGAATTAATTGCTGCTCAGCAGATAGTTAATAGTCATTGGGTAGATTTAACTCCTCACCAAATGGACGATTTGCAGGCAGACATTTTATGTAACCAAGAGGAATTGGAAAAGTTGGGAGCCGTGTATTCAGCTGAGTTACCAGATTGGGCAACTCAAACTTATAAAGTAGTTGGAAACAGTGTTATCAGTTTAAACAAAATCCTCTATGAAAATCAAAAAGAAAATCAATGTATATCTTCGACTTAAACTGGAGTGCGAACAGGAGTTAAACGGGCATGAATTTGTTGAGATGTTCTCGGATACTCCTGATAAAGAAATATTAGCTTTAGGTCACTTAGCTAAAGAAAAAGTAGCGTCAATGTCATACGATGATATTGAAGAAGCTTTAGACGTTTGGGAAAGCAGTCCTCCAGAATTATTAACTGTTTACGAACATGAGGTTTGGACTAAAGAAGACTCAATCCAAGCAGTAACAGAAGGTTGGGATGTTTTTCATAATGGGTTCGTCTATCAAATCCAGCGTTTAGACGAGGCTGAAATTTTTGACGAGGATTTCCGAGCAATTAAATTTGTCTGCCGTAAAGCTGAAGCAGGTTCAGAACTACATAAAAAGGCTTTGATAATCCACCTATCTAACTAATGCTTAAAACCAATCTCCCAGTAACCGTTGTAGTGAAGTCCGGTATACTTCGCTACAACTTTACGCTTTGTCAAGCTTGGACAGACGACTGGAACGGTAGCATTCCTTCTTGGTTTCCAGCCGAGCAAATTGGTCTTAATAACTACTTCTACGACACTGCAAAGTATTGCACTGACAGAGTACTGCTGCTTCTTAGAGGTGTGCGGTTCTTTGTTGTTCACAATAGGTACATCGTAGTGCGACCAGAAGAAGTTGAGAAAAACTTAGGACGTGTCTTTTATACAGGTAGCCAACGTGGATAAGGTCTCTCTTCTATCTCGTGTGAGATTGTTAGCTGATTGTTTAACTGTTAAAAGGGGTTCGATCGGAACTGTTGTGCATGTTTACGACTCAGAAAATTTTGAGGTTGAATTCTTGAGTGAAGATGGCAAAACTATTGCTGTTGAGACTCTAAACGCAGCAGTGCTAGAAAAAATCCAAAATAAACTATCTAATACTTAGGAGTTTTATGTCGATAGATCTGTTAATTAAAGCAATTGAATATTACGAACAGACACCAACACCTATCATGAAAGGTGTAGTAAAAGCTGCGCCTGCTTCAGTAAAACAACTTCCTCAAGAATTTAGTCTTCGTTATCAAAGGATTGTGCGATGAAAGTTGAATTCACTTTATCAGGTTCGTTTGAGCTACCAGACGAAGACATAGATGTAACAGAATTGTGGAATGCTAGTTACCTCTTCAGAAATCGAACAGTTTTTCTTGGATTAGGTGCTGCCAATGGTACTTCTTTATTTACAGATGACGAGTTGGAAGAGGTAGGAATCACTAATTTAGATTACAAACTTTTAAGGTTTTATCTACCTCAATAGCGATTAACTCCATATCGTTGTTTTCAATCACTTCTGTCACATTTTGGTTGCTTCAAAAAGTCTGGTATCTAACTTGCCCAAGTTAATAGATAGTTAACGAACATGCTTATATTTCTAGTTCAGTCAGATATAGATGCAAAGAAGTTAACGTTTGCTAAATTTCGACTAACTGCCAGAAGTACCGAGCGGTTTTACTTTCACGTTTCTTCTGAACAGGCTACTGATTTCAGAGAAACGTGTATTGAAAATGGTGTCTTCTGTATGCAAATCGGGTGAACTTTAGATAAGCTAAAAGAGAAATTCAATTCTTTCTTTCTCTATGAAGTTTAATTTAATCCTGATTCCTATTGGAATTTCTCTAGTAATGGCGGGGGGACTTATCGGAGCTGCTGTTTTTGGTACAAAGGGTAACAACGCACAAGCTGACGCTCCTCCCCAATGGTGGCGAGATCGTAACCGTCCCCGCCCTTTACCTTCAACGTCACCTACTGACAGTCCAGACGATGGGCGTGGTAGTTTACCTCAGTCAGGTTCTATCTACGCAGGTTCAGTATTTAATAAAGTCACTTCCGTTAACTCCTGGAATGAAGTTGCGTTCTTACCTAATGAAGACGGTGAGTTTTACACCCCCATTGACGGCAAAATTCGGCATAACGATGAAGGGTGCTATGTAGTAGAGTCTCGCCGCGAAATCTACCAGTTTTGCGGGAACATCAAAACAACCTTCAAAGAAGGTGAGGTTACTTCTTTCGAACCAATCGGACAGTTTATTAAAGGTGAGGTCATTAGGGTAAGCACCTGGGTTAGTTCTGGTCGTCAAGAATGGCAACCAAGCAACTTATCAAAAGAAAGCGTTGAAAACATATTTAAGTAACTCTCATGGAAGTTTTGATCGGACTACTATTCTTAGTCGGAATATCAGTAACAAGTGCTATCGGTTGGCACTTTATTAATGAGTTAGACCCAGAGCAGCAGAAGTATGCACGGAATAAAAATAAGAAAGGTAAAGCTAGGACTTGGATTTTCTGGTAGTCCTGTACTTATGGTGCATGGACTTGACGAGGATAATCTTCCAGTGTCTTTCCCAGTTCTCCGTCATATGTCACTTGTGTGCGGTGCCGATCCAATAACTAAATCAACCGTGTTTGGAAAAGACAATCTTTTTGATCGAGTTGCTCAGTACTTATTAAATATGTGAAGAATGAGTGTTTCTAACTACTCTCCAAAAACAGCTCAACAGCAAGCCTCCAAACGTAAAGTATTAGAGGGGCTTGCTGTTGGGATTTTTGTAGTAGTCATCTCAAATTCTCTCGTGTCTGGTAACTCTACTAACCGTGAAACACAGTACTCTAAGACAGACGTAAAACTTGCAGAAGTTAATAAACCTATTACGACTCCTGAAAAGATTACAAAAACTGCCTCAGAACGCATAGTTGAGATTGCAAAATCTTGGGAAGGCAAAGAATTCAAACCCGGACATAGTGCACAATGTGCATTTTTTGTTAGGCATGTATTGGAGCAGGCTGGGGTAAATGTAGGAGTTAGTAAACAAACGATTGATGGGTTTACTGCAGAGAAAGGACATGCTAACTCGTTTTTTGGTCCTGACATCGGACTTTTAATAAAAGACCCTAACAAACTTAAACCCGGTGATCTGGTAGCTTGGGTGAATACCTACGGAGACTATCCGAAAGGAACAATCACCCACGTTGGGATAGCAATAGGTAACGGTAAAGTAATCGACCGCCCCACTGGTTCTATTCCTGTCCGAATTGTGAACATTAACCACTATAAATTTCTTGCAGGTGTTTCGTTAACAGGACTATGAGAAACAATCGCCCACTGTTTGTATTGGTGATAGGACTTTCAACCGTCGCCTATCTCGTTTCAACAATCATGCCATTATTAGTATTCTTCGGAGTATTGCACCAATGACGTTAGATGTTAAAGCCGTTTGGGAAAAAATTTATAAGGCGCAAACAGACTATAAAAGCATTCAGGAAGAATACGACCGTATTCTAAATGCAATGAGTAGTGCTGAAGGTGATCGTTACACCGCATTAAGTGATGACCTAGAAAAATGTATTCATGAGATGTCACGATCAAAAATGATCAACGTTCCTGAAATCTGGCAGCACTCTGTAGACTTTGAAGTTGCAAAAGGATTTCTGCAAGGAATGCACTACGTAGTTACTAACGCAGAAACACCTAAGTTGTATATCTGGAAGGATATATCTGTCGGAGACTTAGGGTTCGGGTTTGCCTTTGCAGTTGCTCCAAATGTTGAAGATGCGATCGCTGCTATTACCGATAAGTCTGATTCTGAACATTTTGAAAAGTTGCTAGAGAAGTTGGACCCAATAGTGTTTGAGGAGTCCAAAGGGTTCTTCGTTTCTGGAGATTTCAAATATGACTTCTGACCAGGTTATAGCAGACTGGAAACAAGACACAGAGTGGGAAGGAAACCCAAGTCTTGGGTTATTGAGCTTCACAAAGAAATTCTCTAACCCCTTTAATAACAACCGCAAAGTTCCTGTGACTGTGTTTGGTAAAGAGGGCAGTTGGTCGTTTTGCGTCAATGCTGGAGCAAACAGCGACTTTAGCTACACAGGGTACTGCGTAGGTTGTGTAACAGCAAAAGAAGCAATGCGATTTGTAGATAATAAACCCAATTTATTCAGATGACAGACATAAATGAAGTAATTAAGAAACTAGAAGCAGCTGCACAAGAGCTTAGAAATTCTTCGAAATAAGGACCTCTGCCATACTCAACCCTTTTTTTGTCTGAGTAAGCTTTCAACTTATCCCATTCTTTATCGGTGACTCGAATATTTAACTTTTTGCCAAAGGTACTTGTTCTGCCACTTCTGCCTGCAACCTGTGAAATGTTGTACCCAAGTTGCCATGACTGGTATTGGTCAATAAACTGCTGCTCTACTTCTATTAACTGACACTCCTGAACCTCACAAAGAACCTCCATAACAAAACAACCTTCCCCATGCTTATCAAAAGATCTCTGAAGTTTTGGGTTGTAATGCTTGCCAACCCTGAGTTCAGAAAGATGGTTGAGCCACCGCTGTTTGATATTTTTGCTAGACCCAACATAAACCTTACCCGTCGCTATATTTGTGATTTTGTAAATTCCGCAGACTATAAAATTCCTGATATACTTACATATATGCTATTATACCTAATATAAGAAATGAAAAAAAAAAAACGTCTGTAACTCTGGATGAAAGTTTACTGGAAGTTATCAAAGCGGCAGCAAAACGTGAAAACCGAAGCGTTTCTCAGGAGATTGAAAAAGTCTTAAAAGACTATTACTGTTAAATCATCTGGATTGTTATGGCAAAACACAAGACGGCGGAGAGGGTAACTGTTTCCTGTCCTGGATGTGGAAGGACTCAGACGGTCAGAAAGTCAAAGGTTCTTCCTTGCAACTACTACACCTGTAGTGGAGACTGCAAAGCCAACCCTGATTGGAAGCATCCAGCCAAACCTCAAGGATTCCTCCACGTCTATCATATGTGCGCTGCTGGCGCATTCACTGGGCATGAGTTCAGACCCGCAACCGAGGAAGAACAGGAATCGGTCAATCGAGCTAAGTTGATTGCTATGGCTGGATTTCGCCAATTGTCGGAGAAAAGCTGATGCGAATCGCCTACCAATACCGCCTACTGCCAACTTCTGAACAACGCGCTGAAATGTCGCGCTGGCTCGATATGTTGCGATTGCAATATAACTGGATGTTGACAGAGCGGTTTCAATGGTGGGAAGGAAATCGTACCCCAGTCAACGCTTGCCCGTTGCTGTGTCATCTACCGGAACTGAAAGATCAACCCGACTACTACAGCCAAAAACGCTCCCTTGTTCCACTGAAGCAGGATAGACCCTGGTACAAAGAGATTCACTCTCAAGTGCTTCAGGATATGGTGAAGCGGGTCAAACTGGCATTTGACCGTTATCTCAATGGCGATAGTAATGGCAACCGGAGCGGAAAGCCGCGCTTTAAAGGGAAGAACCGCTACCGCTCATTCACCTATCCTCAAGCCTCAATCGACTGGATTGATGGCAACAAAATCGAGCTACCTAAGCTTGGGGTGTTCAAGGTAATTTGGCATCGTCCACTGCCTGAAGGCTTCAATGTCAAAACCGCCATCATCACCCAAAAAGCGGATGGTTGGTATATCACGTTAACTCTGGAAGATGTATCTGTCCCAAAATTTGCCCCAGATGTTAAGCCAACGGCAGACAACTCTATCGGGATAGACTTGGGACTTGAAAAGTTTTGGCTGACTCAGAAGGGGAATTTAAGCCGATACCTCAGCACTTCAGAAAGTCAGAAGAAAAGCTTGTACGTTTGCAGCAGAAAGTATCGACTGCCAAAAAAGGGAGTCGTGCCCGAAAGCTGCTAGTTCGCAAGGTTGCTAAGCTGCATCAGAAAATTGCACGGCAACGCAAACAGTTTCATTGCGAAACAGCACAAAAGGTTCTCAGTAAAGCCGATGTGGTATTTGCTGAAGACCTTAACGCAAAGAATATGTCCAGACGAGCCAAGCCCAAACAGGATGAAGCGGGTAAGTTTCTTCCCAAGGGTCAATCGGCTAAGTCTGGACTGAACAAGAGTATTGCTGATGCAGAGTGGAGTCAATTCATTGACATACTCGCTTTTAAAGCTGAAAAAGCTGGTTCGAGAGTGGTCAAGGTTAACCACAAAGGAACCTCACAGCATTGCTCAAACTGCCTGAATCGTGTTTCAAAAGAGTTGTCTGACCGATGGCATTCCTGCCCACATTGCGGTACAGAACTCGACAGGGATACCAATGCGGCAATTCTCATCAAAAAGTAGGCTTGGACATCGGCTTACTCAAAAACGCTCAACCAGCTTCGGCTCGGAAGAGAAGCCCGCGCTGACCGCTTAGGCGGTACAGCGTCGGGAGTATGTCACATTAATATAGTTCCAAATTTAGGTACACACATGGTTTACAAACTCACGCCTGAACACAAAGAGATCCTGAAAACGTGGAAAGACCAATGGATTGCGCACGCCATGCGTGCAACTCCTTTAACTGAACAAGAAAAACCACTGCTTTTTGATGCAATCAAAAGATTGTATGAAGTTGCAGGACTAGAAGTGCCCAACATTGTTTTGGTTTCTTCACCGTTTATAGCACGGTTTGCTGCAGGCTTTGCAGCAGCAATATGGTACTTAAAGAAAAATAGTGAAGGAAGTAAATCACCTTTAGATGCAACGGAGGATGCAACTAGGGGTGCAACGGAGGATGCAACTAGGAGTGCAACTAGGGATGCAACTGAGGATGCAACTAGAGATGCAACTGAGGATGCAACTGAGGATGCAACTTGGGATGCAACTAGGGATGCAACTTGGGATGCAATTGAGAAAGCAACTTGGGATGCAACTTGGGATGCAACTAGGGATGCAACTTGGGATGCAATTGAGAAAGCAACTTGGGATGCAACTAGGGATGAAACCTGGGATGCAACTATGGATGCAACTGAGAATGCAACTTGGGATGCAACTAGGGATGCAACTATGGATGCAATTGAGAAAGCAACTTGGGATGCAACTAGGGATGCAACTGAGAATGTAACTAGGGATGTAACTTGGGATGCAACTAGGGATGCAACTTGGGATGCAACTGAGGAGGCAACTTGGGAGGCAACTTGGGATGCAACTGAAGATGCAACTTGTGATGCAACTTGGGATGCAACAAGGAAGGGAACTACCATTGAAAATACTAATCAATCTAAAAATTTAGACAAATGGTATGTATCTTTTGACCCAAAACCAATATCGAAAAAATTAGGGATTGGTAAATATGGGCTAAAGTGTGCTGAAAACGCTTATAAATTCTTACAGTTTGGGAAAGAACAAAGTTCAATAGTCTCTTATTACACGTTCTTTCGATATGTGGCTAAACTACCTATAAATTGGGATGTGTGGGACCCATACGAGAAAGCTTGTATGTATGGAGCAATTAGATTCGTCCACGAAAAATTTTGCATAGTATCCGATTTTCCAATCAAGTTAACTGTAGATAATCAGAACCGTCCACATAATTCTGAAGGTCCATTTTGTGAATGGGCTGATGGTTCAAAACTATACAGTTGGCATGGAGTTCGAGTTCCTGCTTGGACGATTGAGCACAAGAATTTAATAACCAAAGAAAAAATTCTTGCTGAAACAAACGTTGAGATTCGTAGGTCAATGTGCGAAATTATTGGCTGGGACAAAACGCTAGAGCTTTTTGACCCTGTTGTAATTGACTCAGATACGTCGCTAGAATTGCCTAGAAGACTACTGTCAATAAAGTTAAATAACGAGGAAGTCAGACTTTTAGAAGTTTTCAACGGAACTGTTGAAAATGGTTCTAGAAGACGTTTTTTACTAGGCGTACCCACAGAAATTAATACTTGTTCTGCAGGAGTAGCCTGGTCGTATGGTTTATCTACAGACAGTTACAAAGAAGGAGTCAGAACATGATTGTTGACTACAACCCAAAATCAGGAATTGCTTTTCAGGGTGACCTGATGATATACCCACTCCAGAAATCATTCAAAATTGACCAAACTCAAGAGGTTTCCCTAAAGCAGAACAAAATTTCCTTACTAGAAGGAGAATCTTCTGGTCATGTACACGCAGTCTATGCAGATAGTACACTATCAGACCGACGAAGTTTAGAAGCTCTTTACACACTAGAAGCGGCACCAGCAGCTAAGTTCTATTTAGATGAAGCAGCAGCTACGAAAGTTGTTGACGATCCTAATTTGATGATTGGATTTCTAGTGGTAGAACGTCCAGTTATTATTGCTCACACAAAAAATAATTCCTTGACTGGGGAACACAATTCGATCCGATTACAACCGGGTAACTATTTTATTGGTCGGCAACGTGAGTTTTCTTCAAAAGATGTTCGAGTAGTTGCAGACTGACAATTTTAGGGATGGCTGCTGCTGGTTCTTAGCAGCAGCTATTTTTTTTCTTGTGAGTACTCAAAGTGAAAACCAACAGAGGATAGGGAATGCGTGATTATGGCATCTGCTACTTTGCATCAACTGACATCCAGGCTGCGATCGCTCATGTTGTCGAATCTCGCAAGCAGAAAATCTTGATACCACCCAACATCTTTTACACTGCATGTGTCTTGAGCTTGTCCAAATGTCTAGACGGTACGATTAGCATCGACAAATTATACGGACCTCGACACATCATTAAGCAGCAGCAACTAAACGATCTAAAAAGCTTTGGATTTGACGAATGTGCTTAATAATAACTCTTGGCATAGTATAGATTACTAAGTAAGAATGGCGTAAGAGTTAAAAAATAAAAATATGAAAGCCAAGTTTACTCATGATACTTTCCTTAAACAAGATGTCTTACCTGCTGCACGTCTAGCAGAAAACCACAAGCATTTTATTAAATCAGGTACAGAACTCGAAATCACAAAGCATAGTGCGGATGTTGCCCAACACCGCTCTATTACTTTTAAGGAGCCAATAGGAGGCTACCAGACTTGGTTAGCCTTTGATGAACATGTTGATTGTCCAGGAGAAAAAGTCAAGATCGAACTAAAAGTTCCTTATTTCTCTCAAAGAGATAACCAAGAACAGTGGTGGAGAACATGCTCAACTAGTAGCCACGCTATGTTGCTAAAGTACTTAAAACCACAAGCGATCGCTGGAGATGATGATTACTTTCAAAGATTTGTGAAACCAGTTGGTGACAGTACCGACTGGGGTGTTCATACCGCAGCACTTGCAAAATTTGGAATTGTTTCTAGATACTTCCAAAATCTGGGATTCGACGACCTTATTAACTCACTAAAGCGTGGGTTTCCGGTTGTGATTGGTGTATTACACCACGGACCTGTACACGCTCCTACTGGTGGTGGGCATGTGCTGTTAATAACAGGTGTAGATGAAGATAAACAGGTGTTCATTGCAAACGATCCGTGGGGTGTAGCTTTTAGCTATGCCAGTCATAATGGACGTTCAATTGAAATACCGTTTTATCCCTCTTTAGATCGCCGCTGGCAGGTTGACGGTACACACACTGGATGGGGTAGGCTTGTACAGAGTGTCGATGGAAAAACTTCATTGTGAAGTTGCTAACTAGGGTTTGTTTGTTCCTTACAGCAGTGTTTGCTCTTTTTTCAGGGCAAGCACTGCTTGTTATTTTTAATAATTACGACAATCCTATTTTTCTCCTGCCTGCTACTTTTCTAAGCGTCTTAAGCTGTGTAGTAGCAGCTCCATTAATAGTTTCGGCTTTAAAATAATGAAATACCGTGAAGCTTGCGTTGGGTGTTTAATCGGAGCTATCTTCTTAGGAGTAGTTGCTGGGATAACCCTGGACAAAGTTACCGCCATACTTTGTGCAGTATACGTAACGTTAGCCTTTCTTTTTATTTTCTTGTGTATTGAACAGGAACTTTCCTAAGGCGCGCACGAGGCGCTATTTTCGATAGATAAAACCCTTGTACTCGATTTAATCATATTTTTATGAAAGCTATAAACCTCGCAACTCCGCTTAGTAGTGTTTCTAGACTGGAAGAGATATGTCTAATCGCATTGAAAAATCAAAGCTTTCAGCCTATAGTGCTGCACCATTACTTGCATAAAGTGGCTGCACAGCAAGGTAGTGTTTGGGAATACACGCCAAATGCTATTGCTAAAGCCTTGTTCAACCTAGCTAAAAAAGGTCTTACAGAAAAATTAACTCACAAAGGTATAGAGCGTAGGTGCCCTTATGCAATTACGCAAAAAGGTCGTAATTGGTTAGACCTCAACACTAACTACAAACGCCTACTTCAGCAAAATGCAAAACAATATATAGAGGATGGAACTATCGATGTTACCTTACCATCAAAGATTACAGACGTTAATAAACTCACTTCAATATCAAGCTCTGAAGCTTCAAGGTCGGTCAACTTCCACCAGTCAAGTAAAGAAAGAAGTCAAAGAGCTTCTTGAACAGTTCGAGAACTGTAATTTAGCTGAGCAGAATCTTCAACCGCATGTACTTCTAGGAAAACTGCTCAAAGAAGAGGTGTTACAGGTAGAAGACTTAAACAGACTACTAAATATACGAGATGGAAACAAAATTCTCAGTGGCGATCGCTCAATAAATTACAATGAAGCGAAAATTTTAGCTGGTTATTTTGTTCTCTCACCAGCAGTCTTCTACCCTACGGCAGCGCAAACTACGGCTGAACCACTATTGCGCACATAATAAATGAAACTTTCTGCAAGCATAGGGTGTTCTTTTTGACAAACACTCTATGCCTGCACCTTCACCTTACACAAATGCACCAGCACTTTATGCACCCTATGTTGTAGATCAATCCGTGTCTACAACCAACCAAGAAGATTACTATAAAATCCAACTCCCTCGACGGGGAGATTTAACTATTCTTCTGTCAAATCTAGACGCAAATGCGAACCTTAGCGTACTTGATTTTGATGGAAATGCTCTGTCACCTGTCTTAGACAGTAACAATACCGGAACAACTAACGATCAAGTTGCTCGTAATTTAGACCCCGGCATTTATTACATCAAAGTCGCTAATGCGACTTCAGGGACGGTAAATTATCGACTAACTGTGACAACCGCCTTAGAAGAGGTAATGCCAAACTTGGTAGTACGTGATAACAGCTCCGGTTTTTTTAGCTGGCAAATCAGTCCAGTTGATAAAAAGATTCTACGGTATGGGTTTGGTCAGTCACTAACACCTGACGCCTACGCATTACCTGGTGACCTGGACATGGATGGAGAAGGAGATGTCTTTTTACAGAACGTTTCAAACGGCGTTTTAGGCATTTGGTATATGCGTGGAAACACTCTGAAAAATACTGCCATTTTGTCAAATACTGTCTCACCACCTTGGAGTGTGCGTGGTATTGCCGACTTTGACGGTGATGGGCAAAACGATATTGTTTGGCGTGACATCTCAACGGGGGATAATGGAGTTTGGCTGATGGAAGATGGTGGAACAACAATCGCAAGCATTGTTGGATTACCTTCGGCAACAACCAACTGGGATATTCAATCTGTTGCAGACTTTGACGGGGATGGTGACCCAGACATCTTTTGGGTAGACGCCACTAACGCTGTCGGGGGTTGGTGGGAAATGGAAGGTACATCTCAAGTAAGTTCTAACTCTTTTCCTATTAGTAATTTCTTTGGGTGGACTTTAGCTGGAGTAGGTAACTACGGTGGTACAAGCAGACCAGACCTTCTTTGGTATAGCTACTCACTGGGAGTTGTTGGTAGTTGGATAATGACAAATCCAAGTACCATCTCTTACGTTGGCACCTACCCACAGGTTGCAGCTAATAGCTGGACATTCAAGGGTGTGAGAGAACAACCAAATTACTTTGTGAATAACACGAGTACGGTTACGCAACCGTTAGCAGGATACGATACCGCCATCCGTCGGTTTACTTTTGAGAAAGACGGGTCAGGTAACCTTAATAAAACTGTTGAAGTTAAGTTCGTAGATATTGATGCCGATGATACTTTCAGGATCGAGGTTAAATCTATTGACTCAAGTAATAACGAAACGTTATTAACTGCATATGATTTAACAGCAACTTCCTCTACACTGACACAGCAGTTTAGTTTTAACGTACCTGGACCAAATGCTCAAGCTTTTGTAGATGTATTTAGAGTAGACCAGGTTTCAGGAGATGGGACTCTTGAAGTTAAAACAGTAAGTGCAAGTCAACCACAAGTCGTTTTCTCCAACTTATCTTTTAATGGTAATGAAGGGTCAACGGGTACAGTACAAGTAACATTGTCATCAGCTCCTAGTTCGAATGTAAACACTATTTTTGTTGGTGGTAACTTTCTAGTAGTAGATACAGATAACGATCTTCAAAACGGCACTCAAGATAGACTTACGTTTACTACAAGTAATTGGAATCAGCCGAAAACCATATGGTTTTTAGCTGAAGTAGACGGTGTTTCAACAAACCGTTCTTCTGGAAATGTTATTAACTACGGGTCTTTAGGTGGCTCTGGTGATAGCGGTTCTTACAGTATTGGAACTGTCACCAACACTTACTCGCCTAACCTGACTGATTTCAATATAGAGCTAGACTTTAGAAATGATACCACTGGATTTTGGAATTCGACCCGACGTGCCATTGCACAAAGTGCAGCTGATACATGGGCTGATAGAATTGCAAATGAATGGAGCGGGTTGACACTTAACAACACTTTGTTCCGAATTAACGACTCTGGTGACTATTCAAACATAGGTTTCAATACCAAAAGGTATGTCGATGACCTGGTTATCTTTGTAGACACCATCAATACAACCACTGCAGGTGGTTATGGTAAAATAACCTATTCTATAGGTGGCTGGGCATATTCGCCTAGTATCAAACCAAGAGTAGGACAAATTGCAATTGCTTCGTCCGTAGGCAACCAATTTTTGTACAATGCTGTTTTGCACGAAATAGGACATGCTCTCGGATTGATAGGCTTAAATTGGGAAGGGCACGTAAATCAAACGTTATTTCCACCACAACAAGCTACGTTCAACGGAACATATGCACAAGCAGCTAATGGAAATGCACCCGTCCCCTTACAGTCCCAAGACGGTCCGAATGTTGTTACGGGAACCTATGATTACTGGCATCCTAACAACACTGTTCAGTCGATCATGAGTTATGGCTGGACTTGGTTCTTATCTGAACCTTCTGCCATTGACTTTGCTATCCTCGCAGATAGTGGATATTCCATAACTGGAATTAACTAGATGCTTAAGCCACCATTAACTTAATGGTGGCTAATAAAGTCTTAAAGTTTATATCTATCACCACAATGCAAAAGACTAAATCAGTTACAGAACTAATCCCAGCATTTCAAGATGAGCGTCGTCAAAAAGATTTTCATATCGCAATTAATGAGAGGTCTGAAGCAGATTACCAATCTTACATTGCCCTAAAAAACTTACTGGAATTACTAGACGGGGTGCCGCTCCTGTTTTCAACCGTTGTTCGTGAAACAGGTCTAAAACTGGAAGAAGTAAAAGAAATTTTTGAGGACGCAGCAGAGATTGTTAGATTCCGAGAATCCGTTAATAATCTCGTTATAGCGATCCTCTCTGGTCACCTGTATGACATGAAGGTTTTACATAAGTCTGAAGAGGACGAGTTCTAAATAGGACTCGAAAGAACAGTATGAAGCCTTTTCTTAAATGGGCTGGGGGTAAACAATGGTTTGCCCCTTTATTTTCTGAAAAGTTCTGGATGCCGTACACACAGTACTGTGAGCAAAAAGGGATAACTCCCAAGCTGGTGGAGCCTTTCTGCGGAGCACTGGCTATGAGTTTGCATGTTTTACCTGAGCAAGCTTTACTGTGTGATATTAATCCACATCTTATTAACGTCTACCAGCAGATTAAGAAAGGGTTACGCATCCCAAATGGGTTTTGTGTAAACAACAAAGATGCTTACTACTGCAGGCGTAACGAGTTTAATAAGATAGTAAGTTTGTCGTGTTTCCTTTATCTTATGACGACAACATTTATCTGAGGGTTAAGCCAAACGAACCTGAAGTCATCCAGACATCGAGGGGTGTATGCTTTCCAAAGGAAATTTGCTTATTGTTATACCGAATGTGGCGATCTGGTAAAGTATACGACTGGTCAACAGAGGAGAGAAGAATTAAAATTGGGTCGTATAACTTGAATAGTATTAAGCCAGGTATCGGAATCACGGCTGGATGCCACTTTATTAACGCTCAAGAGATTGAGTGCTTTGCGAGAGTATTAGGATTAACAGATGACCGTCAAGAACAAACAGCAAGCACCGAAAGTTCAGCGGCGTAGATACGAGAAAGTAAAAGTTCGACAACCTAAGACTAGAGCAAATTTATTAATGCAGATTCTTTGCTATGTCGGGGCTGTATGTTTCGGATTTGTTTTAGGCATTGTCTTCTTCAGATAGCAAACGCCTTGTAAAAACCCATCAGGGTTATTTGTTCTTTTTCTTCTAAAAACTATGAATATGCAATCGTCTAATGTACTGCCTTGGCACCGTAATACAGCAGTACATGTTGATGGTCTGAGCCTACAAGAACAGCTCCGAGCCGCACGGTTGGATTGGTCAGTAAATATTGGTCCATTTCGGTATGGAGATCAGTTTCAGTATACTGACCCGAAAGTAAAAGTTGCTTACCGGGATATTGATGGTAAGTATATTGACAAGTATATAGACAGAAAACCCTGGCAAAATCGTGAAATACTGCAACACTTCCACGACTTTTGTAATGAATCTGACCTGAGCTTAAAAGTGGAATACATCGGTTCGTTGAATAAAGGTTTGATCCTTTACGCTGCCGCCAGACTGCCTGTGATTACGGATGTTCGTAAGGCTGGTGACATAATCGAGTGGTGGTTAATCCTACGCGATAGCCATATGAATGGCAGCGGGTTGAAAGTGTCTCTGTATGCAAACAGACTAATCTGCACCAACGGGATGCACCGTCTAATCCGAGAAGGCAATAAAGTGATTGCCCACCTTGGGGAGTTTAATAAAGACAGAATCAATGAACTTCTTGGTGCTGCAACCCGAACACTTCGCAAAGAAGAAGAGGTGTACGAAAAATTGACTGGAGTTCCAGTCACAAAAGAAGAAGCAGTGATGCATCTTATTAACGCATTTGGTGACCCCAAAAAGACCATTGATGAGCAACCAAAACCTGTACAAATTGGACTGAGGTTGTTTGAAGGACAAGCGAAAGGTAGTGAACTGATCACGGCGTACAACACTGCCTGGGGACTTCTCAACTCTGTTTCAGAATACTTTAACTGGCACGCTCCATCTCGTGGGTCTGCACAAACTCAGTTGAATGCACTACTACAAGGTGGGCGATACTCTGGAATCAAAAAAATGCAAGATCAGTTAGTATCTTGCTACTTGCGTAGCTAAGATCTGCACTGAGCAGGGGAGTTAACTCCCCTGCTTTACTTGGTTGATTATAGATGAGCTTAATAAAAGTGAATGAAAACGAACTCCACGCTCGGCAAACTCTTAAACGAAAATTGGAACAACTCTATCGTTGTCTAAACTCTGCTCAGTCTTCCGCAGAGAGTGCTAAGCTAACCGCCGCTTTCGACTATCAAGTTTGGGAAAAAGTGAATGATTTGGTGCAAGAGATAGATAACCTTAAAGTTAAAACATTGAATATTCAAGACTCGTTGGAGGTTTCAAATGAAGTTTAACCCTCAAAAATGGAAAATCTCCATCTCGTATAACAGAATCCGTAGACACAACTCACTCAGAGACTCTCATTACGATGGTCATGTAGTAACCGAGTATGGCATCGTGTCAGTTTATAGTGATATAAACTGCTCATGTCTGGAGTTTGTTAATAACAGACGGCATTATTATCAAAGCTTCGAGGGTGGGTTAAACGAACGTCAGTTAATGATCCGGGCTACAAAATTCGCCCGGTTTTGTATTGAACAATCTTTAGTATGATCACAATCAGAAAGTTGTTTGTTAAGTGGGAACCTAAGTTGCTGTCCCCTAAAGATTTTGCTAAACAAACTGGAGAAGAGTTGGATCGGGAGCGCTTAATAAGTTTTGATAGACAGGAGTGGTGCTACTTAATGTGCAACGCTGTTGCAGAAGTAGTCTGCCCACTATACAAAAACACCTCCATTCTTCAATACTTATCTAGTGGTTGGATTGATGGTATCGAGTCGGACTCTGGGGAAGATTACCTAAAAGAAATTGCTTTGGATAGACTGGTGGAACTTCGAGTTGTGCTGCAAAAGTTCAACGTTAATTTGTCAAACTACGACCAGCTTTTAGCTGACTTAAACCCCGTTTCATTATTTCCATGAATTTCAAAAACCAAGACGAGATTCTAAACTTTTATCTAGAATCAGACCACGTTTTACAACCGGAAGATTATCAACGCGCCATCGAGGTGCTCTCAGCAGTTAATTCTTCTGGTATTGTGTTCTCGCTGGCGCGTGTTATGGAAAAAATCTGTGAAGAAACACGAGCACGTCAGCAAGGAAGCTTCTTCAAAAACTCCCACCCAATCCTACGTCTTTATCTGGAAGCTTTAGCAGGATTATGCGGAAAAGATTTAGACCACGAGGATGAAAACGGTCAGCCAGAATTTGCCGGACATTTTCTCACTGAATATGAACCTTGCGGTATGACTTTCAGCATGGCATACAACATTTGTACTAAAAAAGCGAAAGGAAAAAACAATGATTAAATCTTTTTACTCAAGTTCAGCCAAAAACAAAATACCACAGGAGTATACTGAAGGTGTTGTGTAAAGACTTTAGGATTAATTAATAAGAAGGGCTAGACCGATCGGTCTAGCCCTTCTTATTAATAGTTAGGGTGCACATAAAGCTTATAGTCGCCGCTATAACCCTTAATTTTCACGTAATACGTTCCGACATCGAAGCCTTCTCGTATGTCTATAGGTTCATCATCACCCTTCCTGTATATACCAAAATTTATAAAGTGTCCTAGAACACTTATAAACAAATTAGTAGGAGCATCAAATTCCATTTTGTAAACGTCTACGTCATTGATATATTCAAACTTAGTGTTGTAATAAGCATCTACAAATCCTCGTGCACCACCCTCAAAAATGGGAAAGGCATCTTCTTCACTATTACTAATGTCAACTCCGTGAATCGGGTCTGAAACTCGAAGTAAAAGCTCATAACTCGTCGCTTGTCCTTCTTCTGGAGCAAACACCTTTACTTTATAATGTCCAGCTTCAAGCTGAGCTTCCATTAACCCACTTAGATTACCAAAGTTCATGCAAAACTCTAGCATCCGTCCGGTGTCTGCATCGTAGAGTTCAAAGTTTGCAGACGGTGAAACTTGTTTGGTCAACCAAAGCTGAACGGATTGAGCACTTTCTAAATCAAAAAAATATTCGTTAGCCGTAGTTTCATAACTTACATAACCTTGTACTGATGTGTTTGGGATCAACATTTACAATATGCTCCTACTCTCTTAGCTAAGCCATGACATTATGATAATGTCCATCACAAATTTACTAAAATGGGATTCTCCTTAGAGACAGCAACGCCCTTAACTCTTCGTTCCGACTTAGAGGCGTATGTGAGAGGAAAATTAACTGTCGATCAACCAGAACAATTTTATAAAGTCAATTTGCAGAAAAGGTCTGACCTAATTGCTATTCTGCAGGACATTACTACAAACGCTGATTTGTACGTTCTCGATGCTAGTGGAAGTCAACTGAGTTTAGGTGGCACTGCCATTAAATCTGAAAACACTGGGGTTAACTCAGAGTATATAAACGCACGAGTTTTATCTCCTACGTCAGATATTTTAACTCCTGGAGTGTATTACATCAAAGTTGCTCTAGCGTCTAGCTCTCTAGACACAGATTTCTCGCTACGGATTGAAGCTAACTATGCTAGAGCAGGAGATGTAGTTTTTCACAACGGTACTTCAGGTAATGTTTATTTCGGAGATTTTGACGGGACAACTTGGACTACCAGCACATACGTTGGAAACGCACAGTTTCCTTGGGTTATTGACACAACAGGTGACCTTAATAATGATGGGATCGATGACCTGGTGTGGAGGGATACCTCAACAGGTACAACAGCTATATGGCAACTAAACGCAGGACACACAGTAGTAGCCACTCCAGCACTACCTACGTTACCTCTTACAGCAAAGTATGTAGGTGTGGGTGATATGGATAGTGATGGACATATGGATTTGTTAGTGCAAGATAGTGCAGCATCAACAGACCCTTATTCTGTATGGTTTATGAACGGAACTACCCTTGTAAGTGCTGTTTCTACAAGAAATGTTACGGGTAGTGGTTTTGTAAATACGATCTATCCACCACCTAACTTTCAAGCTAGGGGTTTTGAAGACATGGATAACAACGGAACTCCAGATTTTATCTTTGAAAACCTTTTATACCCCTACAAATATTACATAGTGATGTCAAAATTTGTTCCAGGGGTTAACTACCAGACACGTATGCAAAAGCTCTTAACAACTTACTTGTTAGGTACTGGTGTTGCAACTTCTGGTCAAAGTTACCCTGCTGGGATTGCAGATTTTGATGACAATGGTGTGTTAGATATTGCTTCTTATACAGGCACCTCATTAAGGATTGTACTACTCCAAAATCCTTATCAGTATAAGCAAGAAGTCATAATTCCAATGCCACCAGGTAACTACCCAGTTGTTATCAAAAAACCAACACCGGGTAATTTCCTAGACTATTTCTTTAATTCTGCAGATGAATCTGGATTAGAAATTGCTAGTCCACTAACTGCAAGTGCAACTTTTAAAGATGCTGTTGGAAGTACAAGTGATCCGAATGACCTTTACTACTTTGACCTTTACGATGATTCATCTTCTATAACACTTAACATCACGGCTCCCTCTGGAGTTTCTTGGGAGTTAAGAAGAGGATCATTAACTGGAACTACTGTTGATAGCGGCACAGGTAACTTAAGTCAGACTTACACCTCTCAACCCCGTAATCGTTATTACCTGAAGTTATCCAATGCGTCAACTTCTGAAAAATACACGTTTACTGTGTCGTTAGGGTCCACGTCTAATAATGTCCCGGTTCAGATAGATAACGTTATAGCCGGAAACGCTGGAAGTAACCCTAGAGAATTTGTTCAGTTAGGCAGCACAACGTATTTCGTTGCAGATAGCGACGAGTACGGAACCGAATTGTTCAAAACAGACGGAACTACAGGTAATACGTCTGTTGTTGATATCGTGTCTGGAGCGTCCGGGTCTAACCCAACTGAGTTAACAAACCTTTCCAATAGTTACGGCAGCTGGGTCTATTTCAAAGCCACAGATGTAAATGGAGATACAGAACTCTATAGGGTTAATACTACAGGAAATGTGCAAAGGTTTGACCTTAACCTTGATGGTAGTAGTAACCCAACATCGTTAACTGCACTTGGTCCGTCAGGCGACAACTTACTGTACTTTGGTGCGTACAAGTCAGGTAAGATTCGTATTTGGGCTACTGATGGTTCTACAGCTTCGGATGGACCTAATATTAGAGTAGTTGCATCTGATGAACTGTTGTCTTTCCCTACAGATTTTACGTATCAGTCAAACAACAATGACCTGTTTCTTGTGTATTTTATTGGAGACCTTTCTATAGGTGGGAAAGACCTTTTTGCAGTAGAGTTTGGGTTTCTAGTAAACACCTACGGAATTATTCCAGAAGCTTTCTCAGTATCCAGGCGATCAGCGATCGAACCTGGAAGTACGTATGACCCTTTGACTGGCTTTGTATATGACAGCTCTAACCCAACAGAAATTGTAGCTCTAGATGATGACGACCTCTATGTTATTGCCACTCAAACAAAAGCTTCGAATATTGGAACAGAGTTATTCCACGTTAGTTCCGCTAATAATTGGACTGCACCTACTCCTATCGATATTCTTTCAGGTAGTGACAGTAGCAACCCTTCTGAACTGACTGTTGTAAAAAACGGAACCACTCCTGCACTATTCTTTGCTGCAACAGGTAGCTCATCGCAAGGCAGAGAACTTTGGAAGATAACTAACGCCAACAAGACTTCACCAACCTTGATCGATATTCGTTCCGGGTCTGATGATAGTAACCCAACTAACTTGACGGCAGTCGATACTAGTTGGTTGTACTTTAGCGCAGATAATTCTGGCTCAGACGATTATGAAGCGTTTCGAATTCAAAATACCAGTACGACTCCAGGACTTGTGGGGACAACTCAAGTAAACAGTTCTGGTTCATCAGACCCCTATGGATTTACAAAGTTAGGTTCAGACCAAGTATTTTGGGCAGCAAGTGACGCTTCCAGTGCGGAAAACATCGAGCTTTTCAGACACACAATTAGTACGAATTCTGCTCCAACTAAAACAGAAATACGGGCTTCGTCTGGTGGATTCAACTTCGGTAGCAATCCATCCTCACTATTTGCGCATAGTTCTACGTTGTTGCTGATGGCTGCGAATACTGTAGCCTACGGTAATGAACCTTACACTTTTACGACAACAACAAACACCGCTTCGTTATTAAAGGATCTAAATCTTGCTTCAAATGGAGTAGGATTTTCAGATTTTGTGGTGGTTGGCTCTAACAAATACTTCATTGGTCCTTCTGAAAAAGGAACAAACCTTTGGGTTAGTACAGCAGACACATCTAGTGACACTTCTGAGTTGACTGTTGCTGAAACGTCAGACCCAGTATATGACCTGCACGGATTAGTAGTTTCGGGAAATATGATCTATGGCGTCGGATACACCCCAGGATATGGCTATGAACTTGATCGGTTAGATACAACTGTCAACCCACCTGTGCTCAAACGGATGACAGATATTGAACCAGGGGAAGGATCTTCTAATATCGATAACCTCGTAGTTCATACCGATGGCTATACCTACTTCAGTGCTTACAAATCTGGGACAGGAACAAACGACGGAAATGGTATTTGGAGAGTCAACGCTAGTACAACGCCCGGTAGTCCTGGTTTTGTTACCAAATACAATACGGATATTTCCACTCCGATTACTAGTATCTTATCAATGGCGGACTTTAACTCGCAGGCAGGCACCCAACCAGGAATTTTTGCTGCAGTTGGAACTAAAGTGTTTGGTCCGACCTTAACTAATGACCTTAGGCTCCCAACTACTAGTGGGTACACGACTGAACAGAAGTTAAACGACTATTACATTAAGAACACATCTGCATATGTTGACTATGCATCTAGTACAGGTAGTTCTGGTTCTGGTGGCGGTCCAATACAAAGTGAAGTTCTCTCCTTGTCTAGTGCAGTAATTAAGGAGTACCAAATTGGTTATAGAGGATATGAAGAAGTTGGACCTGTACCTCTCCTTTTTGTAAATGGTGTTCCTTATATGCTTTATCAAGGAGGTGGAGGAATTGGTTATGCAAATGCATTTAACAATCATCCTAGAGATGCACGGTTCATGGTAAAACCTGGACAAGTTATCTTTCCGTTCTTTAACGACTTTGTAGTTTACGAGAACTCTGTCTTTGGTGCAGGCTACGCTTTTGAAGCACGAGCAACGGGTAAGGCAAATAGAGACTGTCCCAACTACAACGAGCAGTATGCAATTGGGTGGGAACCCTTTGGTATGCATTTTGGTCTGAATACGGAAAAAGGATATGGTGGTTCTCCTAAATACCCCAGTGATTCAGACAATGGTAAGTCTACTAATGGATCAGACAATCCTGTAACTTACGGTAGTTTGTTTGGAGTGATCAACCCGGCAACCTTCTTTGGTACTGCTTATGAGTACTATCTACGTGCCAGAGATGGTGGTCCTGTATGCCCTGTTCCTATTACAACTTCTCATCCGTCCAACATCAATCCTGGGATAAAAGATGGAAAGCCCGTTGGTTCAGGTGCTCACGGATTCCACTCGGTTGGGAATGGTCGGATTACTTTCTTAGCTGATGCCGGAGACGACTTAGGTTTCCAACTTTATGCGATAGAAGATAAGCATTCGAATGAAGCTGATGTCTCAAATTACACTGTTGAAAGATTAAGCACCGATTTCGAAGATTTTGGAAACATGGTGGAAACTAATTTCCGTGTTTACTTTATCGGAAAGAAAGCATCCACTGGGTGGCAAGTCTGGGCCACTGATGGTAAGTCTATTCGACAGGTCACTTCCTTAACGTCAGACCAAATTCCTATCTCATTGGAAATGAGAGATAGAGCCTATTACACAGTCTTTGACAAAACGACTAGGACTGACACCCTGAATGCATTAAGCTAGTTCTGAAGAAGGGGGTGAGCGACTCACCCCCCTCTGTCCATTAGTAAAGGAAATACTTGAAATGATTCCCATCCAACTAGACCAACCTTCAATTGGTAACCTGTCTTTCACAAACAGGCAAGCAGTTTATTCTATTCATCTTGAAAACCCATCAAACATCGTTGCGCATCTAAAAAACATTAATGGGGATGCCTCCCTAGTTCTTAAAAAAGATGACGCAATTCTTGCAACCAGCAATAATGTCGGAACAAATACGGAATATATTTCGTTCTCTGCATTGAACCACACTGCTGAAAGGCTAAAGACGTTAGACCCTGGCGATTATACGGTCGAAGTTTTGCTACAAGGAGAAAGTGCTACGTATGAGCTTTTAGTTTCAGCACACGAAATAACCTCTCTAGATGTTGGCGAAGTTAAGTCTAGTGTGATCTATCCTAGTGAGTTAACTGCAGATGAGAGTCACACTTATGAATTCTTCATTGCAGAAGAAGGAGATTATCTACTTAGTGTTGCTTCACCTAGTAAAAATTCGCTGGATGTTGTTTTCAGTAAAGATGATGAAGTACTAGAAACTACAGTAGATGCGATGATGCCAATAGCAGCAACTCGGAGAGGACATCTTTCGAGTGGAAAGTATACTGTAAAAGTAACAGCAAAGGCTAATGCAAGTTATGTGTTTGCTGTTCACTCCGTAGAAAAAATTCAGCATCTTACTTCAAAAGACGTTGAAAATTACTCAACGGAGGTTGAAACACCAGCATCTTTTCCAGGTATTCCTGACTAAAACTAAAACTCATGCTAACCACACCAACTATCACCTTTAATCAACCTATTCAAGCAGAACTCACCAAAAACCACTCCTCGCTTGAATATTCTGTTAAGCTTCCAAGCACAGGCAACCTCGCAATCTCCCTAACAAACCTAACAGGTAATGCCGACCTCGTACTAAAAAACTCTGACCACCAAGCAATCACACTTTTTGGAATTGACCAAGTAGCTAGTAAAAACGACGGGGTTGCCAGCGAATACCTTAATTATCAAGAGTTCGCCTATGCATCATCTCCAGAGGGCGTCACCTTACTAAAACCAGGTACTTATTACGTTGAAGTGGATTTAGGTGAAGGGTCTGACACAGCTAAGTACACCTTAGAGGTTTCCGAACAATTCGAGAACCACGATTTCAAAGTTGGCGAAGTAAAAAACTTCTTTAACTACCGGGCAATCCTATCTAATAGTCCACAAACGTACAAGTTCCACGTTGGGCAAGAGGATGTTTATAGTTTTGCCGCGATCACTGCTGACCCGGACTTGATGCCGGACCTTAAATTAGTTAGTGCTGATGGCAAACATTCGCACAAATCCAAGATGTCTGAGGGAATTATGACGTTCTCTGAGATTAAAGAGGTTAGCCTCCCAGCTGGGGACTACACGTTAACTGTTGTCCCCAAAGACAAGAAAAAAGAGGTGCAGTATCTTGTTTCAGGTATTTCGAAGAAACATCAAGAAAAAATGCTGGCTCAACAAATGCCTTTAGTACCCACTGAACAAGACAAACCAGCTTCGGACCTGTCAGAATAGACTTAGGTTCACTCTCTAGAAGTAAGCCAGGTGCCACCAATACGGAGGACATCTGGCTTTTGTTTTGGCAAAATGTGTTTTAATAACTTATAGGAATTTAGTATGCTGAAAGAAATGTGCTGGCTAGACCCATCTGGTGGGAATGGTACAAAGATTTTGCACCTTCGCACAGACGCAGTTGAAGGGTGGAAACCATACACCTCCTTTAGACAATTTTCTGTTTCTGACCATCCAGTTCCAAACGGGTCAAAAGGATTTGCCACAATGCAAGCCTTATTAAAGCAGGGCTGGCGTATGTTACCTTCGCCCTCAGTTTGCGCGGAGCTTGACCTTAACAAAACTGAAAAATGAAAACCGACCTTAAAGTTGCGTTAACCAAGCGAGAACTAGAGATTTTAGAGCTTGTAATGGAAGGACTGTCCAACAAGGACATAGCTTCCAAGCTTTATGTGGGTGTTCACACAGTTAAAAGTCACATTAACACCATATTTAATAAAACTGACATGAACCGTATTCAGCTAGCAGTTTGGGCGTCCCATTATCTGAAACAACAAAATGTCACAACCACAGAAGACAGTAGTTCTTAGCCACTTTGACTGCCCAGATGGTGCCGCCAGCATCTATGCAGCCTATCGATATTTTGAAGACAGAGCAGAATACCACCTTATTAATTACCAAGAACCACTTCCACCTATTAACCCAGGTGCACAGGTGTATTTTCTGGACATGTCACGCCCTGGCGATGAGTATTTAGAATTGTTGAGTCAGGGCAGCTCGGTTACCGTAATCGACCATCACGAGTCAGCCTTAGTAGAAGCGATAATCCTGGCAGCAAAACTGAATTTCACTGAAATGTCATTGAACAAGGTCATCGTTAAAGATGATGATTCTTTCTTCCCGTTGTATGACTTGTTAACTACAAAAATTAAAAATCAACCTGTTACTGCTGAGTTAACTGCTTGTGTAGAAGACTGGATAGACCAGAACGGACTTGAGGCGTTGAGTTATACTTATCGCCAAAAAGATAGCCTTCTATCTATTAATGTAGACATGAGACGGTCCGGTGCTTATCTTGCGTGGAAAGAATTCCACTGGACAACACCACCAGAACTTATTCAGTATGTAGATGATCGCGATCGCTGGGTTTGGAGAATGCCTTTCTCAGAGGAAGTAAACGCAGGGCAGTATGACCTTTGGTACCAGACTTATGTTGGGATTAATACAAATAGCTTGGAGCAAAGAGTATTAAACCAAAAAGATCCAATGCTTGCAGTCCGATGCTTCGAAGAGTTAATAAAAGATCCAGATGGAATCGAAAGGTTAATTCAACTTGGTAAACCCGCGATTGAAAAGCAACGTGCTGCTGTAAAAGATATGTGTAGAGAAATCCACACAATCACCATTGATGGAGTGCAGTATCCCTATGTTTATGCTTCTATCTATCACTCTCATGTAGGACACTACCTGTTAGAGACTTTGGATGCTCCTGTTGCAGTCACCTGGAAAACTTACCCAGATAACAGCTATGGGTTTAGCATTCGTACAAATGGTACGGTTCGCGCCAACAGAATCGCTAAGAGATTTGGTGGAGGTGGACATAAACCTGCCGCCGGGTTTGGTCTAAAACCACTCAAATTAGTAAAGATTGGCGAACAGTTTATGACACCTCAGGTTATTGGTAAAGTTGGAGGCGACTTAGAGCTAACATCAATCCAAGACGTTTTCGAGTTGACCGAAGCAGGTGTTGTGAATAGTATAGGGGAGACTTTTCAGTTAGACCCGGAAACTTTGGTATCAGTAGTAAAATCTTGAACTCTGTGGAGCGTTTAATGGCTAAGCAGGATACTTTAACTTTAGTGATTAACGCAATTACCTCCCTAAGAGATCGTGGAGAGGAATGTGTCTACTCCATTTGTGAGAAACATAAGGCAGTTATTGTGTAGTATCCAGCTATAGCTGTCAGCCTTTCAAAATTAGTTCCTTAACGGAACGTTTTCAATGATTGTTATCGTTCACAAAACCTGATGAAAATTGTCCACAAATCAAAACTAAAACCTGAAATTCTTTTTTCACACCCTATAAACTCTAATGAAGAGAAAATAATGGGTGAAGTTCTCCTAACTATGTATGATGATTATTTAGTCTCTACGATTTATGATGGGTTTGGAGAAGAAGAAGAGTCTGAAAAAGTACTTATAGGAAAATTAAGAGTGTGGCGGATACCCAATCCCCCTGCTAAAGGTTTTCACTTTTATGTAGAGAGTCCTCAGCAAGCGAAAATAATCCTTAATATTTTGGCGATGTATGACCTTGCGTTAGGAGATGAATTTATTGCAGCAAATGCTGGTGGATTAGAACTTTACGAGTTCAACGAAGATAAGCAAGAGTACGAATGGATTGAGTGGTACGACGAAGATGACAAATGTATAGATGAGGCAGATTTGACTTAGATTTTTCTAACAAATAAGAAAGGGCACTTACTAAGTGCCCTTTCTTATTTTCATTTTTTTCGGATATATAAATTCGTTTGTGTATCCAGCTCCCAGCTATCAAATTCTTTTACTCCAGTAAGGTGTTTAAGGAGAGCCTGCTGCATTAATGAAGTCTCATCTAACCCGGACACTTTACTGAAAGTTTCTATCTCTTCTTGCAAAACATCACCGAATACATGGTGCAAACCACTTTCGATCGTGTGTTCAGCCCGTTCACTTTTAGATCTACCTTTAATGTAAGCCCACTTTATTAAATTGAGATGAGTCATCCTATCTGGTTTGATATAAAACCTAGTATCTAAATGTTTAATAACCGCAGATCTTTCTGCAGAATTCAGCAACTCTAACACGTCTTCCATACAGGTATATTGGTTCTCGTTTTCGCAGTGACTTCCAACATATAACATTATTGCCTCAAAAAAGACACTACAGGATTGCATTTCTGCGGCAATACAGATTATGCTGAATGAAGCCGCAGCTACTTTACCAATTGAGAGAAATATGAGAGGACCGCAGATGTACGCTGTTAGTCAAGTTGCTGAAATAACAGGAGTAAGTGAAGAAGACATCCTGTTGATTGTAGGCAACAAAAGTAATTTTAAGCAGGCAGACATTGATACTATTCGTAATGTGATATCTGTGAAAAATACAGAAGCGTTTAGCACCATCAGAGAAACCTTAGATTATATCCAAGGGTTAGGGAAAGCAAATTCGGAAAAAGCTGACCCTAATGTTTTTGAAGATTCTTCTGGACCAAATTCCGGTCTTGCTCTATTAAGTAATGCCATAGGGCAAACAATAGGGGGATACATCGAGCAAGCAAACGAGTTGATCCAAACTCAGTCAGAGGTAATAGACAAGTTTACAGATCAAGTTGCTCTCCACCTACATCACCGAGCGTCTTTAATCCCAAGCGAAGCTCTCCAGAAGTACATAATCCTAAATAAAGAGCACCCACCTACTCGGTTTGAAAATCAAGCTTTAACTAAAGAGGAGGTGCTAAATTCCATCTGGGATGCCAACTTTCGAAGTGCCTTACCTGAATTACCAAAGGCATCCAATAAACTTAGTCCCTACACACAACCCACTGCCCTGCTACCCGGAAACAAAAGCAGTAGTAAGTGTGCATAGTTTTCAAACCTTACAAACACTGCCGCCAACCGCTATGAAAAAACCAATCACCATCCAAGCCGGATTTAGGATTATCGCTGCTGGTAGTCTTGGACTTCTAGCTGCACTTTGTATTCGACCTGATAATAAACCGACGACGCCGTTTACTTGGATGCTACTGTGCGCAGGCGGGGCTACAATTGGTTGGCTTAGTTCGTTGATAGTAATAAAAAGCAAAGGTGAGGACGAAGACGAGGTACTTCTACAGTCCAGTCAACCAGCTAACTACGTTACAAACCAGTTCCCAAACAATTTGCGGCTGGAAGTAGGATTGTCTGAAGAAACTCAAAGCATATTACAGAAAATGTCAGAGCGTCCGACTCAAGCTTTACCTTCAGCTCAGACTATTAATACAGCAGCGACATCTGTTGATAAACCTAACTTTGCTGAGACGCACGAGAGATTGGCACCCGCTATTAATAACGGTAATCAGAAAATCACTGAGGACCAGCCGTTAACTCCGGCGCGATTTATAGAGGATGAGGATGCCTGGGGAGGTAATGATGGAGCTGAAGTATGATGGTCAGACCATCGAATTTAAGGGCGACGTAGTAGAAATTGACGTGCTGCTTTCCAGACGACAAGAGATGAAAGAGCTATCAAATTCTTCTCAGCATCGTTATAAAGAGCACGTTCAGCAACTTGCAACACTTGCGGAGGTCTACCAGCAAGCCACCTATCTCAATGCTGGAAGAATGTTAGCAGGTGCTCAACCTACTGCTGCACTACCACCTGCCCGGTCTGAGTTCCAACAACCTGTTTACCAACAGGAACCTGTTTACCAACAACAACCACATCATCAACATGAGTATCAAAATTATGCTCAGCCTCACCCAGCATCTTTTCCCCTCTATGATGCTCCAGTCAGTACGTCCTCTCAACCTGTTTACCAATCACCACCGTATGAACTACCAACAAATGTAGAACGACATTATCAAGACGTAACGGCACAAGCTCACACTGTAGTTAGTGAACTTTCTAACTTAGTTGCTCCTCCTGGTGCTGCCACTCAAAATAAAAACCTTTATGCAAGAGTGACAGGGTTCATTGATTATCTTCTGTTACGCCACCCAAGACTGTATGGCATAGCTGTTGCACTTTTGGTAGGAGGGTTGTTATTAGCTATTCTGACTTCTCCTAAAATTAAAAAACCTCCGACTCCCCCCGCTGCTTTAGAAAAGAAAGAAGTGCCTGCAGAAAAGAAAGAGCAACCTAAGTCGAAAGAAGGAACAGGTACTCCACCAGATGAACCTCCTAGTTTGCAGTAATCCTTAAATCGTATATGCAAAGCAAAGCTGATAATAATAAAAATAGACTGGAACGTAGTGAGGAGTTCCTGCGAGGATTTGTAGACAATGGGTTTGAGACGATTTCAACGGAGGCTGTAACTATTGAATACGAGTCTCCTCGTTCACCGCAGAGTGCTCCAATTCCTAATAGAACAGAAGCTTCTGGTGCAACACCTTCTCGTGGGACTATCCCACGCAGACCTCCAATTCAGTCTCCAGTCAACTCTACGTTTACGCCAACTCCAAAACCTGAACAACCAAAACAAGAAACTGATGTAAATGCTTCTGAAGAGGAGCAATCTAAAGGGGCGTTTCCAAACTTTTTAGGTAGGTTTCGAAAAAACGAAGCAAAAGAAGAAGAAACCAAACCGAAGCTATCTAAAAAGAAACCTCAAACTACTTTTAGTGAAAATCAGCATCATCTGCACATCGGGTTCTACTACTTAGTAATTGCAATACTACGAAAAGTAAGCAAGTTTTCACTCGAACTAAACGCTCTATTGTTAAACTTACACCTATGGATCGCAGTAGCCATAATCGGTGGATTCATCCTTTTCTATGCTGAAAATGTTAATTGGTTGAAACGATTAAGAAAACCCTTCCTGTACAGTTTAATAGCTTATGGGTTAGGAGTTATTTTGCACTTTTAATTTGCTGGTGGACGTGCTTAATTCTCTACTCAGAAGGACTCAGGCTGTGCCACAGCCTGAGTCCTTACCTAATCTACAAACCGTCGAAAGTGAATCTCAGTTGCTCCGCGAGATGCGTATTGCTGTGCAAAGCAGTCCTAACAAGGTTGCAACTCTACGAGAATTTGGGAGTCGAATATTAACTTCTAACTGCTCAGCTGACGCCTTCATCGCAGAAGGTTTACAGGTTCTATATGAATCTGCTTACAGAGCGAATTCGGAGTCAGAACGTGAACGAGCGATGAAGGATATAGAAAACTGGATTCATTTATTTCAACTACCTAAACATATTGTTGAGAGAGTTGGTAAAAAAGTTGCCAACTCTAAAATTCAAAATTTTGTAACTAATTCGACAAGCTCCAGTGACCAAAACACAAGGGCTACGACTCAGCAAAATACTACTGCTTTGCAGCAACCACCGATGTCTGCTCCTGCTCCTACAACTTCTCTAAGTTCAAATCAAGAAAGCAATAAGCAAATTTCTACAAATTCTCCTGGAGCTTTGGCGCATAGACCACCAAGCGATATTGTGTTACCCGAAAAAGAAATTATCCAGATTGATTTAGACCAACATTGCAACGATATAAACTTATTACGCCAATTGTCTTATTCGATGCAGTTGGTATTTAACTCATTAAACTTTCCTACGGTTCAACCCGCATTAGATGAGTTGGGCAACCCCGTAGTAGTTATACACTTACGAGTAATCCGTTTTATTTTTAGATGTAAGCTGCAAGATTTCACCCGGTTTCGTGCAATGTCCGGGGAAGCAGTGCAAATGGGAATGCAGTACCTCGGTATTCCCAAGCCTACAATTATTGCTGGGTTAAGGGGAGTATTTGAGGTTCAAGTACCAAAACCCGAAGAGTATTGGGAGCATTGCCCATTTACTTCCTTATTAAATTTCGATCAGCAACGAAGAGTTGTGATGGCAGACCCATCCCAGCCTCCTAAATTTCCGATTGGGGTGGACCTTCAGAACACACGAATCTACGTATCGTTTGAGCAACCAATACTCTACGCAGGTATTACAAGATCTGGTAAGTCTAACCTTGCTAGACAAATTCTCCTGCAGGTGTGCCTTAAGTACGAACCACAGTGGGTTTCGGTTATCGCAATCGACTTAAGACTAAAAAGCTTCTCCCCCTTTCAGGGGTTACCGCACTTATGGAACGGTGAAGTAATTACTACTGTTGAACGCGCCTATCAAGTTTTGCATCTGATTGCTAAGGAGTACTCCCGCAGAGATAAAATCTTTTCGGCAGAAGGTGTAGACAACATTTGGTCGTACAACAAACGTAGGATTGAAAAAGGGCTACCACCCATGCCGATCTGGTTTGTTGTTCTTGAAGAGATTGACACTCTAAAATACCGACAAACAAAGCAATTCTCAAAAGAAATAGATGACCTCTTAGAAGAAGGAACTAGAACAACTAGTTCTAACGGAATTTTATGGGCGATCGGAGCACATACCCCCACTGAAGAATCTATTACTACAGATGTTCGGGATATGTGTCCAACTAGAGTTGTGTTGCATTCTACCCCACACGCATCCATGTATATCTTTGATGAGAAGAATTCAGATGGTAAGATTGGCTCACAACTTGTTGGTAAAGGTGACAGCTGGGTTTATTACTTCGGAAGACCACCAGTTCGAGCACAGATAGGTTTTCTAAGTGAAAATCTGTTACAAAGAACGGTAGAAGAGTTAAAGACTTTATATTCCAAGGTTAAACCAGCGGTTACTGACCAGTTAAAAGAACCTGTCCCTCAGTTACCCCAACTTCCAAAAAAGCCGCAAGCAACTAATAAAACAACACAAACCAATAAACAGCCTGTTCAGCAAGTTGTTCCACAAGCTACACAAAAACCTAATAATCCTGTCCCAGCTCAACAACAAGCGGTGGAGCAGATTGTCCGAAACATGGCAAATAAAACATGATGAGTATCAAATCTAGACGCAACACTTTATTAATATGCTCAGCAATAACTGCTGGCACGGTATTGTATCTTCATGGAGACACATCAGTACTTTTAGACCTTGCATTCTTACAAAGTATTAAGGATAAGTTTGCACAAGTTGTTCCAGGCTCCAACACTTTAGTAGATCCTCCAAAAGTGGATGCACCAAACATACCTGGATTAAACCAGGCAGCAGTGACTATCTCAGGAGATAAAACTAAAGTTATTTCTCAAGTGGTGAATAAATCGTTAGAAGGAGTATTTGCAATAAATGCTAATGGAGAGATAGGTAGTGGTTGGTCAATCAGCCAAGACCTGGTGGTTACTAACAAGCATGTGGTTATGGGTAACTCTACTGTTGAGCTAACTAACTTTGGAAATAACAAGCGTTGCAAAGGAACTGTTATACATCAGTCTGAAGACAATGATATTGCGTTCGTTAAACATGATTGTCCTTGCAAAACGTTGGGGTTATCGGGTTTTCAAAGAGATCAATTAATAGTAAGTATCGGTAATCCTTTTGGACTAGGCATCAACATTTCTGTGGGTAAAATCGTAGATGTAATACCTTCTATTAGGTACAAAGGGAGAGCTGTATCCCAGTTAACTAACGTGATCGCCCACAACAGCCTAATAAATCCAGGAAATTCAGGCGGTCCTCTGTTGAATGAAACTGGAATGGTTGTGGGCATGAACTCTGCTTCAGGAGGTGTCGGAAAGGCTATTGCTATTCCAGTTGCTCAAGTGGAAGCTGAGCTTAAAAAAATTAAGTAAGTTCTACGTAGTCAAAAGATGATTTACAGCAGTTATTCAACCACAGTTAAACGGCGTAAGTTTCTAGAAGGGTTAGCTGGTGGCGCAATTGGTGTAATAGTTTTACATACAATGTCAGACCAGTTTAATAAAACTAGTACCTTAAACTCTATTGTTCCAATTCCTAGTCAGAACAATCAGAAAAAAGAGAAAGTCCAGAAACACCCAGAACAAAAAAATAATCCACAAGGATTTAGATTTACTGAAGCAGACTTGTGGGTGGATGAACCTGTGCAAAAATCATTAGTTTGGCGCTTAGTGGGTGCTGCCGAGGGGTGTGTCGATATTAATGGAAACACAACTCCTAATTATGACGGACACACCGACCCCGGTAATGGGGTGCATAACAGGGGTGCCTTTTCATATCAATTTGGAAATGCTGATAATCTAAGTCCTCATGAAGCAGACAAAAGACAATACGGTAAACTAAAAGCTTTCTATCATCAACTTATTAAACCGAAGATAGCTTCGGATAATCTTTCAGACGCCGAAGTTTATAACGCAATTGATGTGGTCAACCAAGCTCCCCTTTGCATTGGTTATTGTTCATCTGGTTGTAGTGGAGACGGAAACGGAGGTAGCTTTGGCTATAGTCGAGGCAACTACTTTGATCGGCTAAAAGAAGCGAAATCTAAGGGGTTAAAGGGTGACGAAGCTATCTTAGAGGCAAGAACAAAAGCATTTATTAATCCTGATACGGGAAGCTACGATACGACGTTTGTATCTGAATATTGGTTACGTACCGATCAAAAGAGACGAATGACCATGATGACACAAGCGTTGGATAAATGGTTGGCTGGAGTGCGCCCAACATCATTTCAACCTGTATCGTATCGTCCTGCTTTAGACCAAAACCCATACCGTTTCGAAGCTCAATTACGCTCAGTCACCAGACTGCCTTTAACTGAGCAAAAAATTAAAGCTGTTCTTTGGACGCAAGGCAGATTGGACGCCGCAGCTGGCGCAACACCCTCAATGGATGATAACGTTTATCTAGAAGGATATAAAAGTTTTAAGCGTTCCTGAAAATGTTTACTCAAAAGCTTTATACAAACACACTTATCGAGTGGGTATCGTCTCAGTGGATTTTAATATACTTACTGGGTGCATTTGTAGCCTGCATGATTATCGCAGGCGGAGCTTTGGGTTACTTAGCCGGAAATGTTTTAGTACCCTTAGTACTGGTTGTTTCAGTAGTTGCTGCAATACAATATCAAGTTGTTGGAACGATTAAACAAACTTCCAAGAAAGCAGTTGAGTCGCTGCCATTTCTTTATCTGACACGTACTCAAGAGTTTTTCTTAAGTACAAACGCATTGGAAACTAGTATGGGACTAGTTTTATTAACGTGTCGTGCACAGAATGCGGACCGTCTAAGACAAGTTTTAGCTCCTATGTGCCAGGACTACGGATACGATTTTGTTTACTCGTGGTTAAATACACGAGTTGAGGATCAATTAAGTGAAATAGAACGCAGCTGGCTGTGGGCTGCAATTCGTAACCAGAATACACACACCGTTCATGCAAAACAGGCTGCTTAAATTTATAACCAGTTTTTTACTGACGCTTTCTCTTATACTTTTTTTGAACTGGGATACTTTGCAAGTCCAGGCTGCTATTAGTAAAACAGACTGGAGTTATGCTCGGTTTCCCATCAAACTTCAGGATTTTGTCGGGTACACGTCTCCTTTCGGAAACAGAGCTGGTGGATTCCACAGTGCTATAGACATAGCTGTGGATACTGGTAAACCCGTAATCAACTGGTGGAAAGGTAAAGTTGAAGACGTTGTTACTACAGACCAGGGTGGGTGCGGCTTAGAAGTTTACGTGGTGTCAGGACGGTGGGATCATCGTTACTGTCACCTCAGTGCAGTTTCAGTTCAGAAAGGACAAGAAGTAAAAGCTGGAGACACTTTGGGGTTAGCAGGATCAACGGGTAACTCCAGCGGTCCTCACTTACATTTTGAGTTAAGATTTAATCAAAGCTTAGTTGACCCCGCCAGGGTTTTCCGAGCAATGCAAAAAGCTGATAAGGGTGTCACTCCAACAGCTTATTTAGCCACCTCTTACCACACCAGAAAACGAGATGAGAACTGTACCGATTGTATGCGTTAG